TCAGGCTGGTTTCCTTGTGTTGCGCCAAGATACGCAGCACCTTGATTTCCTGCGGCGTCAGGCCGAGGGGGTTGATGCCCAAGGCCAGCTTAATTTGCGCCCAATCTTCGGCGAAGAACGCCAGCGACTTGCCCAAAAAGGACTTGATGTGGCCAGCCATCTTTTGAGCAGAGCGGGCATTGCCGCGCAACACGGGCACCACTTCGGTTTCCAGAACCCCGTCGTCAAACTGGACTTCGGGCAGGTTGCGGCGAACGATTTCCGCCAGTTCGTCAACCGTATATTCCTCAAGTTCAACACGCTCCAAGCGGTCAACGAGGGGCTTGTTCATCTTGTGGACTTCGCTGGTGCAGAACATCCACGTAATGCGGGCCATGTCGAACTCCAAGACATAATCATCGAAGGTCAGGGAGTTTTTGTTTTCCTTGTTGGGTTGCAGCACCGTCAACAGGGCTTCCGACAGGTCGTTGGGCAGCTTGTGGGACTCGTCCAGCAGGATGGTGACTTCCTTGTCCTGAATGCGGTTGGAGATTATCCAGTTGAAGAACTGCTTGGCGTTCTTGATGGTGGCGCAGTTGAACGGGTAGAGCGGCTTGCGCTGCCCCGCGTCATCCCCGGTGCGCTGATAGAGTCCCTTGCGAAACTCCTTGGCGATGAAGGTTTTCCCAACCCCCTTGGCTGCGGGGAACAGGAGCGGGGGAACCGTTCCGGTGTCCTGCGCGGCAGTCAGGAAGAAATTGAGCTTTCGTTTCACGCTCGCCTGTCCCACGACTTCGGCGAAAACGTCCGAGCTTGCTTTAGATGTGATAGTCATAACTCCACCAATCTATACGAACTGTCTTAACTTGTCAAGGGTTTATTGTTTCCAGTTTTCGCAGACTTCCGTAGCCGCGATTGCCCCGGTGATGATGGTGGCGATGATGGCCAAGCCAAGTATGCCGCCCTGCTGCTGGTATCCCAAGACCGACAGGACACCACACACCCCGCCCATTAGTATGCCTAGAATGAGTTTCATCGGGCGTATTGGAAGCGGTGGCGGGAGTTGTAGTTGTGTTCCTCGTCGAGAAAGAAACGCAGGGCGTTATCCATCACGATTTTGTAGAACCATGCGGCCATCTCGCTTTCGCGGTCTGCGAGGATGATGCGGCGGGTTGATTTGTCGAGGAACAGCCACTCACGGTTATAAACCTTCTTGTGAATGGCCCAAAAGTGCTGGGGTAGTTTGTTCATGTATTACAGTTCGATTTCGGGGGACAATGGGGCGATGGGTTCGCCTTCGGCAGTTGCGACGGTGGTTTGTTTGGCGGTTTCGAGGCTGTTCTTGGCGATGGCGCTGGTCTGGATGCCAACAGCTTCCACCCACTTGACGGAAAAGGTTGCTTGGATTGGGGAGGCAATGTCCACCCCGGTAAGTTGTTTCACCACATCCTTGAGGGGCAGAACGATGAAGCTGTAACTGCCCTTGGTGCGGCCTCGCGTGGATTTCGGCTTAGTTTCAATCATGTTAAGAGTATGAATTAAAATTCAATTTATGTCAAGCCTTTTTTGCAATCTTTCGGTAGAACCCGAAGTTCACCCCGGCAGTCTCCACCTTAATCAAGTCCTTGACCTTGACGGTTTTGGCCTGTTCGGGGGTGGCGATGGCGTAATACGAATAGTCATCGTTCTCAAGGAGCAGCACCCTGTCACCATCCGGCACCTTGGCAACCACACGAAAGTAAATGTCTTTACCCATAGTGTATTATTTGGGCTATTATTGGTTTGCTTTGAGGGTCTTATTTCTGGCAGGCGGGGCACTCTTTGTAGTTATCCCCCCAACTCGCAGTCGGGGTTGTGCTTGAGCGCCATGTCCTGCGGCGACTTCGGGAACCTGACAAGCTGTTGCAGGCGTTCCTCTGTATTTCGGCGCAAACGGTTTCGCAGGCTCTTTAACCCGCGCTCCAACGCGCAACACGTCTGCCTCTGGACAGCCACGGTCTGCTTGCTCAGGTTCTCGAACATGATGTTCTCAAACTCTTTCGCGGCCTCGTCGTAAATATCCATACCATTACCCTATACCACAATTCACTTCTTGTCAAGGGGTTTGGGTTGGTATTTTTTACAGGTGCAATCCTTGCCACGGCACTTGTGTTCCTTGCCCGCAACATCATGCAACATAACACCATGACCACATTGGCACGGACACTGTTCTTCCTTGGGGACTGGCGCGGGCGTTTCCTGTTTGTCGAACTCATGCTCGGCCCATTCCGCGACCAACTCCATAAACGCACGAACCTTGGGGTCATCCGTTCCCCAGTTCGCCATGATGTGCGCCTTGTCAGCCGGGGGATATTTATTTAATTTTAATTGCTGTTGCTCGGCGTAGAATTGGGCGAGGGTCTTTTTTGGGGGTTTTTCGGCAACTGGCGGTTTTGCCGTATTTGGCGATTTATCGTTCGGAATGGAAGGTTTTTCGTCAGGAAAAGCCATAAATTGTTGTATATTTGCGAAAAATTACGTTTCTGTTTGGGTCTATATTTGCCCCGAAAATCGTTTGCAACGTGTGCCAAAGTGTCTCACTGTGCCATTATGTCTCACGCGCTTTCGTGGGTAACGTGGTCGTGTGCGGGCCGACACCGAATCTTCCAAATCCAAATTAAACACCATCGGATACCCACCACCATCATCTTTTTCTTTACTCATACTACCAGTTGATTACACTGGTGTCAATGGGTTTGTTATTTTAGTGATGCCATTCGTGCAACCCAGTCGTCATAGCTCTCATTGTCACGCGGGGGTTTGAGTTTTTTGCCATTGGGTTTGTTTAGTGGTTTCGCCTGCCCCACGGCCCACGCCACACACGCGACCCCAAGCCAGAACGCGAAAATAACCGCAGCAGCCCCGAGGCAGTTTTGTAGGTTCTCGCTCATTAGATTACCATAGGGGTTATTTCAAGGAACGTCAAGGGGTTTAATTTAATTTGTTTTTATTCGTTTAAATGAATTTTATTGAATTAAATTGGTGGGCACCCGTGGGCGTCAACTGTGTTTTCCTGCAAACGGCAACTATGTTATCGTGTCGGGAAACCTCGCAGAACGCAGGAATCATTGGGGTAAGTGCTAGTAGGGATGATGATTGGTGGGTTGTTTTGGATATTTAATGAATTTTATTTGGATAAATTTAAGTGCGCGAGCCAACCCAACCCCCACCCCAATCCCCCTATATCCTTCTCTCTTTATACTCTCCATGCTGGCCTCTAACCCATCCCCTGTATTCGGTGCCCACCCGACCTGCATGAAACCCTTGCCAATAGGCACTTTTATGGCCCATATTTGCTTGGAAAATCGTTTGAATTTGGTCAGAAAAACACCCCACTTTTCCTGACCGTAATGTGTCAAATGAATGAGCCAAATCGTCTCAACTCCTAATGCGAGGGACAAGATGACACACAGGAGCGTCCTAAAGTCTAAAAATAGGTCAAACATGGTTCTCCGTGGGTGGAAAGGATTTCAACAATGGGTTAGGTGGCTTCCGGTGGGGTCGCCGGGGGTTTGGGGGCGGCGGGTAATTCGAGGGACTTGGCCTTTCGGTTCGTCCTTGGCTGTCTAGTTTTGTCCACCGCGAGTCGAGCCTTGGCTTTCGCGTCGGCTTGCTTCAACCATTCGGCGAACAGATTTTGGGTATGACGACTGGCGGCGTAACGTCCAGCCCCTCCCAAGGGCAGGTAAGAGGGAATGTAATCGTAATCGTCCGGCTTGTCCTCCCCACCCTTCTCCACGATGGCCAGAACGACGCCTATTTGCGGTTCTACCTCTTTGTCCATCTGGACGAGGGTATCGTTGACCACCAGCCCGAAAAACGCTTCCACGGCCTTCGTAGCGATTTCCACCATCCTATCCTCTTTGGACAGGAACTCAAGGTCATTGGCGGTTGGTTCGACGTAGCAATACCAGTCCGTGCCCAAAACGTAATACGACTTGGGCGGCATCTGCTTCTCTAGGATTTCAGCACTCATTATTCAGGTTCGTCGCCTTCTTCATCTTCGAGAAGGTCAAGGTATGATTCAAGGCTATCGGCGGCAGACTCGATTAACTGCTCGGCTTCCTGACGTTTGGCGGAACTGCCAAAAGCCACATCCAAGCCATTAACCTTTTCAATCAGGTGTTCTACACGCTCTGATAATTCATCTCTATCCATTTCATTCTAATACACATATCATCGTGAAGATGACGGGCAATTATGCCTTGCCCATTGATGATTAGGATAGTGATGGTCGTGCGGGGCGTCCAAAGATACCCCGCCTGATTTGATGCTCGATTTGACTATCGTGGCACCACAGCCATTGCACTCATGCGGGCCATACCAAACGACTTCCGGGTTACGGATAAAGTCCGCAAGGTCTTGAACTGAGCCTATCAAGCCATGTTCCTGCAATATCTGCTCGACATGCTCCTTGAATCTGGCGCGTTCGATTTCGCGTGGCGTGGACATTACTTTGCTCCCTCGGCTGCTTTTTTCGCAGCTTCCGCGTCAGCGGCAGCTTTATCGGTTGCGGCCTTTTCAGCAGCTTGGGCGGCTTCCTGAGCCTTACGTTCTTCACCGAGCTTGGTATAAGCAGGGGTCAAATCAATTTCGTGCTGCGGGAATCGTGATTTTTGGTTCTCTGACATAATCTTATCATAGAATTTATCTCGTTGAATGTCAAGAAAATGTGTAATAATTCTATGAATGCAGCTTATGGAAACCTATGATACTTTACCGCTTACGTGCCCCTTGGAAGGGTCTTCTGTTCCACAGACTGCATTCACCGTAAGCGGTTTTACTTTACCTACCAAAAGATGCAATGGGTGTCAACTCGAAAAACCAATTTCCGAGTTTCCAAAAAACAGCACAGGCAGCAGCAAACACGGGATTAAAACAAGGTGTAAAATTTGTAATCGCGCAGACGATAGAAACCGATACCGCCAACTTTCCTTGTCCATCAAGCTTAAAAAGCAAGAGAGAAACAAAATTCGTCGCCGTGGCCCTCACGCCAAACTTCTAAATGCAATTTATAGTAGAAATCGTCGTAAAAACTTGAATACGCGACTATCTATAAACCTTCGTGGCAGACTATATCAAGCAATCAAAAAACAATCTAAAACTGGAAGCGCGGTCAGGGATTTGGGTTGCAGTATTCCAGAACTAAAAACCCACCTTGAAAATCAATTTAGCTCCGGTATGTCGTGGGAAAACTACGGCCAGTGGCATATTGACCATGTGAAACCATTATCCTCGTTCGATTTGGCGATAAGGGAAGATTTTCTAAAAGCCTGTCATTTCACCAACCTTCAACCTCTTTGGGCGCATGACAATTTATCCAAAAACAATAAATTGAATTAAATATCAGCATCCAACCAACACATTAAAGCTGTCTTGGGTTATCTCAATGGTTGGAGTTACCCCGTCCTCGTAGGATTCTTTGGCGATGATTTTGAGATATTCAGCGAGGCGGGATTGATTACTCGTTCCCGATTCGATGGCCTTTTCGCACAAGGCGAACAATGCTCGCTTGTAAATCTTGATGGGTGTTTGTGGCATCATTCGGTTGCGGAGATTTCTTTTTCGAGGACGATACAGTAAGCACTTCGGTTCGCACCAGAGCCACTCAACCCCATCGTAGCCGTAACCGTGCCGGGAACGGCTTTCCATCCCTCGCTCATTAAGCGGTTCACGTAGTTGCTGAACGTCGCCATGCTGTCCTCGACTACCAATTTTTGTTGTTTTTGCATAGGTTTATAGGTTTCTTGAGTCAACTAAGTTTTTCTTTTTGTAACGCTCGACTTCCGTGCCATTCTTACGAACCACGCAGTAGTCGCCTTCGATTACCGTGGTCTTGCCAGTCGGGGTTGGATTCGGTTTCCCGCACCAAGAGCAATAACCCTGCCTGCCCTCCAAAGTCTTGTGGACGACGCAGAAAGGAACGCTCGGGGAACAGGAGCAGGTATATTCGCGCAGGATGGACATAATTAGTGGAGACGGAAAGTGGATACTTGGATAGGGACGATGATTACTTCTCTCTCGCCTTCAAGAATGGCTTTCAAGACGCGCTCACATTCCTCGACAGGCTCATTTTCAGCGATGACTTGGCAGGAGCGGAAATCATTCTCGCTCTTTTCGAGATTGAAATACAGGTTCCCGATGCGGCTTTTGAACTTGTAGCGTATGCGATACTTGACCATAAAATTTACGATTGTTGTTTCGGGGTTCCGAGGATGACACCCTGACGAATGGCGTCAATGCGGGTGGTCTTGCCGTCCGCTAAAAGCATTTGTTCGATACGGTCAGCGTATTCGCGGCTTGAACAGGTGGCAAAGGTAGTCCACCACTCGCCCAAGACATACTTGACTTCATACTCCTTGGTGTAAGTGGATTCCATGTTACATCCACGCTTTCACGATGAACCCGCCCACCAGAGCGAACACAACCTTGAAGGTCGTCCAGATAAAGCCTTCGGTGATGACTTGCCCGTAGCTTTTCTCGCTCGCCTCCTTGGAAGTAATCAACTGGTGCGTGAGATAGCTCGCAACCAGAGAGACACCAATCGCAGCGGCGATGGGCAGCGGCTTCAAGCCGAAAGTTGTGACGATGAACCAAGCCCACAGCTTAGTCAGACCCCAACCATTCAGGAGGGTCGAATAGACCGAAACCAGAATCGTTGCCGTAATGTATCCAAGTGCTTTCATATTGTTAATCTAAGGGATTTTTCGTTTCCTGTCAAGGTTATTCAATCCATTTGCCAATGTGACGCAGGGCGCGTTCCGTGGACACATACACCGGCTCGTCCAAGTCCCCGCCCGAAACGGAAAAGATTATCCCAAGGGTCTTGGCTTCCTCCGAAATTCGGGGATAGAGAGCCTTGAACACTTGGAGCGGCGGCATCTTGCGGGTGGTTTCAAGCGACCATTGAGAATCCCCGGTTTCCAGAATGTAGGCGTATCGTTTCAGGCGTGGCATAATTATCTTTGGACGGTAATTTTCACGTTCCTGCCGAAGAAAACCAGACCACGAACCGCTGCGTTTTTATCGCTTCTGGTGTCGCTGAAACGGTTTCCGTCCGTCAGGGAAATGGCGGCATATTCGTCAGTTCGGGAACACGCGAGCATGTAAAGCTCTTTCGTCTCGGTGTCCTGATAAATGTCACCCATCAATGGTTCAGGAACGATGGTGCGGGCTTGATTGGATTTAACAGTGTTTGGCATATAAATTGAATTTTTAATTGGCATTTAACCACTTACCCTCGTCATACCCGATGGTGTAAGCAGCCTTCCATATTAGGAAAGCATCTTCCTTGCTCACTTGGTCGCGCAACTTGTATTGCTCGTCGGCCAGCCACCACAGTTGAAATTCGAGAACGGTGTCCATGTCATTGCCCCAATTCAGCTTTCAGGCGCAGGAATTGCTCCATCTTGCGTCCACGTTCTCCCGCTTCCCATTGGGCGAGCCTGTCGGGATAGGAGGCAACGTCAGCCTTGTATTCGGTCTGCTCACGATTGTAGGCCGCGAGTTGTTTGGCGTAAGCATCGTTCGGGCGTTCAACTTCCTGATACTCCACCAAAAAGTAGTCAGAAGTATCGCCATCGTATTGCACGTCAAAGAAATATCTGGACGTGGGGGACAACTCCAACTCGTCACCGTCCCAAATTTGCTTGCGATTAAGCTCCTTGCGTTCCGTCCAAGTTTTGTTGGGTTCGCGCAGACGGGGTGCTGATGGTAGTTGCGGACGAGTCATATAAATTGAATTTTATTGTTTGAACGAGAAAGTGAAGTTCGCTTCGTAGCTCTCGCAGTATCCCGGCTTGTCGTATTCGACTTCCCATCCCGCTTTTCTATAGGATGGCTCGAAGTCCAGCCAATGATTGCTGAACACGTCCCCGCGAGTCAGACTTTCCGCCTCGGGACGTTCCAAAATCGCTGCGATAATCTCGTCCTGCTTGAGACTCACGCTGGAACTGCTTCCAAGCTTCGTGGCAATCAGGTGATTGACCGCTTCAAACACGAAGCCGGGGATTGACTCCTGCGCCAATCCCTTGGCTTCGGCTGGTGTAATCGGCTTGCTCATTTCAGTAACGCTTTGTAGTCGTCGCAGAACTTCGTGGTGATGGGATGCGGCCCCATGCCCCTCTTGAGGCAGTCCATGACCTGTCCCACGACCCAACGGCCCACGTTTTCCGCCTTCACGAAAAACTCCTTGGGCTTGCCAACGCCCCAACCGACTTCGTAACCGGCCTCGGTCAAGGACATCAACAGTTGCTCATTGCCAGCCTTAACGCCAATCAGGTCGGCGCAGGGCGTGTATTCCTTGAGCCACGCCATCAACTCGGTCAGGTTCCCGACGACTTGGGGCAGCTTGCCCATCAATCGGTCAGCCTTGACTTGGGTTTCCGCGACTTCACGGGCGGATTCAGCTTCCCATTCCTTGCGTTTGCGAACCGCTTCCGGCGTGTGGGCAAGGCGATTCATTTCCATGTTGTATTCCCAATTCAACGTGGAGGCGGGTTTGCCGGGTGAGGCAGAAAGCTTGACGCCGTTGAAGTTGAAATTGACGATGCGCCCGTTTTCCTTGGCAAGCGCAGCAGCCTCTTTGCAGGCTTGATTGATGTGCGTCCCGCAGCAGGGGTCATACTTGAGGGGTTTGATTTTAGGCATAGGTTTTTGGTTTTAGGTTCCGACTACTCTTTTACTCTACCAAATGTTCGGGTGTTGTCAAGGACAATTACGACCAACAGGTCGGCGTGTAGGTGCGGCAAAGGTAGCCAAGCTTAAAGAAACGCCAGTTCTTCAATTCATCATTCGTGAGTGTCCTCGAAAAAGCCAGCAGGACGGTGGAGGCGACGACTCGCTTCCTGACTTCGCCGCCGTTCGAGAAAAATCCCGGCTTCGTGGTGTATTCCTCGGTTGTATCTTCCGTAACCACAACCGGAACCTCGCAAGGGAAATCGTAATCGCAGTTGTAATGCAGGGTCGGGAACGTCCCGAAACGGGCGGTTAATTCGCGGGCGAAGCTTTGTGCGTAACTTTCGCAAAAGTCTCCGGTGAATCTACGCATTTGCAGCTTGGTGTTTTCGCTCATAGGTTTAACAAGGTTTTCCGCAGTTAGGACAAATCGGACGTTGGGTTCGGGTATAGTTGACGGCACAGTTGCAGCGCGGGCATCGGCCAAACATCAGCCACACCTTACGCTTGAGCCAGAGTCTCTTGAAATGCAGCCAAGGGGTGTCGGTGAACAGCAGACCGACTATCAGGATGACCCCGATTAAAATTGATTTAATTAGCAGCATGTATTGAACATACCAGAGCGTTCTCTAGTTGTCAAGGGTTATCGGGCGAGCTTGCCAAGGCGTTCGACTTCGAGATTGAACAGTCCGGTATGTCTGTTAATCAGGCCACCAATAGCCTCGTCCGGGGAGCGGCCACAACTCCAAAGGCCGGGGACACCAGCGATTTGGGCGTGATACTTCGGGCGTTGCTGGCCCTTGTCGTCCAGCCAGTAATCCATAAGACGTTCGCAGACTTCGATTTTCATAGGTTTTTAGCAGTCGTATTGCAGATACTTGCCGATGATTGTCGCATCTTCCCTGCGGGATTTGATGTTCATACTCACCGACTCTCCCCAAGTCTCCCATACGGTTCGGTCTTTGTCAACGTAAAAAGAGCAAAACCCCGCTGAAATAACCTTGTGCGCCCTGCCAATGTCTGCGTGGGCAAACCACGGATTGAAAACGATGGGCATTTCCAGTCCTAAGTTCTCGACTATGATATACTTGGCTCTCATAGCCTGCGGGCAACCTTGAGCAAGAGCGACGTTAAATCTGCCGGTGCCGGGGTAGCACCTATCAGGTCTTTGGCCTCAAAATACCCAAACTGGCCATCCTCGCAAAGCACTTCGACAATCCCAACGGGATAGCAGGGCGGGTTCAGACGGATAATCAAACCCTTGCCCCTGTAGAAGTCCTGCAAGTCGGTTGGGTGTTGATACTCAACCTGATACCATTCGGAGACTTTGAGATTGGCGAGTTCCATATAAATTGAATTTTATTCCAGTCCCAACCTGAACTGCTCGGCGACGTGTTTGCCCTTTTTGGCTGGTTTTTGGGTCAGCGTCACGAAATGCGAGGGTGCGTCACAGAACGGGTTGCCCGACACAGCCCCCACGGATTCTCTCTTGTTTCCGCAGAACAGGCAGGAGAAATGCACTTCCAAGTTGTGCTTTTCCGCGAACTTCTCCAATGCCTTTTTTAATTTCGCATCCATATCTACATCCTAGCAGGGATTCGGTTCCTGTCAAGGGATAACGCCAAGAATCTTGACTACCCCGTATTCGTCAACCTCACACTTCAAGCCGATTTCGTAGAATGGACGCCCAAGCTTTTCCCACGCTTCCTCGCTTAGTTCAACTCCTTGGGCCTCAAGGGTTTCGCGGCGTTCGCCACGGGTGGCGTCGTCATGCAGGTAGTATGTAAATTGTTGAGTCATCGGTTGGTTATGGTTGCTTGGGCGTCGTCAAAGGCATCCAAGGCGAGACGTGCGCTGTGAATTGCGGCTTGCTGTTCTTGATGCTGGCGGGCCTCCTGTGCTTGCGCCTGCTCCTGTTGCTGGCGAATTTGTTCCGGGGTCGGTTGTGACACATGCACCAGCCACGTTAGTAGTCCTACGGCGACAAAGACAAGAACTGTCGCGGCGACTGGTCGGCCCCAAGGCTTTCGGGCGACTAGAGTTTCGAGGCGGATTTTGAGTTTGGGAATCATCGGTTGGTGACGGAGTTCCAAGTGAATTTTCCGTTTTCGTCGTAGTGGGCCACGTTTCGTTTGATGGCTTCGGGACGCCAAACCTTGTTGGCAGTCATGGCCGGAAACGCAATCAATTCGATAATGATAGCCCCAATCATAAACGACATTGTGCAGTTGAAAAACATTCTACTTCTGGCGTCCATATAAATTGAATTTAATATCGGCCCTTGAAATCCCACTTCACGCCGCCCTGTATGGCAATATCGTAGAGCGAGTCGAACTTGCTGGCCGGAAAGCTTTCCAAGGCCGAGTCGAAGATGACTTTCTGCTTGCGCGTCAGGCCATCATAGAGCCTGCGTTGCTTGGGTGTCATTTTCATTGCGTGATTGGTTCGCGTTTCTCAACCCAAGTCATGTTTTCCTCCAACAGAGCCTCGTCGGTCTTGGCGAGTTGCCAGCCGAAACCGGCACGAATCAGAATGTCGGCCTCGGAAAAAGACATGAGTTGCGAGTCAACGACGCGAGTAGGCTTGAAGATGGCGATGTAAAGGCGACGGAGTGGGTTCATGGTATGTTGTGTTGCTGGTTGATTTGTTGTAAATTTTGTGCGTGGGCGAAACCGACTTCGCTCTTTATCTTGCGAGTTTGGACGGCACCGCAGTCCCAACAACGGCGCGTTTGAATGGCTTCGTAGCTGTGATGCAAAGGGAGGACTCTGCCCCACTTGCTCCAATTATGTTTGAAAAGACACCACGACATATTAGTTATCCTGTTCAACGAGCGAGCAAAGGTAGGGAAGGTCAACTGCCTTGACAGTCAAGCCCCCGCGCACTTCGCCGACGGCGATTGACTTACGGGCGGCGTGAACCGTCTCGTATGCGTTGGAATAGACTGTCCCGGTATTCAGGTTCAGCACTCGCCAAACCTTCCCGGCCCCGTCATAGACAGGACATTCCAGCACGAAACGGATTTGAAAATCAACAATCTTCATGGTTAATCGCGTTGAGCGTTCACCCAAGCAACAGCCCCTTCGACTTCGCGGGCGTGTTGTTCATACCCGTCGAGAATTTGCTGGCGCGTCTGCCCACTCTGGCCATACTGCTCCTGCATTTGCCTTGAAGTCAGTCCGCGAAAGGCGGCACGGGCACGTTCCAAATCGTCACCACGAAGGTAACTGAGTCCACGGAGGGCGAGTTCTTTGTTCTTGCTCATATATAAATTGAATTTTATTGGACGGGGAAGTTGAGTTTCTCGCTGAACGAACCTTGGAGCGCGAGGACGTTTCGGCCACGATGACTCACAATCCCAAGATAGGTGCCGCGAAAACCCACAGCATTCAGCACATGAATCAACTCCACATGACCGGAATACTTACCCTTGAAGATGTAGTGACCTTCCTCGGTTGGCGTTCGGTCTGGATAGAGTGGAATGTCTCGCGTCATATAGTTATCCTACCTGATTTTCGATTGCTGTCAAGCCAATTTAAGAATTGCGGCGATTTCAAGCGGCGAACAATGGAACGGAACCTCGCCCTTGGGCCTGATAAACTCATAGGAAATTAAACTCCCGGTTGCTTCGTTCCATTTGATTTTGCAATTTTCCGCGCTCAAGCGATAATCCGCCCCGCTTTTGAGGATGACACGGTAATTGGCGCGTTTGCTTTTCCAGAAAGTCTCTAGCATATAATCATCCTATCAAAAATTGCACCTGTGTCAAGGGATTAGTTTGTGCTTGCGTAGCACCGACGTAAACAGGTTCAAACCCTCCTGCGTGTCAATATGATACGAAGTCACGAAGGTCGAGGATGCCCCGGCCTTGCTTTGCGGGACGTGTTCCGTGTTCCACCTGACCAAAGTATCCTTCCAATGCTCGCCACTGAACATCTTGAGTCCCTTTTCCCATTCCACGTCATCCACCACCATGCGTCCGGTGGCGTCCTCGTAGGCTATGGCCCATTCTTCGGGCGTGGGAGCCATACAGTGACCGGAAACGCGAACGACCTTCCCTGAGTCAAGGGCGTAGATTTCCTTGGCTACTTCCAGCGGGACTCGCCCGTCAACCGCCCAATAATACCAACGACGGTCAAAGACGAAGTTCCCGGCCTTGCCCATCACTCGGGTCTGGACTTCGCCACCAACCTGTTTCGGCTGGATTTCGCAGGGGATGCCCGCAGCAGTCAGTTCGGCAATCAGGGCGGTGTCCGTCGAGGCGACGTTTTCCGGGGATTCGTCATGGGAGGCTAGGTTTTTCATCGTTTGACAAGTTTTTCGAGTTTCTCAATGCTAATGAATTTCCCATAACAACCACTGTAGTTGCTCGGGTCAACCGTTAGCATGTTCAGGTAGCGGTTGAGCTTAAAGACGTTCATGCAGAAGGTTATCCACAATCTAATCGCCACTCTCACTTTCCTAAGACTGGAAAAGCGCAGACCATTAACGCCCTCGAAAGGCCAGCCATCAATGAAATACCCTTCCGAGTCTTTCCAGATGATACGGCCCTTGAAGGAGCGGTAAACGGTTTTCCTGTAGCGATGGATTTTCATTAAATTGAATTTTTATTCCGTCGGTTCGGGGATGGGTTCGCTGCCCCATTCCTCAAGGTCATCCGGGTCTGTGATTTTACTTCCCGGCTTGAAAGAGCAACTGATTTCCTCGTCCTGTGCCCAAAGTTTACCATCTTCCTTGGTCACACGAAGTATCCTTGGGTTGTTCGTCAGGCCATCCTGAAACCAGTAATGGCCTACCGTCTTGGGTCTGGTCTTACTCCACTTCATATAAACGCCCACTGGATGCAGTCATAGCCCTGAAACCCGTTCAAGTTGGGCCAGATTGCGACAGAATGATAACCAATCATTTCAGCTACGTCGCTCGCAAGTTTAGCCTTATCCTTCGGAGCATTCTTAACCGCCACTCCGTTACGAAAATCGCAACGAAACGATTGGAACTCAGTGCCCCAACGGGAGACGTGAGAAAAAGACTTTTCGTTCATCGGATTTAAAAGAATGCGGCTTTTGACTAACGGATTATTCGGCATAGAATAACCTTAACGACTGTTTCGCCTCTTGTCAAGCTCTGTTTGTGGTTTCTGTTCATCGTGCCACATGACGGCGACTTGGAGGGCCATATAGACGCCCGTTTTAAACGAGCCGTTCAACAGATGCTCCAAGATGATTTTGCAGCAATGCAAATTCAGTTCCTCAAACGTCCAATCTTTGCGGTCTTTTTCCATAATCAAGCCTGTGCCAGTTTCGCCTGTAAACGTTCCAACTGCGCCCTGTCAATCTCACGCTGCCTTGCGGCTTCGTCGGCCTCATTGGACTTCTGAACGGCGCGACAGTCCTGCGTCCACTGGACGAGGGCGTCAGCGTCATAGATATACTTCGCGGGAAAGTCAAAGTCACCATCGGCATAGCCGCCGTAGTTCCACGTTTCCGACCAGCGGACAGTCACCATGCCGCCCCCGTCAATGCTCCATGAGTTAATCGAATCGGTTTTGGTGGGACGGTCAACACCATGCTGGTAACGCCACGAATCAGCCTGCGACCATTCGATAGCCACCCTTTTGACCTGTTCATCAATCTGGCGACGAAGGGGTTCGGCTTGCAGGGCGAGTTGGACGAGGGTTTTGACGATGTTTTTCATCAGTTTGAGATTGTCAGATTGGTGATAGCCGAGTCCTCCATAACCGTGGACTCAATCCAATGCTTATACATTTTGGAAAAATCGGCGATGGTTTGGGTCAAATCGTCGTTCTTACCAAGCGGGGCACGACGGATATACATACAGCGGTGATTGATGAAGGCGATAGGGTCGCCGCCATACAACAACACCAACTTGTCGTTGCCGTCACGAATGACCTGTCCCCATTCGCGGATTTTGAATTTTTCGAGGAAGAACATGATTAGACCTTAACGGCTCTTTCAGTGTTTGTCAAGCCTTTAAACGGCGGATTTCAGATTTCAGGCTGTAGATGACGGCAATATCGTCGGCGCAGGAAAGCGGGGAAACGCTCAAGTAAATCTCGTTAAACTCGAACTGCACTTCCATACGGAAACGACGGGCTTCCGCAACGGCCATTTCAGCCGCACGATAGATGTTTGTGCCTTTGGGAATGTCAAGCATAGAATGAGACTATCAAGGTTGTCAGTGATTGTCAATGATTTTCTGCACGTAACCGTCCACCCATTGCCACGCTCGAATCTTTTCGTCGTCCGGGGTTTTCTGGTTAGGATAGTCCTTCCAAAAGGGGTTTTCAGAGAGCAAGTTAGCTTGATAGCCCTGCTCGAATGCGTTCATGCGGTGGCAATTTCAACAAGTCTTTTGCGGGTCGCCTCGCTTGGGGTAATGTCTTTGACGTAAGGAAGCGGGGAACGGCCTTGGAGCAAGTCGAAAGCGTTGTCATTGGCGATGATAACACTCAGTTCGCCCTCAACATCAGTGGCGACACGTCCAGCCCAAAGACCATTGTGTTCAACCATCACTGTCCTTGGCTTCTGGTTGTTGACCTCGACGGCATAAGCCATCGCCTGCCTGATAGCGGCCTTGACTGCGGGCCAAGCTTCGGCGTGATTCGCCTTGATGTAGTTGTCAATCTCTTGAGCGTTGATATTTATTGAATTTTTTTGACGTGGCAGGATTTAAACCTGCATGGATATATCGGCTCACTAATCTTATGCGCTTTCTGTCGGCATATTTCAGCCATTGGTCTTACACACAGATTGATGGTGGAGCTACTTACGCCATCAACGGTATCACCAGTTGGTTCTGGTCAGTTCGCGCTGCCTGTCAATTCAGGACTTGCCGCATTTCAGTAGTTTACTTTCGGGTAGCGTTCTCCCCGACTTACTCAGCTAGACCGTGTTTTCGCCTTGCGTCTTTACATTCCGCCACACGTCAAATTCCCCGCTAGTCTTGCTGGTTCAATCTAGCGGTGCGTCCGCGAACACGCGGAACCTGTCTGCCATCTGTCTTTGGATAGGAAGCATCCCGCTTAACCCGTCCGCATTAACCAGAGCGTATGGGGCAGACCAAATTACTCCACAACTTCGTATGGGATGCCGGTGCTTTCCACGGTGGCCTTCAACAAGGCTTCAATCGTGGGATACTTGCGCGAGAACCCTTGATAATCGGGGCGGAAGTCCGTGTTGCGGAACTGGATAACGCCATCGTCCAAGATGGTGAATCCGAACTTCATCATTCGGCCAAACACGTAGTCGCCATAGACCTCGTTTTTGCCGCGACCAAACGCCCCGGCGTAGTCGCCCGCCGTGATTACATTGTTGAAAACGTCCTTTTCGGAGGCACCGGGACGGTCTTGAAAGACACCCATACCAAGCGGGCCACCACAAGCCTGCCACGCCAGATAGAACAGGCGGGAAGCGAAAGCGTCGAGAGATTCACGATTGATTTTGATTTTCATAGTCTAATTTAAGCAAATGTTTCTACCATTGTCAACTGAAATTGTAATTTTGGATTGCGCCCCAAAACCCTTTCTAGGAGGAATAAAACGGCGGTCTTTGTTGTAGTCAAAGAGCTAACACTGTTTGCATATTATCGAATCAGCAACCTAACGGATTATTGTTGTAGCACAAAAGTCTAAAAGCTGGACTGGTAGATGCAATCCACATGCAAGTTTTCGGCTGTATCAGAACCGGGGCACTTGCCGCCTTGGAGGGTTTTTAGTCTATCGCAATACCCACCGAACGAGTTTCTTGCAGGAAAAAAACGCGGGACTAAGAAACAGGCCATGCACGGCATGTTTTACAATCAAAACTCAATCCCTTGCCGCCGTTTATCATAAAGGCATTGCGTCCTATACTTTTCGGGTTCAAGGCCCGATTGTCCTTCATTAGACGAATGACACGGAGACTATAATTGTCAAAAGAACGAAAAATCTTATACTCTAACCCTACACACCTTTTCCCCGCTTGTCAAGGGTTAAATTCTTCCCTCGACGCTGCCGAGAAAAATCGTGGTGCCGTTGCGAAACAGGGGGATTTTCTTGAATCCATCCCCGGCGACTTCGATGCACCACTGTCTCGCGTTTTCGGGCGTCAGGCGAATGGAACGATGGGTAGTTTTGTTCACGTCCAGCCAAGCGTAAATGTCATACGCCTCGGAAATCAATTTCAAGGCATCTTCCAAAGGCCACCCGATTACTGGTTCGTCTTGCATGTTCTAACCCTACCAAAGCATTCGGGGTCTGTCAAGCACAATTAAGAATTGGAATCATCCACGCATCCAATTCCCTTCCGTTGTCCAGCCAAGGGCTAACTGTTTGGAACCACTGATACTTGCGCTTGCCAAACCTTTGCTCGACACAGCGTAAGTCCCCGGTGGCGATTAAAAATGAAATATATTGGTTCACGCGGTTTTCCAATCAAACTGGTAAGGGTGATTGTAACTCTCGTAACGGCGCGGCTTTGTGACCAGTTTATACCTGTCGGTGCGCTCGTCCAGTTCCAACAAGTGATATTCGCAGTTGCCGGGGTTGGCAATGATTTCAAATTCTTCCACCGACCAGTGTAGCCAGCGCATGAGAAACACACGCATGGTCATGCCGTGGTTGACCACGATAACCTCGCTCGGATATTCCGGCTTGGCAAAGTCACGCCACATGGTTTGAATCATGTCGCTTACCCTGTCGTAAACATCAGCGCACGACTCGCCATCAGGCAGGCGATAGTAGAAGTGTCCATAGCTGTCGCGCTCCTTTTCCAAAGGCACGTCACGCTGCTCGTCCCTGAAATGACCCCATTCCTGTTCACGAAGGCGAGGGTCTTCGTAAAAATTGGAGAGCGGGAAAAACTTCACGATTTGCTGATAGGTCTGACGTGTGCGCCAGAACGGGGAGATATAGAACTGGACTGGCTGCAATCCTATCTGTTGCAGTAGCTCCCTGCCCACGGCATCGGCCTGCCTAATGCCCGTTTCGGTAAGCTTGAGGGCGTAATCGGGCTTTAGAGCGCGAACAGCCCTATCCACGTTGCCTTCCGACTGGCCGTGACGGACTAGATAGATGCGTTTGGGTTTCATTGCTTTTGGTTCAGAATTTTCAGCACTCGCTTGGTCAGATATTCGCAGAGATACGCACCCTGCTCATGGTGCAACTCGTCAAAATTCATGCAGTTCTTCTCAAGAATGCGGTGGGTCAGGTGAAAGATTTCATGTGCGACGATTTCCAGTCTGCGTTTGGCGGCAGGCTCGAAAAACAATCCGAACTTGCGGCCATGATAGCCTAGACACGCCATCCGACTGTCGCCTATCTCTATACCGAACTCTTTCTTGTAGGCGGCGGGAATGTTATCCGTGACTGTTACAACCACGGCAACGTCGTGAATGGGGACTTGGAATTTTACGCGCATTACAGGTTAAAGACGGGCGTGAGAACGAGCGCAAATTCCTCAATTACTTCCATAGGCTGACACCCATCTGCGCTTTCGCAGCCCGCCTTGTCCCAAATTTGGCACAGGCTCTTGGAGAATACGAAGCTTATAGTCTCGACGGTCTGCCCCTTTTTGAACTTTTTGGTATCAATGGCAAGAACGGCTTGATAGAGTTGAACGTCGCCGTATTCACCGGCCTCGTCCCACCCACCACAACTGGACACAATGGAGTCAGTAATCATAATGGTTAAATTTCTGTTGGTGGTCTGATTGCAATTTTTGCTTGATGGTTGGCGCGGATTTTATCAATCTTCTGGATGACTCGCCCCAGTTCCGTGTCGCCAAGTTCGTGCATGTCCTCGCCTAGAGCCGCGCAGAGAACGGCCAGCGTGACCATTACCCCGCCAATCTCCTGCTGCCTGTCACCCACCGGGCGACCATAGACATAATCCACCAACGCCAGAGCTTCCTCTTTGGGGCGTCCGATTGACTGGAACAGTTCTACAGCTTCCTCAAGGAAACGATGCCCGCGCTCCTTCGTGTTGTTCACGATGACGGGGCCGAAACACTTGTGCGCCCAATCCACGCTTCGCTCCTGAAAAGTCCAATGCTTGTGAAATTCCATATAAATTGAATTAAATTACCAACCGTCCGCGTAAGACCTCTCGTAAGACAGGGCGAGCTTAATGCACTCAGCCAATGGCCTGCCAACGAGTTTCTTGCGGGTTTCCTTCACCCACATGGGAGATAGGATGTGCCCGCCATGCTCGTATCTGTTCACCCACCAGACGTATCCTTTTTGGTTCGCCGGTTCCTTGGTAAAGACTGCCCACGAATCAACGTCTCGCCCCGCCATGCGCTTGATGACGGTTTCGAGGAAGACAATTTCTTCGAGGAAAAATTCGTTTGGTGCTATGTCTAACATATCTCAAAAGTCTCGAAATAACGTATGCCCCTTATGAAGCGTCCGTTGTTCCATTGTTTGTAAAGCTTCCTGCGAGAAACGATAAGTTTCTGCAACTTTGCCAGCGACCTAGAATGCTCTGTGGTCTTTTGGCGAAAGACTCTACCCGACTGCGGGTGTGTCCAACATTCAAAATAGACCAGCGTATATCCGGGCTTCATACTTTTACTACTGGCGATTCGCCCCTTGCTTTTTTCACGTAATTCGGGTCGCCGGGGCCAAGACCATAAATGGTGCGAGTTTGAAAGTCCACATACTTTCGATAGGCGACTTTCTTGCGGATTTCTTCCGGGCTATGTTCCGACCTGAATCGGAACGTGTCGCCTACCTTTAGCTCTCGGAATTTCATAAATCACTCGTTCCATCCCAGTCCTTGAACGGACAAGGGGCGTTGCAGTTCGCTCTTGAACATGCTTTTTACGGAGTTGGCGTTGCGTTTAAGATACGCCTTGAAGCGTTCCGCCGCGACCTTCACCGGCACATTGTCGCCCTGTCCGTCGAAGAACCAGCGAAGGTGTTTCGAGAAATAGATTTCCCTCGCGTCGGCCTTGTTAATTCCTTCCTCGAACAATGCGCGGATAATCTGGACGGAAACTTCGCGGCCATTGTAATCAGCGCGATAAGCTCCACTCCACTCGTCGGCGATTTGGTCTGCGCGGGCTTTGGATAACGTAGTCATAAATCAGCAACTTCCGAAACGATAAGACATGAACCCCTGCCCGCCGTCCGTGTTTTCAATGAATCCCAATTCATCCAGACGCTTTTTGTCGGCAGCGGATACCTTGTCGTAGTCAACCGTGGGGACATACAGCACGTCATGCTCGCAACAGGTGGGAGCATACTCGTCGTCCATATACTTCGCCATGATTTGCAACGCTTCGAGTAGGTCTTTCATATACTTAATCTATCAGGATTTTCGGGCGTGTCAAGGGTTAAGTCGGAACGTGGCATTCTCCCCGCCGAAACTGGTCATGGAAATGCGCGGGAAGTAGCTTTTCAACGCCTCCTGAATCTTCAACATGAGGCGATGGTTGTCCAGACTCCACTTTTTAAGCTTGACAGTCATGTAAAGCTTTTTGCCGCGTTTACGGCTGGTGGCCGATTCGATTTCAGTGAATGACTCTTTGAGAGCCGGTTCGAGTTGTGATGTTCTCATATTCTTGATGCTCTGCGGTCTAGCTTGGACTTTGTAAAGTTTTCTTGCTTGGTTAGCTGCCCATTGCGTCCCACACGCCAACGATAGCCCATAGACTTCATAGGTTCGCGGCAGACCGGGCAGGACGCGCCAAAACGGGAGCGGGAAGTCTTACCGTGCTTGAGGCAAACCCAAGTAACGTTCGCGCTGTTAAAGAACGAGCCTTTTTTGGACTTGGATTTGGTCGGTTGACCATTGCGGCGTTGCTTCCACCAGTTCATACATTCTTGTTGCGGGCGCGAAGATAACCCTCCACCGCGTTTCGTTTGTGCATGATTGGCACCCAAGCGATATGGTATTCCGCACCCATCAGTGACAGGCTATCCTGTAGCTCCGCGAAAAAGTCATACAGGGCGCGGCATTCGTTATCGGTCAACGGGTCGCCGATTTCAAATTTGCGAATCAGTTCTTTGGTTACTTTAGGCATGTTAGTAAGTGACTCCATGTTCCTCGTTCTCGCAGGAAATGTCGTAAATCCAACCGCCGACGTGCTTTACGACGATTTTGTTGACACAGCGTAGCTGCATCAGCTTCGAGATTTCGTCGGCGACTTTCTCGGCTGTAACGCCTTTGACTTCCGTGGTTTGGATGTATTCGTAACCCATAGTTTACTTGTTCAGGTAAAGGTCAAAAAGGCTCTGGATGTTTTTGAGATAGAGACGGGTCATCGTTTTTCCATGCTCGTCCTCGCCAAGACCGTTGGCCCTCAAATCCTGCGAGAAACCCACTAAAGCGGCATGGATTGTCATAGCCTGTCCTTCGGTAAGCTTGACTCCGTTAATTTCAGCATGTCGCATTGTCGGTTGCCAGTCCATAATCTAATCCTAGCAGGTTTTCTACCCTTGTCAATTCGTAAATTCAAGGTCTTTGTGAATCTGCTTAAAATTCCCAAAGCACCAGACCGGGGCGGCGGTTTTCAGATACTCCGCGAAAGCCTTAGCCTCGTCAGCGTTCTTGGTTCGCAAGGTGTAGGAGCAGTCGTCGCAGCCCATGATGTAAACCCTGTCCGGGTAAACATGGACTCGCATATAGGCTTCATCGCCAACACGTTCGGGTTGCCCTGAGTGGCGGGACGAGTGAATCCAAAACGACTCAATCAGCTTCGGGTTCGTGCTGATGTAGAATTGGGGATGGTGTTCTATCTCCAATTTGGTGACACAGTTGATTTGGGGCAGCGGGTCGCGCTCAACACCAATGTCCTTGAATATGGCCTCGGACTCTTTGTGGGTGCGGTAGCGGTTAAGGGCAAATTCATACGCATGGGCACGAACATGGGCAAAGCCACCATAGACCAGTTCCAGTTCGATATGCTGCAACCAGTCGTCCATGCGGCGATAAGTTTCCGGCACCGGGACACGGTAAACGTCGTAGATGTAATCGAACAGTTCCGCGAAGTAAAACTCTAATTCCGTGGGGGTTGCATCGAGTTTCCCGGTTTCGCGCAGCTTCAAGATATGGCTCAGGACGGGCACGTCCAACTTGCGCTCGCCGATATACTTCTGAATGTCCTCGGGGGTCGAGTAGAGTTGAGGAAAATCGCGGAAATCGTTGCTAATGTCCACCTTGGACAAATCAACAACCTTCTTGGGACTCGGATTAGTCTTTTTGCTTCGGGCCATATAATGAATCTACCAGTCTTTTCCCGCCTGTCAAGCCCAATGGCCCAATTTTCGCAGGTTTTTCCTAGAGCGTTTAAGCTGTTTCATCATGCGCTTGCGGTTGAGGGTGGAGACACAATAGAGCCTGCCCTTGGGCGTCCAGACATACCACGTATGATAGGAGCGGCGTTCGTATCTCATGGCCATTGCGGTTTGGCCATAATAGCGTCCCACTTGGCACAGTGGGCGTCGTAAGCCTTGCCAGAGCGCGGACGACCTAACGCCTCCCATTCCTCGCCCTTGACCAACCAGCGAGGCGGGGTATAGGCTTTACGACACACGGCATACACGTCCTCCGCTTCCTCCGGGGTCAGTTTGTTTTCGCGGGACAGGACGCTGTTCTCCAACTGCCATTCGGAAATCGTCAAACGCCAACGCTTATGGGTCTGCCCCGGCCAGTAATGGTCATGGGACTTCGCATCATTGTTGAGGGTCACAGGGCGATGGTGGATGGCCCCGTAAGCGTCTATGATGCCGATGACGGCATAAGGCTTATCCCAACTTGCATCTTTGAGTGTGCGTTGCATTAAATTGAATTAAATAAGGGCGGCGAGGAACTCTCCCCGCCGCCCTGAGTAATCGAGTAAGACCTAAAACTTACCCAACCAAGTTGATGTATGCGAGTGTCGCAATCCAGCTATTCGGCTGGCCGAAGTTGACGAACTTGAGCAAGGGATACTTCGCGTTGAAGTCCTTCGCAATTTCGGACATGGTGAACTCGGGCTTCACCAGCGTCACGTAACCCGAAAACTCGGCGCAAGCGTCCAGCTTCGCAGCTTCGCCAGAGCATTCCAGATGGCGCAGGAACTCCGCAGTCCCGGCAGCACTCGTCTTGGGAGTCAACTCGCTGGCGTGGGCCATCAAGGTGCGAATCCAACTTTCAGAACCCCTGTTGTTGTTGAACTCGATGCGATTGGCGAGCTTCTGCGAAATGTCATTCGTGGTGAAATACGCGGCCAGCGTGGTGTCGAGCCAGTTCCACAGGCTAACCATCTTGGCGTTCTTGCGGGCCTTCTCAAACTGCTTGGCCTTGAACCCGTAGATGGTCGGCACCGTGATGCCCAACTTTTCCAAGCGTTCAATCAGACGGCGCATGTCGCTCGGGCTATCCCAACCACTGTTGCGGGTCTGGAAGTTGAACTGGTCAATGATGACATAGACACCGGCATCATTCGCCACGTCCACCGTTTCGGGCTTCCAGTAGTCGGAATTGCGGCTGGAATAGCGGGTCATGTTCTTGGAAGCGGCGTAATCGAAGGAGAACACGCTAAGACCGTGCTTGCTGTTCTTCGCCCCGCCACCGGAATTACCGGCAGTCGCCAAGCTGACTTTCGGCAGCGAGCTAAGGAGGATGCAGTTCGCATCCACCAGTCCGGTTTCCTTCAAGAACTTCGCGCTGTCCTTGTTCGCATAGTAGGCGACATAGACACGCTTGCCCGCCATGACATTGGCATGGACGCGATTCGGAATCCCACCGCGCAGGCCCAAGTCGTTCAGAACCACAACCGTCTTTTCGTCACAGTCAATCACGTTGACCTGATTCGAGCGGACGCGCTTCGAGCGGTAGGTCAGGCTGTATTCACGCACGTTCCAACTACCGTCATTCGGCGTTTGGAAGTGTAGGCGGCTACTCGAAATCGAAGTGCCGTTGAACATCAGATTCTTCTTCAACAGGCCGCGCAGGGGATACAGACTAGAACCGTAGTCCATGACCTGTCCATACAGCTTCATCGCGTCAAACAACGTCGCGCAGGCGGCGAAACGCTTGTTCAACTGCTCGCCCGCTTCCTTGATGACTTCACGCAGCTTGGCTTCCACCGCAGCCTTGGTGCGGTCAGTGTATTGCAGCTTTTCGCGGGAGGCGGAAATTTCCAAGTCGCCGATGTTGAAATCAACTTCAATGCCCGCCGTCAAAGCTTCGGCAATCTGGTTGTCCTTCGTGTGGTTTTCGAGCGGGTAGCCGATGTTGCCCATGACGGCAACGGAAGTGCCGCTGAACACGCGCCAGCCCTTGCCTTCCATGATGGGAACACGGGCTTCAAACTTGAAATCCGCGCCGTCAATTTCCGGCTTGACCTTGAAATACTTGAAAAGGTTCTCGGCCTTGCTGTGGAAATCTTCCACGTCATCCTCGCGGACGCCAATGGAAATCTCAACACCATTCGGCTCGTCGGTGGGTTCGCTGCCCAACTTGGCGATTTGACCAATCTGCGTCACGTCAATGAAGGCGTTGTAGGTGGTCTTGGTTCCGTTGGTGTAGGAAGTGATGACGAAATTGTCACCGTAGGCGAAAGCCGACTTGCTGCCCAAGCCCAACTGCCCAATCATGGCGTTGCTCTTGCGCTTCGTGGATTCGCCGTAGAAGGCGTAAATGTCCTGAATGTCCTGCTCGGTCAGGCCCAAGCCGAAATCGCGCACCTTGAACACCAGATTGAAGCGGGAGGGCAGCGTGACCTTGATGGGCAGTAGGGCTTTCCCGGCTTCGACATGGGCGTCAACGGCATTCGTGCAATACTCGCGGATTACGGCGAGGGTCTTGTCAGAATACAGTTGATTGCGGAGAACGGAGAAGATGTGGGCCAGTCCTTCCTGCTTGATGCCGAAGGAGACAGCGTTTTCGATGCCGCTGGAAATTACCGTGTTGGGTTTGTCGAGTTGAATCATTTTAGGTTTTAAGTTTAGGTTTTTACTGCGACTACTCTATTACTCTGACAGATAATTCTTGAACTGTCAAGGGAAAATCAAAGCTTTTCCAAATCTTCCCTGTAAACAAAATCGTGGCCACCCCCATCATGTTTGGAGCCTCGAATATCATAGTTGAACCACAACAAGATACACGGATAATGGGTAGGCTCCTTGTCGAAGTCAATGCCCGAATAACGCCCCATAGACTGCTTCCATGTCTGCCAATCCTCTTGCTGGTTAAGCGTAAGTCTTTCCACGTCAATCCTTTGGGGGTTTCGGCCCGTCTATGAGCCTGATTTCCAAGTCGTCGGCACGGTCACATTCAGCCCAATACATGCGACGATATTCGACCATCGAATCGTAGATTTTGTCGCGCTGGTTGCGGACGACGATGAACGCCGCCACAAACACGGCCAACAGGAGAATGAGTATGATGTAGCCTAGCATATATTTATTGAATTTTATTTACCAGTCAATGTTGATGGTGTAGTCCCCGGCTTCCAGAAGTCCCTTGGCGTGAAGGTCATTCGCCACCGTTTGAAATTCAGGATAGAAATTGCGGTGCCACCACAATTCGATACAGTAATCGGGACAATCTTTCTCCCCGGCCAATTTCGCCTTGGGGTCGCGTTTGAGCCATGCGGCAAAGCTCACGCCCATCGTTTCATGGTTGACGATTTCCGGCACGGTTTCGCTTTCAAAGTCGCAGGCTTCGTCGCTCGGGACGCTAAAGCGGAAACTACCCCTGCTCTGGCACCCGTCTTGCTGTTGGAAGCTGTATGGCCTGCCATACGTTTTCTCAACCAAGCCGTCCCAATCGGACACGTCAATTACTTTCTCGTTTCTTATTTTCATAGATTATTTCAAGTCGTTGGCCAAGCCATGTTTACGCAGTTCCTTGCTGTTAAGCTGGCGTTTGAGGATGATTTGGATGGGCTGGCCCAAGGGCGAGTCGCCGCTTTCCATCAGAATGTCATCCGGCTTTTTCAAGGGGCAACGCCAAGGGGTGAAGTGGAGCATACGGTTGGTGGCCTTTTGCGCCTTGACTTCATACCAAATACCGTCTTTCTTGTAAAGCTGGTGGTAATCGCCAAGCACCTTGACCTTCGCCGCACGTTCGGCATACCAGCGGGACTTCCAGCTTTTGTCCGTCGGAGGCTTGAAGATTTCGACGGTGTGTGTAGTCGGATTGACGTAGATGGTCTTGCGAGCCTGCTTCTCGACAACCTGCCAAGGCTCGTTTTGCCAGCGGGAGTGGTAAGCGTCGTAGTAGCAAACCCTTCCATCCACGACGAAGGTGTCCATTTCAATGTGGCGGCGGAATTGTTCCTTGGTGCGATATTCGGCCAGCAGCCATTTCAGATGCACGAAGTCGTGGAAAACGCGGTCAACATTGCGCCCCTCCTGAGCCTCGAACCAACGGTTCATACGCGCCCAAGGCATCCCTTCGCCCCAATAGTGGTCGTAGGTGTCGCTGACACGAATGACTTCGCGGGAGGGAAGATTTTCGAGTTGTTCCGGGTCTTGTGAAAGGCTCATATTTATTGAGATTTATTGTCGCGGGTGATAAAACGCCCGCAGGTTCCGCAACGGGGAGGATATTCCCCCGCGCCATGCACCGGACATTCTTCATTGGGTTCCAAACCCTGAATATCGCAGGCACAGGTCTTGCTTTCGCGGCAAACGTGGCGGGCGGATTTGCGCCCCGCTTTAAAGGCATCTATCTGAATGGATTGTATCAACTTCTCGAAATCCCATCGAAAAGTCGTATCCATCGCCTTATTTGTCCATTCTCTGACAGTTTTCATTTTCTATCGGGGATTTCCCCTTGGATAAATACCTGACTTCCAATATAATAAGGCATGAACAACATTCATGTCATCCTGCCCGTTCTCGCGCTCGCCTTGGCGATTGGTGCCCTTGTCAAACCTTCGTGGCCCCTAATCCCGGTTGCTGTTATTCTGCTTGCTGTTGACTTGCTGGTTAAGAGCTAATCACTGTTCCGAACAGGGCGGGTGTCCGTATTTACTGAAATATCGTAGTGGTCGGAAAAACTGGTTAGGCTTAATCCAAAAGCCCCACTTGCGCTTTTTGCGTCCGGCCAGAAGCAGAGTCCATGCCCCGCCCACGGGAACATCAACATAGTGCTTGTGTTCGGCGCGACGGTATTTGACCATTCCAGCCGTCAAAGTCTCTCTAATAGGCTCCTGAGCGTCAAGAAACAGGTCTAAAGACGGCGATACATCCGTGTAACCACCCTTGAGAACGATGGTCAGAAAGTTCCAAGGGTGACAATGAAAGAAACGTTTGTCGTCGCTGCGAATCCAGTGATGGACGCGAATAGAGTAACCGAAAAACACAAAAACCCATCTTTTCATGTAAGGACACTCGGGATAGCCCAAAGGTTCCGCCCACCTGAATTGGAAGGACTCGACGGCTGAGTTATGTGTCGCAAACATATACTGAAATTAAACCAAAATTCACTTCCTGTCAAGGCTTTTCAAGTGATTCGATATTTTTTCGACCTGTTTGATGAATTCGGCGTATTCCATCGTCCCTTTCATCCAATTACAAACTGCACAACAGGTTACGACATTTTCTACGCTATATCCCTCTCGCGTCTTCACTCGGTCTAAACCGCTATAAGAACAAGAATCTGGCGTCTTTGTGCGGGTTTTGTGGACGTTGGTTGGTGGTGCCCCGCAATAATGACAGGGTTTTTGGGTCAATGATTTAAAATTCAATAAATCAATGGAAAAAGAAAACTTACGACGTTTAGCATTCTCTTTGTAAATTCTCCATGTTTCACGAATCGCGGCCTCTCCCGGTGGGAGATATTTCTTACCAGCCTTGAGTTCTCTTTGAATGCAGCCGCAGCTTTGCGGAGCATCCTTTCCCATCAATCGGTGGCGGGCATAACTCTTGATACGTCCGCAAGTGCATTTGCCAGTAACATAGAAGCAATCTTTGGTAGTGCGTTCTTCGTCTTTCCCGATGATGGTAATGCGGTTGAAAGTTTTTCCAATGTAATCTGACTCGTTCATATCAGATATTACACTAAGAATGTCACTACGGGAAAGTAATGTAGTGACAAAATGGTCAGTGGAGAAGGATTTCATTCTTCGACCTCGTAGATGTAATCTACTCCTGAACCCAACAACCACCCATATCCGCTTTACTCACGAACGTTCTGCCGTCAATTTCACGGCCAACTTTTTCCGCTTTCTCTCGGGTAATGTGCGGCTATCCTTTTCAGGAAAGCTTATTAAGCTTGCGCTCTGAACCTGAGCTATCCACCGTTAAATTTTGTCTCCGATAAATTGTCCGTTCGGAGTATTGAGCAATCCTATCTGAAAGTATTCAACCAGACCGGATATTCGCGCCTTTCTTTGTTCACATTGAGCAAGAAAGACCTCTCGCATGGGAGAATATAATGGAGCTTTTTGCCCCCAAGATTTCATGTTTTCCAAAAGGCTTTCTAAGCCCTCAATCGTCAATCTCAATTCTTCGCCGTCGAGATTTGCTTTCACGAATTTCATTACGCTCTAACCTTATCAAACGCTTCCACTCTTGTCAAGGAGTTTTATGGTGAAGTTGGAGGAACTTCCGATTTGCGTCTGTAGGTCATTGACGTTCTGCAAGAATTTCTCCACATGACCTTGAATCGTTCCGGGCTTGTCAATGGGATTCAGGACGCTGACTTCGACAAGGAAAACGTGCTTGACTTCGGGGATGAAACTCCCCGCCGTTTCCATTCCGGTCTTGATGCCATCGCTGCCGTCAGCCATGATTTCCTTGGCTGTGCTTTCGTCAACCTTTTCCAACAGGCACCATTTCGGGTAATTGTAGTTCAGGACGCAATCGCCCCATGCGAAGAATCGCTGGCCTATCGCCATGTCTTTAAATTTAATCATATTTATTTGGACTTTCCGCAATCAACACAGGTTAGTGTGTATCCTATTCCGTCCCAACCAGTATCGCGGCACGTCGGGCATTTAGGCTTATGAGCGTTCCAAATTGGCTGCAAAATAGACAACCAATACTTAGATACGGGATGGCTAAGACTTACCCCAATGGACTCCCCGTTTGAATCTATGCTCAAGCCAATCTGTTTCTTGCCATAGACTAGAACACACGTATTTGTTCCGGGCAGGGCCGGGAAGTCACGATACATTGGTATCTCTGGCCAATCCTGCCTCGGAAACCTCAACAGAAAAAGGGGTAGGAGAATGACTTGGCTAAAATCCCCATACTTGATGGTAGGAATTATCAGACCATGTTTCGTTAAGGCCCATCGTTCTTCAAATCTCATACGACGCATAAAGACTTGCGTTCGCGCAGCTTCTCATACCATGCCGCCGCGCTCATGCCGTTAATGCTCCTGATTGCCGCTCGACGAATTTGTCCCTTGTAGTTGTGGGCAAGAATCCCGCCAGCGTTTTCGAGAAAAATGGAATACCCGTGCGGCTTGTCAATATTGATGATGGCAAACGCCCCATCGCGGGACAAACCCTTCCAGTGGGCCTTCTGGCTCTTGACGGCGGCAATGGCGAGGCGAATCTGCTGGTCTTCGGTAAACACCGCCGCATTATCCACGCCCAAATGGAAATGGCTGTAGGCCATGCAGACGGGATGAAGTTCGCCGTCAGGCGTTTGATAGGCCACTATGAGATTCTTTTTTTTCATTAAATTGGTGGTCAGGAAGGGCTGTTAGCCCCTCGGACGCTCGATTCGCCTTAGATTTATCAGGGTAAGCAGGGCAATTACTCCTGCCACTTCCTGTTTTAGCCACCGACTACTGCCTTACGTCCAGCTACCGCTCAGACCATAATTAGACTACCAATCACTTCTCAAACTGTCAAGGACTTATTCCTGCGATTCAAAATTTCAAACACCTGTCCAACCTGCTCGTCTTGAAGGCCATACATGAAAGGCGTATGGACAAAGTTGTTGTGGTGATGTTTTGTGGTGTAGGTTCCGACAATATCCTCGGAATCATCGTCAAGGATTGCGTAGGCAGTCACTTCGGGGTGCGCGTCCAGCCAACGCTGTATCTGCCCGCCACGGGCGTCCTGCGGGTCATTGTCCGTCTTGTCAATCATCCTGTCCCCAAACTCGAAACCCTTCTGCTTCATCCAGCCGCGCAAATCCGGCAAGTCGCAAATGATTCTCCAAGACGAGGATAGGACGATGAAGCAACCAGTGTCCTCCATGATTTGATTCAGACGGGCAATCAGGGGCGTGTGAAGGTGTCCCAAGGGCCAGCAAAATTCCGGCTTGAAGGAAGCCCCGTCGCGGCCATTACGGTGGGCGTCATCGCAACGAGCCTGATGGTTCAGGTGGAACGATTCTTCGCTGTTCAGGACGCCATCAATATCGAGGAAAAGGATTTTCATTCCCCTTACTCTACCAAATCCTCCCCGTAAGTCAAGCTTATTGCTTGGCTTTTTGTGCGTCATGTTCGGCCTGCCACTTGAGATAGGCGTCGTAATTGCGCTGGCTCTCCGGGTTGGACAGGTCAATCGAAGGGGTCGGGCGATATTCGGGCATCGCGGACGCAGAATCGCTCCTGCAACCCGCCAACGCCAGCACCCCGGCCAACAGAAGTAGTGAGAGTTTTTGTTTCATGCTTATTATAGTTTGGGGTTGATATTTATTGAATAAAAAAGGGCGACCAGTCCTAAGACTAGCCGCCCGGTTTATTACCTAGCCCCCTGTGGGATTCGGAATTTGTTCGGATTAGGCGAAACGCCCGTTGGAGTCGCGCTTTTGGGCCTTGGCCTTCGCGGACAACTGCTCGGTGGTGCCGACAGTGTAGTTCTGGTCAAGCGGGGCGTTGAACTCACCCACGACCTTGTAGGCGTGGCAGCGCATCTTCTCGACCTCGTTCTTTGGAACGGAGACGACATGAGCGGGGTTGACTTCGACGATGACCACACGCTTGCCCCAACCCTTCGCGTAGTTCAGGGAACCGATGTGCAGGCCACGGGCGCAGCCTTCGTTGAAGTTATCGCTGACTTCGTTGCGCGGGCATTCGATTTCCTCGCCGACACCGTTGTAGATGTGGCCGGACGAATCAGCGCGGCCCTTGAGCAACGTCAGGGAACCGTTGCGGACGGAGTAGAAGTTGTCCTGAACGCCCTTGTAGGACTGGAAGTTACCTTCGGGGGTAATCGGCATCAGGCCGTTCTCCAAGAAGGAATACAGACCTTCCACGGAATGCTGGCTCGGGTTCTGCAACAGCTTCTCAAGGAAGTTCAGGAGCGGCTGATAGGGTAAGCCCTGCTTGCGGAAGGCGATAATCTTGTCCACCACGTAGTTGTGGACGACGTTGCCGTTGAAACGAACGGTGTTGCCGACGATGGCGATTTTGCCATTGACGTATTGGGCCAGAGCCTTGCCAGCGTCAAAAAGGTCTTCGATGCCCTTGAAGTCGCCACGGGCGATACGGGCCTTGACCTCGCTGTAGGAGGCGTTGGAAGCGACCATCGTGAGGGGCTTGTTGCCGATGACGAGGGTGATGGAGTGGTCAGTTATGATATATGGCGGCGTTTTCATGGATTTTTGACTTAGTTTGTTTTTGTTTTTCGTTTAACTGTAATACTATCCTACCAAGACTCTCAGGCTTTGTCAAGTTTATTCTCAATTTTCGTTATCATTCTTACTGATTTAGGTGTAATTACTTATGATGCAAGAGAAAACATGCAAACGATGCCTTGGGACTTTTCCTATCACACAATTCAAAGCTGTGACCAAAAGAGGGGATAAATACGTCAATGGGGTTTGGCATGGTTATGATGCCCTGTGTGACTCCTGCCGAAAGAAACGTGACACTGAAAAATCTCAAAGATATTATCAGCTTAACCGTATCGCAATCACACGAAAAGCCCGCAGAAAATTCAAAACCCCAGCCGGACGTGCGTATTTTAGAGCTTACGCCAGCAACAGGCGCAGAACCGACGTAAATTTTCGACTAAAGGACAACCTTCGCAAAAGAATCAACGAATCCCTTGGACGCCAAAACCTTCGTAAAACCAACCCAACCCTGCACTTGGTAGGATGTTCACTTGAGCAACTTAAAACCCATCTTGAGTCTCAATGGAAACCGGGCATGACGTGGGATAATCACAGCTTACACGGGTGGCACATAGACCATATCCGTCCGATAGCCTCCTTTGATTTGACAGACCCCACTCAACAGAAAACCTGCTTCCATTACACAAATCTTCAACCGCTGTGGGCAGAGGAAAATATCCGCAAGGGCGCAAATTTATCGAATTAAATTACTGACGGCTCTTAGCATAGTCTCGCATGGCTTTTTTAAGAATTGTAATTCGCCCGACACGAACAAGTTGTATCATTTCATCCACGGATTTATTACCCCTTTCAGCGTGAATTTTAGTTACCAAGTCATCAATATCGGTGACTATCTTTCTTGCCCTCGCGTCTAAGTTCATTCGACCTTTTTCCAGTATTTTACGACCCTTTCGGCCTCAACGACTTCGGTGGCTTCGTAGGTGTTGTCCCAATACACGCCTTCATCCTCGAACCAGAGATAGGTGAACTGGTAATGCTTGCCGTCGCGGGTGAAAATCACGTCCTGATAGCCCCCATTGTGGCGATAATGCTTCTCAAAGTCGCCCTTAACGTATTCCCCGTCAAGGATTTTCCTGACTTCATCTTTGGTGAGCGTCAAGGTCATACTTCCTCGCCTTCGTCTGGAATCAGTTCTCCACCGATAAGGTCATGGATTCTGTCCGGGTGTTCCATGAGAAACTCCTTGACAATCTGCGCGAGGGCGGAATTATCTTCCTCCGTGAACGGAAGGTCGGATACCAGCTTCTCGTAGAGGCTGTTCGTTGTGTCTGTGATGTTTAGCTTCTTCATAATCCAAGTGTCTTGTATATTTGAACCCGTGTCAATAACTAATTGATGCACACGGCGTTAAGAGGGGAATCATCCCCGGCGTCCTTCAAATTTTTCTGCGACTGGAACTCGCCGTCCTTGAAATTGCCAACGGTGCCGGTGTAATGCACGGGACTGTAGCTATTTCCCTCGTCATCAGCCGCATAGACGACGATGGCACCGGGATGTTTTTCGGCGATTTCCTGCAAACCGGCAATGTATGTTTTGAGTGTCATATTTATTGAATTTTAAATCAGAGGATGGAAGCGGTTGATAGGCCGTTTTCCTCCTTCACTTCGACTAGGAAGGCTTTTCCCTTCATCACACAATGGGGCTGGCGTTTGTTATTTTTCGATTCGACACCCACATGGCAGACAACCTTGTCCACGATGTAGCATGTGTCTCGAAAATGAACCGACAGCTTTGGTCGGCCAGCGGATTTCGAGGCTGGCTTGTTGTAGTGAAAGAAAAACGAGCGTTTCATCATTCAACAGGGACGACTGTGGCAGTCCCCTTATCGGTGTCAATGACAATCGAAACGTATTCACCCCATCGCACCCATTTCTTAATGTCGTCCTCAAGGCTCGCCTTGAAGTCTTCCATATTTGCAGGGTCTTGAACGTGCCCACGGGCGCAGTCATCGAGCGAATTTGAAACGCCGTCCGGGTCTTTGAGGGTAATCAGGATTTTCATTTCTTCAAGTCCACTGGGAACACGCCATACGCCAAGCAACCAAAGCGATGGTCGTTGTCCATGTCGGCTTTCTTGAGCGTGGTCGCCCCTTCGATGTTAGTCGTCTTGATTTCGGCGGGCAGGAATTGGAACATCCAGAGCGGAATCAGGCGCAACCCCGAATCGTCCCAACGGCCAAACCCAAGCTCGTCCATCTGCGCGGCGGTAAGCTCGGCGATGTTTATTTCCCCGAAATGCTCTCGCAAGCGGTCAAGGGTCGGTATTTCACGAATCTGTTTCGCGGCGAAGTCGTCGCTCCAATTCGTGTAGTTCATCACTTCGGCGGCACGGTTTACGATGATTCGGCGCAGGCCGGTGAGTTTTTCGTAGGTGGTGAGTTGTTTTTCAGTTTCCATATTTTTGATTATCCCACAATGCGGGCAAAGACGTAGCAGTCGGGAACGTAGTGGGGTTTTTTCTTGTGGTTCTCGATGTTGGGGGCGTTGAATTTGTCGGCGAATTTCTGCGCGGACTTGATGCCGCCAAACTCGCGGACGGATTCGACCTTTTGGCCCCAACCACGTTCCGATTCGACGATTTCAACCTTGACCGGATTTCTGAATTTGCGTTTTATCTTGCTCATGCTTCAATGGTTTCTGGCCCGGAGATTATGGCGCAGCCGCCCTGACCTTGGGAATTGCCGTTACGCCAAAAGGCATTGACCAGAAATTCGCCGCGTTTGCAGTCGCCTTCCAGACAGGTGTATTTAAGCGAACCCTCAAAAGAGTCATCGGATTCGACACACTCCACAATGGCGCGGAGGACGTTTAAAAACTCGGCTTTGGTTAGTTTTGCTGCTTTCATTCGTAGTCTCTGATTGCGATGACGTAAGGGAAACGCGGGATGCGGTCAGGCGTAAGCGAGAAGTATTTGATGGTCGCTTTCTTGCCCACCAGCTTCAATCTGTCAGCCCACAGTTTACGGAGATAATCGAACTCTCCCTTGACGTTCGACTTGAAAGGCTTGCCGCCACGGGAATAGAAGTTCATAAACCCTACCGTCCCAATCCTGCCGCCCTTGCCTTCTTCCAATGACACGATTTCATATTCCTCGTCCACAAATTCCTTTCGCTTGAGAAGGTTCTTGCTGCGTTTATTTTCGTAGGCACCGTTGAGGCGCACCATCTGGCCCTCGTAACCATCTTCAAGGTATTTCTCGTAACGGATGGTAAGCTGTTCGTAATTCGAGATGAGGAAGGTGCTGACAACCTTGATTTTCGCGTAACGGTTGAGCAACAGGCTGCTCATTAACTGGAAACGGTCATAGAACTTGTCAGTCTCGGCATAGACGCCAATACGCGGGGCGTCATAGCACCAAAACTCGATTATTTGGGCCGATTCCGCCAAGTCCTCGGGGGTCGGCTTGTTTTTCTTAATCAGCGAGACAAGCTTGGGGAAATTGTCGGACAACTTTTCGCAATAAAGCTCGCCGTCCAAAATCGCGTTCTTGTTTTTGGCGAAGAACGGTTTCAGCGCGTTGAAAATGTGCGGAACGGCGGGGAACGGCTTGCCTTGGCGGGAGAACATCCCTTCGGCGGTGATGATGCAACGGATACCGTCCAGCTTCGGCTGTGAATAGACCGGGTAAACCAGCCCTTCCTTGTAATCCTCGAACTTGAAGGCCAGCATAGGCTCATACCAGTTCTTATTTCCACCACTGGCTTCGGCCACGGTTTTGAAATATTGGCCCTCAAGCTTTTTCTTGTGCTTTGCGGCGGCTTCCTTCAAAGCTTGCTGTTCGGGACTGGTGGCGTTGGCCTTGCCCGGATTCTTTACCTTGCAAACCGTGGGTTTGGAAGTGGTAGCCTTCCCGCCTTGAATGCCTTCGACGGTATAGAATTTGCCGCCATCCACGAATATTTGCCATTCTTGGATTTGGCCTTTGGAGGTTAGCTTGAAAAGCTTTGGAAACCCGTCTTGCTCGTCAAGGTCTGAAATGATTGAGCCAAACATAGAATTACAGGTCGAGATTGAGGGTGCAGGTATGGACGACTACGCGGTGGTCGCCGTCGCGTTCAAGTTGCTTGCCGTCTGCCAGATTGACCAGACGAACTCGGTCTTTGGCTTCCGGGGCGTCGAGGCGCATGAAAAACAGGTCGGACTTGAAAGCGTCCTCAATGGTATCGTGGGCGAAACGGACGCAGGCTCCGGGCTTAATGTCCTTGAGCGCAATCGTGGGTTCGATTTTACGGGCGGGGGCTTTTTGTAACTTCATATTTAGAGATTAGATGATGTTTCCGGGCCTGTCAAGTCAAATCACTTCCCAACCGAAACGTTCAAGCATGGCAATGCAATTCATCTTGTCTTGGTCGCTGCTGGCAACGGCCTCGTCCAAATCCACGGTGAGGGTCGGCGAGAGGGCTGCGGAGAACGAAACACGCTCGACACGAAGCATATACAAACCAGTCGTGACGATGGTGCCTTCCGAGAAAGGCAGGAATCCTTCGTAGTATTTGCCTATCTCCGTGCGTTCCTTCGTTTTGCGATTCAGGATTGTGAATTTAAGTAGTGTTTGCATATTTATTGAATTAAAATTCTTCGCTGCCGGTTACTTCAAAGGCTTCGTATTCGCCGCCCTTCATTTCATTCAGGAAGCGGATAGCCACGTCGCCGTCTTTTTCCTTGACAATTTTCTTCAAAGCTTCGGCGAGTTTCTTGCTTTGGGCGCATTGCTTTTGGGAGTATTCATAGGACTTCCATTCGGCCTTGATAGCTTCCGCAAGGGTCGCGCCATATTCGTCAGCCTTTTCCAAGGCGATTTTCGGCAGGACAGGTTCCTCGTATTCAAAATCATACCAGCCCTCGTCCTCGCGCTCCAAGACAATCTTGAGGGCGATTTTCTCCATGTCGCTGCGGGTTTGGGCAATGAAATGCCTGTCGCCATGCTTCTCTTTGAAGATGATGATGCGGTTCCACTGATGCTCTTGATAGTCAACGCCCAAGATAGGCTCGTATTTCGAGTCCTTGTTGAGTTTGGTGACGAGTTTTTGAGCTTCCTCTTTCGTCAGACCAGTGAATTGAGTGCGGCGGGGAGTCTGGTTTCGGTCAATGTATTTGCCAATCCAGTAGCCAAAACCCATGCGGTCAGGCACGTAGTAGAAATACGCCCCGTTGCGCTCGATGATTTCCATTTCCTGCTGGCGTTTGACCGCTTCGGAAAGCGTGTGCCCGCCGTATTTAGGATTCATGCCTTCGCAGAGCCAAGTCATTTCGTCTGCGGAAGTAGGCCACCAGCCTTTCTTACGGAGAAATTCTTTGTCAACGTTTCTTTCGGATTCAGGTCGCATGATTAGACTCTATTGAGGATTTCCGATGGTGTCAAGGGCAATATTCCGCGTAGCTGTATTTTGCCGCAATGGATGCACTTACGCAGGTAGAATCTACGACTGTCATCGCGGAGGGTGTATTTGCGCCATTCGTGGTAGATACGCAGCTTCATAAATCAATGTGCGATAGCTAGGCTTTCCATTTGTTCCCCGGCTTCGACACGCTCAACTGCCGCAAGACAGAAAATCTGTATGTCGTTGCAGGCCGCATGGTAAGACGCATTATACATGGGCAATCGGCGAAACTCGCAAAGGGAGGCCGCATAGCGCAGCCCTTCTAGTTTCCCGCGCTTTTCCGCGTCTATTTCGGCTTGGGTCATACTTTTACTCAATCGGGTCAATCATGTCCACTAGCACCTGAGCCAGTTGCTCGGCATGGTATCTCAAATTGTTGCCACCGTCATAGGACGTGGCATACAGGGCGCGGTAGATGACTTCCGCAAGTTGTTCGACTTTCTTTTGGCGGGCAGACATATATTGAATTATTTATCCCACCCCTTAATCGGTTTGGCGTCAGTGGGTTTGCGCCAGCCATTTGCATCGCGGGCAATTTCCTGCCAAGCTCCTAATTCCTTGCAAGGCGAGGCGGCGACTACCGTGAACTGTCCGTCACCTTCGCGCACAAGCCTGTTGTCATAATAGCGCATACTGTCGGCCATCGGTTTCGCCAAGGCGTCCCATGCCTCGTCCTCCGTGTTGCCGCCCCAACAGGACTTCGACCAATAGGAGTAGTTCGGATGCCAAGACCACCAGAAAAATCTCACAGTGGGCTTGTAATGGTCGGGAACCGCGAAAGGCGGGACGATGTAGGGATTTTTCATTTCAGGTTCTTCATTGCGGGACAGATAATCTTGTCCCCGTTGTAGCTCTTGTCGCAGGCCAGCAGCCAGTCGTTGAAGTCGCCGGTGTTCTGCTTGAAGTATTCGTATTCCCAAGCCAGCAAGACCACGGGCACCGCGAAACCACAGCCCCAACCCTTGCGAGATTCAGGAAGCTCGTCCAAGACATACGAGACGCACCCATCCCCGGAACGATAGCCGTTGACCGTGACCCCTGCATACCAGCCGGTCTTGACAGTCGTGGATTGGATATTTTTCCCGTTCAAGAACACCCATACGCGGGCATTCAGGGGAAAGTGGTCGCAACCGCGAGCATCAGGGAGACAGGGCTTTTTGGGAGCCTTGCGAATCAGTTTTTGCAGTTCAACGATTTCCTCGTTGGTGCGCTTGATACCGGCTTCGTGTTCCCTGATTTCGTAGCCCTTGGACTCAACAATGTCCTTGAGGTCATCCTTGCCCAAACCCTTGATTTTACAGGGGGTGTCCCACTCGACTTCGTTCCCGTAACGCTTCATCAGGTCACAGGAGCCTCGGAGCATGGTGTCGTAGCGCATCGTGCCGCAGCCACGGTGTTTGCACCATCCACAAATATCGAAGGTCGTGTCGCCGCATTTGCGGTTTTGGTTTTCCGCCGTCCAAACTGGTTCGCGTATGTCATTCATAAATTAGACTTCCTTTGTTCCGGCGTAAATCGTCCTGCCGTCAATTTCCTGTAAACGGGTTTGGATTCTGGTCAACTCCTTTTGGAGATTCTCGCGTTCCTGTTTGCGGGCGGATTTCAGTTCCTCCCATTTTTGGACGGCGTTGCCATATCCAAAGTCAACAAACGCACGTTGTCCGGCGCGTTCCAGTCCGGCAACCGCACCAACCAGCTTTATTAAGTCATCAGGCGTGTATTCCATAATCAAAGATTAGGTTATCTTTCCGGGCGTGTCAAGATTTAATTTCTCTCCACATACGGCTACGTGTAATGAAAGGTATGAACAGTAGATATTTTGAATACAAGGCGGCAGGACTTTGCACCCGTTGCGGTGCCCCACGCATGGAAGGGAAAACCCGATGCGAAAAGCACCACCTTGAACACCTGAGTTACGGTCATTCATTTAAAGAAAAAGCTATCCAAAATGGCTTGTGCAGATATTGTTGCATCAATCCCCGCGTTGAAGGCAAAAGCATGTGCGAATCGTGTTTGGACAAGCATTCCGAGCGTAATCGAGAGATTTACGCCAAACACCGTGCGGCCTGTATCGAAGCCTACGGAGGAAAATGCAAGTGTTGTGGCTTGGGTGTGCATAAATATCTACAGCTTGACCATATCAATAACGACGGGGCAAAACACCGTCAGGAAGTATTCAATGGCACCAAAGGGAGCATTTATACTTGGGCCTTCCGCCAGAAATTCCCTAAAATTTTGCAACTGCTTTGCGCTAATTGTCATCAAGCTAAAACTACGAGCGGGGGTTGCACGGACGCTGACCATTGCGCGATGAAGTCAGTTTAAACTCCGTAGCATAGACTACCCTAACATCATTGGAGACAACATAATACATCACGGCCTTCTGTCGGTAGTGTCTCAAGGTCAACTGGATAATTTTGGTTATTTGTGTATTGTCGGGGCAAGAAGTCATTCCACCGGGGGATGCTTTAAATGAGTTTTCCCTTTCTTCGCACATAATCCTAACAGGGATAATACGTTCGGGATACTCTACGCCCTTGTCCACCCATCTGCCCTGCGCGGGCTTCATAATGGTTAAACCACCAGTGATTTTTTGAACTTCTTTGTCCCAGTTTTTGTGATGGCGGGTGGAGATGGGCGTGACTTTTGGGAAGCCATACATTGTTGGAACCAACACTTCGTATAAAACTTTCATCAATACAGCCTAACGACTTTTTCGGGGTCTGTCAAGGGATATGGATGACTGGTTCGGGCGGAAGAATGAAGTTCCAGAGAAGGGCTGATGACTGCGAGAAATTGGGTGACGTGGCACACGCGGCATTGACGCCAAAGCTGTTCGCTGCCATCTTTTCCCTCAAGGGAGTATTTCTCCCATCGGTGTATGAAATGGAAGCTCATATTTTTCGATTTTTATTTGCCCACTCAAAGAGCTTGAAAATCAGGAGCAGCACCGTAATCCCGGTTCCGTAGAACGCAATGACCAAACCGACAGCCAAGCGAGCCTTGGGGTCGGAGAAGAAATCGGAAAGAAATTGCACCATTGACGCTACAACCTTGAAAATCCCGGCGACGGCAATGCCGCCAATCAATAGCGTAACCGTTCCGGCCATGCCCCAATAGAGGGTATTTGCGATTGTTCGTTTGATTTTCATGCGAAAAAGTCCGGGCAGGCTTTCTTCAATTTTTCGAGTGCTTCGTGCAAAATCGGTCTGTCCTCGTCGGGGAAGTTGAATTTATCGCATTCCTTTTGGGCAGCGCGGGCAACTTCAATCAACTCCTTGACGGGAGCCGACATGCCCTTATAGCAAATTTCCAAGTCCTTAGCCCTCATAGATTCTCTCCCTTTGAACTTCCCAAGTCATGTTCGGCGGCGAAAAATTATCCGAAAGCTTATGGCCAGTTGGGAAAAGCGCGAGAACCACCTTCTTCTCGTTTCCAGAGCAGAAAAAGCCGAAACGCAGGATATTATCCGCGTCCCAATACTTTACTCGTTGTCCCACTTCCAAGTTCATGTGTTTTTCTTTTTATTTCTGCGGGGTCGTTTCTGAGCGCAAACCGGGCAGCACTTCCAATCGTCGCCCGCTTCGATTCCTCGGCTGGTTAAAATCCAGCGGGGATACGGGTCATCCCCGAAAAGGTAGTCGAATTTGATATGCTGGCACCAAGGCTTCATTTACAAGAGCAACGGCAGCGCGGTTTCGGCATCGGGTAGATGACTTCGTGGAACTCCATCGGCAGCACAAGGTTCTTAGGCAACGTGTAATTCTTAAACAAGGTCGCCACGTCCTTGACCGTCAAACCGGCCAGTCCGCATCCCACCTTCGTCAACAGAAACGTCTTGGAGGGAGCCATGCGGCAGGCTTTCAATAGCCTTTGGACGGAGATTTCGATTTCCTCCAACGGAAGGGTCTGGATGTTCTCGTCCTTGGTTGGGAAAGCATAGCTTCGCCCTTGGACACCCTCGCCCTCGCCGAAGTGTGCGCCGAATTTCTCGACTGCCAGCTTCGCGGCCCCCGCACCATGAACCCCGGCGCGGTTTGAACCGAAAACGAAGACTTCGTTCGGTTCGAGGGTTGTTATTTGCTCTGGTGTAAATCTCATGTGATGGGAAGCTTACACGAACTGGGAGAGTTCCTTGAGGCGTTCCTTCTGCGCGGGCGTCAAGCCTTCCTTGGTCTTGGACTTGCGGACGAGGCGGCTGGCGCGGTTGCGATACTGGCTGGTTTTTGGTTTGGGTTTCATTTTGTATTTGTTATTCTGCTGTTGCTTCCTTCATTCTAACAAGTTCTTCATCCCTGTCAAGGATTTCTTCGAGGTCATCGAAGGCGACAATGGCGGTGGCGATTTCGTCGAAGGCTTCTTCGCGGTTAAATTCACTCTCGAACTTGAAGGTTTTCAGTTCGGCTTCGAGTCCCTCCATTTGCTCTTGGAGGGTGAGCAGTTTTGATTTCAATGTTGAGTAATCAGACATACCATCAGACTATCCAACAATTCCCAACCTGTCAAGAGAAAAGTTTGGCCAAGCGTTCGGCCAGCCATTCAGGGACGGTTTTCTCCTTAAACTTGACCTGTCTATTGGCGTTGCCGATATTTATTGAATTTAATTCCAACTCTTTGAGGATAGAGGGGATATGTCCGACAATCTTGCATTCACGGTAGCCCGAAACATGGCCATTCTTGAACTTTCGATAATACAAAACCTGCCAGCCCTTAGCCTTGCAAAACTGCCTGATAATGTCCTCTACGATGTAGTGTTCATTCTCAGTAAGGTTGGTGGTAAAGTAAATCTCATTTCTCATACATCAACAATCTTGCCTCCGATTAGCCCTTGGAGTCCCAACACCTTGTCAAAGACGCGAATTGAGATTCCCGCTTCCCCTAACATGACCTTCGCAAGAGCGATTGACTTCACCCATTCCTCGACGTGGTTCATTTCCGGCCATTGAGCGTGGACAACAATGTCTTTGATACCACCTTGAATGACGGCAATAGCGCAATTATGGCAGGGAGGACTTTGGGTATAAAGCGTCGTGCCCAACGTCGAAATTCCAAAACGCGCACCCATGAAAACAGCATTGGCTTCCGCGTGAGCCACCATTCCGTATTTAACCGCCCTATCAGCGTATCGTTCTGGAAGGTCTTTAACGCCCTTCGGAAAGCCGTTGTAGCCTTTGAGAATGTCGTGTCCATCCTTGACCAATACCGCGCCTATCTTCGTGCTTGGGTCTTTCGACTTGGACGCTCGCAGATAAACGTCGCGCATGAATAGCTCGTCCCATGAAGGTATTGGAAGGTTCATAATTTGTATTTCTTGACTAACTTGTCTCCGTCCTCTATGGATAGCTTAATCCACAGAAAGTATTCGGGCCTTTTACCCAAAGTGCAGCAGCCAACGTCATAGTAAGCCTCGTCGCCGCACATTGCCTCGCGCTTAATGAAATTCCACAAGGTATTTACCTCTCGCAAGCCAATCTGCAAAACTTCTTCGGGCGTCTTGTCGGTGGGCTGGCGAGAGAAACTGACGCTGCCATCAAGCTGGTCGCACCAAACCTGCGGCGTCATTGACATTGCCTCGCGGATTATTTTCTCCGCATCGCTTCTCTTAATCCTGAATGGGCGGCGATGGTTCACGTTAGTAAGGCTCGAATACCAAAGTAAAGCAGCCACGCCACCGAGATAGGAACCAACCAAAGCAGTCGGAAGATTTCCCCGAAGTCATAACTCCCGCTTCTATGATAAGGTCGAAACATCAGAACGAGACATATAACTGTCGCGGCCAAGGGGAATGCCCAGTATCCTATCGTGATGGTCATGGTTTATGGGGACGAAAAATAACCGAATTGCTCGGCTATCTCGTAGAGTGCAATAAGTTGTGGCCTTTTATGGTAGATGGAGAAAGACTCCTGACTTGACCATTTTTCCACTCTTATTCTATATTACACTCGACGGGAGCGCGAGTCCAAAAAGTTTTGGGTTAGGCTGTTTTTAAGTAACCCTTGACCGTTTCAGGTGTAACCAACGACAGTTCATTGTCGGGCACGTAACCAACGAGACTCTTATGCAGAGTGACGAGGCGCAACTGGTTGACTTTTCGGCCAGCACGGACAACCGCGCCCTTCCATCCGTAGAGACGCCCCGTGACAACCGTTTCAGGGCGTGTGCGCTGTTGACGGCGAAGGGTAGCGATGCGACGGGCGTGAGAGCGGGAAATGAACCTGCCAGTGATTTGAGAACGTGTTTCGTATTTCATAAATCAATAATAATCAACATTTTACTTCCTGTCAAGGAACTTATATTGACTTTTCAGCAACCAAACGGGCATAGTGCATAGGCTGCGATATTTCAAGCCTTCGTAGTTCTTGCCATCAATCTGGTCGAACCTGTAGCGAATCAGGTCGCCCTTATCGCTTATTTGGGTAATGGCGAGAATGGTATCGCCCCAAACCTTGTCCACGAATCTGTCCCCGGCCTTCGGTGGTGAGGGTTTTTCGGATGGTGGACGTTTGGCGAACAGATTTTTGAAAAATTTCATGTTAGAACGGGAGTTGGGCCAACTGGAATCCACAGGCTCCTTTGTGCCCGCCACCCTTGTATTTCGAGGCGATGGCGGAAAGGTCAATTTCCTTGTTGTGCTTCGCGTGATAGAGCGAGAATGTCCAGACCTTGCCATTCCAGAAGTAGGTCATCAAAGCGTCGTGGCCGGTTTCAGGAACGTCCCTTGCGGCGAAGCTGTTCGAGTTGCTGCGAACGGTATTCAACGTGAGGAAATTCAGACCTTCCCATTGGTGAATGAACCCGCGCTCCGTGACATTCACGGCGTCACGCTTGGTGTAACAACGCATGGCAATCGCTCCTTCGCCGACAAGCTTGTTGACGTAATCGGCTGAGTCGAATAGCTCGTCCCAATCAAGTTCCGGTTGGGCGTCAAGGCCAAATTGGAACTCTACCGCGCCATCACCCTTATGCACCCAAACATCGTATTCACCCGCCAGAGTAAGTGCAAGGGGTTCTTCAACCCTGCGTTCATCAAATTCCAGCTTGTCGGGGAGCATCCAAACCATCCCGGCAAGGTCGCGTTGTTCTTTCAGGAACCATTGATAGGCCAAACGACAAGCCGCCACCCCGTCAATGCGATAGCCCTTGAGCGCGGCGGGAAACTTTTCAATCGCCGACTTGTGATGGTCAATCCAGATAAGCCCCGGAAAGGTCATTAAGGCGTCAATAGACAGGTCAATCATATACAACTTAGTATCCAGCGGAATTTCCGGCACGGGGTCGCCGTAGTCCCAACCAATGTAATTGGTCGTGGCCGGAAGGAAACGCTTGGCTACTTCGCGGGAGAAAATCCCGTCATAGTCAGCACGATGATAGATGACTGTCGTATTCATAAATTAGGCCATTCCTTGACAAGACGAGCAGTAATAAGGCGTTTTGACAGCCGTAGGAAATGCCGGGGGTGCCCCGCAAGTCGCGCAGACTACTTCCTCATTCTTGACAGGACACCCCACCGTATCACTGTGCGCTTTATCCCATGAGCCTCCGCAGATTTTGCAGAGTAACTCTACCTTGCTTTTCTTGTCGGTGCTTCCGAAACCGCCTTCGCCGCGCTCGGATTCCTCAAGCTGGTCGGCAGGCTCAACCACGAAGTCGTAATAACGCTCAAAGATTATTTGAGCAATCTTGTCCCCGTTCAAAAACGAAGCTGACTTGTCCCCCAAATTAACGAGGATTACCTTGACTTCGCCCCTGTAGTCAGAGTCTATGACCCCGGCGAGAACATCAATGCCCTGTTTGAAGGCGAGGCCGGAACGAGGGGCGATGCGTCCGTAAAACGACTCAGGTATTTCAAGAATGAGATTCGTGGGAAAGGCATAACGCTTGCCCGGTTCAAGAATGACCGGATAGCCCACGTAGGTCAAATCATAACCGGCAGCACTCGCAGTCCCACGCTTGGGGGCGATGACGGGAAGCTCGGGATTAAACGCCTTGTATCTTACTGTTTGCATTCTCATATTTATTGAATTAAATTTGGGGACGGGTCGGGATTCACCAACTCGAATTTTCTTGTTCCGTATCCGCCAGCGCGGAGGACTTCCAGAATCTTCTTGATAGTCGTCTTCTTGTCGTAAATCAGTTCGATTGAGAACGGTTTTGAAGGCTTGGATAAACCGCCCCAAACTTCACGCACCCAAATAATCGCCTTATTTCCTTCAACGAATTCTACTCCCGCAAACCTGTAGGAATATTCGTCACCCTTCTTAAAGGCCATCTGAACGAGTCTGGAAATCTTATATTGCAACCCTTCCAGTATTTCCGACTTATACATGCCAACGATAGGGACAAATCCCTCGTTACTGTAGTTACAAAGTCTTTCAGAACCAATTTCGCGGATAACTGCTCCACCCAAAGCTGCATCAAGACGGCGAACATACCAGCCAATTTTCCACTCGCTGTTATGGCCGGTCTTAGCTAAGACCAAATCACCCGCGACAGGCTCACGATAATACGCAAAATGAACGTAAGGAGCATCTGTATCACCCAAGCCACGCCCCTTAAAATCCTGCTCCGAATACCCGCCACGACACAAAAGTTGTGTCGTTGCCAGTTCGGAAACCACGGCTGAAAGGATGCGTTCTCGGTCTGTCATGTTATCTGTCCACCTTGTAGAGTCCAAAGCCTAAATGCCCGCCACTCGTATCGTAAAGCCCAAACCCCAAATGACGCGGAGACGTGCGCTCCGTTGCGGGCGCGGATTTGGGTTGGCTGGATTTCTCCACCTTTTTCTTACTGGGACGTTCTTGTGTCTTGGGCATGTTAATCTCCGTCAATTTTTTTGGGCGTCGGACGCGCCATAAATCCCTCGCATCTTCCTTCGCTATTTATCTTGCATCTGGACGGAACGGAACATTTCTCTTGTAGATTGAAAAGGCATCCAACCGCCTTGCAATCCACATCCTCATAGTCACGGCTCGCCCAAGAGTGGTGTCCTGTGTCCCTCGGGTATCGCGCCATTAAACCATGCTTTTCCATTAGATTTTCTTGTCCTCTTTGGTGTCAAATTCCATCTTGACACGCGGGAAATCGTTTAGTTCAGCCGGAAGTTGACCAAGCTCAACTCGCTTGAGCGTTTCGATAAGCGCAAGCAGATTCCACGCGGCAGCGGTCAAATGCGGCTCGTCCTCGAACCCCATTGCGTATTTCGCCAAATGACGTTGGCAGCTATCAAACAGGCGGGAAGCGGGCTGGCCCTTGCGCCAGTTGTCTTCCGCGTATTTCTTCGCACCTTCCTCAAAGTGCTGCGCGACCTTCAAAAGAGCGTAAAACGGGAGCAAATCGAATCGCCCCTTACCCTCGGAAGTGTCACGGACTGAGCCGGTTTTAAACTGCTGGCGGGAACCGCTGTCGAGAATTCGCTTTTCGGGAGGGGGAGATTTTTGCTGTATTTTCATCGTTCTATAATAATAGCCCAGCTTTCGGTTGGTGTCAAGGGTTTCTACTCAGGAGATAACCACGAACAAGAAAAACATCCCAATCCCCATCAGGGTCGTATCGTCGTCTTGCTTGTATCGTCTGCTCATATTTATCTGTCTTTGTGGCATGGTCGCGGGGCGTCGAGATAAGACTCCTTATCGCCGACACCCACCGCGATTTGCCATAACACGAACTCCCCAAGTTCAGTGAACTCGGGTTTAATGCTGGTCGCCGCGTATATTGCGGCTGAACATTGATGGACTAATTTTTTCATTTTTGACTTCATACTCCATCATAGCACGATTAGCCCATAACGTAAATGGGGGATAGCCCCCTTACCCCTTCACGACTCCCAAAGGAGTGCGTTCTTCGATAACGTCAATCAGGTCGGTTTGCTCGCTCATAACCACGTCAATGTCCTTATAGGAACCCGGAGCCTCGTCCAAGTCAGAGTTGGCGCGGACGGCATGAATGACTCCAAGTTCGTCCAGCTTGCGTTGCTCGTCTTCGATGTTCAGAGTGCGTTTGGCGACCATGCGGCCCATCTTGCGGCCTGCGCCGTGGGAGCAACTCTCGAAGCTCTCACGATTACCCTTGCCGCGCACCACGTAGCTCTTGGTGCCCTGCGAGCCGGGGATTAGCCCAATGACGCCCTCGCTGGCATTCGTCGCGCCCTTGCGGTGGACGACGACTTCCTTGCCGAAGTGCTTTTCAACCTTCGCATAATTGTGCGGAATGTTGATGAAGTTCGTGAACTCGACCTGTTGCAAAGGCTTGAAAACCTTGTAGATGGCTTGCTGGCAAGCGTTCATCATTTCCATGCGGTTCGCCAAGGCAAACGCGACACAGTAAGTCATTTCCGCCAAGTAAGCCTGACCCTCGGCAGAGTCAAGCGGCAGGAACGCCAAGTCGGTTTCCTTCGTGACCTGACTGAAATAACGCTGGTTCAGAGCGAGGGCGAGCTTGTTGTAATAGTCGGCAACCTGCTTCCCGATGTTGCGGCTACCAGAGTGAATCATCACGCACAGATTTCCGTTCGGGTTCTTCTGTAATTCGATGAAGTGATTCCCGCCGCCCAAGGTTCCGAGTTGGAACAGGGACGGCTCAAGGAACTTCTCATAGTAGGCGTTCGGGGACGTGCTGGCGGGCAGCTTGTCCACAGGCTTCGCGGTAAGATGGCGGCTGAATCCGACAGGAACGTTGTAGCGGATTTCCTTGATGGCTTCCGTCAACAGTTCCCTGTCCCAAGTTTGGATGTTGGATTCGATGGAACACATACCGCACCCAATGTCAACTCCGACAGCGTTCGGAATGATGACGTTATCGGTAGCCAGAACTCCACCGATAGGCATACCAAAGCCTTGATGGGTGTCGGGCATGAGGGCGACGTGTCTGAAAGTGAATGGCAGGTTGGCCATGTTCTCGGCCTGCTTGATAGCCCCGGCTTCCGGGTTTTCACACCAAGACTTGATTGGGACGCGAGTGTTTTCGGCGTAGATTTTCATTTACTGATATTGACAGTATTTACGCCTAAAGTCAAGGAAAAACGTCTTTTCTCAGCATGACCTTCTCGAACAGGCTGCGGGACAGGGCGTAACCCTCGGTAGTCCATGACCTGTTTTTGATGGACTTGACCCTGTATTTTCCGGTGCCAATCAGCCTTTCGACTTCGGCACAAAGTTTTTCAACCTCGAACCAGAAGAACGTCTTGTTGGCGGGGTAATAATATACAAAAAAATGAATTTTATCATTCCTTGCCCTAAAGACACCCCCAAGCTTGCCGGACTTGGTATCGCTCAAAGTTTCCATGAAAAAGTTCTCGGTCTTTTCCATCGGGTAGCTGTCGGATTTTAGTTCGACAGTCGTGCCATCGGCCAGAATGAAGTCAATCGCCCTATCCTCGCTTTTGACCGGGCCTAGATGAGCGTAGTATTGTTTGAAGTCCTGCTCTCCCTTGTCGCCTATCGCCATTTGGGTTTGGAAACCGAATGTTTTGTTTTGCATTAGAATGGAACGCCTCCGTCGTCGTTTGCCACTACAAGGGGAACCGGGACGGGCGGGGCGATAACTGCGCGGGCCAGAGCCAAAGAGTCTCGTCTGTCGTCGGGTAGCGAGGAAATGATTCCCTTCTCCAAGAGAGCCTTGAGAATCTTTGACTTATCCTCCGGGTCTGGTTCGGAATTACACTTACCCCTGAACTGGTCAATGACCTTGCTGCGAATCGAAATGTTGTAAACCAGCTTATCCTCCTTGTAGATACCAAGGATGTTGCATTGCTTGGCGACTACCTGTGAGCCATACCAGCGAATACAGTTCTGCATCTGGTTGGCGTAGGAAACAAGGTCGTTCGTGTGCTTGGGGACTTCTATCTTGAATCCTTCGTATTCCAATCCGTCTATCTCCTTGTATTTCGGCGAGACGGGCAGTTCCATTTCTTCGGTCTTGACGGAAGCTGCTAGACGGCGGGGCGCGAGATAGTCGTGTATTTCCTGCCAGCTTTTCGGCTTTTCGATAATCTGGAAGTCAGGCTCGGCTTTACGCTGGCCGTAAATGATGATGGAGTCGTTGAAATACCATTCTCCGAAATTCTCGTCGAGAACGAGCTTCAAAACGCGGGAGGCGTTGTAGTTCTTGAGTAATGCCCTGACGACGTTCAATTTGACGCCTACTCGATTTTTGTCAACGTCCTTGATTTTGGTGACGTTGGCCTTCTCCAAAGCCTGATAGACATAATCCACGGGCATGAGTCCCTTGATGACCGCGCCTAGACACAGAACATCGAAGTTTTGGTCTTTACGGATTCGTTCGCAGACCATGCGGGTAAGCTTTCCGCCGTCCGTGCCGAAGCATTTCTTGACTACATGCTTAATGTCCCCGTGAATAAAATGGCGCGAGTAAACCGCGTTGAGCGAATTGCTCTTGAGGGCGAAACCTTCCGTGAAGGGATAGCAGGCGACACGCAGATTCTCGAAGAAGTCCCTGCCGTATTTGAACTTGATTCCGTGACGCTTGAGGAAGTGAATCAAAATCTTGTTCAGACGTGCGTTTACAGACTTAATCACACGCACTTGGGTTTTCGTAACTTCTGGCCAGTCGCTACTACTGTCCATAAGCTCGGAGATTCTGTGGCTCAGGGGGATTTCATCGGACTGTTCCTGCTTAGGCTTTGGTTCAGGCTTCTGGAAAGGTTTGGAATAGGTATTCTTATTGCCAAAGTTCAGCAAAATTCTTTTCAGGTCGTCAATGCGGTTGGAAACATTGCGGACGATGCGGCCCCTGTCCGGGGTAAGTTGGGTTTTCCAAATGACCAGCCTGCCGTTCCTGACACGCAAACGAAACGTGTCGGCTCCTTGGCGGGCGAATTCCACTCCGGTTGCACCCTTGGAGGCGGAATAGCTCATGCGAATGACGTTCAACCCGTCACCGAAGTCATAAACGAAAATCGTCTTGCCGTTGCGCGGTGTTCCGGGCGAACGCTGGTAATATTTCTTGTAGTTGACAATCTTGTAGCGGACGTGCTTTTCTTTGACCACGCGCCACTCGGGTTTGTCGAACGGGATTAGAGGGATGGGATTCATTCGAGGATTTGTTTCAGTTTGGTTTGAAAATGGGTAACTAAAGGATGCGAGATATTTATGTCCTGCCACAGAAAGAAGTGGTTGGAATACCCGCTGAACCAGCAATGGATTTCACGGACACGCTTCGGGTCACGCGCAATATCTCCCTGATATACGGCCCAAAACGGCAAAACTGAATCATCCAGCTTCCCTTTGGCCCTTAAAATTTGCAGCAATCCGGGCGTAAAGAATTTACAAGACCTTTCATGGGCGTTTCCTCTCCCTGCCGAACTGGTCTTTCCCTCCACCCAGCCATCCTGACGTTTGACTTCGACGTAGAGCGTTTTCCCAGTGACAATGTTGTCAATGGCATAGTCGGGAATAACACCGTGCTTGTAAGGCTTAATCGGCTGATAAATGGAGGCGGCGATGGCTGCATCCAAGGGAATTTGTAGATAGATGTTTCGGAACTCCCTTGGCTTATGCCTCAAACGAAAATCCGTTCCCACGAAAGCCGCGCTCATGGCCTGTGCGAAGCTGCTTTCAGTCGCGGAAGCTTTGAGGCTGCTGGCATTCTGCCAACCAGTTCTGTTTTTCAGGCCATCCATGTGTAATATAATAAGTGAACGAACGTCTCGAAAGTTTGCTACTCAATGTTCAATGCTTCCTATTGAGCATTCTCGTCCTGCGCTGGAATAACCTTTGGTTCTTCGTCAAAGGCATCGGCAGGGCCATCTTCAACACTTAAAATATCCTAGATTGTTCCTTGCCACAGGTGCGACATTGGCGATGCTGTCTTGACCAAGTGCTGCGGCATTCAGTTTCCCATTTGCCCCACGTATGAAAATGGGGCTGCTTCCCAAAAACTAAAGCGCAGAAAATTCTAACCAGTAATCTTATCATAATACCTGACGATACTGTATCCTTCGCCGGTAGTCAAGATGTCTTTTCGGGCGAAAAGATGCTCGAATGCAGACATGTGGGCGTCCGCTTGGGAAAATTTACCCGAAACATGGGTGCAGACTACCTCGTCCAGCTTGTCCAAGAGCAGGGAATAGATTTGAGAACCTCCACAAACCCAATAGTCCTGTCCGTCGGGAAGCTGGGATAGCGATTCCACGACGTTGGTGGCGCAGGAGAGCGTCAGACCGTGGTTGGTCGTCTTAGTCCATCCGTCAGGGTTACGGCGCGTCAGAACCCAAATGGTGCGGTTTACGAGGGTCTTATTGGGCAGGCAATCAAACGTCTTGCGGCCAAAAAGGACATGGCCGTTCATGGTGGTGCGTTTAAAGTGCTGCATATCGGCCTTGAGACGCCAAGGAATCTTGTCTCCCTCGCCGATTTCACGATTTTCACCCATTGCCACGATTGCGCGAAAAGTTGCCATATTTATTTCAATTTATTGAATTTTATTGATTCGTATTAGCGAACCATGTGGATAATCGTCAAAACGCCCAGTAAAATGACGAACGCCGCACCCAAAATAACCAATCCAGCCGTAAGCGGAGGGGTCTTGACTTGGGCGGCTTGCATTTCTCGCAGTTCGGTCTTATTTCGGGGGATTCCAGCAGGTATTTCGTTTCGGTAGTTCATGGTTTAGTAGGTTGGCTCAATCCACGGGGGACTGATTTGCATTTCGTATTGCCACTTTTCAATCCTATCAAGCCTTTCCTCAACTGTCAAGCCCTTTAGGGAAGCAAAGTGCAGGCGGCGGGCCTTGTTTCCCGCTGCCGTTTCACAGGGGCCGCACTTCCCGTTGTAGTGCGGGGTTACTTTCTCGCACTTATCGCAATGTTCGTGGTCGAATTTCATTTTGGCAATCTGCTTGGGTCGTAGCCTTCGGTTGACCAAACGTAATCTGGAACCTTTACGTTCTTGTCGGGCCTCAACTCTTTGGCTCCCGCGTTGAAAGCCTTGTATTGGACAATGACTATTTCAGCGAAGTCCTCCAATGTAATGTTCTCGTCTATGAGTCCATTGAAAGCTGCGGGATTGCGCTCGCGCAGCCTTCTGACGATTTCTTCCGCGTCTTTACGTTCGTTGGTTTTCATATTAGACAGCGATGGGGGCTTTGATGGCGGGATGACATTCATATCCCATGACTGAAATGTCCTCGTATTTATATTGAAATAAATCGGTGACGGCGGGGTTCAGTTTCAAGGTAGGAAGCTTGTCGAACGGTTTGCGCGAAAGCTGTTCCTTGACCTGTTCCAGATGGTTCTTGTAAATGTGCAAGTCGCCGTAGGTGTGGACAAACTCGCCGGGAACCATGTTGACCACCTTGGCAATCATGCTCGTCAAGAGCGCGTAGCTGGCGATATTGAATGGAACGCCTAAGAACGTGTCACAGGAGCGTTGATAGAGCAAGCAGTTAAGCCTGCGTTTGGGAACGCCAATATCATCCAGATTCTTGTGCGCCGTGGCATCGTCCGCGCCAAGATACTTCGGAAGCAAGTTGTAGCCTCCCTTGTGATACACGTCCAGTCGCTCAGAGACGGTTAGTTCTTCCGTGTTGAAGTGGAAAAGACAATGACACGGCGGTAGGGCACAATGGTCAACCCAGTAAGGATGCCACGCGCTGACAATCATGCGACGGTCATCGGGATTGGTTTTCAGCTTATCCACGACTTTTTTGAGTTGGTCAATCGTTTCATGGGCGCGTTGTATAGTAGCGCAGTCGGAACCATCCTCGCCGTCATCGTATTCGCGGTAGTAAGGAAACGCCCTCCACATGCCTCCGTAGGTGCCTTCTCCAAGGTCGCCCCATCTAGCGGCAAATTCAGGAAATTCCTTGATATTCTGAATGAATTGCTTTTGGTCAATAAGGGCTTTCGTAATAACTCCGTCCGTCCCTTTTTGAGCATCGCAGAAACGCTTGTAGGCCCACTCGTCCCAAATGTGAACGTCGTTATCAACCAGATACTTGATATTCGTGTCGCCCTTGATGAACCAGAGCAGTTCGTGGATGATGGCCTTGAGAAAGACTTTCTTGGTAGTTAGAAGTGGGAAGCCTTCGGCGAGATTGAAACGCGCCTGTGCGCCGAAAACGCCGATGGTATCCACGCCGGTTCGATTGACTTTCGTGCGGCCATTATCGAGGATAAGGCGCAGGAGACGGAAGTATTCTTGGTCGGTGTTGTTCATATTGTGTTAGCTTAAAACGTGTCCTACGACTATTGTGCCTTTAAGGTCGTGTTCGCCCAAGGTATTATTGGTGATGCTATAGTAAGGCTGACCGTTATCCAGAGCCTTGAAATAGAACCCAACGATTTCAATGGGCAATATCGTGTGCCCATCATAGGAAAGAACTTGCCTTTCCGTTTTCCCAAAAGATACCACGAACTTGTTGTCCGGGTCATAGACACTAACTATGTCGCCTTCGTAAATATCCTTGCCATTCCTGTCTTGCAGGCCAGTCCATTGCTGGAAGATGAAAGAGTCGTTGGCGAACGTGTCGTTCAGGTCAGTATCAAATGGTTCGATGCTGACGAATCGCTGATACTTTTTGTCCCAAACGCGGAATCTTATCTCTCTCATAGAGGACTCCACGTTTTTTCGGCCCAAGCCTTTAACTCGGACATGGGGATGACTCTGCCAACCGGCCTTTCCGCTCCAATCTTCGCTACGGATTTGCAATACGGACACTTGCCATTATAGAGTTCACGAATGTCTTGGTAATCCACAGACAGCGTGAAATTTCTTTTCAAATCTTCGCAGCACCAGTCCATATTATCGTTCCTGTTCAATTTCCAGCCACGCAAGGTATTGCTCGGCCCATAGCTCGACGTGTTTGTCCCCGGCATGACCGATAGTTTTCATGTTCTGCGCGAAAGCGTCGAAGCTGCCTGCGATGGTCGCCTTAAATTCTTCGATGGTCAACGGGTCTTGGAAAAACTGCGCCGTGGTATCTTTCCTAATCGGGCGACCAAAGAACAATCGTGTCTCGCCCTCGCAATCGCAGGAGCCGCCCTTGAGATATTGCGTCCCGCACTTCTGACATAGCTCGGTTGTATTCTTGCCGTCCTGTCTCATGCCGCAAACCGGGCAGACCGCGTAAATTGCCTTCATTTCGGCCTGACAATGTTTACAGACCACGGTGTTATTGAGCTTGCTCATAGCATTTTCAGAGCCGAGTTACGCATGACCCCAAATATCGGAAACATATCGGACGGAATGGTAAATGAAAATTCCGCATCGTTATCCGAATGGATTACAGGCTTGAGATTCTTTTCCGCCCCGGCGTTTTTAACACGCGCCACAGCCTCCTTGAAAGAGTCAGCCTCGACGCCCGTTGTGTAAACGGCCATTGATTTCGAGCCATTCATGGGCTGCTCGGTAAGAATTAATATCATATAATCCTCAACTGGCGATTCTTCATGGAGCCATAGACCGGATACGCCTGCTTAATGACGTATTCAAAGTCTTGGTCGTCCTCCTTCTCGACTTCCCATTTGAGATTTATCCTGGCAGCGTTGTCCTTCAACTTCTGAATCGCTTCCACGAAGGTTTCCGCGACGACTGCGGTGCAGATGATGGCTCTTGTAATAGTCCCGTTCTGCCCGTCCATTACTTGTTCGACATTAAGAAAAGTCATACCTAATATTATCCCATTACTCTTTGGTTGTCAAGAGCTTTCCTTTCCACACATAAATGCGGAAACAATCAGCATGGCCCAAAACAGCACCGCAAAAATCTCCCTACCTGTTAGGGCTGCTAGTAGCATAATAGTTCCTTTTGAATTCCGCGAATGAAACCTGTCGGGTGTTACAGGTGTTCTTATAAAACTGATGGAGCGCGGCATCCGTGATTTTGGGGGCATGTCCCCAATCAATCGCATCAAAATTCTCCGCGAAAACTTTTGGATTGGTTGGGCGGGGTTTGTCTCCTTTACCCGCGCCTGATTGTGTGGGTTTATCCATTTTCGATAAGCTTGGTGAGAACTTGTATGCGTTTTCTGCGGGCTTGCAGCAGCACTTCATGCGGGCCGGTTCGCGCCTTCACAAAATCCGCGTGGATTTCCGGGTGCGTGGCACGTAAAGCCTCAAAACGCGGAGCCTGCGCGTCACGAATGATACGCAACCTCAAATGGGCAATTTCCTCGTCAAAGGTATCTTTGAGAAGGTCAAGAGCTATTTCCTTGTCCATATTTAATTCAATTTTTTAAGCTCGCTGGCGATTCTGGCCTGCTCACTTTCCAGATATTGCCTGTGTCTTTCGGCGCGTTCGCTCTGTTTTTCTGCTTCAACCTTGCGGGCCTTGGCAATTTTCTTGTCAGTAGCAGCCTTCATGTCGAGGACTTTCGCCATCGCCACGTCTATCTCAAATTCGAGAATATCGGGGCATCCGAACGATGGCCACGCCTTGTAGAAGAAAGTGACTCGGCTTTTGGCCTGACCGATTTTGGCATAGAATTTCGCCTTGTCGAGAGTGTCAACCCAGTTCCCCTTGACACCGCCCGTATGTCCTCCGTTGTAGCCTACCGAACGGAAGAACTTACCTTCACGATTTTGGACTACATAGAGCTTCATTAGGGGTGGTCGAGTGGGTTTGGAGCGTTGGTTGGGGCTGCGGGCGCGGGAACAACCTTGGCTTGCGGGCGTGGTTGCTTGCTTTTTTCGATTGCCGCCCTCACAATAACGTTGCTGATTGTCTGAAACTCGCTTTCGCTAATCTTGGTGGAGATAACCGGCAGGCTGGCGTCCCATCCTCCCAAAATGAACAGGTTGTTCGTTCCCACGACTCCAATGCGGTTGCCAAGAAGGATAATGTGGTTGGCGTCCTTGATGTAATTGCTCACACCATAAACCAGCGACCTTTGTGAAGGGGCCGGGGCGACAGGGTGGTGGTAGTGGCCGACGATTACGTCTGCTGTCCAAATGACCGTTAGAAGGGACAGAACGAGTAGGATTTTTGTTGCTTTGCTCATTTTAGGAAGTGTTTGTATTGTTTCGCGTAAATTTACTCCGAAGAAATCATTCTCATTCGGTGGTTCAGAAAAGTATTCCAAGATTCTGCCCATGATTATTTTAAGTCAACCAAGGCTTTATCCACAGGAAATTTTCCCGCTGGGAATTCGACATAGACAGAATCCTCATGGGCCTCATTCCAGCAATGACCAAGGACTTTCCCGAATGCTCCCTTTTCGAGTTTCTGGCCTTCGACTTCTACGGACTTTTTCAGGGTTGCCATCATAAATCGTAGTAGGATTTGATTTCGAGTTTGCCGTTGTGAATGATTAGATACTCCGTTAGATTGCAGTCAATGTCCAAATCGTTCGCTTCGGCACGGGCGAGATTCCTGTTCGAGTAATGCGTGACGGCGCGGCGATGATAGGTGTGGCCCACCAACTGCTTAACCCCGTCAATCGGTTCAAACTCGTCATCAAAATCCGCCCAAACGATTCCGCCGATTCTTTGACTGCCGCCTCTGGCTTCCCCGGCACGGAAGAACCAATGCGAGCCTCCACTGGCGAGACTCAATTCTGCGTGTTCACCGGCTTTCTTCAACCATGTGCTGATGCCTTTCTTGTCGGCTTCAAGCATGGGAGGGAAGTGGTAAGGATGAACCCCGGCGTGGGTGCAAAGATAGTCGTCAATCCAGACGAACCACTGAAATTTGTCCCTGACTTCCGCCATCTTGCCCTCGAACGCGCCTATGATGGCCTTGTCCTTATCCTTCGTCCACCCGCTGCAAAGCGCGTGTTCGTTCTTGCCCCAAAAGTAATGAACGTCGTGGTTCCCGAACAGGGTAAGGAAGTTGGGTTGGAAGACCAGCTTTTGAAGATAGGCGGCGGTCTTGATGCTGTAGCGGACGTTCTCAAGATGAAAACTGTCAAACCAGTCACCCAAACAAACCACCTTGTCGGCCTGTTCCCTTTTCAGAATGTTGCTCACCTTGTCAATCTCCTGATGCGGGTCGGCGAAAACAAGGATGCGCTGATTCTTGCTCGAAAGCTGTTCAATCATATACCAATATTACCTCTTATATTCCGGGCTGTCAAGTCCAATCATGCGGGTGCTTTCAGTCTTTTGCAGGACGTGGCCTTCGTAACCGGAATTCTTCCAGAGTGCTGCATACGCGGCATCCTCATTGTTGAATTCGGTGGCGTGGTCAATATCCCTGTCAGTAAACATCAAGACATTGTATTCATCGAACTTCGCCCACCCGTAGTAATTCATGTAGCAGACGTATTTCATTTCTTGGCCCCTTCCAGAAGGTTGCTGATATTGCGTCGGCCTATGTGATTGAGTGTGTGGATATGGTATTCGGGGATGGGTTGCTTATGCTTGGCGCAGTAGGCCGCGAGCCACTTGGCGGCGTGGTATCCACTTTTGACTTTATATTTTTTGTAATTTAATTTGAGGGGGTCAATGATTCTCGCCTCGTTTGGGGCCACGGCGCGGTAATCCTCGTAATGTTCGTCCGCTAAGTCGTGGTCGAAGGACACGCAGGACGGGACGCCCATCAAAGTTACAAGCTTTACGAAGTCGTCATAGCTTCTGGCGACAGTCCAGTTCACCAAGGGGAGTTCCTCCCATGTGACTTGGAACGGCTTACGAACGTCGTCTAAGAATAGGTAGTAAATCATTTGCGCGGATAGCATTCGGGGAACAGCTTCTTCAACTTTTTCTCGTCTGCCTCCACCTTGGACTGGGAAAGTTTTTCGTCCATCCATTTGAGTAACTTGGCGGCTTTTTCCCCAACAAGCTCCCTTTCGTGAGCGGTGAATTGCATTTCGCTGGAAGAAATTCCTTCCAAGCTGACATAGACGTAGCAGCCGCTATACCAACCGCTATTTGAGATATGGAGTCTGTATTGGTTTGGGGACTTGTTCGAGTAGGACAGAAATCTCGAATCGCCCTCGTATTTTGCTTCCCAATTAACCTTGTCGTCAAGGTCTTTCAAGATAGCCTTAACGTAACAACGAGGCTCGGGCACGGGAATTACCGGCTCTGGCTTTGGTGCTGGTGTGACTTTTTTCTTCCAAAATTTCCAACTCATAATTCAAATTCCTTTTTCAGTTGTTCATACTGGCGTTTACGGTCTGCCTTCGCGTAATCTTCTGCGCTTAGACCAACCCCGCCGCCTTCCTGTCTTTCGCCGTGGTGGTCAATCGGCTTCCAAAGTTTCTTATCCATGATAACCTTGACTTCCTCGAACGATAATGGCGTGAAGTTATGGCTGTCCACTCCACAATCGAAGCTGCGGGAATGCGGGTCATCGGGCAGGGTGCCGTGGCTGTGCCCGTAAAGGTGCCATGCTCCATGATGGCTCTTGTTCCAAACGCGCAAAGCGTAATGACACAGGGTAATCTCTTGGCCGTTGACTTCAATCTCTCGATACGAGTCAGAGCAGGCGAAGAAACGCTGACGGTTGCGCCAAGCGAGTCTGTCGTGGTTCCCCTTGAGGAAGATAATCTTGCCTTTCAGCTTTTCAAGGAGCATGGTCAGATGCCAGTCCTCGCGCCCGAAGGCGAAATCTCCCAAATGGTAAATCAGGTCATTCCCCCCAACTTTTGCGTTCCAGTTGGTGATAATGGTGTTGTTCATTTCAGCCGTGTCCCTGAATGGACGATTGCAATACTTGATAATATTGGCATGGTGAAAGTGTGTATCCGATGTAAAAAATGTTCTCATCTTTTTCCTCTTTTATTCTTTTTCTTTTTCTTTTATGATAGAGGAAAATGCGGTATAAGTCAAGGAGTTTTACCGATAGTCAGGTCGAACGCCTTTCTAAAGTCGGCGTGGGAGGCTCCCAAAATTCTTTCCACGCACTTGTCCAGACACTCGGCATCAGCCGCGCCGGTCACTTCCGCAAGGTGGTGATAAAAGTTACCCTCCTCCCTGTAATCAAGTTTATCTAATGAGAGCTTGTCCAGAAGGGCTTGTAGATGGTCGGGTATCATGCGAGAATTTTGGAAGGGTCAATTTCCTTTAAGGTGGCTTCCTTTTTCTTCAAATAGGCAATCCAGTCGGAATATCCGCAAGTGCAATAGTCCTCTAGGGACATCATGTTACTCGGGTGCATTCCGCAATCCCTGTCATGGTAGGCGAAATTACGGGCAAATTTCTTGATTGCCTCGTAGTGTTCCTCGGAAATGGCGTAGGTTTTACTCATTCTTCAAGCATTTCTTTCAATTCGGATATTAGGGTGTCAATATCTTCGTGCTGCCAGTTTCCCTCGAAAATACGATTTCGGTATTGGATGCGACGAAGGATTTTCAGAATGGCCCCGTTCCATCCTCGGGTTGCTCCGTCACCCACGCCCAAATCCATACTGGTGCCCTTGATGTTTTTTACATACCATTTTTGAAAGGGTGATTGTTTCATGTTAGTTGTTCCAAAGTTAGCGGCCTGCGATTTCCTTTATCAACACCACGGAGTATTTCGACTTGAACCCAAGTGCCTTCCTTGTCCACGATGGGAGTCCCTTGTTGGGGCTTACCGGCGACGTAAGGCTGTTTTACAACCAGAGGGCGAAGAACTTTGACCGGCACACCTTTAAATTTTTTCATAAAGGTGCCGCCGTCAACACGATTTGCCCGCGATAGCTTTTCCTCAATATCCCAAGGGCTTCGGGAGCCAGCCAACCGATAAGGCCAACCCCACCCTTGAGAATCTTCCCGTCCTCCCCAATGACCATTTCCGCCCTTTCAAAGAGCTTGCTTGTCTTGGTCGTGGTGCCATACGGGAGCTTGCTAAAGACTTCCCTGTCGAAAAAGTAGTATGCTTGTTTAAACATAAAATTCAATAAAATGAAATAAATGTAGGCTTCTTGAGAAGTTTCGCCCATCCGAGGCTGTTCTTCGTGCCCTTGCTCACGCCGTCCCAAAAGGCGAGGACGTGGGTGCAATCTCTGATGATTGTCTCGTTACGCATGAAGCCAGCACGTTTACCGTAGGTCGCCCAATCGGGAAGGTATTCGACTAGCGGAATATCATATAACTTCGCCAGTCGCGCACCAATGGCGTCAGCACCCACGGCCCCGCCAGAGACGATACATTCCAGCTTTCGACCGAAAAACCAACGGTCAAAAAACAGCTTGGCAGAGTCCCAGTCCTCAAAATCCCTCCCGCCTATGATTGCCAGCCTAATCATTTCGATTCGGCGGATTTTCTCAGCAACTCATTATTCTTGAAGTGCTGTTGGAGCTTCTCAGAAGCTTCGCGGCGGGTCGAGGCGGTTTGGGTCTTGAGCTTGCTGTTGGAAGCGCGATTGCAGAATTCCAGCTTGCCAATCAAGCCGTTTTCATAGTGCGTGGCGTTATCCCATCCCGTCGGTTCGAGAATCTCGACCTTGAGGATTTCGGCCCAAGCTTTTCCAGAGTATCTAGTCATACATTCATACTAGCTGACGTTTCTGCATAAGTCAAATACTTTTTCGGGCGCGGAAGGCATTGAATATGGCCCTTTTTCTGCACCCATTTGATTTTCATGCCTCTAAATTCCTGTCCTCTATGACACCCAAGCCCAATCCAGTCATGTAGGGCGAGAGTCTGATGGAATTCCCTGTAATACGTTTGATAGCTAAGGGAAAGGGTCTTTGGAGCGACCCCAAGCTCATGGAAGTATTCGTGGTATTTTCTCCAAATTAGTTCCTCAAGACTCATTTTCAAGCATCCAAATGACCCTTGCAGCGTCGTTGGCGGGGACAACCGTGGCGCGGAGGCGATTGCTCGCCCCCAAATTGTCGTTATAGCGGTCAACGCAGGCTTGCACATACGTCCTATTGGAACTGACCACATGCACAAGGTCGCCCGTCTGCCAATTCCAAAGGGCTTGGGTGGCGATAAGCCTTTTGGTGAATAATAAATCTCTTGCCTGTTTGAGCAGCGTGTCTGCCAAGATTTTGATGTGCAGGGAATAAGTTTCCGGCGTTCCCCCACTCAAAAATACTCGCAGGTCGCTCAAGTCCTTCACCGCGCTTTCGTAAACTTCCTTGTAGGTGTCGCGCTCCCCGGCGAGGCACGAAATTTCCGCGCACAAGTGTTTCAATTTAATATCCCCCTTGGTGGCCGGATACTGGTATTCCAGATATTCCATAAGGGATTCGAGTTTGGGCGTAGAGATTCGTTCGTTGGTTTCCATATTCAAAATAATACGATAAATGGCAATAAATGTCAAGTAAAAATAGGAAACGCCCACCAACTTTCGCTGGCGGGCGTCTCGGGTATTGGCTGATAAACTTTACTTGCCGTCGCCAAGGTTCAACAGCAGCGGTGACGTGCTTGGTAGGATGCTCGCGGGCATCGAGCCGTTCCACTTGGTAGCCATCGCCATTTTCGCTTGCGCGAGCAGCAGGTTGATTTGCAACTCGTTCTGGAACGAGGCGGCTTCCTTGGCAGACGCGAGCTTGATAGCTGCGTCAGCTTGGGCCTGCGCGGTAGCGACCTTGATGGAGTTCTCGTTCGCATTGACGAGGACGGCGGTGGCGTTGCGCGTCTTGGTGGCGTTCTGTTCCATTTCCGCCGTCTTGTTGTCCTGTTGAGCGATGTAACTCTTGTTGATTGACTCCTGAATCTTCGGGTCAATGAACTGCCAGCCCTTCGCGTTGCCGATACTCTGCACGGTGATACCCTTGCTCTTGCATTCGGCGGTCACAACGTCAGACAATTTTTTGTAGATAACCGCCTGATTTTCTTGGAAGTCCACAAGATTCATGGATGCCACTTCGCCACTCAAGGTTGTCAGGACGAAACCACGTAGGTTCTGGTCGGTCACGTCAGCCAAAGGGCGTTCGCCGTGGTAATACAGATACGTCGAGGCGTCACTTTCGTCAATGCTGACAGTGATGTTAATGCCGATTTTCAAACCGATGTTGTCCTTGGTATTAACGTGGATGCTCTGGTCGGCTTGAGCAGTCCCGGTTTCGGCATCGGCAGTCCATTCGCGGGTAACGAGGGAGCGGTCAACAGCGATAACCCTGACGGCATCAATCCATTGAATTTCCCAACTGAAACGGCCAATGGGCTGTTCCACCTTGTCAATCCAGATGCGCTTGGTGGCGACTTTCTTGGCCTCCAAGAAGGCAACGGAGTTGAACTGAGCCTGTCCTGATTGGGAGTTCCCGTCCAGCGGGATAACCCATGCCGTAGCATTCGGCTTGATTTCGACGCAGGTTGGCACCTTCGGGGGTTTGATACAGCCCGTGACGGTCAACAGACCGCCGAGCATTGCGAGCATGAGCAGGGACTTTAGTGTTTTCATTGTTTTTGTTTTTTTTGATTAGGGACAGTTAAACGGTTTTGCGGTTGGGGACGATAAGCCAAATCAGGACGATGGCCAGCACCGTGAGAATGAGCATGGAGCCTTGAAGATGCCCGTCACGGACAAACTTGGCTAATGCGTAATCGGTGGTGGAGTCATTCACTTGCTGTGCGGAAAGTGTGCCGGTAATCGGGGAGTAGAAGAAGTCCACCAATTTGAGTCCGAGGGCGTAAAAGGCAAGGACGACCAAGGATAGGATAAATTTAAGTTTCATTACCTGATGATATACCCTTGTTCGGGCAAAGTCAAGTAAATTATTGCTGCGGTCTGCCGATTGTGAATACCCCGTTGGAAATGTGCCTGACGAAGCCATTGACCATTTCCATCATGTTGTTAAAACAGGTTTGGCTGTCTTTCTCGTTCTTGCCGGGATGCAGACCGGCGCGGTTCAAGCCCCAAAACATATTGTGGTGGACTTTCTTGGGGTTGGCTTCGACGATAAGCACGAAAGGACGCCCGTTTTCATTGCACATAATGCGAAATTCCTCGGCCTTCTCCAAAATCATCGCCGTAATGTCATCCATGTCACTGGTATCCGTGACTTTGCCGTCCGTATGCTTAATTTCCATACCTATTCTATCTCGTCCCCGCCCATACTAACAAAAAAGCGGGGCCACCTTTCGATGACCCCGCTCTGAATTTTATTGGTTATTTTTGAATAAAATAACCCCAATCAGGATGCACAGCCGTCTTGATTGTGAAGCTCGCCGGAATCGGCTTCGGCTCTTGGTGGCGGAACAGCGGCTTGAGGCCAAGTTCCTTCATCGGCTTGTTGCCGCGAGCGAAGTTGATTTCCTTCTTGACGAGCATCAGGTTCTCGAACGTGTCCTTCCCGCCCTTGCTGCGCGGAAGCTTGTGTTCGATGTTGAGTTGCTTCGGGTTGCACTTGACGCCCGAATAACCGCAGATGCCCTTCTGCATTTCGTAAAGGACGGACTTCGTGGCCCTGAAACGACGCATGGGAATCTTGCTGTAGTTCGTGATTACCACAGTCGGGCAGCGAATCTGCATCTTCGACGTGTGAATAATCTGGTCAAGCCCCGGACGAACAGTAACGTTCAGCCATTCCTCAAAAGAACATGGAGTAAACGTCTCCACGGTTTCGAGGTCATACTTGCCGTCTTCGCCTACAGCATACTGAATGTCAATAGCTTTGGCGGCTATATCACATTGGTCTGAGGCCGAATTAAGGGCAACCAGCGCCTTCTTGGGAGAAATCGTCCCTATCGGTTGATAGAGCGAGTTCAGAACCAAAACGGTGCTTCTGTCTAAGAAATCAGTCATCCCTAAATACTAGGGAGATTTTCAGGGATTGTCAAGGAGAAGTTACTTGAGGCTCCAACTAAAACCGGCAGCAAGGGTGTCTCCCCTAAATGGTGTGCCAAGGGCGTGATATTCGGTGAAATTAAAGCCGTCAGGTGCCCACTTTCCGGTATGAGAGTAACTCTCGCAACCAGAACACGTTAGCAAGGCTATCAAGAGAAGGATAACCCTCATACGTTTTAGAGTTTGGTATTGGGTGGCAAACGAAGCATGACGGAAGCTGCCCAAGCAGGAAGGTTAGAAATGGGGGTGCTGACCGGCAATGCAAGGGTTTGAGCCACAGACGCCATCGTCCAAGCTGCCCAGTCCACTTGGCTCTGCCACCAAGCGTCATTGACGATTTGAGACGGGTTGTTGGCCGACGCCTGAATCTCCAGAAGTTGTTGTTCCTGAATGGTTACTTGGATTTCGAGGCTGCTGATTTGAGCCTGTAATTGGGCAGCGGTTCCGACTGGCGGGTTGGTCGAGGAAATGGGCGGCGGGAGAAAAGACATGACATGGACAGTCCAGTTCGGCAAATCAGCCAAAGTATCACTCGGCCCGTCCTTGATATAAGGAAGTTTCTCAATACGGCTCACGGCTTCCAATTCGAGGCACATGAGGTCAACCTTGTCTAAAGCGTTGCCATTTACGAGGTTTTTAGCCTGATTGACCAAATCCAGTTTGCGGCTTTGGGTGTTAAACTGTTGCTGTAAAGCCAGTAATTGAAGCTGCAAAGCAGTCGTTGGGGCTGCGGCAGGCGCGAAAATGGAATGACGTGGCTTGACCGAAAACGAAAAACCCGCATAGGATTGAAACCCGAATCCCAAACAAAGGGCCAACACCAATAAGGTAAAATATTTCATATTATTACCTTTTATTACACTGTTTTAAGAAGATAGTGACCACCCTTTATGAACGGCCTGTTTCCCACTGAGAACCCGACAAATCATGGAAGGGCTAAGGTCTTGCTCACGACAAAATACTCTTAATCCCTTTATTCTCAAGAGTTTGCCTTCGGGCGACAGCAATTCAAATATCTTCCTTTCGCTGCCGGAAGTAGGTTTAGAAACCCCTCGTTGAGCATCTGCCATTTTTTTAACTTGAGACTTGGGGAGCTTCTTGCCCCAACCGGGATGGTTTTGGCCGCTAAGAGCTTTGCTCATACGGGCAATCGTTTCAGGACGGCGTTTGAGGCCAAGGGCATAATGTTGAGGGAATCGGCATAGGTTATATCCCAATTCCCTCTGAAAGCTCTGGTGGGCTTCTATCCAAAATGACTCTCTCGCAAGGAGTTGAGTCCTATCACATTCCTCAAGCACGGAATATTGGAAGCTCGCAAGGCCATGTTTGTCCCATGCCTTTTGAAAATAGGGGTTTTGATGAACTCCCCTCTCCAAATCTCTAACGTGTTCGCGCCAACGCCTATGCAATCTTGACGAAGACCCGATGTATTTCTTGCCGTTGATTATGTTGGTTATCAAGTAGATACCACTGTTCATACCTGATATTACACCAAAAACCAACTCGCTACCAAAGATTCTGTTTTAAGAGCAATGGCCTCGGTTATGTTCCCTTGCGGGTGTCCTACATTTTTCTCACCTTACGGTGGCGACGTGCTAATAGTCGCTGCTCCAACCTTCCCTTTACTACGGCCAGCACTAGCCTTTGGGACTTTAGGATTGCTCATACCATGTGGTGAATAGCGGGTTTTCCCTCCCACGGCTGCTGTAGAGCCGAGAACTTGTCCTCTATGCCGGGGCTTACACCCGTCACAGCGTAGGACTTGCTCTTAAAACAGAACCCTCAATCTATCAAATCATTCGGTTGTTGTCAAGCCTAAAAATCTACTTCCATCGGGTCGGGGTTGTGCCTCAACTGGGCAAGACTTCCGTAGCCGTCAAATTTATCGAATTTATTATGCTTGATACATTGGACATGCAGATGTTCAAACGTGTTCCCGTTGAGCGGCCATGTCCCGACTTCCCCAAGAACTTCTCCCTGTTTGTAGGCTCGGCAAAAGGGCAGTTTCTTTGGGTGCAAATGACCGAGAACAAGCAACGGTAGCCAATCGCTTGCCTTGAGGATGACCCTTCCGCCCCAACCAATGTCGGTATCGGGGTCGGGCCACGCTTGCAGGACTTCGCAATCGAATGGAGCCTTAACCGGCGTTCCCTTTGGAACGTTAATGTCAACCCCCAAGTGATAAAAGTTCCCCGTCTTGGCCAGATAACTGTTTTGAAAAATATCCTTGCGGTTTTCCCCGTATCCGCCCCACGTCAAACGCCCCAACTTGTTTATCAGCCTTTGCGCGACTTCGGGCTTCTGGCAATCCTTGAAGCCTCCGTTCGACAGATAAACGTTGAGATTTATCTTATAGAAATCCCCGTCGAAGAAACTGTTGGGGGTGATTTTCATTATTGGTTCCAGCCCGAATACTGCGTCACACTTCCAGAAACCAAGGCATTTCTGAGTCGGAAAAATTCCGCAATCTCCGTGGTCGGGAAGTAGATATTGGTTTGACTGGACGGGATGGTAGTCTTGAGGTTCCAGTTATGCAGGTTGGTGGTCGCCCATATCTCGACGAACGCATTCGTATTGGCCGACATGGGATTCGTCCAATAGAGCATTATGCGCGGGCGAGGTTTGCTTTGAGAGCCGAAATGATAGCCACCTATCACTAGCCCTCCCGCCGCGAACAGGGCGATAATCTTGTTAAGATGCTTTTTCATTGGCTTCGGCTTCCTTTAGGGCTTGTTCCAGTTTTTCCTTGTCAATTTCCGATTGGGCCTTCTCGACCAAATCCCTTACGATTTTCGAGAGCGGGTTTCCGTCCGGTGCAATGACTGGCGGTAAAACCTGCGGCATCGAAAGCATGTAGGTATCGCGGGCCTTTTTGGACACCGAGGACTTGCGGCGGTATCCGACGAGCAGGCGTTCCCCCGCTTCGTTGTATTTGATGATGGGGGCACAGCGCGATATGAGTTTTTTGGTGAGTTTCATGTTATCTTGTTTCCGAAATTTCCTTGGCAAAGCGTTTTGCAATCATGGACAGGCCACGCTTGGTAAAACGCCTGTCGTAAGAACGGCTGTAGCATTTACCCTTGTGGACGAAATCAAATCGGCTGTGCGGCGTAAAATTGCTTGAACCTTGGGCCATACAATCTACCATGCCATATTCCGTCAATATGGTGCCGTCGTTCCACGTCCCGCCGTCACTGGAATCGTGAGTGGCGATTCGATTGATGGAGTTGCCGACTTTGAAAATCCAGTCTTGCATAGATTATCCCGAAAACGGAAAGCCGCCCATGCCCGTAATATAGTATCGGCCAGATACCCCCGATGATACGCCTGAGCAATAAATGCCATCCAAGGCGGGACGGGAATTGGCCTTAAACGTTGACTCGTAATTCTCAGGGGTGATTTTCTGCGTGGCAATCAACTTCGGAGCCACCGTTGCAACGATTGCGGCCCCGCCCAGTTTTCTGAAAAAGGCGCGGCGGCTACTTGGATTGTAGGAAGTCTTTTGTCCTACCTTCGGCTTAAAAAATTTCAATATATCGAACATTATTTAGTCTCCTTCAAAAGCTTGGGGTTCTCGTAAACATTGCCGATAACTTCAACGACGTATTTACTGCGCCAAGAAATCGGCAGATAGTTCCTTTCGGCCCCGCGACGAAGCTTGAACATCGAAAATTCTTCGTCGTAATAGACTTCCATCGCCTGACTCTTTCCGGGGATGGTCGGAGAGCAGGCTTCCCTACCTTCGTATTCCTCGTCCAGCACGACAATATCCCCGGCGAAAACTTCCTTGTCGTTCTTGTCTTTCAGACCAGTAGAGAGCATCACCGGGGCATCTTCGGCCATGAAAGTGTGTGGTAGGTCTTTAACCGCGTCGGCAGTAAGTATGTGCCTCTCTCCCTCAAAAATCATATAGAGGGGATGAAAGTAAATCATCCTGTCATGCTCGGGGTGCCATACTCGGCAGCGTATATCACGGCTCATAATGATTCTACGATTTCATTGACCTTAGCGACAATTTTTCTTTTGTCGGAAGCATATAGTCCGGCAGACGAGAACGACGTAAGTTCAAGCAGCCAGAAATTACCGTCCGCGTCCTCGCAAATATCCACGCAAAAAATCGGGTCGGGATAGTAGCCCACGGCCAAAATTTCCTTGCACTTATCAATGGCCCCGGTTGGAGCGGAAGGAATAAGAGTGCGTTGGCCTTGGTATTGATAAGTCGAGTAAGCGATAATCTCACCCGGAGCGCACACGAATCTCCATTCCCCGTTGATATTCTTGGGGGTTGAAACGAAAATAGTGTCATTGTCGGCACAGTTTCCGCCGCCATGAACCGCGCCCTTCCAAAACCTATCAAAATCTTGCAGGTCGAGAAGCTGGCCAGAAAAGCTTTTTTCCCCGCTGTCGGGACGAATAAAGATAAGGGCGTCCTTGCCGAATGTCTTGTAAAAGTAGAACTTGTCCTCTTTCAGATTGGCTACAGTCGTAACCGCATGATTATCGTTGAACAAAAATCTGCGGAAATGCGGGTAATAGGACGTGCATAGATAGTTCTCCCACGAAGAAAAAGCGACAGGAAAACAACCTTTGGGCAGACGACTTCCGATGTTCTTTGTCATCTGGATAGAGCCTTGGACAATAACCCTGTCGTTCTCTGCGAACCCGGACGGGTCAAAGTCAAAATGATTGTTTTTATCAATGACAAAGCAGGAGCGTCCCGAATCTTTCACCGCCTGAATAAGCTCGCGGTAGTCTTCGGAATCCGTGAAGTTTTCAATTATCCATTTCGTTTTCATCGCTTAATCCTACCGAAAATCATCGCCAACCAAAAAGTCCACCAAAACACCAAGCAAAAGAAGAACAGGCACACACCCATTATCCCTACCTTCTCGTAGTCAATATTGAACATATCCCTCTGCTGGCCGTATTCACCAGCAAGGTAAGCCCTTAACTCAAACATCCAAGTCAGGAGCGCGGCACACAACCAATATATTTCCCATAGGTGCATTTTACTTGGCCAGAAATGATTCAATCTCGCTATTGGTTTTACACGTATCGCAAAACTTGCATGGAACCGCGTATTCGCAGGGCTTGCGGAGTCCCATGATAAAATTCTCCATGCCTGCGGCGAATTTGCGCCACGACTTCTCGCGCTCTCCCATATTGGGGGTAGAAAGGTTAAGCGAAATTTCGTGCAGGGCGGTTTTGTGTGGGAGGTTCATTTCTTAAATCTGGTTTCGTCCTTGCGCCAGTCGGACTCGTTATCGTTCAGGCGGGCATTGAGTTGTTCTTCGGTTTCCACCGCCAAGTGCATGTCGTGCGCGAGAGCCTTGTAAGTCTGTAACCACCAAGCCCTGACTCGCTCGTTGGAATGCTTGTATCCCAAAATTTCAACCGCGTGAAGCAGGTGCAAGTGATAATGGAGCGGAATTTCATCCATGCTGTCCATGTAAGCCTTGACCTTTTTATTCATGGGCTTTTCCCAATCCGTAGAGGCACCCAGTTCGTCACCAGTCACGCTAGGGCCGGTATAGGAGCCTCCACCGGGATAGTAAGGGTCATCCAAGGCTTTGCGGTCAAAAGCTGAAATAACAATGCAGCGTCGAAGCCAGCGGCCCAAATACTTTGAAGGGTGCATCTTGTTCACGCCGTCGGCTCCGCGCATGGCGGCAATCAATACCGACTGCTGCATGAACGGCAATTCCATCACCCAGTCCTGCAATACTGAACGTCTTTCGTGGCTCATTATTATCAATAATAGCCGCGTTTTCTGTTGGTGTCAAGGCAATAAAAAAGCCCCTACCCCGGTCAAGGGGTAAGGGCTAAAATGGCGGAACAACTCGGTTACGCTCCGAACTCGCGGTATAAGCGCGAGCCTTGTGATTTCCAATCACAGACCGTTCTCCACGGCTTGTCTGTTCCAGATAACGTCTTATATATGAGTCGTTAAGCGACATTATGTAACATATATCGGACGTAATCCAAATTGGCGGTAAAGTGAGGTGCCGACCCCCAAACGTGGTATTAGCACGTTCCAGCCGCTTTCAAGGCGGTGATAATCGCCGGATTATTTACTCTACCAAATTATCAAGCCACTCTTTGTAAACGCCTGCGTGACACGGGGCCGGGTGGCAGAAACAACCAAGCTTTTTCCCTTTCAGCGTCAATACTCGCGCTCGAAATACCGGGTCTTGGATTTGTTTCTGAAAATCTTTTCGGAAAGCCTCGATGGACTCTTTTCGGTTATGCACCTTTTTACAGAGCCAGCAATATTTGTCCACGGGATGCGAGTTCCCAAACTCTCCTGACAGTCCCATCCCGGCGCGGCCAACGTAAACGTCGTAAGGCTCGAAACGGATATTTACGACTTTAGTTTCTGGAATGACGGACATGGGATGAATTTTCTCGGGCTGCTCAACCTGACTCCCGCACCGGCTTCAGTTTGGTATTGGAACACGTTGCACCAGCCGTGTTTGACCTCTGGCTTGGTTAATGTCCAATGCTTGCACTTGTCGCAACGAATTTCCGGGTGCATAAATGGCGGATAGCCGAGTAATCGAAACCCATCCCCTCATCGGGGACAATCCGCTTTCGAGACGGTTCCAGTAGCCCTGACTGGTTGACTATCCAAACCCCGGAGACGGGCATCGCACCATCTCTGTCCGCTGCCAAGATTATGACTCGTAAGGGGCGACCTTTCTGCCATGAGACGGAATTCTCGTCTCTCTCATTCGGAACGGGTATAAATTGAATTTTAATTCACCTTCTTGACGGTAAAGGCTTGCTTCCTTGCCTTGAGAGCCACGATGACGATATACTTGTCTCCCGGCAGGCGGAATACGAAATACTCGGAGTCTTTCGCGCAGGACTTGCAGAGTTGCAGTCGGGCGTCGGCTGGCACGGTTTTATCCTTGATGCAGCTTGGGCATATTGTCTTTTTGGTGAACCAGAACATAAATGGAGCCAATGGTCGGTGCTGCCCCGACTTCCGCCGCTTTACGAAAGCGGTGGCCTTGCTGAAGGCAAAGGCGTTAAATTATCCTGCGGTATTGGATTCCTTGAACCCAAAGATTCAATTCAAACCAGCAATATTCGCAAATGTGGAACTTCTGACAGTTTTTTCCCTTTGGTGGACTGAAAACCAACGCGCCGGGGTGCTTAATGGGTTTTTTACATCTGTCGCATTTAAGCTTCACAAATGTCCCCGTTTTGAGCAATCTTCTCGTTCTCGTAGGGATTAAGCTGACGGCGGATAAACTCTTGCTTCACACATTCCAGCACCCCGACTAGGTTGTTACCGTTCGTGTAGCTGCGGTTTTTCTGGAACAACGTCCAGATGATTTTGGAGAAAACGTAGTTCACGTCCCCCACGACTGCGGTTTTAAACCCGTGGTTGGTGAGAGCGTCAATAACGTCCTCGATTTCGGAATCGAGTTTTTCTCGGTCTTTCTTCTCAATGTATGGCATAAATTATCGGTATTCCGGCTTGAGCAAACGCCATCTGTCATTATCAATGACCTTCTCACCGTCGTTGATTTTGGTGAGGACTGTCAAAATATCTTCCAAGTCATCATAGATATACTTGTGCGGGACTGTGCCCATCAACCAGTAAGGCGTCTTTTTCTTTCCGCCTTCGATGCAAATGAAGATGGGTTTCTTCAAGCGGTTCGCCCAATACAGTTCCTCGGCGCTGCCCCAAGAGGCAATCGTCGGGTTGATGTAAACGATGAAAAAATCGCTCAAGTCAACCAAGCGTAAATCATCACGACGAACGGCCTTCATCCTTCCGGCCACCTTGTCGAACTCGCCGTTCTCCATCCACTCTTTAAGGCAGGAGCGGGCTTCCTCGTCCTCTTTGACTTCGTTGATGAACGGCTTGTGATAGGGGTCGAAAACCGTGACTCCCATTGGGTAAAGGACTTCCTTCACCCTGTTGCGCCAACCTTCGCCATTCTCATACTGCATCGCTCCGATGGTATAGACTTTAGTTTTACTAAGGATTCCTGTCATCTTCTGATATTAGGGGTATTTTCAGGGATTGTCAAGTCTTTTAACGGATGTAATCAACATCGTCGTAGGTGCCCTTCCAACCAAATTCGGCGGAAGCTTTCCATTGCGCCCTCACTTTTTTAAGCCATTCCCACTCGTCATCGGGCATGAGCATATACGTCCCATCACCGAGATTGAATGTCCCGTCGCATTTCGGACAGGCTAGATGCTCGTCGCTCCAACCAGTCGGGCAGGCCGGAACTAATTCCAGTTCGACCTTGCATTTCGGGCAAAGTTTTTTCATAACGGCTTGGAGAAATCATAGTTCCAGCCGATACTGTAAGCGGTTTCGAGTGTTGTGTTGCTCAAATTCCAGCCGTGATAACCAGCGAGCTTCTGACGGTCTAGCAAACCGCGACAGAACGCCCTGCAAGTATCTCTGATTTGGTTCTCAAAGTTTTCTTGGGCTTTCTGCTCGTCCGCTTCCTCTTGGGATAAGAGTTTCATAAAATGGAGCCGAGTGACGGTAACGCTCCGTCGTTTCATCATTACCAATGACGTGTCTTTACTTTTAGACGAACAAGGCATACAATTCCAGAGAACTCTAAAGCCCGCAATCTGGATTGACCGCCAGCGGGCGTGTGACGGCTATCGTAAATCAGTATTTGCTCATGGAGAGGAACTTGAAGGCTTTCGGCCATTCCTGTCGGGGGCAAAACACCATCCCGACTTCCATGTTATCCAAGCCGGATTCGGTGACAATCACCTTGTCATCGAACTGCTTGAACCTTTCAAAATCTCCATCGCTCACTTCGCAGACCACCTTGCGGAAGGATTTTTCCAACCATTCGTGGTAGGTCTTCGTGTTCTCGAACATCAGGTGAGAGAAGGCTTTGTGAGCCATTAGAACCCCGTGGGCGACCACAATCATCTTGTGAGACGGCAGGGACGCCTTGACCAAAATATACATCTTGAGCGGCTTCGGCGGCGGTTCTGCGTATCCACAGGTGCATCCCATAGGGATTGGGCCGTGGTTACTGTTGAGAAACGAGTGATTCTTGATTGCGTCTCCGCAATGACAAACCTCGGGGTCTATCTCGTTCTCGCAAGATGGGCAAATGGTTTCTTTCATGTAGATTGGTGCATCAGGAGGGAGTCGAACCCACATCGTCCAATTATGCGCGTCCTCTTTAGGAAAGAGTGCCAATACTGATGCGTAAAATGATACTACGTTACTTTTCTAAGTAAGTCAAGGACTTCGGGAGCCTTTTTTGCTCAATCCCTCGCTCGGTCAAGAGCGCATAATCGCCGTCAACGCTCAACCTGCCGATACACGTCAGGCTCTTGCCGGAAGGATATTGCTTGACAAAATGGCGATGATTGTGGCCAATGATAACCGACTTGGTTCGCTCCGAAAGCGGGTAGGTCTTTTCAAAGGCTTCTTGTGTAAAGGCTTCCTCTGTGAAACTCCACAAATCGGACGGACGGTTATGGAAGCAAAGATACTCGTCCTTATTCGGCAAAACCAGCTTGAAGCCCATTGGCAGACCCTTGAGATAATCCGTATGCTGCTGCGACAGGTCGTATTTGTCATACAGGCTGGAATGCTCGTCGAATCGCGGGATGGCCTTGAAAATCACCAGACTGTCCCCGTTATCAGAGGCCGCGCAGGAGACAAGGTGTTCTTCATGGTTTCCCTTGAGGCAGGGGATTTTGTTGTCAATGAAATACTGGACAGACCTTGCGTTGTATTTTTCGCCCGGTTTGGCAAAGAGAAAAGTAATGTCTCCGAGACTAACGAACGGACTGTCTGGATACAACTCCTTGAGTTGACGGACGTTGGCTACGTTCGTATGGCTGTCTGTGATTATGACCAGTGGAAATTTCGTCACGTTTATCGTAACGATTTTTACTTCATCGCTGGCCTTGTAAGTCTTGATTAACACCCCATTATCCTATGAAAATTTTCATGGGAAGTCAAGAAATTTATGGAGCTTCTGGCATCTTGGAGCAGACTTCCGAACCCAAGCGTTCGGCAGCTTTTTCGGCCACGTCCTCTCGTCCATTCAGGAAATACGTCTTGTTGAAATATACAGCAGACAAAAGCTCTCCCGTGTCGCCGTCAAATGCGAAATACATGATTTTCGCGCCCGCTGGCATCTCGCCGAGTGTCGCTAGTATTTTTTCGTTAGTGGTCATAAATTTGGCGGAAGATAGAGGACTCGAACCCCACCCCCTTTAGAGGGGCAATCGCGTTAGCACCGCGTTGTAGCTGCCTCACTACTTTATCTTCCAATAAAATTCAATTTATTTCTTGGTCACGAACTTTCTCGGATAGCTCATAGAAGGAACTGGCTGGCCCAAAAAGGCGCATAGCTCTGTCCATCCAGTCTTATCGTCAACGTTCATAACCAGCAAATCATTCGGTCTGTCCTTGAAATACTCCAAGACTTCCGCGTTGTGCTTCCTGTATCTCTCCACGAACACACGGTAAGAGAATTTTCTCTGTCCATAGATTTCGTTGTGTAGTCTGTGGGTAAAGGCATCGTTGTCCCATGAATTACGGTAGGGATTGATGTTTCTATCAAAGTGTTTCTCAACCGACTTCAACCATTCATATTCATCGCGGACAGTCAGGATGAACTTCGACCCCGGATAAGCCACGTCCAATTCTCTAAACAGAATTCCGATTGGCAAATCACTAAGCGCATAATACTTTTCCACGGATGGAGAGCTACCGACATTCTTCATGTCAGACCAGACTTGTCTAGCCCAGCGCGGGTGTTCCCAATGACCCGACTTTAGCCCAAGGATGGTCAGGGCTTCGCTTAAAGAGGTCGTTGCGGTCTTGTGCATCCCGATGCCAAAAATACGGGTAGGAACCGGAGCAAGCGTGATTGGAGTCTCGTCGAAATTCTTGTAAACAACCCCGCAACCAAATTTACCGTTATTGACTACGCGGTTGTGCGGAGAGATGCAGGGGGTTTCGTATGCTGCGCTCGTCTCAAGCAAATGGGCGTATTCCTTGAATCTTACGTTGTCGTCGTGATATACCGCGTCCAGATACTTGCTGTCAATCTCTTGGGCACAGAATCCCAGTCTGCGTAAGCGGGCTTCAAAATCTTTATCGTCCGGGGAGTAAGTGGCATACTGTTCGTCGTATCCGCCAGCGAGAAGAAAAGCGTTTTTGCTGACCACAATGCGCCCGGTGATTCCGCGTTTCAGAACCCCTTTAATCATCCTGCTCCACATGAAAATTTCCTGCGGGTCGTTGCGGGTGCGGGTGAAGTTTTCCGCGATGTATTCAGCGAAGCCTTCGCCCGTGCGATTGTCGGCGTCCAAGTTCACCAGAATATCCGCGCCTTCCATGATTCCGAGCCTGTGCGCCATGTTTTTGGCGTGAGCCATGCGGAAGGGAACATTGTCTCGGTATTGATAATACACCAGCCTGCCCTCTTTAATTTCGGACTGGCAGGCGTTGCGGACGTGGTAAGCTAATTCACCACTATCATTGTAATCCAGAAGGATAAAGGTCGCGCCGGGATTATCGGCCAAATTCTTGGGGAGGGTTTTCTTGATGTGACTTACGCGGCCCTTGCAGGTAGTGCAAAAAACTACCTTGAGCGGCTGAACGGCATTAGACGACGGACTCATGCCATATTATACCCGGATGGCTTGGCCCAAGCAAATATTTTGAATTAGTTTTGGACGCTTTTTAAGTCGGCGGCAAGTTGTTGAGCATCAAAACCAGAGGGAGCATTGCCATTGTTTTCAAGCCAATCTGCGGAAATCAAGGCGTAAACTTCTTCGGTTTGGTTGGCGACCCATTCAGGAGTGGCCGTTTGAACGGCTCCCCATGTAATGAATTGAAAGCCGTGCTGGTTGAATCCCAAGGCAGGAATGGCGTGACCGCCAATCGAGGAACCGGTGGTGTATTTCCAAGGCTGGTTTGCGTTGGTGGCGTCCATGTCCGCTTGCGTGAGGTTGACACCTGTGTAAATTCCCCCAAACAGCCAGATAGCCAACTTCAAGTGGCGTCTGTTCTTCGGGTCAATGCTGACGTAAGCCCCGATTTTGTGACCGGCGATTCCGGTTCCCTGCCAATACTTCAAAACGTCAAGTTCAACGGCACCGTTATCGGTTGGGTTGTTTCCATTGGCGTCGGGAGCGGCATTTGGGTTGTATCCCCCAACGGCTTCGTAAGCGGAAAGAATTTGGTTGTCGTTTGGGGTGACGAGGACGCCCGCATTGGCCGTCCAGTTCATAATCATGTGACCGGCAGCGGCACAGGTGCAATCTCCCAACTGGTCGTTAAGCATCATGCCCCAATTTGGAATCTTGTTCTGCCAAACAACCTTGCGGGGGAACTGTAAATCAGCAGAAATGTAGTCTTCCAGCTTCAAAGTGCGCTTGTCGAAGCGGGCTTGCTTTCTTCCGAGTCTTAGTAACTTTCCCATACTTCTTATTACACGCATTTACGAGAACTGACGGCGGGCAATTTTCAGCCAAGTTTCAAACCATTCTTCTTTCCACCAAGGCTTTGAGTTGTCCATGACAAACATTACACTAAATTGGTAGCCGTGGACGGTCTTGCACCCTCAAGTAGCAACAGATTTTAAGTCTATCGGTTCTGCTTTTCCCTTACGCTACACACGGCCATAAATGGAAAAACCCCTGCGATTACGCATTGTCAAGAGGCGGCAGGGGTGTAATCAAATTGGTGCGGTCTGTCCTGCTTGGAGGGCGACATCTCATTCGTTAAGAGCGAAGGGCTTTTATCCGTTTAAGCTAAGACCGCGAAATGGTGCAATCGGAGGTAGTTGCAACCTCACCAAATCCGGTTAAGAGCCGGGAGCCGGTCTGCTGTAGCTTCGATTGCGTAAATGGTGCGGAATGAAGGTAATGCTCCCTCGTCCTGTCGGTGTAAACGACTCGCTCTACTTTTGAGCTAATCCCGCGTAAATGGCCACCCGTGATGGTTCTGCCCCACCGCCTTCGCGTTCAGAGCGCGACGAACTACTATTATTCAGAACGGGCGATTAAATTGAATTAAATTTGTCGTGGTTAGGGACTTTCACCCCTCTGAGGCTACCACGCGCAGCCTAGTTTGGAGCCGTTCGCTGGACTTGGCACCAGCAGTTCATCTGGCCTTATTACATCGCAGGGCAAACACCCCACTAACTGCTCCGTTCAGGGAGCCTATCGGCTTTTCGAGAGACGTGTTCTACATTGAACTAGAACGGCGAAATGGAGCCAGAGGTCGGTGCTGCCCCGACTGCTTCAAGTTTACAAAACTCGAATCCGTGCTGACGGCACTGGCGAAATGGATGCCGTTGCATAACCCTCTGCATCGTCCTTGGTGGACTAGCCTGATGGGGTTCAGGCTGACGGCCATAAATGGTGGACTCGGTGGCTTGACGAGCCACAACCTTCCGGGTAAGAACCGGCTGCTCTTAGCATTTGAGCTACGAATCCGAAATTGGTAGCAGACGATGGTAACGCTCCATCCTTGACGCCTTATGAGAGCATCTTGTTCACTTGAACGACTGCCTTAAATTGTTTGTTGCGGACTGTCGCCACTGGGCTTCCATCGCGTGTTCCTTGCGACAGGCTTTAGCATCGGCTGACCAATACCATTCGACTTGCGGGAATGCGTGATTACAACCAACGAGAGCGCAACCATCAAGGAGCATAATCGCTGCCCCGAAAATCAACACAAGCTTGGCGAAAGATGAAAATTTCATTATTTAACCTTTGCCCCGGACAAATCAATCTCGTAGGCGAAAGCGTCGTATGAGGCGCGGGCGTTCTTTTTCTTGATGCGCTTCTGCAAAAAGGAGGCAAGGCAGCTTTCCGCGCAGAAATGATAAACCTGCGGGTCGCCCTTGAGGTTCTTCAACTTCGCTTGGATGCTGTCCTCAAGGTCAGTATCGCGGCGGGTGTCAATGACTTTCTTGCAGTCATCACATTGAAGGGTCTGTTTTGCTAGTGCTTCCACACAGAATTATACACTTAAAATGGCCCGTCAAGTCGTTTGGGGAACGACAACCTTTGGTGTTTCAAACCAACGCTCTTACCACATTTGAGCTACTGACGGAGATTGGTGGATATACCCGGAATCGAACCGAGGCCACTCGTATAGACGAGTATTCAGGTTTTCAAATCGAGCTACTAGGCTTACAGAGCTATAGTTGGTCTGCTATTCCCTCGACTCTCCCGCCCTTTTTGCTGCCATTACAACATATACCCAAAATTGGTGGCTACTTTTGGTATCGCGCCAAACTCCACGGATTTTCAGTCCGCTGCTTTCACTTGATTAGCTTAGTAGCCGTTAGAATTTTTCTGTTGATGACAGTTGCCGCAAATCCATTGAAGGTTCAGCGGTCTGTTATCGAAATTGATTGAATTGATGTGGTCAATTTGAAATATCATTGGCTGGCCATTCCAAATTGGTTCCATCTTGCAGACGTTGCAGACGTTGCAAATATGTGGGACTGCCTGCTCTAAGCAGTATTCTTTAAAAGCCCTCCTAAGAGGCTCTGACCTTTCTCTGCCCGAACCGTCTCCTAAAACAAGAATCTCCGACCAATGCTTCTTTATCTGCTTGGCCCTTTCCAGACCACCAGCCGAGTATCCCTTAAAATGAGACGTGTCTAATCCGAGCTTCTTAACTCGTTTTTGAAACCATTGGTAAGACGCTCCCCTTGGCTTCATATCGCATTTTCTCATTGCCTCAGAGAAGGAAATAGACTCTGCGATAATAACCGCCAGTTGTTCGTTTGTAGCTTTGTGGCCCATACCTAGAATTACACCTAGTTGAAGCACTTGTGAAACGCCATGTGGCTATACTAGAAATGGTAGGTCTATCAGGAGTCGCACCTGAATCCCATCGCTTAGAAGGCGAGGCTCTATCTATTTGAGTTATAGACCCGTAAATTAAATGGGCGTCAGCCCCGTTTCGTCTCGCAAAGCCCTCAGAAGGTTCTCCGCGCTGGCCTTCGCCAACTGACGAATCCTGTCCGAATCTTCGGTATGACGAATCATCACCGGCAGACCCGTCTTGGAATCAACGAGACATTCGGCTGGATATTCTTGACCTACGATTTTTTCAGTGTTCATAAATTGGTCGGAATGGTTGGTGCTGCCCCAACTACCTCCCACTTCCAAGGCGGGCCGTCTGCTGTTGACAATACACTCCGAAAATAGATGGGGACGAAGTTTGTCCGTAAGCTTCCAGACTCCTTCCGAGTGGTCGTTACACGAATACACCCTTACCCCGATAAATGGCTCCCTCTGATGGTTCTGCCCCACCGCTTTCGGGTTCAAAGCCCGAGTTGCTACTATTACAATCCAAGAGGGAATAAAAATGGCAGTTCCGTCCGGCTGGCACCCGGAGCTAAGAGGGTCAAAGTCTCTTGTGCTTAATCCATTTACACCACGGAACCGAGAAAAAGTGGGGTGATATATTCGCCGTCCTATCAACGAATTGACGAGGCGCACCCCGGAAATGGCATAGCTGGTGGGACTCGCACCCACTACACATCTGGTTGAAAGCCAGAGCAGACGACGACTTACTGGTCAGCTACAGAAATGGTAGGGGAGGCCGGTAACGCTCCGAGCTTCTGCTGGGTGAAAGCCAACCGTGCTTACTTATGCACCACTCCCCCGTAAATTGGTAGGGCTAGTCGGTAACGCTCCGACGTTTTCAGGTTGAGAACCTAACGTGCTTACTTCTGCACCATAGCCCCGAACAGGTCGCGCTCTGCCACTAAGCTACGTGCGGCATGGAGCCACACGGCGGAATCGAACCCACGCCTCGACCAAGACTGTTAGAATGAAGCCCCGGAAATGGGGTTCCAGTCCGAAATGTATGTTGAATTGACCGTCAAGAACGCCTTGCGCCAGTTCCATTGATTGCGAACATAGCAATCAAACTCGGAAGACGTAAGCTGAATCTTGTCATCAGACGAAAGTTCCAGCATCCTGATTACTCGGTCATATTCATCAGAATGGTCTTCGGGATAGCTGAGTCCAAGGTAATTGTCAACTTGCTGCTTGGCTTTGACCTTGTTCAGTTTGCCGTTCAGGATTTCTTCGGCCTTGACCCAATAGCCGGAAACGGCTGTGGAAAAAATGTTGTCGTGCTTTTGCTTGTTCTCCTTGACAATCGGCAGGAGTTCGTCGCGGTTCAGATAAACGTTTTGCATACCTATGATAAACGAATCCGCTTTTTATTCAAAAAAATACACCCGTGCTTCTTTCACACTCCAAGTCCCGCGAATCTTCTTCGGCTTCGACATAGCCGACTCACGAAACCATGCCGGTATCGCACACGGTCTAGGTGTTTATAAATTGGTGGCCCCACCGGATTGACTGCCCGGACGCTTCCGCTTAAAAGGCGGCTGCTCTTGACGCTTGAGCTACGAAGCCAAATCTTGTAAAATCTGTTTTTTCGCCTGTTGGCGTTCTGCTTTCTTGCGGAGACAGTCCCTCGTTTCGCTTTCCCACCAGTTGACCCAGCCCTTCGGCGGGTGAACATCGGGATGGTTGTGTAGGATTTTCTTTGTCAATCCGTATGGTTTCATAATTGGTTGCCCTTGTCGGCTCTGCCCCGACCACCTTCGCCTTATCAAGACGCCGCTCTGCTGAATGAGCTAAAGGGCAGTAAATGGTAGTTCCACTTGGACTCGCACCAAGACACCACGCTAATCGGGCATGGGGACTGCTTTATCGTATGGAACCGTGATTGGTAGAACGAGTGGCTTGGGAGTCCACAACCTTTCGCTAATCGGGCGAACACTCTTGACCCATTTGAGTTACCGTTCCGTAAAAGGGAGACGAATCGCGCTCTGCTACTAAGCTACTGCAAGTATTTAAACAGGCAGGCGGGATATGCACCCGCGTCTCGATTCTCATAAAATGGTAGGGATAGAAGGTAACGCTCCTTCGCCTTCACCGTGTCAGGGTGCCGTTCTACTTTTATACTATATCCCTATGAAAAGGAACCCGTGCGCGTCTTTCTCGCGCATTGCTACATTGTCAACGGAATTTTCACGATACACAATAACCGTGACTTGGCTCGATGACATAGCACTTGTGTTCAGGTAGAAATTGGTGCATCCGGTGGCTTGCGTGACCACATCCTTTGGGTTAAAAGCCCGAGTCATTTACGCGTTTGGTTGACGGATGCAAAATTCAAACTCCCCGCTTCCGTGCGTCCACGGACACGTCATGTAACCATGACTTGCTGGTGCGATGTTCTACATCGTAGAGCTTTCGTCAGGGGAAATGTCTTGAAAATGGCTCCAGAGGCTCGACTTGAACGAGCAGTTGCTTTCGCGGCGGATTAACAGTCCGCTGGGTTTACCAATTCTCCTACTCTGGAATGCTGACTAAATGGTTCCGAAGGTTGGACTCGCACCAACACTAAACTCCTTAACAGGGAGACGTGCTACTTTGACACTACTAGGGAATAAATTGGTTGCACCACACTCGATTCATGGGTCGAGTAACTTGCAAGTTTTGGGTGCATAAATTGGAGCGACGTGTGAGTATCGCACTCACTACTCAAGTTTGGAAGACTCGCGTGTATCTATAAACACCTATGTCGCAAAATGGTAGCCAGCACCCGGAATCTCACCGGGACTTCAATCTTCGCAGGATTGTGTGATTGTAATTTCACCATGCGGCTAAAAGTCAGGTCATCGCTGACCTCGTTTTCAACTATCCACTCACCAACAGGGGGTTTTAGGCAGGGTGACGCTTGCAGTCTTTTATGACCCCTCTCACGTTTTACCGTGGTTGGACTAACCCTAACGATTTTGAAAATGCCTGCCTCGGCTGAGATGACTGACCTACTACAAGTGCGAACGAACTTGGCTTTCGCCGCATTCTCCTTCGGTAGTGGAATCTTGCACAAGCGATTCCTGCCAGCTTACGGATACCTTTTCGAGCCGCCGTCCCATAGGCTTGGTGATTGCTCACCGCAACGACAGACCGACGACCTGACTAAATTATGTAGCCGATATTTTAGACGAGCAGTTCATCCACCATCACGGTTCTGCCTTTCGGCCTACTTGCGCTTAGTGCTATTACGCACGGGGATTATAGCTTCGGACAAATTGGAGCGTTGTGTGGGTAATGCTCCCACTTAAACTTGCTTGGAAGGCAAGCGCATCACTTCTCTGCCAACAACGCGAAATCTTATTCCTTGGGTTCTTCCAAAACGAAGAACATCATTTCCGGTTTAGCTACGGAATGTTCGATACTCTTGATAAGTTCGGGAGAAACGCTCAGGTGACGCTCTGGTCTTACCTTGTCAATCGCTCCCCTTGCTCGGATTTCTGCCGCCTTTTCCGTGTTGACGATAGCACGGCGGGGCTGGCCCTCGACCTCTAGCCTCAACTGGGCAATTTCAATGCACAGACGGACTGCTTCTTCCCCATCCTCGTAAGCGTCTTCGGTATCATATTCTTCCGTGCCATTCCCTTTAATCGGCATTTCAGTTTCGGGGTCAATGTCGGGGGTTGTCGGAGGAACGTAATCTTTTTTAGCCAGCGCATTCAATGATGCCAATGCGGTGTCCAAGGCTTTTTGCGTGTTGAGAACGGCGTCTTCCATAAATGGTTGCGTGAGGTCAGGAATCGCACCTGACGATATTTGGCTTATGAGGCCAACGACTTACTACTTGTCCACCCCGCGTAAATATCTATTATATCGGAGAACGGTTTCTGTTCGATAAAAAATGGAAGCAGGAGTGGAAGTCGCGTCCACGGGGGTAGGCTTATGAGGCCCGCTTGAATCTCATTCTTCCTGCATAAATGGTCGGGGTAGTGGGATTCGCACCCACGGCCTCTCCCCTCCGAAGGGAGCCGTCTAGCTGCTGACATTATACCCCGTCTAAAAAATGGTCGGCTTGGCGGGATTTTAACCCGCGTTATGCTCGCTCCCAAGGCGAGTGCCATGAACACTAGGCGACAAACCGAAATTGGAGTCCCTTGCAATAGTTGGCTTGCATCTGTAGTCCGAAGACTACCGTGTTGTAATTCCCTTACACCATTAGGACGAAATGGAAGTCAGTGTCGGTAATGCTCCGACTATACGAAACGCTTTGCAGGCGTCGGGGTTATCTTACTCCCTCACTGACTGAACGGAAGTCCTAAGTGGCCAGCTATACAATATGTCTGAACTCGACGTTCTCCATACGGGTCAACCGCATGGTTGACGGACTTCTCTGACAAAATGGCGAGATAGATGGGAGTCGCACCCACTTTTTTTCCGCAGACAACGGAACGGTTCCACTACTTTACCTTCTATCCCAAAATTGGCGGCTTCATCAGTTAAACGAAGTGAATCGTCTCGTTCCCACGCGCAGGAATCGCTAACTCAGCCGTAAAATGGCGGTCTATACGGGACTCGCACCCGTTATTGCTCCGTGACAGGGAACTATGATAACTCATTCAACAATAGACCGTAATGCCGTGTAGCAACGCCCCGGCGAGGCGGTTAGAATCTCGACTGCTACTGTGTCCTAACAGACCTTCCATTAGGAAATTGGTGCCAGTGATAGGATTCGCACCTACACGCTACTTTATTCGCGCCACCTTCTCAAGATGGTGTGTCTGCTCTTTCACCACACTGGCTAAATTGGTCGCTCCGACAGGACTCGCACCTGCAAAACCACCGTGTCTAAGACGGCAAGCTGTGCTGTTCGCTACAAGGTCACGGAGCGGGAAATGGTATGCCTAGCAGGACTCGCACCTGCAAAACCCAACTTCTGAGGCTGGTATGTATGCTATTCCATCATAGGCACATAAATTGGTCGCATCGAAGGGACTCGCACCCTTAAAACTCACATTTTTGAGACGTGTGGCTGTGCTATTCGCGCTTATGTCACGATGCGTAAAATTTGGTATTCCCGTCAGGTAACGCTCCTGAGTCTTACGCCAATCTAGCGATTAAGTGCTTTATAAGGGCACCGGCTGTCTTTCAGCTACGGGAACAGAAATGAATCCTCCGTTTCGCACAACATCTACGAACCCGCGCCGTCTGTGCAGACTATTTAGGCTCGATTGTCAAACAGAGAAATTGGTAGGCATGGAGGGAATCTCACCCACATTTGCAACATAATTACGGTTAATCAGTTTCGAGGACTGCTTCGGTTACATGCCCATAAAATTCCCTCTTGTGCGTTACGAACCACTCATAGGTTAGCCTCACCTACTTCGCTGGACTATACCAGCAGGGGGATAAATCGTTCCCCGTGGACTCGCACCACGCAAATACCGCGCTGGCGCACGGCTTGGCTGAACCATCAAGCTTTTGTTTCCTCGTTGCTACGGGGCTGCTCAACGGACTATGCGGGAAAATGGTAGCCACAGTAGGAGTCGCACCTACAACCTTCACCTTCGCGGGGTGCTGCTCTATCTATTTGAGCTATGCGGCCAGAAATTATTTCGCGTGAGTCAAAGTCAGGAGCATGTCCAGCTTCTTCTCCGTGATTGGCTTGTCCAACAGGAGCATTACGCCCAATCTTGTCAATGCTTCGCGCATGGATGGGTCGCCGTATCCCGTCAAAACTACGAACGGAACGTTCTGCTTCATCTTGTTTACCGTCTCGATTACTTCAAGACCGTTCAACTTCGGCATCTTGAAATCGAGCAAAACCAAAAAGAAATTGTTTTCCTTGAGAATCTCAATCCCCTTTTCAGCGTCCAGACAATACCTTACGTGAAATTGGTCTGCATACTTGAGGTTCATAATCTTCTGAATGTCCATCAAGTCGCCCGTGCTATCGTCAATAACGAGAATGTCCTTCGAGCCGCTTTGACAGGAAAGCTTGTGCAGTTGTTCCAAATGGAACTGGTCGTGGTTTTCGAGTGAGTCAACGCTGCTCATAACTTTTATTACACACTTTCATGTTCTACGTGAATGAAATTGGGGTGATATACGGGATTCGCACCCGCACAGTTCCCTTCACAGGGGAAGATGCTAACTATTACATCAATACCACCATTACGCCGAGTCCTCTCTCTCGGTAGTTAAACCACTTTTTGCAGGTTTCGCGTTGTCGGGGCTTCGGTCTTCATTGCCACCCACCCCGAATCTCGCACTAGCGCCAGTGCGCCAGTGGATGAAAATTTTCCTTCCTGTGTCCTCTTACTCACCAATACGTGCAACCTACCGGGACATTCGGTTTACAGGTCTGGTTTTCGGTCAAGAAGAAATTGGTGGCGCGGTGAAGGTAACGCTCCTTCGGTGCAACTTCCCATCACATTTGTAAGCATAGAAGTTTTACAGACTCCCGATGGGGACACCGGCCATTAAAGTTTGCCCGAAACGCCGTTTCGCTTCTCTCGATACAACGGAAGTTCGCAATGGCGAATGAACCGCCAAAGCGCGTTACACCATCCCGAACGTTTCAGAAATTGGTGGAGCCACAGAGAATCGCACTCTGATTACAAGACTGCCAGCCTCGCGTTCTACTATTGAACTATGACCCCAAATTGGCCGACCATTGACCTATGCTAGTTAGCCGCTTTCACTTGCTTAAACTTGGGACTCGCACCCAAACGGCAGGCCGGAAATTGAAATTGGTGGAGTAGGACGGTATCGCGCCGTCGTCTGCGAATTGCGAATCCGCCGTTCTGCTATTGAACCACAACCCCGAAACTTTTCTCCATACGGGATTGATTACCCGCCGACTCACCAGCACCACGCGGCTAACTCAACATAGTTATGAAACTCATTTAAGCCGGTGTGTTCATTGTGTTGATGCCGATAGAAATACTTTCAGCTTGGGATTCGCACCCTGCATTTATCGCACCAATGCACCTTGTAATCGGTGAACGCGACAAGCTTTCGCCCGCTCATTGGGATGACTCCTTTTAGGCACCGAGTCACTTGTTTCTTGATTATACCCACTACCTTGTGGACGGAGGCTCACGTAACTAATCGTATTGCCTTAACCGCTAATGCTACTGAAATTGGCGGGTGTGTGGGAGTTATACCCACAAGGAGACATTAAAAACCCCCATTGTATCGCCTTTTCAGGCAATTATATGAGCCAGTATTCTCCACACTTGAGGTTGCGTTTGGCGGGTTTTCTAACGGTTCCGCTGTCAGCTTGACTGACTTTCGCCAACACCCGTAAAATTGGTGGACATGCGGGGTAACGCTCCCCGACAATTTGCTTGCAAAGCAAACCAGTAGCCTTCTACACACGCCCAAAATCGTCATTGCAAGTTCCCACTGGCAATTTGCAAGTGTAATATCTTGTATGAACGATGAAAAAATTCAAAAAATGCTTACTGACGGAATGAGCTATGACGCGGTTGCCAAGGAAACCGGAATCTCAAAATGGACTCTTATCTACCGTTTCAGCCCGAACAGAAAGCTTTCTATGCAAAAGAACACCAAAAACTACCGAGAAACTAATCCTCTCGTTTCTAAGATTGCGACGTTTTACAGGGGCAATCGAAGAAGTTCTGTGCGCCCAAAAGTCGTCAAATTCACCGTTCAACAACTCAAGGATAAAATCGGAAGTGAGCCACGCTGCTATCTTACTGGTGAAAGAATTGACATTTCCAAGCCGGAAACCTATTCCCTAGACCATATCGTCGCAGTTTCAAAAGGCGGCGAATCATCTCTGGCGAACTGTGGCTTGGTTACTAGCGAAGTGAACTACGCTAAACAAGACCTTTCGGTTGACGAGTTTATCGCTCTATGCGAAAGGGTCGTCAAACACAACCCTCATTAAATGGCATCCAGTCAAGGTATCGCGCCCTGCTCTGCGGATTTGGAGTTCGCATTGTTCTCTTGAACAACTGGATGTATGCCCGTCGTTGGACGGGGAGTTTTTAGCGGGCGAACCTTTTGGATTGGCCCATCGCACTCCTGCGAGAAGTAATTGGTGCGGTAAGTCGGTTCTGCCCCGACGCTTCAACGTTGGCAACGTCGTGTGATACTATTTCACCACTACCGCAAATATTGGGATTTTTCTGCTAGACTGATGAATCCCATAACACTTAACAGTATCTCGACTTGCTCGGGTAAACGATACAAGGAGAACACCTGTTTCAGTCGCTCAAATATCTGTTCAGGGACAACCCTGCTGGCGATACCGAACGCAGCATGATGTTTAAGGCACATCTACTGGTCTAAGCCTAAATTCTTTTTGGGGAGCTTCACTCACCGCTCAACCCATTGTATCCGACTTTTCTAACCTTGTCAAGCTTTTTCTTTTCTGCCTGACTTTCCGACTTACCGACAAAACAAAAAACCCGAAAGATTTCTCTCTCGGGCGACCTTTCTTACCTTTTTAGGGTTCGATTAGCCGCCCATAGTTTCCCCCGTCCACGCATAATTAGTTTGCAGCACGGGGCACAAAGCCCTATCGAGGCTCTCGCCTCTACGCTGTTTACTAATTGTCGAACTAAATTTCATCTTCAAAACTATATTACACAGATTTTCACCTAATGTCAAATCTTTTTTGAACTTTTTTCAAGAATCTTTTTCGACTCTCGAACTTCGCTCATCTTTACTAAGATTACGCGAGTTTTCTGTTTGTGTCAAGGGCTTTCTGAAAAGAAAAAACCCGCCCCCATCTCTAAGGGCGGGCTGCATATTTATTGAATTTTAATCCCTTGGCGGCTTGCAGAAGCGGCTCGGGAACGCGGAAGGGGCTGCGACTTTAGCCTCCTTCGTGATAGGAACGCCAGTCTTGAGCAAGCCTTCCTTGAAGTCGTAGAAGATTTCAAAGGTCGTCAACAGGCTTCCAATCTCGAAACTGGTTGTGGTAACACGGTCTTCCACAGCATCTTTCGAGAATTCTGTCCCGGCACTCCATGATTCGGCACCGGCCAGATTAGCGGATTCCGCCGAGAAGCTCATGTTCGCACACTTGGCGGTGATGTTTCCCGCACTCAGGCCGCGTGTCGCGGAAGAACTGCGGAGCATTTCCCCAGCACCAGAGTCGCCCAAATTACACGTCCAGATAGGCTCGCTCCAAGGACGCCAAGGTCTTGAACGCCACGGATATGGGTCGTAAGGAATGTATTCCTTCTCCTTGTGGTAGTGGTGAACGTGCTTAACGACAGGCTGTGGCTTCTCTTTTTCCTCGTAAACCTCAACCCCAATCACGCCACAATTCGACGTATCACCTTGGGTTTCATCGGATTTCGCGGCATAGCTGCGCTCCTTGATGTTGAATTTGAACGGGTGGACTTCCTCGTTGGACGTGCGGAAACCGACGACTTCGTAAGACGAATAACCGGGAATGACGTATCCAAGGTTCGAGGAACCTGCGGGCTGACCGTTGACGACATTTACCCCGTCAACAGAAACATTGAACATGCGCCTGTTTGGGGAGTTGTTCTTGACTCTGATTGCGTAGGGAGTGCCTCGGTTGGCCTGAATGAAGGTTTTGCCTTCGTGGGAGTATTTGCGGACTGGTTTCCCATTGACCAGTATTTCTACTTCGGTATCGTAGCGATACATTTTTGCCTTTCTGCGCCCTTGGGCGACTTTTACGAAGGGGAACACAGTTCCGCCTTCAAGTATATGATACACGGAACGGGTGTTTTATTCAAAAAATTTGTCCGTATTTACCCTACAAATGTCTCTTATCCAATCAATGTGTGTAATTATTGGCAGGAACAATATGACTTTTCACTTGACATCACCGGAGAATATCTACTATACTATCGCTGCTGCCATAGCTGGACTAGGCTTTCTGTGGAAAACGGGCCATGTTATGATTAGGTGGCTGCGAAAAACTGTGGTATCTCTCAAGCAGGATAGAGAAAGGCTGATGGTTGTATTTACTGAACTTACCCCGAACCACGGCTCCTCCCTGAAAGATAAAATCTCCAAAATGGAGAAAGACATTACCCGTAACAACGAGCTTACTGAAAAAATCTTCTATCGCCAGCGTTGGATTATGGAAAACCAAGAAATCCCGATTTTTGAAAGCGACCCCACAGGTTTCTGCACTTGGGTCAATGAGAAGTATGCCCAGTTCTTTGGCAAAAGTTCGACGGTGTTTTTAGGGAACGGATGGAAGAACATTATTCACCCGGATGACCGAGAGCGCGTAGAGGCTCATTGGAACGAGTGTATTAGGGATGGGATTGACGCAGAAGATACGTTCAGGGTTCTGGCAAAGGACAGGGTAGTCAAGGTGAAGGTTATAGCCAACAAGACGCAGGGGGGCTATATTGGTTCGATTTTGAGGCTGGATTAAGCCCCGAACGAGTCTTTGAACAGTTTCAAGATTCCTGCTTTGTCAGCAGCGGCACCGAGAGCGTTCAAGGTTTTCACGGAAGCGTCGTCAATAGCATAGCCATTCCCCAAGTCAGGCGACACCCTCAAGTAATTTTTATCCCCAAGTATTTGGTAAGCTTTGTAAACGTCCGAGGACTCCCCGGCTGAAAAGATAATTTTGATGGTTGCCAAACCCGCTACAGCCGCACTAGGATTGACCATGAGGCTCGGACGCTCCTTCCAGACGGTATCACCCGCCCCAAGCGACAAAACCTGCCATTCGGTCAATGGCGCGATTTGAGCGCACTCTGAGATAACGAGCATGTCACAGGCGTTATCCCCGATGTTCCCGCCGTCCATCAAAATCATATCTTGATACTTGTAGGCCGGGAAATAGGTTTGGGCGGCTGACGACGCTCGGCAAACCTGCCAAAGCTTTATCGGGCTATCGTAGCCCAAGACCACCCAATCTTTCGTTTCAGAAGACTTCTCGAACGACTTGAAATAGACCGGCCTGTCGGTTGCCCAATCGTAGGACGTGGCGATAAATCTGGTCTTGCAATCTGCAAGGGTTGCATCACCCAAACATTCTTGAAGCTTTGCTTCGATAATTGAGGAATTGTATTTAGCTCCCCATAACACCGAGATAAGCGAAAGCCAGTTTTTCTTGAAGATAAGCGGAGAGTGAGTAGTAAAGAACTGCTTGCAGGTAGAGGCGGGGATGCCAAGAGCTAGGTGCGCTCCGACGATAGAACCAACAGATGTGCCCCCTATAATGTCAAACAAGCCAGAGCTAGGGCTGTTAAGCCCCGACTCTAGCTCGCTCAACATCACAGACTGGCCGTATCCGAGGATACCGCCACCCTGCAAGCACAACGCTTTCATTACTTCTTGTTCGGCTTGACGAGGCTCAACTTGAGCGCGACGGAAGCCGGTGGCAGATTGGCGTTGCCCAAACCTTCACCAATACCCGTGGCAATCCAACCGCAGGCATCGCGTAATTGCTGGTTCTGGACGACAGAGTTGGTGCCAGTGTTCTGCAAGTCAGCGTTCAGGATGTTCAAAACCAATGGGGCAATTAGATTCGCATATTGGTTGTTGCCGATGGCCTTATCCAAGGCGGCAGTAATATCCGCGATGGAAAGCTGGTTGGTTTCGCCCGAAAGGACGTTCAGGGCGCTTTCCCCGGCCTTGAAATAAGGGATATTTGCAGCGTTACCCGTTGGCGGGGTAATGGCGATTTGCGTTCCAACGGCAGCAGCCGTGGTGATACCGGCCTGTTCCAAGGCTGGGTTGATTTGAGGGCCAGTGGCACAGCCAACACCAAGGAACAGCGAGGCAACCAAGGCCAAACCGAGAATGAATTTATTGAAATATTTCATAACCTATATTACACAACCTCCTATCCAAAATCCAAATTAAAATACCCATTGCAGTCCCACCCTTAAAGTAGCCCCGTTTTTCGAGCTATCTAGGCGGTAATGCTGCATGAAATCGAACTCCCCTCGAATCCTTCTGGTGAAAGCAAAGTCCACTCCAAGGCCGAATCCAATGTCGTGGGAGTTGTCCACGAAGAAGTGTTCGGTGGCAATCTTGCCCTCCAAAGCCACGCGGTTCCAAATCGGGGAAATGAACGGAACGATACGGTAATCTTCCATCACAGAAATATGGTCAACGAAGTGCTTGTAGTCGTAGGTGCCGATTTCCATTCCCGTGCCCATGCTTGGGGTCTGCCAATACTCATATTCCATAGACATACCAATGGTGTAATTGGGCTTGCCTAAGAAAGAGGGGGCGGAAATCGTAGGAGTGATTTCATAAGTCATCTCCTTCGCGGCATAGAACTGGTTGGTGGAGAGAAGAACCCTTTGCTTAAACGTGGTGAACCAAGAGTTTGTCCCGGCGAAAGACTGGCAGGCCAAAAATAGCAGAAGGATAGTGCAAAGCTTTGCGGTTAGTTTCACGCGCTTAAAAGTGTTTGTAGCTCGCTAAGGTCATCCACGACCCTATCCCTGAACGCTAAGACTTCGGCATACCCCACGGACAGGAATTGGGGAATATTTACCATGTAGTCCTTGTATTGACGGGCAACGGCTTGACGAGCAAGGCCGCTTTTGAAATCCAGCACATTGATTTCGACTTCGGAGTCTTTCAGACTTTTGCCAAAGGTATCAATGAAATAGTCAACCATGCTTCCAAGCTCCTTGTCCATCTTGTCGTAAGCGGCCAGAACACTTGCGTTGGCCTTATGGTTGTAACGAAAAAGGCGGAACTGTTCCTGCATCTGGATGATGTTGGTAAGAACGTTTCCGAGTACCTCGGTTCCTGTTGAGGCTTCGATGGAAAACTGGACTTTGAAGGGCTGGGTAGCGTCAATGCTGAGTCCAGCGGTGGAGTTTTCTTTCAGATGCGACTTTTCCCATTTGTTGATGCACACGGCGAAACGCTGGTCGTTCTGAGTAAAATCCCCCATCATGGTCTTGTCCGACATACATCGGTTGATGAAGTCCTTTTGCTGCTCGCCGGTTCTAGGTGTTGGGATGGGCATACTATCTATTACACCAGATTGCCCTTATTTCGTGATGATTTTGGGAGCTTCGTAGATGGCTCCGCACTTGTCGCAGCAGATGATTCCGAAGGGTTGAATCTTCGCGTCCGTCGCGCCCCCGGTCAGGGCGGTCATTTGAAGCGGGCTGATTCGGCGCATGGTAATCTTCTGGACAAATCGGTTATGGCCGCAAGAGCCACAGTTCAATTCTTCCATTTCATCGAGTTTAATTTTAGGAGCGGTTTCCATAGTCTATCATACGGATTTTCACAGCGGAGTCAAAAGATTGTGCAGCCACAGAAACCCATAATCAATCCAGCTAAAAATCAGGAACAACAAGGTTCTGACAAGTTTCAGCACAACGTCCGCGCAAACCTTATAGGGAACGTAGAGCCAGCGATAGAGACAGTTCTTTTCCAGCTTGCCCTTGTTCTCGATTCGGGCGATGACCTTTTTCATCGTGCGCTTTCGTTCCGAATTGTCATACCATTCCGCCGAATGCAATTCAATTTCTTCAAGGACTCCCTTGTGAAAAACAGCGCGGTAGATAAGGTTCAGGTCTTTGGCTCCTTCAAGGTAGAACGTGTCGCCGAAGAATATTATCCCGGTGTGATACGTGGCCTCGATGCCGTCCTTTTTTTTCTTGTAAAGCTGTTGAGCGGAGAAATCATACATAGTATTCGCCTCCAAGAACCCCATGACATAGAAGCAGTATTCCGGGGCGGCAACCGCAGCCTTGACTTCCTCGGGAAGATTGGGAAGCGCGTAATCAACCACGATTCGGCTGGGGCTGTTAGTTAGCTGTAATATGTTCATATTTTTCAAGGGCGGCTTGGAGTTTTCTCCTGACAGCAAAGACTCGACTCATTACGGTTCCACGCGGGCAATCAAGCAACTGCGCGACTTCGGAGTAAGACTTGCCCTGTTCAAACACTAATTCAAAAACCTTCCTGTGCTTTTCCCCCAACTCCATTTTCAACCCGCAAATTCTATTACCCAGTTCGGCTTGAAATTCCTCCTTGGAAATTGTTGACAACGGGGTTTCTGACGTGGAAAATTCGCTGGTCTGAGTGTCAATATTTTCAAGATGAACCTCGTTGCGGGAAATTCGATTCAGTTTGGCCCACTCATTATAAATGACGTTTCGGACAATATGATACAGCCATGTGCTGAATTTGCTGTCGCCTCGAAAAGCCCCGATTGAGTTCCAGACCTTGACGAGCGCGATATTCCAGACTTCATTTGGGTCAACCGGAGAGAAACGGCATTGGCTTTTTATGGAGCCAAGCGTTCTTTCCCTATGTAACTCCATAAGTTCTTCAAACGCTTTTTCATCTTTCCCAGTCTGGATTCTTTCAATCAGAGTTTTTTCACACGACATCGTAATACCAGCATATACGAGTTTTCCGTTACGGTCAAGATTTTTCTCTGTAAATCAGGTGTTTATAGTCACTTTTGGAGTGTTTGGCTTGCAGAATTTGAGCGATACGGTGGCAGGATTCGATGCCAAAGTTCCCAAATTCATCATCCAAGGACTCCTCCCAAATGAGTTCCCCTTCGTGATGGACGGTCAGAATTTTATTCGATATATTGACCGTCAGGCACAAAACGTCAGAAAGGCACAAATCCGCCTTGAGCGGCAGGCTGGTCAACTCTGACATGAAATTCAACTCCCTGATTACCCCAACCGTTAGCATGTTTTCGTCTCCTGATTGCCCGAACCGGCGTTCATCTCCTGTAATCTGTCTCGCACCAGCTTGATATGAAAAGTCACGAAACCCTCCCCCGGCCTCATGGGGTCAAGCTTCGCATCTTGGACGCGGCTTACCAGAATGATGTCGTTCAAAAGGGCAATAATGTCGTCAAGGTCTTTCATGTTACTTCAAAACGAAGTCCATATTGTGTTCCTTTTTAAGCTTCTTCACGTATTTCTTCGCGTTCTCCCTACCGGCCTTCGTGCGGGGGAAGGCTCCGTATTGGTAACGCTTTTTCTTTTCAAGAACCAGAATATAGTCTTTCACGACTATTGTATCTTGCGGCGAGACAGGTTGGTAATATTTCTATACTCCACGTCACATCTGGCCTTGAGGACTCTCAACTGGGGTAGGTGGGATTCTATCTGCGCCAAGAGACGCTCCCTTTCCGCATAATCTCGGCTCAGTGAACGCCTCACTTCAAGCCTGTCCATCTTTCGGAGAAGCTTTGCGGATTCTTCCTCCAAAAACGTCACACTTTTCAGCGCGAGCAAGGTGTTAAATATATCCTTCTCGGCCACCGATGATTTATCAAGTTCCATACCTAATAGACCCATTAAATTGAATTTTTATTTACTTTTAGTGTAATAAAAGGTATGAAAGCACTCCAGAATTTTCTGCACACCCTTGGCCTTGGGGACGGGGAAGGCAACATTTCAATGGGCCGTGTTATTGCTTTGCTCACGACCTTGACCGCGCTGTTCCCTCAAGTGAAGGCGGCTATCGAATCCAGCGGGGCTGATTTGACTCAGGCGAATTGGAAGCTGCTGTTAATCGGCATTGCCAGTCACCAGTTGACCAAGTTTCAGGAAAAGTATCAGCCGGTTCAGGTGGCCAAGGATGCCATCCAGACTGCTCAAGCAACCGCCCAACAAGCCGTTAAGACTGCCGCTGATGCCGCAAGCGCGGAAGTTGATTCTCTCGTCAGCCGTTTGAAGGCATTGGGAGTCAATGTCGAAGTAAACCAGCAGGCGTAATTGGTGGAGCTACACGGAGTTAAACCGTGCCTCAATGACGGCCTGCGTAAATGCTATTCTCTAGCAATCCGGTTTGTCGGTATTAGCTTTCGTTCATCAAGTCTGACCAGTAGCCCCGAAAATGGTGGAGACGGCGGGAGTTGAACCCGCGTCCACTTACGTTTGCAAGAAAAACACTACAAGCTTATCAGCCTTTGATATTCTTGATTGGCTACACTGGCAGCAAAACTCACCATCAATATCCGGTTCCGTTACCCTCGAACCGGCTCTAGGGTTTTTTCCCGCTGTTTTTACGCCCATTCACTCGTAGCGAGAATCGGAGTGGTGGACGGGACGGCATTAAGCCATCGCAAATGCTGCAAAACCGCGAACTACTCCGCAGTCAACTGCATTTCTAAGTGCTACTTTGTTAGCATTTATGTTTTGATTGAATTTTTAACGGGCCAACAATCATCCCGTGCTTGCGTTCGGCTTTCAACAATAAATGTCGAAACCATTACGTCCCCATTACAAAGAACAAATTAGTAACTCTCGAAGTCAGGGCCACTCAACCCCTGCTCGAATCGGAGTGCGGGGGAATACTTCTTCCCCGACTTCTTGCACTTCCAAATTTCTTCCGATTCTTGGTTGGTCAATTCACCCGTGCCTTGAACGGTCTTTACCAACGTCATGCCGTTCCATTCCACTGTCTCGCCGATGGCGTAATCAAATGACTTCTTCATATACTATTCTACACGGATTGCGGTTTAAGTCAAGTAATTTCTTCCATGTGCCCGCCGCACTTTGGGCAAATCATGCAGAAACGGCAACTACAGGTTCCTACCTGCCTGATGACGCATTTGGGGCAGTAAGCCTTGCCAAGTGCTTTCGATAAATTGCATTTTATATCAAGCCCACTAAGGAATTGCGTGGCGAATACCTTTTTATCGAAGGGAAATGTAAGTTGCTCGTCCATAATTATCCACATTTTGAGTTTCCGCAGTTCTTGCAAATAATGCAGCCGTTCTCCCTGTGGAGCTTGCTTCCGCATTCCGAACATTCTTCGCCGGAAACCTCTTTACCGTTTTCGACGTAGCACTTTAGCGTTCTAGCCAAGCACTTCGAGAACGAGGACAAGTCGCCGGAAGTTTTTTCAAGCTGGTGAATGACGAAGGCAATGTCGCTGCCGTGGCGAAGACTGCAAGAAATCATGCGGGTCAAAGCGTCGGCGTTGTCGTCGGAGTGACCATTGTTAAGAGCATACGTCTCGCCATCCGTTGCGGACTCGAATACATAATGCCCTCTGCGGTGCTTTTTGATTTGCCCAGTATTACAGTCTTTCGGGATAAAGTCGCGCTTTTTCTCGCTGTTGAATCCGGTGAAGATTTCATACGGTGTTCCACCCAATAACCCCACGGCAACGAAATACTTGTCGCCACGGAAATTGAAGAAGTGAAGCTTTCCTTCCAGACTCTTTGGCCTTTTAGGAGCTACGGTCTTGGTAATCTTCGGGCCTTCTTCCTTGTCCTTGCGGATAAGGACTCCACTACGGCATCCTTCACGATAAACCGTAATCCCCTTGCACCCACTCTCCCAAGCCTCAAGATAAATCTCGGCTACCTTTTCTTCGGTGACTTCTGCCGGGAGATTGATGGTGCTGCTAATGGCGTGGTCAATGTGCCTCTGCGCGGCGGCTTGCAGTTTGACGCGCTGCTTCCAGTCAATATCAGGAGCGCAGGAACCATACCAAGGGGACTTCTTCCAGTCCTTCTCCCCGGTTACATCCATCCATATTTGGAGCTTGGGATGTTTAACCTCGAACTTCTGCCACTTGTCTCCGTTAGTATCGGTGAAGTCCACCCTAGAGGAACTGTCGTTGGGGTTGATTTTCTTGCGGCGTTCGTATGGCTTAATGTCGAACAACGGCTCTACGCCGGAAGTAGTCTGCGTCATAATGCTAACTGTTCCCGCAGGGGCAATCGTCAGGTTCGCAATATTACGGCGTCCGTATTTCTTGATGCGCTCATAAAGAGCTTCATCCTCCTTTTTGATTTGAAGAAGAAACGCCGAATCCTTTTCCAATTCCCAATCCCAAACAGGGAAAGCCCCAATCTCTTGGGCCATTTCACAGGACGAATCGAATGAGGCAAGTTTCTGAGTCTTGTGGATTTTTTCCACGAACTTAATGCTTTCGTCGGAACCGTATTTCAGACCTACGGCGGCAATGGCATCGCCTTCACCAGTAACGCCAAGCCCAGTCCTTCGACCAGAGGAACATTTCTCAGCTATCTTTTCCCACAGCGTCAGTTCTTCTCTCTTGATTTCTTCGGGTTCCGGGTCTGACTTGATTTTGGCGATAATCTGATAAATCTTTTCGAGTTCAAGGTCAATCAAATCATCCATGAGCCTCTGCGAGATTTTCGCGTGGGCGTAGAACAAGTCGTAGTCAAACCTTGCGTCTTTGGAAAACGGATGGAGAACGTAAGAGTATAGGTTCTGCACCATCAGCCTGCAAGAGTCGAGTATGCAGAGCGGCAATTCGGAACAAGGGTTTGTGGACTCCGTGGCGAACCCATGTTTTGCATAGCAGTCAACCGCGTTGAACTGTCTAATCAAATCCCAAAAAAGCAATCCGGGTTCGGCAGACTGCCACGCGCAATGAATGATTTTTTGCCACACCTTGCGGGCGTCAACCATCTTCGATACCATCGGCTTGACACCCTTCTCCTTATAGTCGAGAGGGAAACGCTGCTCGTATTTTGTGCCCTTCTTAACGGCGTTGAGAAACTCGTCCGAAAGCTGGATGGAGATATTTGCTCCCGTGACTTTCTTTCTGTTTAACTTCATTGAGCAAAAGTCAACGTTGTTCTCGTCGTAGAATCGGGAGTCGGTAACAATGTCGCGCTCCTGTTTTTCGGCGTCACCCTTGAGAACGATTTTCTTAGGAGATTCCCATTGGGCGTCGTCAATCTTGCAGCAGTCCGGGTGATGAACTGACAAGGTAAGCATCAAGGCTCCACGACGACCAGACTGTCCAATCTCACGAATCGTGTTGGAGTATCTTTCTGCGAAAGACGGAACTCCGGTTGAAGAACGGGAGGAGTTTTTGGTCGGCGCACCGGAAGGGCGAAGTGAATTGAGTGATGCTCCATTGCCGCCCCTGCGCTTGGAAATCTGAGCAAGCTGCTGGTCGGTCTTTAGAATGCCGCCGATGCTGTCACTCGGCGTTTCCACAACGTAGCAGTTGGACAGCGAAATGATTTGGAAATTGTTACCGATGCCGAACATCGGCGACCCTTGAGGGACGATGTATTTGAACCTGTCGAAGAACGAAAATATTTCAGCTTCGGTGAGGGCGACCTTGAATTTGTTTTTCTCGATGCGGGCAAACTCCTTCGCCAGTCTGCTGTGCATCATATACGGCGACTTCTCCAAGATTTCGGACTGCTCGTTTTTCAGGGCGTATTTGTCGAGAAAGACTTTCGCGGCCAGTTCATCGCCGTTAAAGTAAGAAATCGAGGCTTCCAGAGATTCTTCGTAACCAAATTTATTATCCATTGCAAGAAGATATTACAGCATTTTTCCATGAGTGTAAAGAATTGTTTCGTAGCAACTCCCACTGTTGGAATTAGGTGTATCAGATTCGCATGAACTCAACGTCTCCGACTTTCAAGATGACGTTTTGACCTGCGAACGCCTGTTTGATGGAGGGAATAATGTCGGTATTAGCGTTCTTAATGAAGAAGTGCTTGAAGTAATCGTTGCCCATGTTTTGACGAATATGCAGTCGGCACGAACACCCGAGGTTGATTTGGTTCCTTACGGTGACGAGCGTTCCCAAGGCCACGTTCTGTTTATCGTTAAAGCTATGCTTATTACCCTCATACCAAGACGCGAAAGCCTGTATTGAGTCAAAAACAACCGTATTCTCCGGTAAAGTGTTGGCTTGCGTGTCCAATTTTTTTAAATAAAATTCAATCTCTTTTGCTGATAGCGGCTCATCGAGAACCGTTTGGGAGGCACAGGTATCGTCCAGCCCGGTCTGCTTTGCTGCAACAGGTTCTCCTATATTCGCCCTCTTTTGGGCGTTAAGCCTGTTAATGAATCTCTGCATTTTACTTGCTGACCTTGGACAAGAACGGGTAAACCGCCCACCCTACTACAATGTTTACACACAGGACGATGGGGTTGAAAGTATAATGCAGTCCCGCGTAGATGCTGTAGAACATGGCGTTCAAGACCACGGTGAGGCAATATGGGCACGTCAGCAGGCGGGTTCCGAACGAATTCATGTGAAACGCTAGGAAATCGGGGTAAGTTACGTTTTGGGTTTGCTTGTAAGCCAGATAATCCACGATGAGGGGCAGCGGAATATTGAGCAAAACCGCATATTCCACAACCGCGTCCGTGTCCAGCCAAATGAAAATCATCACCAGAGCTACCGCCCAAATTAGAAATTGGTCTATCATGTCTTCCTTATATTAGCGAAGAAAATAGCCGCATACAAGAAAATCAAACCGAAGAATATTAAAGGGCCAATGTTCACCTTTCAAGTGTAATTGATAACCAGAAGTTTTGTCAAGCGGAATTTTATCCTTGACTCCTTTGTAAACTTTCCGTAGTATAGAACAAATGGTTGTATCCATTTTCAGCCTGCTGAGAACAAACAGTAAGGTTTTCCCACGTTGCTCCATCGCGGACGCGCTGAAGCCAAACAGACGCAACAAGGGCTAGGCTCTCGATTTGACGAGAAAATAAAAAGGCTACGAGAAATCGTAGAGGCTCACCCGCCGTTGTGCGTAAGCACGGGGACGGCAGCGTAAATGCGTTTTAAGACCTTTCGCATCCCCGGACTTCCGGTAGCTGCTGACTAACAAAGTTTCAATGCTGCGTGGAGTGGCTTACCACATTAAATATTTCAAGCCCTCAAGAAACGGCATACAGAATCTCCTTACTAGAGTAGTGTAACCATTACTCCGGTAAGGGGATGTCTGCCTATATTTGCTAAGAAACATCATACAGGGGCAGTCCCGTGCGTTCGTGAATTTTATTTCAAAAAAATGGTCTATCCTTATTGATGACCAATATCCCCGATAAAACCTTGATTCGTAGAGTCAAGAAGGACGGTTGTAATGACAGTTTCCTCGAACTATGCCGAAGGTATGAAAACGTCTTTTACAAGATGTGCCACAAATTTACCCCGGCGTTAATCAACTCAGGTATCAGTCCGACGGACATATTTAATGAGAAAAATATCATTATATTTAACTGCATTAAAACATACGACCCTAAAAGGGGCGCGAAATTGTCCACCCACATCTGCAACTACGCGAGATTTCTGTGTCTGAATTCGATAACCAAGAGGAAGTGTCTGATAAGTGTTGACACTGACGAAATGAGGGAAATGCTGGATAATGCAGACTCCATGCACGGCTCAAGGGAGAAAGAGGAAAACAAAGAGACTTACGACTTCCTGAAAAATCTACTGTCCCAAATGAAGGATAAGAGAATCCCGCAAATCATTGAAATGCGCCATTTGTCCCCGGAAAAGAAGGAGTGGAAACAAATTGCAGAAAAAATGAATATTTCGTCTCAGACGGTAATCAATCTACATGAGCGAGGAATGAATTTTCTTCGCACGAAGCTCCGTAGCACGGACTTCGCTGACATAGTATAAACCGAAACTAAATAACATGGAAAATCCAAATGAAAAGCAGTTCGAGAAGGACTTGGGCGCAGTATGGGTCAAGAAGGCCGCATCCGGCGCACAGTTCATCTCTCTCTCCATTGACCTCAATCAGTGGGGAATCAACCAGAAGGTAAACCTTGTTGCATTCAAGAACAAGGGTAAGAAGGAACCAAAGCACCCGGACTTCAAGATTTACCTGTCCAACCGCGAAGGGAACGGTCAGCCCGCTCCTGCCGCCGCATCCCCGGCTCCGAAGGCTCAGGCACCAGCCGCGAAGCCTGCTGCCGCGCCCGTCCTCGAACCGACCGAACTGGACATTTAATGTCTTCGTGACGGGCGGTGGCAATCCCGCCGCCCGTTTCGCTTATGAAAGTTTGCCTACTATGTCCGTGTAGGATACCAACGGACGCCCTTTACTGCTCTCCATGCTATTGGAGAGTGGATAAAATCCGAGAAGATGGATATGCGAAAGGCGGAATCTTCAAGGAGCGATGGGAAACCCTATGGGCCGAGATAAAATCAACGCTCGAACAAAGAAAAAATGATTCTGACATTCAATCTACCCGTTAATGGAGTATCGTTCGGACAAACATCCGTATTGATTCTCAGGACTATCTATGACCTGATAAAGACGGGCGCAGATTATGATGTCAGGCTTTTCCCGGTGGGTGGCGGATACGACCTCGCCTCTCAAAAGCAAGACCCTGAATTTCTCAAATGGTTGGAGGACTGTATTCACGCAGCCTACAACATGCACGAACGCTCGAATCCCATTTTCAAGCTGTGGCATCTTAATGGCTCAATGGAGTCGTTCTCGGAGAAGCAAACCCTGTTATCATTCTATGAACTTGATGCTCCCACGCCAGTCGAGCTTAACATCGCCAGAAATAACAAGACGTTCTTCTCAAGCAAGTTTACCTGCGAAGTCTTCAAGAAATTCGGGGTTGAAACGTCGCACATGCCGCTGGCGTTCGACTCTTATAACTTCCAAAACACGAACAAGACATACTTCCCCGACGGGAGAATCGTGTTCAATATTTGCGGAAAGTTTGAAAAGCGCAAGCAGCACTTGAAGATGATTAAGGCTTGGATTAAGAAATATGGGAACAACTCCCGCTACGCCCTGCAATGTGCCATCTACAACCCCTTCATCAACGCTCAACAGAATAACCATATCGCGGCCAATCTGATTCTTGAAGGAAAGCCAAAGCCGTTCAACGTTACTTTCCTTCCTTCCATGCAGGAAAACGCCTCGTATAACGAGTTCCTCAACTCGGGAGATATTGTGCTTGGCATGTCTGGTGGCGAAGGCTGGGGGCTACCAGAGTTCCAATCTGTCGCCCTCGGAAAACACGCGGTAATCCTCGACGGCCCCGGATATTCGGATTGGTCAAACGAGTCAAACTCTGTTATCGTTCCTACTAACGGCAAGGAAGAAGCATACGACGGAATGTTCTTCCAAAAGGGACAGCCATTCAACCAAGGCTCCATCTTCACTTGGGACGAGGAAGCCTTTATCGCGGCATGTGAAAAGGTGATTGCGCGAGTCGGTCAGAGCAGACTCAATTCTCCCGGACTCAAGTTACAAACCCAATTCTCCAAGGAGAAGCTCGCTGAATCCATAATCAAGACCTTCGATGCAAACGCCTAACATCCATATCCGCAGCTACTCCACTGACCAGTATTACTTGGACAAGGTATTTTATTCCAATTTTTATCGCCTCAAGAAATTGGATGTTGACCCCCAAGCCGGAAGCAGGATAGTGGCTGTTGATATTGGGGCACATTGCGGGTATTTTGTTCTGGCTGCTTTGGCCGCGAATTACACGAAATGCTACGCCTTCGAGCCTTTCGCGGACAATTACAGGATGCTGTTGAAGAATACGGAAGTATTCACTGACGCAGTTTCGCCTTACCAGATTGCCGCGTTTCACAGACACACCACGTTCAAGCTTCCTGAACCAAAAATCAATTCCCAACACGTCCTCGACTACGGGACTATCCAGCCGTCGGATAGCGGAGAGAATGTTCTGTCCCTGTCCATGATTGAGATACTACAAGGACTAATAACCGAGCAGCGTATCAATCTTTTAAAAATCAACATTGGTGCCTACCTGTTTGATTTCGTATCGTTGAATGAGCAGGCTTTTGGGAACGTGGAGAACGTATGTTTTGAAATTCCACACTCCCCGAACGAGCTTAAATATTTGAAGTCCAAGCTGGCGTCCATTGGATTCTCCGATAACCTTGTTCTTGAACTGAAAGACAAGGGACAAAATTTTGGATTCTTGGGATTTTTCTCAAAGAATAAACTGACGGACGCATTTGACGTGGAAGATTTGAAATCAAGAAATTATGAACCCTCTAACTAGACAGCAAGTTTACTCCCTGATTGACGGCGAAAGGGATTATCAGGACGCTCTTATCAAGGAAAACGGTTGGATTGACCCCAAGCGTGTCGGTGAGTATCTGACCATCCTTCGCGCCTACCTGCGAAAAGCGGAGGATGCGTATATCAAGGAGTCAGATTCAGGCCCGGTAGCGGAAAGGCCAAGTCTGGACAATATCAGAAAAATTGCCGGAATCGCCGTCGCCTGCATGGAGCAAAACGGCGCACCCGCACGTTTATCGGAACTTGCAGTAGAAACCGAAGCAAAGGCTCCCATCGGAGAACTGATGCACTTCAAGGTTGACTAATTTATGAAAATCCTAACACCCGGACACAAATACGTTCTTGAGAATTTCGAGAACAAGGAAGCTGGACAGACCATCCAGTTTATCGAGAAGACTCCTACGGCCAATCCCGGCGAGCTTGTCACCCTCAACGACGGGACAACCAACGAGGAAGTCCTCAAAATGTTGATTGACCGTATGCAGAGTCTCTACAACAAGTTCCCGTCCGAGGAAACTCTTTGCTCTATCGGTCATCTCAAGTCGGCATTATATGCCCAGCAATCGAGGACGTATGAGCGTCAGCAACGTGGCGTCGAAGGGAAGCATCTAAAATAACATGAAACTCAACATTAGCGCAGAACTAACCGGGGCGGAAGTCGCCGGTATTTTGGTCAATCAACTGGCTTGCAGCGAGCCTAAGATTATCGGAAAAACCGAACAGGTCACCGTGGAAGTCTTGAACAAGGAAAACAAGTGGGTGACCGTCCCGCTTGAAAAGGTGAAGTTCATTTGGGCTAACTAATGCCAATCTACATATTCCAGCACCCATCCTCGAAAGAGGTCAGAGAAATCGTTCAAAGAGTGAACGAGTCGCATACCTTTGAGGAGAACGGAGTGAAATGGAATAGGATTTTCACAATTCCCAACGCCTCCATTGACACTAAAATCAATCCTCATTCCCAAAAAGACTTCACGGATAAAACCTCCAAGAAGAATTACACGATAGGGGATATGTGGGATAAGAGTGCGGAAATGTCCGAAAAGAGGGCGCGTGTTTTAGGCAATGACCCAATCAAGGAAAAGGCCAAGTCGGACTATTCCAAGAGAACGAAGAAGCCACACCCTCAAGCGAAAGGCCCGTAATGATTACCGTCCCATTCGGGATATGGAACACTAACTTAGGCAACAAGCTTTTTCGCCACGCCTACGCTAGTTTTCTATCCAAGAATAACGACCTGTATTGGGATTGCGACATCGAACAGTCCTTCAATCTGGCGCGTTCAAAATTCTTGAGACTCGGAAGAAAGCTTTCGATAGTCCACCGAATAGACGAAAACAACGCTGGCGAGTTCATGGATAGGAAACTGAATGGAGGAGCCATGATTCTCTCGTATTGCCAACAACCTTCCGTTGTTAATCACCGAGCCTTTGGTGAGCATTTAGCCGACCTGTTTTCCTTCAAGAAGGTGGATACAGACCCGGAGACAGTGTTCATCCATATTAGGAATAGTTGCCCTGCCGCCCCCGTCCCAAAGTCATGTGTCCTTCCGTTTGAATACTATGACCGCAGATTATCGTTGATGGATTTTAAGAACGGGGTAATAGCCAGCCACGACGAGAATGACGACATCACCCGCGCTCTGGTGAAGAAATATGGGTTCAAGACACTAAAATACAACAACGCCTCCGAAACCTTGGTCATAGGAGCCTCCCACCGCAAGATGGTTTTGTCCCTTGGTTCATATTCATTTTGGATTGGAGCGTTAGCCAGCCCCGAGGCGGAAGTCGAAATCATAACTATGAACGACGCCACCCAAGAATACGGGACAGCCTCTTGGCACCCGAACTACTCCTTGGATGTTGTCAGGGCAAATATGAAGCCATGCAAGACCTAACCAACGTTGACCTTATCTGCGTGGACGGAAGGAGCGAGGACGATAAAGTCGCCGCTTCATCCAGAGCCTTAATTCATTCGACTCAGGGCATGACCTTCAATTCCGTCAGATTGCTTTCCCCCATTGACCCCTTACGTGACCCGAGAATTCTACATGTTAAAATAAAGCCATTGGATTTGGTGGGATATAACAAGTTCATGCTCTGTGAGTTGGGGAGTTACGTTGGGGCTGACTTTGTTCTTCTCGTCCAGTGGGATGGTTTTATCGTCAATCCCCATCTGTGGGACAAGGAATTTCTCAAATACGATTACATCGGTGCGCCTTGGCCGAGGCAATGGCCCAACCGCATAGCCAGAGTCGGCAATGGTGGGTTTTCATTAAGGAGCAAGAAACTCCTGAACCAAAATGTTCCCGCGACTTTCGACTACAAGGAACCAGAGGATAACATTCTGTGTTTGCATAACCGAATTTATTTACAAAAAAATGGAATAAAATTCGCCCCTGTTGAAGTGGCCGCTCGCTTTGCTTTGGAGAATGATGTGGAGGAAAACCAGCCAAAAAACTCATTCGGGTTCCACGGCAGGCATTTGCCTTGGCACAAAGAATACCTATCCATGCTGCATGAAAAGACTACAAGTATTTAACAGACATTGCTACTTCTCCGATGTTGGGGCCAGCAAGGAAAAGCCTGCGTGGTTTAGCAGGGAGAGATGCTTTGAAAATCTGCTCAAGAGCGCGGACAGGTCGGTGACAGATTTGCACTTTTTCTACGACGAGGCGGCGGGAGGAATCGAAGGGCACTTCCTTAACGGAAAAGCCAACATGATTGCTAATTGCGGAACCGAAGCCTCGGCCTTCCTATCTTTATTGGATTTTGTTAAGTCGTTTAAGTTCCCTGACGATACAATAATCTACATCGTTGAAGACGATTATCTGCATAGACCCGGATGGCCCACGATTCTGCTGGAAGGCATTGACGAGCTAAAGGCCGACTATATATCGTTGTTTGACCATGCGGACAAATACAGCGAGGCTCTGTATTATCCGCCGATTTTGTCCGAGGTTAGGGTGACAAAGAGTTCCCATTGGAGAACTACGCCGTCAACCACTAATACATACGCGTGTCGCTTTGGGACTCTGATGAAGGACATGGAAATTCATAAGAGATTTTCCACTATGGGGCCGATAACACGCGACCATGACAAATTTCTTGAGTTGGCAAGAATGGGGAGAAAGTTATACACCCCGATTCCGGGTTATTCAACTCACGCTGACGAGCCTTGGGTGTCGCCAGTAATTGATTGGTCTGTTATATGATAAGCATTATTACCAAAACGATAAGTAGGGAATACTACCTGAAAAAGCTGTTACTGTCTATGGAGCAGCTTGGCAATGTTACCGCCTGCGATTTCCAACACCTTTTGATTTTCATGGGTGCGCGACCAACGCCGGATATGGAGAAGTTCATCAGTAATCTTAGCTTCGCCAGTAAGATAACTACTGAACATTGGGAGGATGTCAAGCAAGACGGGGCAGCAATGAACATCCTCAAAAAGAAGTGCGTGTTCCCGCTAACCATGAAGATGGACGACGATGCGGTAATGAGAAGCCCTGATTACTTCAATCATGTGCTGGCCATTAACAAGCTGGTTCCCAATGCCATGTTTAGCCCGTATCCAGTTGGGTTAATCAATAACCCCGGTGGAGTGTTATCCAAAGACCATTCCGTCAAATACTCCCCGGACACGGACACGTATTACATATTCAGAAAAGTCCACCACATAGGGGGCTTTGCCAAAATCATCCCCACCAATCTCTTGCAGCAGGTTAATTTCTCGGATGGCAGGATGGAGGACACGGAGACTTCCCAGTTCTGCGGCAGGAATAACATCCCGATGTATTACTTGGAGAACGCCCTAATTGTAGAGCATCAGGAAAGCACTTTGGGTCAACACGCCCGATACGGGGAAGCCTATTTCAAAGGACGATTTTAATGAGAAGCAAAACCAGAATTGATTGTGACAACGCCGTGGCCTTCTACACGAAGGAAATAAAGAAGAACCCACCAGAGAAAAAGAACATGCTCTATGTGGGCATCGCTGGCGACCCGCCCGGAGGCGAATACACACCTTTGTTCAGGGGAGACTTTCAGGTTAAGACGTTCGACGTTAATGCCTCCTTTCGCCCAGACATTGTTGGAGACATAACGCAAACCGCGTTTGAGGACGGAGAATGGGGGGTAGTGGTGTGTGTTCAGGTTTTGGAACATGTAAAGTCCATCTGGACAGCCCCCAAAGAAATCAACAGGATTCTATGCAGGGGAGGATATGCCATTGTTGACACACCTTGGTTATATCCATACCATGCAGAACCCGGATTCGGAGATTATTGGAGAATCAGCAAGGACGGAATGCGAGAACTGTTTAGCCCGTATTTTGACATCCTTCATGTTACATCAACCGACAACCTAACATCATGTCTGGTAAGAAAACCCTAATACTCGAATACGACGACTTGCATTGGAAAAGCCCGGAGAACTGCCTCGATGTTATTGAGAAGGCAGTCAGCAGGTATCCAAGTATCAAGATGTCTTTTTTCTGCACTCCAATGCACAGTTACCTTCCGTTGTCTAGGAACAGGAAATGGTGCGATGCAATCCGAAGTTTCATATCTTCTGGCAATATCTGTTTGGCGGTTCATGGACTTTTTCATTCTACCGAGGAGTTTAAGGATAAGAGCTACGCCGAATCAAGGGATACGATTGGCGCGGCTGAGAGGGAATTTGGTAACGCTGGGCTTCCTTTCGTCAAAGCATTCCGCTGTCCACAGTGGACTTGCAACAGAACAATCTACCCAGCCTTGGAGTCTCTTGGATACTCCCATTTCTACACACATGAAATGTTCAAGGGGTTTATTCCATCTGAATCAAAAATCAAAAGCGTCATCTATAACTGGAACCTGAAAGACGAAGCTGCGCCGGAAGCAGATGTTATAGTCGGCCACGGACACACATGGAACGTTTGTGATAATGGAATCAAGCAGACCTTCCTGACGATGGAAAGATTCCTTTCCGAACATCCGGTTGAATTCAAATTCGTGCATGAATACTAAGGGACTCATATCTGCGGTTCTTCCGACATTCAACCGCTGCGACTTTCTCAGGGTTCGCCTGCCAGAGATACTGGCTCAGACCTATGAGAATTGGGAACTAATTGTAGTCAATGACTACTCCACGGACGGAACTTTTGAATTTCTAAATTCCATTAACGACCCAAGGGTCAAGGTCATCAATCTACCACTGAACTCTGGATGCGTTTCCATTCCAAGGGCCGTTGGTATCTCCCAGTCAAACGGAGAGTTCATCGCTCCGATTGACGACGATGTGGTTAATCTGGTTGATAAATTTGAGCATCTGGTTTCCGGGTTCGATGAATATACGGTGCTGTGTTATGGCAACAGACAGGATTTTAGGAATGGAGTCCTCTCTCCCGAGATATATAACCCCCATTGGAATCCCACCCTGCCTAACGGATGGGGAGTTGATAACGGGCAGTTGATGTATAAGGCTTCCGTTTACCACACCATTCCAATCACCTTCCCTAAAAGGGGATGCGACTGGGAATTAGCCAAGACGATATACCGTTTGGGTAAGTTTAAACACATCAATCGTCTTGTTTCCATATATCAATGGCACTCGTCAAACCGCTCTCTGGACTCGTCAACTCTGACGAAAAAGATATTCCCGAGCAAGTTCCAAGAGTTTTTTGACAAAAAAAGATTTTTCTACGACATACAAGACGGTTAGTATAAGCATGAAAAAGGTAATCATTACTGGCGTGACCGGACAGGATGGGTCGTATATGGCCGATTACCTGCTTGAGAATACCGACCACCAAGTCTTCGGCATGGTTCGCCGAACCTCGAAGCCGGACTATTCAAATCTCAAAGATGCCTTGGAGAACCCTCGTTTCTCTTTGGTTACTGGCGACCTTTCTGACTCGCAATCAATCGAGTCAATGGTTCGTGAAATCCAGCCCGACTACCTTTTTAACTTCGCCGCCCAGTCGTTCGTGGGGGATAGCTGGAAGATTCCCGAACAGACTTTCGAGTCCGTGGCTATGGGCACTCTAAGGTGTCTGGAATCCATTCGTAAATTCGCCCCTCAATGCCGTTTCTACAGCGCGGGCAGTTCGGAGGAAATGGGAGACGTTCTTTATAGCCCTCAAGACATCAATCATCCAATTCGCCCCCGCTCCCCTTATGGTGCCGCCAAAGCCGCCGCTCGTCACTTGACGAAGGTTTACCGAGAATCCTACAATCTCTACGCAGTCCATTGCATTCTCTACAATCACGAAAGCGAACGCCGAGGAATTGAATTCGTCACAAGGAAAATCACAAGGAACGTAGCTCGCATCAAACACGCCTTGGATACCGGAAGTCAATTTGAGCCTTTAGAGCTTGGAAACTTGGATTCAAAGCGAGACTGGTCACACGCCAAGGACTTCATTCGCGGAATTTGGATGGTCATTAACCAGCCCAAGCCCAAGGATTACGTGCTATCTTCCGGGGAGACTCACTCGATTAGAAGTTTTGTTGAGCAGGCGTTCAGGGTCGCTGGCATCGAAGGATACTGGGTCAACGGTCAAGAACTGCAAGACAGTCGCCCCTACGACCCTCAGAAGGATGTTTTCGCCCAACGCCAGCCAAATGGGGCTTACCCCTTGCTGGTGCGCGTCAACCCCAAATTCTACCGCCCAGCGGAAGTAGATTTGTTACTGGGTGATTCAACACCCGCCCGAACGGAATTGGGTTGGAAACCGGAAATTTCATTTGACAAACTGGTGGAAGTCATGGTATTATCAGATATTGATGAATACTGCCGTGCCGAAAAAGCCAAGACAGCCCAATAAGCAGCAAGTCCTCATTGGTAAGTTCGTTGGCCCCGCCCGCCGCGCAGACAAGGGTTTTTGGCCAAGGGAGATGAAAATGGCCTCAAAATTGGTGGCCGAGTATAATATTGAATTTTTAATGTGGGTCATCCCACCATACGGCAAGCCGGTTCCGTCGCTGGCTTATTTCATGGCGGATTACGGGAAGCAGTATCTCATGGAGCAATTCTTCAACTTCAAGAAGAACACCTTGACAATGCCGGAAAAACCGGCTATAGTATTAGATACTGACAAAATTGGGGAAGACGCTGTTCTTTCCCCGCAGAAGCCGAAGTCCCTGAAAGATTTTCTAAATTTATATGCCACCAAAAGCTAAAGAAAAAGAGGAAGTAGTTGATTCTGTAAAGGTCGCTGCCACCAGCTTCTTCAAGGCCCACAAGGATGACATTTACACAGAGGACAGAGCCTCTAAGCCATTCTACGTCTCCACGGGCGTTATCGGGCTTGACACGATGTTGGGGGGTGGCGTCCAAAGCGGCACCCTCGTTCGTTTGCTCGGCCCGCCGACCACTGGAAAGTCATCCGAAGGTCTGCTGATTATCAAGAACTTCTTGGAGACGCGCAAGAAAGGCCGTGGCCTTATCATCCCCACGGAAGCCCGACTCACCGAGAAAATAAAATCACGTTCCGGCGTCAAGTTCGTGCATTCGCCAGAGGAATGGGAGAATGGCACTTGCTTGATTCTGCCGATGAATATTTACGATAAGCTCGCCAACTTCATTTGGACGCTCGTTAAAACGAACGAGCTTAAAGACATGGAGGACAGGGAGAACTTCATCGTGATGATTGACTGCATGGACTACCTCATGCTGGCCGATGACATGGACAAGGAAATCGGCAAGAGCCGCAAGGTCGCTGGCCCCCAATACATGACCAAGATGCTTTGGTCTAAGATTGCCCTGCCTTTCAATTCTGGACAGCACATCCTTCTCGCCACGTCACAACAGAGCGCGGCCCCGAAGATTGACCCATACGCCAAAGACCCGCTCCGTCAGGGCGGTTCCAGCGGTGGCACGAACGTCCAATATCAAGCCTCCCTCGTCCTTGACTTCTCCCTCCGCTACGAGGGGGACTACATCCTCGCCGACGAATCCGGGGACGCCAAATACGACGAAAAGAAAAACCCCAAAGTAGGCCATTTGGTCAAGGGTATCGTCCGCAAGTCTGACAACGAAAAATACGATACAAGGTTCGAGTATGCCGTCAAGTATGGCAGAACCAACGGTAACAGCGTTTGGATTGAGCGCGACATTCTCGACCAGCTTATCGCTTGGGAGTTCCTAAAGCGTGAAAGCGCCAAGGGGTCATTCAACGTCGAGGCCGGTTTGCTCAAAGAACTCAAGAAAATTGACGCTGACATTCCCGACAAGTTTAGGGGAACCAGAGTCGCGCTTGAATATCTTGAGTCCAAGCCCGAAGCCTCAAAATTTCTAGTCGAGAAGTTCAGGAATATCCTGCCCTCGTAATGAGACTACTGAATGTTCGCGGGAAGCCAACCAATCTAAACGTCGCCCGATTCGCTATCAAATGGGACGGCGACTCTCTATCTTCCCCGCAGTTCAAGGTCAAACAATTCCTCAAACCATATTGGCAGTTTGATATGTGTTATGAGGAATTTCCCGTTTTTGGCTCTCGTCTCAAGGTTGACATTCTCAATGCCACTAAGAAAGTCGGTGTAGAGATACATGGCCCGCAGCATGAGGAGTTCCATTACTTTCACAATAAATCTCGATTTAATTACTTAAAAGGAATTAAAAATGACGTTATCAAAACCGAATGGCTAGAAAAGAACGGTTTTACCTTGGTGGTGATATACACTAAGGAAGTTGATTTGATTTCTCCTGCATTTTTTCTCGATAAATTTGGTATATCCCTATAGGACAGTGTAATTATAGGTAAGATGCCTGAAAAATTTCGCGTTCCAGATAGTATCCTGAGCGAATTGAACGAATACTCGGGAGGGGGATTCATCCTTTTTATCTACGATAATGAAGGAAGGCCAAAGCCATACGCTACATTCGACGACCCTGCTCGCGGGCTTGGTATGCAGAAATACATCCAAAACTGGCTTGCCGTCGTTGACAACCTGAATCTTGAAAACTCAATGGAGCAAATCTATCAGGAACAGCCCAATACCGAAGAACCTGAATAACCTTGACTTTTACCGCATAATCCGATAGTATGATAGTATGTCTAAGCTTTACTCCCTCCAAGTCGAAAAACACTCTCTCGCGGGCTTGATGCGAAATCCGCATATTTTCGCGGACATTGACCGTTTTGTTTCTGACAGGGACTATTTCGTTGACGTTCACCAGACAATCTTCAACTGTCTGAAAAATTCCATCCTCCTGAACGAAAAGCCGGATAAGGTTCTTCTCGCCCAAAAAATCAAGAACCTCGGAATTTCATTCAAGTCCGAAATCAACATCTTCGACTATATTGACAGCCTTAGCTTCATTCCGGTTTCCCCGGAGGCTACCATCGAAGCATTCCGCGAATTAGCCAAGCTACGTGTCTTTCGTGAACTTTCTCAAAACGCCGACGCAATCAAGACTCACATCGAAAGGCATGTAAACGACACGCTGGACGAAGTGGTCGCGGCCATTGACGAAATCTACGGGGAGGAAATCCAGCATCTTTCACTCAATGACGAGGACGAAGATTTGTTCGCCGGTCTTCTGAACTTGGCCGAGGAACGCGGAAACAATCCACAGGAGGAAGTCGGGTATGCCACGCCATTCCCCGAATACAACCGCCTTTACGGTGGCTACCGCAAGAAAAACCTCTACATCATCGCCGCCCGCGCCAAAGCCGGTAAGTCCACATACCTAAACGCCGTCGCTGCTGAAATGAGCAAGATGCACGACATGGCTGTCTTGTATCTGGACACCGAAATGTCCACCGAGGAACAAAGGTTCCGCGCTATTTCTGCCAAAACCGGAGTCCCAATGTGGTTTGTGGAAACCGGAAACTGGCGCAAGCACCCGCAGATGGTGGCGAAAATCAGGGGTCTTCTCAAGGACGTTACCTGCTATAAGGTGACGCACCGCTTTGTCGGCAACAAGAACGTCGAGCAAATCAAATCCATCTGCCGCCGTTGGAGGCTCAAACAGGGCCGCGACAAGAAGTGCATGGTTGTCCTTGATTATGTCAAGGCAGTTGACGCCCTTACCGGCAATAAGCAAGAATATCAGATGATGGGTGACAAGATTGACGCCATGAAAAAACTGGCGGAAGAACTTGACCTTCCAATCGTCACCGCAGTTCAGAACAACCGTAGCGGCATTACCACGTCCAGAGCAGTCGAGGATATTATTGACGACGAAAGCTCGGTTGGTATCTCTGACCGTATCACTTGGTATGCGTCTTCCGTTCATATTCTCCGCAGACGCGTCGAGGAGGAAATCGTATTGGACACCCCCGAAAGCGGAACGCACAAGCTAATCGAGTTGGTGGTTCGTCACCAAGGCCGAGAAGCGGCGGGTCACCAAGACCTTATCAGAAGGAAATTCCCGAACGGAAAAGTGAAGTGGGTCAAGAACTTCATCAACATCAACATTCAAGACTTCCACGTTGAAGAACGCGGTTCCTTGAGGGATTCCATTGCCCGACAGAACGCCCAGTTTGAAGTTATTGACGAAGGTGCCAAAGAAAGAGGCGAGTCGGAAACTATATGAGTTCCGTAAGGGACATTCTATCTGGTATCGGATACGATTTGCGCGACCTTGGACGCTCTTATCGCGCCAAACCCCTTTACCGAGAGTCCGGCAACAACACCAGCCTTGTCATCAACAAGGAAACAGGTGAGTGGCATGACTTTAGCACAAACCAGCACGGCGACCTTTCATCGTTAATCAAGCTTACCCTGAGACTGCCCGATGGAACGGAAATGGGGAAATACATGGATGGGTTCACCCCGGTTCCCGCCAGCGAGTGTGTCAGATTGGAGCAACCGAAGATTTTCTCCAAGGAACTTCTCGTCAAGTTGCAGAAGGATTACTCCTATTGGGAAGGCCGAGGGGTTTCAAGACAGACGCTCGAACTATTTCAAGGGGGCGTCGTGTCCACGGGGAAGATGGCCAACAGATTCGTATTCCCAATCTTCGACGACAAGCAGGATATTGTGGGATTCAGCGGGCGCGACCTTCTGCCGAATTCCGACTATAGGCCGAAATGGAAACACATCGGCTCAAAATCTCGTTGGTGCTATCCATTGATTTTCAACAAGGAAATCATCCTGCGAGAGAGAAAGGTAGTCATCGTTGAAAGTATTGGCGATTTGCTCGCGCTGTGGGATTCCAGCATCAAAAATGTCATTGTCTCTTTTGGAACGGAGCTAAGTTCCGCGATTATCTCCACGTTCATCAAATTCGACATGGATGAAATCATTCTAGCGTTTAACAACGAACCAGACAATAATAGGATAGGCAATAACGCCGCCGAGGATGCCCGCGAGCAACTCTTGCAACACTTTGATGAAAGACAGATAAAAATTGGCCTTCCTACTAAGAAGGATTTCGGAGCGATGAATTATGAGGAGATAGCACTTTGGAAAAAGCACCAGTTGGGATGAAGCGCGAAACAGATGCTTCGTTCTATCAGTCAGACGGAGAGAATTTCCTCAGAAGTTCCGCGCTCAAATCTCTTGAGACGTGTAGCTGGCTCTATTACTGCAACTACATTCTCAAGCTCCCGCAGAAGGACAACCGAGGGGCGTTAATGGGGAACGTCTGCCACTCATTCTTTGAGTGCCTGCTTAATCCAAGACGCAAGAAAACATTCACCGCCATAGTCAAAGCGGGAACCATTTGCGCCAAGCCCTCCACTGAAAGGCTGGTCAGAAAGCTGATTAGGAACAATCATCTTCTCGACGATAAGGAAACCTTCGAGAAGATTGACGGCATGATTCTCGTCGGGCTAAAGACGGACTTCTTCGTTAAGGGCGGAAAAGTCGTGGGTAAGGAGCATCGTTTTAAAATCCAAAGCGAGACTCCGAGATACTTCATTTACGGAACGATTGACAAAATCGCCCTAACCAAAACGCACATAGTCATTGACGACTTCAAATCCTCGAAGCTGAAATATTCCGGCGAGGACATCAATTCTAGCGTTCAGGCTCTCATGTATTCACTGGCCTGCAAGAAGCTCTGGCCAGATTTGACTCCCAAAGTCAGGTTCATCTTTTTGCAGTATCCGAAGGAGCCGCATCAGGAAGTCGCATTCTCCGACCAGACACTCAAAGGATTTGAGTATTACCTTGCTGATGTGCAGAAAAGGGTTGACAATTTCCACATCAATGATGCTTACGCAAATTTCGCCGCCGACCACCCAATCCCCAAGGACGGCTCGTTCCACGGCAGGCTGGCCTGCGGATTTGCCACCAGACCCGACCAGTTAAAGAAGGATGGAACCCCTATGTGGCATTGCCCATATAAATTTCCATTTTTTTACTACGCCCTCAAGGACAAGGACGGAAAGGTCGTCCAAACCAGTCTAAAGGATGATTTAACCGCCAAAGAGGGTCAATCAATCATCAAGCTCCACTACGCCGGATGCCCTAAATACCGCCCTCCGATTGACACGTTTTAAATCCCTTGACTTTTTGTGAAAAACGTGCCAGTATATTACAATGACCGATTTTAAAGTCTTGCCGTTGTGGAAGTCTCACTACTCCATTGGCAAATCCATCCTAACCTTGGAAAACTCCGAGAAGAAGCCGCACTCGCCGGTTTCGATTATCTCCTTGGCTAAGGAAGCCGGTCTTGGGGAGCTTGTCTTGGTAGAGGACAATTTTTCAAGCTTTTTGGAAGCTTTTAAGAACGCCAAAGCCGCCAAGATGAAGCTGATTTACGGTATCAGGATGTTTGTAACCGAATCCCTCGCCGACATGACGCCCGCCTCGGTCTGCAAAAGGTCAAAAATCATAATCTTCATTCGCAACACCGAAGGCTACGGCGACCTATGCAGGATTTGGAGCCTTGCCGCTTCACAAGGTCTTTTCTCCGGTGTCAGCCAGCAGGCAAAGGTTCCACATATTGATTATCCCACCCTCAAGAAACTGTGGACGAAAAATCTGCAACTGGCGGTTCCGTTCTACGATTCGTTCCTCTACATGAACACTCTTAGCTGCGGTTCATGCGTCCCTGACTTTTCTTCAATCGAACCCGTGTTCTTTCGTGAGGACAATAACATGCCGTTCGACCAATTCCTGCAAACGCGCCTTACCGAGTATTTGGCGACGAACAAGTATCAGGAAATTGCGGCCAAGAGCATCTTCTACGAGAACCGCGATGACTTCATTGCCTATCTCACGGCCAGATGTATCAATAACCGCTCCACTCTGGAAAATCCAGACCTAGACCATTTGTGCAGCGACGATTTTTGCTTTGAAGCATGGAAGGAGGCCGCGAATGTTTGAAGAACTGCTTAGGTTTGACAAGAAAAAGACGTATTGCTTCTTCGACGCGGAAACTTTTAATCTCTGCCTGAATTTCAGGCAGAATAGGGCGTGGCAGTTGGGTATCGTCAAAGTCCAAGGCGACAACATCATTGGGTCGGAGGACATGCTAGTCAACTGGACGAAGCAGACTGACTTGAGAGTCGGTGCCGAAGCCGCCCGCATTACGCGATACGACCACAGCAAGCTTCTTGCGCTAGGCAAAGACCCCAAGGAAGTTTGGATGACCGCCGAAAAATATTTTGAGGAATGCGACTTTATCGCCGGACACAACATCCTCAACTTCGACGCCTATATCCTAAAAGGCTGGGCGGAATATCTGAACAGACCTTGGAAGCATTTCACCCCCAAGATGATTGACACCCGATGCTTGGCTCTCGGAATGAAACTCAGCATTCCATACGACAGAAACATGGGGTCGCTTATCGAGTATCAATATCGAATGCTCAACAGGTCAGTCAGAGGAACAAAAACATCCTTGACCGCCCTTGGTAAAGAGTATAATATTGACCATGACTACGCAAACCTGCACAACGCCATCGTTGACTTACAGTTGAACGTGAAAGTCTGGAACAAGCAGAAGTTTCAAATCGAAATCTAACATGACACCATCAAACTTCATATCGTCTTTCGAGACTGTGGATATTCCTATGCACGGCGTCAGACTTCCTCAGTTCAAAATTGAGCCTCGCTACAAGAAACAAATCGGTCTGGACAATGACTGCACCAATTACGAATTCCTCCACGGCCTTTGTCTCAAGGGCTTCAAGGCATTAAAATTGGATAAAAAGTCCCCTGCCTATGCCCAATATGCGGACAGGGTTAAACTTGAACTCAACATCATCAACGAGCTTGGCTTCGTGGATTACATGCTGCTGGTTTGGGACGTAATCAACTTCTGCGTGGAAAATGACATTCCGACAGGGGTGGGTCGTGGTAGCGCGGCGGGCAGTTTGGTTCTCTACCTGATTGGCGTCACCAAGATTGACCCTATCAAGTATGGTTTGTATTTCGAGCGTTTCATATCCAAGACCCGTGCCAAGAAACAGGTGGTTGACGGCGTGACGTATCTCGATGGTTCGCTCATGTGTGATATTGACTTGGACATTTGCTTTTACAGCCGTCACAAGGTTCTCGAATACCTCGACCAAAAATTCAAAGGCAAGACCGGGAAAATTCTTACGCTGACCACCTTGAGCGGCAAACTGCTAATCAAGGAGTGCGGTAAAATCATCGGCAGCAAGTCCGAGGAAGAAATGAAGGAAGTCTCGGCCATGATTCCCAAGATTTTCGGCAACGTCGAAGACTTGGAAGTAGCCTACTCCCACTCCGAGGAATTCAAAAAATGGGCAGACGCAAATCCGCGAGTCTATCAGACGGCCCTAAAACTGCGCGACCTTATTAAGAACAAAGGCGTCCATGCTTCCGGCATCCTGCTTTCCTACGACGATTTGGACGGGAATTCCCCGACAGAGCTATCCTCGGATGGAGACATTGTATCGTCATACGACATGAATTGGGTGGCGTTGTCGAACGTCAAACTTGACGCCCTCGGTCTTCGCAGCGTTTCCGTCATTGACAGAGTATGCAAGCTTCTAGGCAAGAAAGTTGCCGACCTTGACTTGGAGCATCCTACCATCTATCAAAATCTCTACGACTTGAAGTGTCCTCACGGGTTATTCCAAATCGAAGCCGACCTAGCGTTCAAGGTTACGCAGAAGGTCAAGCCTAAGAACATGGAAGAATTGAGCGCGATTCTCGCTCTGGCCCGCCCCGGTGCTATGGCGTTCGTGGACAAATTCGCTGCTTACACGAACAACGGGGAATATGAAGCCATTCATCCGTTCTTCGACAGTATCCTGAAAGTTACGGGCGGCGTCTGTCTTTATCAGGAGCAGATGATGCAGATGGCTCACAAGATTGGCTTCACACTCGACGAAGCTGAAATTCTACGCCGAATCGTCGGTAAGAAAAAGGTTGAGGAAGTCAAGGCTTGGAAGCAGCGCATTTCCGATAAGGTCAAAGAGAGTAATCTTCCCGTCGAAGTCGGTGACGTGCTGTGGAAGGTTCTGGAAGACTCGGCGAACTACTCATTCAACAAGTCGCACTCCTGTTCCTATGCCGCCCTCGCCGCCTCGACGGTCTATCTGAAATTCAACCACCCGAAGGAATTTTTCTTGGCGTTGCTCCAAATGAGCAGACACGAACCTGACCCGATTGGGGAAATCTCCATCATCCAGAAAGAAATGGCTCATTTCGACCTCAAGCTTTTACCGCCGCACTTGCAGAAGTCGGAAGTGGACTTTTCCATTGAAGGCAACAACATTCGCTTCGGTCTTTCATCCATCAAGGGGGTTTCCGAAAAGACGATTGACAAGCTTCTCAAATTCAAATCCAAGTCGCTCTCCAAGTTGGAAATGTTTGAGGCGGCTAAACAGTGTGGGCTGTCCATTGGTATTCTCTCCGCGCTTGTCCAAGCCGGTGCGCTCGAAGACTATAAAAATTCCCGCGTCAAGACCGTTTACGAAGCCCAACTTTGGAACGTCCTCACGGACAGGGAGAAGCCGCTTGTCTTGCAGTATGCCCCGACATTCAACTACGATTTGGTCAAGACACTCAAGCATCTGACCACGTTGAGAAATGAAAAGGGCAAACTGATAATCAAGGAAACGCGAGTCGCCACCATCCGTGAAAAGGCCAAGAACTACAAGGTCATTTACGAACAGAACATACTTTGCGAAAGATTCGCTAATTGGTGGTATGAGAACTCCTTGTTGGGCTATGCTTCTAGCTGCCGACTGATTGATATTTTTCAGGAGAAGATTGAAGGTCTTACCGAAGTCGGCAAGGTCAACGACAGCGACATGGATTCGCGTGTCGTGTTCATCGGTAAAATCTCCGAGGAAGTCAAGCGCGGCGTATCCAGAGGCAAGGGCAGCAAATACGCATCCATGTTCGTAGCCGACGAAACCGGCTCGACCAAGGTAATGATTTTCAATAAGAAACTTGAAGAATGCGAAAGTTTGAATATCCGCTTACCCAAAGAGGGCGACATTGTTATCGTCAAGGGCACGAAAAAGGAAGGCACGATTTTCGCCGACCTTATCGCAGTCCAGCAGAACAAAATTTACACCAAGCTATCCGACTGTAAATCTCAGGAGGAATAACCCGTGTATTCGGCCACGTCGTATATGCCCAACTGCCAGAGATTGTAGGATGCGTTTAACGGCCCCATGAATCCCGATGCGTCGGATTGATTCAGCGTGACTTTCGGCCCCCTACCAGTCGTTACGAACCACCCACTGTTCAGAATGGCGTCGGTTACGGATGAATCATAGAACTGCCTCATGTCTTCCAAGTAGTAAATCTTCGGAGCATTCGGAATCCTCATAAATGGCTCATAAGGAGTTCCGGTATGTTGAGAAATGGATGCGCTCAACAGGAACACGGAGTTGGGGAATATGGTGCCGTCGTTGGCAAGAACTTGCTCAAACCCGGCGAAATCGTTGCCCTCGTTCAACACCGATAGGTCGCTCATGGCCGGAACCACGTAACGGTTGTAGTAAAATGGGCCTTGTGTCAAGTGAGGGGCGTAGATATTGCCCCTGTTGCTGATGTGGGGCACGTTCACCCTCGTAACGCACTTGGATGGCGCAGGTTGAATCGGAGAGGTAGGGGAGCCTGATTCCACTAGCGGAAGCCTCAAAAGCACGTCAGAAGCGAAGCTAGGGGCATAGAATGAGGCTAATGGAGCGTTCTTGGATACGTCTTTGAGGAAAATGCCCTCCGAGAATACAGCAGACTCGGCCTGACTGTCGTATCCGAACTCCCCGGAAATCCTGCATTGGCCGGTCAGTTGGATGTTTTGCTCATAGTCTATGGGCTGACTTCCATATTTATTGAATTTTATTGAATTTATTTTGAAGTTGAGCCTCGCCTTATCGCGGAAACGGAAGCCCGTAATAGGCACCCCATTCTCCAAAACCTTCTGTTGCCAGTAGTATTTCACGCCCTTGGTGGTGGCATTACCCCTTGAGTCCATCCCGCTGCAAATCGTTGCGTAGTCATCGCCCGGAGCAGGCCAGATGTAATCCGGGGATTCGTAGGCATACTCGCTAAATCCGGTAGTCACGAAAGCTTTTATCGCCTCCGAGATTGAGGATGAAGCTCCTCCGATACGATGGGCGCGTTCGATTCCAGTGAGGTCGAAGTTGTAGAACCAATTCTGCCCGTCCTGCGGCTCAACGGCATAGAAGCCCGGTGTCAAATTCATGGCTCTAGTATGCAGGGCAACCTCAAAACCGGGGCGCAGATTTAATTCGATGAGCGATTGGTCGGCGGAAGGATTTCTCTTGACGCAATCACAATCGGAAGTATCCAGTCCATAACCCCCGGTCATGCCGAACCAAGCGTCCCCGTAAAGCCCCTGCGAGTGATATTGCCCATCCACCCCCAAATTACCAGCGACCCTCTCCAACCAAATCAAGTCATACCCATCTTGAATCAACTCACCAGACCTATTGTAAATCGGGTTAGAGCATCCTGCAAGTGCTGAAATCGGAGAACCCGAACTGCCACAGAAGAATGTCTGTAACGCATTGTCGGCGTATTCAGGGTGCAGGTTCATGTCTCGCAGACTTGTGGCTGGTAATGTATATTTCAGCGTAACGTTGACGTTCTGGCTCTGCTGCCCGTGGAATGGCAAATCCCTGTCCAAGTCCGGCATGATTGAGTAGTAGTCCGGGCCATCAGCAGAATAACGGTGCCTAGCGAAGTGAAATGCGAAACATTGACCACCACACGCCGCGACTCTTTCCAAAGAGATTTCCCTAAGCCCCTTGACAAATGAAGGGACAGAATTTCCCCTAGCAGAATAAGCCTGTAGCATTCCGCTCGGATAAGTCTTCACGATTGGGCAACATGCGAAATTCTGGGATTCACCAAGGTATTTACAGCCACCTCCGCTAACCTGATTCGGAGAAATGACTTGGAATACTTGCAGGCATGAGTCGCAATCCTTTTCAAGCCTTATCGTCACAGGGGCGACCCTAGAAGGATTTGAATAAGTGCTTGGGAAATTGCCCGAGATAAACATTGCGCCCCCGGTATGGAAAATAGATAGGTGCTGGTTCGAGTAAACCGGAACAGTCGAATGAAAAGTCGAATCAAGCGGCAACTTTTGCATTTCCGCCCCATCAGAATATGTCAGGAAATAACCGGATTGCGGGTCTGCTGATTGTATCTGAAATGGCGTTGAAGGATTATCGGTGGCCTGATAGCATCCGGTCACGTATTCAAAAACGTAGAAACCAGAAGGGTATGTGCCCAAGGAAACCACACCATTCAGTCCGAGAGCCTTTGTAACAAGTATCCCAGTCTTTCCCGGCTGACTGCATTGCCCCGAATACATTGCGGATACACCGCCACCCGCGTAAAAGTGTTCCCATACAGCAGAAGCGTCAGACCAGTAGTTATCAACGTAGGCCGAATTCGGAGGCGGCAGAGCTTCTAGGAATCCCGTGTTAGGATTGTTCTCCGTGGCCCATAGCATAGCCTCTGAGAAATTGCCGTAACTGTCAAATACGTCATTATCCACCAAGTCAAATTTATCAGATAGAACAGGAACCCCTCCCACATAGACCCTCGAAATTACGGATGACTTATGGAATACTCTGGCAATCTGTTCTGATACAGTAAGATTGACCATAACCTCCAAAGGAAATCCGGTTGGGTAATCCTCATTCACACCGCTTGCGCTTGGGTAGAGGAATGTCACGGCTTCCGAACTGAATGGCCCGGTGGAATATCTTGGAAGATAATTTTCTCTATCCTGCTCGACTATAATTGGAGTCAATAGCCCGGACTGCGGGAATGGCGTTTCCCAACCACTCAATACCCCTCCGTCCCAAGCCGGAAAATAGTGGAAAGAGATTAGGTCGCCACTTTCGCTATACCCCCAAAGATTTGTCGTGGACGCCGGGAGAACGGAAGTGTAACCATCAATAAATCTTAGCGTTGGCCCCTGATTCGCCCCGATGACATTCGGCAGTAATTCCCTAAAGAAGTCTCCCATTGAGATTACCGATTCCCCACTCTTGGCTATAAAGCTTTGGTATGGATGACTGGCATTGTATCCGGTTGCTCCGCTTTCCGTCGAAAGAATACCACCCCCGCCGTCTCCCATGCCAAGGCACTTTTTTGCGTATGCCGCGTTAGCCCCGGTTAATCCCGTATTCGGGACAGTCCACATGAATGAAATCTTAGGTTTGTTGCCCGTAGCCCCAATATCGTAGGAAGCCCCGGAATTGCCAACGCCGGTATATTTCATGCCGTTAATAACCGGACGCAAAGCAGAATCAAAGCTTCCACCATTTTGGAAAGTCCCAAAGAAGAAGTCCCCGCTTTGAAAGCCGCTCATGGTCTTGTTGTATAGCTGCTCGCTAACATACAAACACGGCAACTCGAAAGAGGTAGAGTTGACCGCTGGCCCTCCAACCGTCCCAGTATCCAAATAGTCCACCAGACTTAGGGAACGAATCAGAAGCTTGTCGAGAATGACATCAGGATTGGTTCTTAGCTTCGCGTAATCCGCGCCCCATACATTCTTGTCCAGAGACAAAGGTATGATTTTGAATCCGGTCATCGGCACGAAATCATAAAGCGGCTGTGGCGGCATGTCGTTCGTGTATCCGGTGATTCTCCATCGCGGGCTATTTCCCCCGATATGAGAGAGACTATATCCCGTAGGGTTAGGAGCTTGAGGGACTTGACCCGTCTCAATAGTATTGATTGATTCGTAAACCGGCAAGTCCACATTGATTCTGCCTAGCAGGTATTGTCTAGCAGGGTCAGACCATAAGCCGGTTCTTTGGTCGTAGAGTTCTGGTGCCGCCGAAACGTTAAAGCCAGCAAAGACTTCTGACAAATCCTCTGAGCCAATAACATTTGGCGCATCTGGGAATTTTCTGTAGAAAGAAATGTTGTTGACCGGATATACGGAATTTCCATCGTCGGTGCAAGGCAGATTGGTATAGACATAGAATACGGTATTATCCTCTCCAGTTACCGCCTGTTTTATGCAGGGGTTATCCAAGGACGGCATGTTGTCATAGATGATTCCCCCGGATACATAGTAGTATTGGGTTTCGGAATCCCCCATAATTTGATAGTCAACGGTCTGCGAAAACAATCCCGTCGTATCATAGAATGGATAATGGTAAACATCAACCTCGTCGTCCTTCGGGCTGTTCAAGGCTATGCCGCTCAAGACCAGATTATACGGCTGCGAAAGGATTCGGGAAATTACGCCGTCCCTGAATCCCGTGGCATTAAGCTGCGAAGCCTGCTCTGGATATACGGAAGCATAATAGGAGAAAGTCGCGGTGAGTAACTGTTTGGTTTGCCACTGGCTCAACCTGTTTACGCTTGCGGAACAGAAAAGGGCGTTGACAGCACTCAACAATGATTCAAAATTCGGATTCGTGTCTCCCCCAAGTTCGGTTACAAAGCCAGTGAGGGTGTCATGGACAAGACCATCGTATCCCAAGTATCCGCCGAATACTAGAGAATCGGCCTTGCTAAGAACGTTTGTGTTGAACAGACTGACCGCGCTTTCGTCAGAATATGTGACGCTGAATCCGCTGGCGATTCCGTTGTATGTCGTGGAAATGATGGAGGACTTTCTCAGGTCGCCCTTGGCGTCCAGACTGGCCATAGCCATAGCCAGCTTGCGAACGCTTTGCGCCAGCGCCGAATCCAAAGGTTCGTTGCTGCCGTTTACCATCGTTAAGAATTCCTGTGACATTTTCCCTCTATTATAGATTTTTCGTTTAGAAACCGTTAATCAAATCGGACATATAGTTCATGTTTGAGTAAGCCTTTTGCGTCGAACCAATCCAAGCCGTAGGAGTCACGTAGTTGCAATGGTCGGAACCCCCACCGTGGCACGGGTCTATGGACTGGTATTCAGCCAGCTTCGGCAGCAAGTCCGGGGCCAAGAACCCCTCAACAGCCTGCGCCCAAGGCGTTTGTGCTGGCCCAAGAACCCTCGTTGCGTCCAAGCCGTTATATCTCGCGTCGGAGACAATCTTATCAGGCCCGTATTTCGATGACAAATTTCCAAACAAATCGAGACTCTTTCCACCCGGTAGAATTCCTTGGTCGTATCTAAGGCTTAGGCATGGCGGGAAACATACGTTAGCCTTTACCCCCAAAGTAGGACATTCATAAATGTCCAAGTCCTGAGAACCCGCCACAGCTATGGCATCATTCGGATACTGGCAATATCTGGCGTCGGTTCCGTCTGCCGGGGCCAAACCGCTGCACCTGTTTCTCCAAGTCCCGAACGGAACGCCGCACCAGCTAATAGTCCCGTCATCATTGGTCGTCTGATTGAACTCAAATTTCTGTGTCCACACCGCCGCGCCAGCGTTGATGTAGTTTGGCTGCCCCCCCGCCGCATCGGTTCTAATGCTTCTAATTTCTTCAAACAGCGCGTCGTTCTTACTCACCCTGTCGAAGTTACGGATATACAATCCATAGACCGCAGGAAGGTCATACATCATTGTGTATGGGCCGTCTGTAGAATAGGCATACATACCCAATGGCATTCCGTTGCCATTCTTGTCGCGGTTGTGCCTGTTCATCTTCCAGAAGAACGAGTATGGCCCCGGCATGGTTTGGCGCGTAAGGTAAGAGCTATTCGGTTGCCCGACCCAAGAATACTGGAAACCAGCATTGCCGACTCGCAGCCCCGGCGCGATGTAAGACCAGTTGGTAACGAACTCCTTCTTCTTATTTCCGCAGAATATGTAGAACGAGCTAAATCCTTCCACGAAGTATGCCATGTGCCTACCCAAAGAACTTTTCCTCCATCCGGCATTTCCGCCCGGATAGGACTTCAAGCTGGTTCTGATGTTATCCAGAAGTTTATTCTTATCCGTTAGGATATTTGAGAACGTAATCAGCGTCTCGCCACGGCTGTCTTTTCCGTCCCAAGTATCATCCTTGCCAACAAGGTCTGTATATCCAAGCCTCTTGATAAGTCCGAGGTTATTGCTAAACTGCCATTGTCCCTTGCCGTAATTTTGACTGGCCGATTTGGTTGGGAACGCCGACCACTTCTTCGCTCCTTCTGACGCGGGATACAGGGCGGAAACTATGTCCCCGGCGTTGAACGGAATGCCTTGCTTGGTATTATCTGTAGCCCAAGCTGGCTCCTCAACAGACCAATGCTTGACTTTCGTGCCGCCATTCAGATACAAGTCAAACGGAATACCGAAATAATCTCCCAAGAACTGACCCTCCGAAACTTTAGGCAGGGCCGTTCTACCATACATGGCGTCTCCTTCTTCCTGAGTCAGAATTTTCGAGAACGTCACCAACGCACCGTAAGGGACGACCTGACCCCAGTTAGTGTTCAGAAGCGGCAAATCCTGAATGGCTGGTGGTTGCCAAGTGAAGTTCCACGTATCGTATCCAATCATCCCCATCGTTCGTTTCTTATTGTCGTCACAGCAAGGCGACCAGCTAGGCAGACATCCCACGGCACTTGGAGTCCTGCGTTCCGCAAACGCCGTTTCTGGAATGGCATCTGTGTTCGGCGTGTATCCATAATACGGGCCGGTGTAACTGGACAGGGCGATATTCTTCTGGTTCCCACTTCCATCCATTGAAGTGAACACAAGCTTTGACGGCCATCCTTGGGAACTTCCGTTCTTTACTGCTACGTCCAAAATCAAAGTATCATCAATAATCAATCGGGCAGGCTCGCTTCTTCTTTCCCCGAAGATGCCCGAGACTACGCAGAAGTAGTAATATTGGTCGTCAATACCCACCTTGGCACCCTTTACAAACTCAGCGAATTGGTTAGGAAGCCCCGGAGTGATTGAAGTTCTGTATCCCGTTAGTTTCGGGACGCATTCATTTGGGTGGATGACTGTGCAGTTATTGCTTCCGTCGCCTTCTAGGTTACACCATTCGCCCGTGGGATTAGACCATTCCACTCCGCTCAGATTCCCCAAGTTGTAATTAGCGTATAGCCCAGTAGGGAACCTTCCCCACTTATAGGAAAGCTTGGATATAATCTTTCCATTATCATCGGTCAGCTTGAGTCTGTCAGCCCAATAATTGATTTCCGGCCATCGCCCATCCTGAACTTTGTCTTCCGGCAAGGTGTGGTAATCAACCGCGAGCGACCTGAACGTAGGCGTTTGCCCAACCTTGCAGATAATGTCGTTTGGCTGTTGAACAAAGATTGGGTTAAAGCATGAGAAGCTCGGGTCTAAAACCCCGATTTGGTGGTAGCCCAAAACTTGCAGAACGCCTGTATAATCCAAATGCACATGTGTATTGTTATTCGTAAGTCCGTTGCCAGAGGCCACTGGAACATAACCGCGTTTCGGGTGCATTTTCCCATTGCCAATTTTGTTGTAGAACCCGGCGTTGAATCCCAATGGCTCCCCAACCGGAGTGTAGGTTTGGAGTGCGGATAGATTAGGGAATACTCCCGAGTTCGACGCGTAATACCCCTCGAAATATCTTCTTGGGATTTGCGGGGGCTTACTCTTGCTGTTCGGGGCGACCAGCCAGAACGCATTGTAATATCCCGAAGGGTCGTCCATTCCGTAATAAATCCTGCCCATTGGATACAGGTCAACCGGCGTTCCGTAGGATTCGTTACCCAAGTTTCTCTTATGGGAAAGATTCCTCTGGACATTCGCCATGAAGTTGTAGCTTCCGGTGTTGAGACTCCCCTGCGTGTCACGAACGATGTAGTTGCCATACTTACCAATGAAACCGGCGTCGAAGGCAGGCAAGTCCCCCTGATTAAAGAACACACTCTCGAACAGATTGTTGGTATATAGATAACTGTCAGGAACACCAGACCTGTAATACCCAGTATGGGTGACGTTATTGATTGGGTCTGTGACAGAGCCATTAGGGTTGATTTCAAGATAGCCGTTGTCATTGTAGAGCGTTGGGATGTCGTTAATCCAAGCCGTCAACAAGTAAGGCTCACCCATCTGGGAGTATTTGCATTCAATCCAAAACTTGTCATGCAGGACTTTGATTCCGCTCTTTGTGAAGTTCTGTAGCCTGTTGTATCCCGCGTCCCCGGTAAGGAAGTCGTAGTTCAGGGCCAAGAACAATCCTTGATTTCCGGCGTAGTAATCGCTGTATTTCCTCTGTAGGGCGGAAGTCTTCAGCAGCCTGTTATAAATTTCAGGCCCGCCGAGTCCCACAGTCGCGTTATCAAAGGGATTCGCGTTGTCTCCCGTCGTGCATCCACTGTTCACTGTTCCATCCGGGTTGATTAACGTCCCGGCAGACTCAAGGAACCTCACTCCATAGAATCCATATTTACCAATGGCAGAGTAATACGGAACTTCAAAGTAGGTTTCAGGCGAGGCAAAGATGTTGGCCCCGAAAGTCCAAGGCAGGTATTTCGGATAGTCCGCGCAAAGACGGTGCTGCCAATACCAGCTTTCCCAAGCGATAGACGAGTCAAAGGTCTGAGGGGTTGGGTTATTTCCGTCCGTTCTCTGAGTAGTCACCACGGTAACAGAGCCGTCTGAATTGACTATGTTACTGGTGACAGGCTTGCCGATTACCCTTCCTTCGTCGGGGCTGTTATCAAACGGAAATGTGTCCGCGTTTTCTTGATACACGAAGTTCCAGAACCACCAGTCTTCATTGCCAAGGTCTTGCGCTCCCGCTCCATATCCATCAACGTTTCCGCCCTTGCCATTCCCACCCAGTCCGGCGAATCCAAAACCAGCGATGGCGTTGGCCACGAAGGTAGCCATTAGGTCGTTGCTGCCTCTAAGTATGGACGTGTCCGTTTCCAATACCAGAGCAGGGCAGAGATTGTTATTGTAGATGTTGATGTTGCCTCCCACGGCGCACACATCCTGCATGAAGAAGTTTCCATCCAAGTCCAATACGGTAGGGATGGGAGAATTGTTGTATAGGCTTCCCCCGAAGATATAGGAAGGATAACCACTCGGCCCCGCATATTCAATTCCGTTGCCCGGAACCCATTTGATTTCCGCTTCCTGATAGGTCGGACAATTCGCGTCAATGTCACTCGGGCATTCGTAATAGAAGTAGCGAAAGTGCTGCAAGGGGGAGATAAGTGGATTGCAGTTTTCGGGGGACTTTCCACCACCACAGTTAATAGGAACGATTCCGTTCAACTGATGGTATTCTTCTACGGTGATTTGGAATGCGTCTGCGAAATTTATCGCATCCCCGGCATCGGATTGGGTAAGCGTTCTGGACGTTCCAAAGTTCGACAATACCGATGTTCGGGTCGGATTTGCTCCCCACGGAGATTCAAAGAATCCATGACGATAGTAGGCGTTGTAGAAGTTCTTGAACGGCTTGTCGGGTTGCCTGATACCGTGGCAGGTTTCGTAAATGGAACAGGACGGGGTAACGTATTCGCCCGAAAAAGTCCTTCCCGCGCCCGCCCATCCATAGAGATAATACGGGCCTGTGAAGTTGGAATCGAAAATGTCAATCGAACTGTCGGGAGGGGAAGTCGTGAAAACGAGGCCGTAGCTTATGCCAGTCGGGGCGGTCTTTGCTCGGGTCAGGCCACGGAAAACCCCGGAGTTTTCGCCTCCGCTTGCCGGGGCATAATCCAGCACGTCCCCGCTCCTGAAACCTGTGAACACAAACTGCATTTTTTTAGATTCCTTCGACCTTCTATACTATAATACACATAAGCTATGATAAACTTCTATAAACCAAACCCAAGAAATACCGGCCACGCCTGCTCATTCAAACTATCCAACCAAGATAACCGCTTTTACGCGGAAATCCTCAAACAAGACTCATGGAACCCTGCGACCCGCACCGGCTCCTTCTCCCAAAACGCAAAAGACCCGGCGAAGAAGGCTGTGGTCAAGTTCTCCCACACTGAAATCGGGGGAATCCTTGACTCTATTGACACGGGCCGTGCATTCTCGGCCTACCATGACGGCGCAGTCACCCAGTTTTCCACGTCCATCAAATTCGAGCCGTATATGAAGGATGGGGTGCAGATTGGTCACTCTTTCTCAGTCGTCAAATCCTCGAAGGAGGACTCCTCGAAGAAAACCAATTTCGTCATCGGTCTGAACTTCGGCGAAGGCAGGCTTTTGAAGGAAGCCCTCACCTTGTTTATCCGCAAGGCCATCGAAATTGACGTTGCCAATTACGCTGCAAAATCTCCAAAAAGTGAATCGCCCGCCGCTTCCGACGGTCAAACAATCGAGGCCACCAGTCTCGACGTGTAATGAAGAAAAAGAAAATCGTTTTCCAAACCGATTTTAGCCTAGCTAAAACCGGGTTCGGACGCAATATCCGAGCCATACTTGAATACCTGTTCCGCACGGGCAAGTATGACTTGGTTCATTATTGTATCGGAGTCCCAGTGGGGCATCCAGAACTCGCCCGCACCCCTTGGAAAAGCGTGGGCTGTCTCCCCAACGACCCAAGACAGATTCAGGAGTTAAATAAAGACCCTCACATCGCTCGTCAGGCCGGATACGGGGCATGGAATCTCGACAAGGTAATCCTTGAAGAAAAGCCGGACGTTTACGTTGCCTCGCAAGATATTTGGGGCGTTGATTTCGCTGTCGAAAAGAAATGGTTCAAGAAGACCAATTCGGTCATTTGGACTACTCTTGACTCACTTCCTCTGCGACCAAGCGACATTAAAATTGCCCCAAAAATCAAGAATTTCTGGATTTGGAGCAGCTTCGCCACCAACGCCCTGCACAAGCTGGGTCATACTCACGTCAGGACAGTTCACGGTGCGGTTGATACGTCGCATTTCTGCAAGCTTCCGAATCTGCAAAGAACGGAACTGCGAAAGAAAAACGGCATCCCCCTTGATGCCTTCATCGTTGGTTTCGTGTTCCGTAATCAGCTAAGAAAGAGCGTCCCTAACCTTCTTGAAGGATATAAGATGTTCACGAAGGAGCATCCCGAAGTCAAGAATCCGCGCTTGCTCCTGCATACCAACTGGTCTGAGGGTTGGGACATTCATAAGCTTGCCGCCGAATACGGGGTCAACAAGAACGAGATTCTTACCACCTACGTCTGCAAGTCGTGCCTGAAATACGAAGTCAAGCCTTTCACGGGTCACGACCAGAACTGCAAGCATTGTAAAACGGAAAAGTCCCAAATCACAACCGGGCCGGGTCTTGGGGTTTCCGAAAAATACCTGAACGAGATTTACAACCTGATGGATGTTTACTGTCACCCGTTCACTTCGGGCGGTCAGGAAATCCCCATTCAGGAAGCAAAGCTTACCGAACTGATTACTCTCGTCACGAACTATTCGTGTGGTGAAGAAATGTGCGAACCGGACGCAGGTTCCATCCCCCTAGACTGGGCGGAATACCGCGAGCATCAAACTGAATTCATCAAGGCTTCTACTTATCCCGCCTCCATCGCCAAACAACTGGGCAAGGTATTGAAGATGGACGCCTCCAAGAAAACCGCGATGGGCAAGCAGGCGAGGGAATGGACTATCAAAAATTTCTCCACGCAGACCGTAGGCGGCATTTTCGAGGAATTTATTGACAACTGCCCGCCAGCGGACTTCTCCAATCTTGAAAAGGAGTCGCTGCCAAATCCATTCGTTTCCATCCAGCCAATCGAAGACAACACGGAATGGGTCATCAGTCTGTATAAGGAAATCCTGAATCGTCAAGACATTGACAAGGAGGACGATGGCGTCAAGTATTGGATTGGGGAATTGAGCAAGGGCCAGAAGCGCGAAGTCATCGAGCAATTCTTCCGTCAAACCGCCGCCAAGGAACTACAGGAGAAAAATAAGACGGACTTCAATGAACTCTTGAATAAAAACGACAAGGGCAGAATCCTTGTGGTCATGCCCGAAAGCGCGGGGGACTTGTTCCTACTGTCGAGCGTCTTCCCGTCCATCAAACGCCGTTACCCGGATTATGCCCTTTACGTTGCCACGAAGCCGGAATACAGGTCGGTGCTGGATGGAAACCCGCACGTTGACCACTGGCTTGAATACAATCCAATCATGGACAATCTCTTATGGCTGGAAGGCAATGGAACTAACAAGGGATATTTCAATATCGCCTATCTTCCGCACGTCCCCACGCAGAGAATTTTCACTTATCAGCACAACGGGGAAGATAAGCTTGATTTTGATTTAGAAAGCTACCACTAATGCACCTGATTGAAACATACGCCCTAGCTTGCGGAGCCAAGATTGACGAGCCGTTTATCTACGAGTCTTTCACTCCGTTGCCGGAAGGAAAATACATTTCTTTCCACACGAACACCAAGTTCAACTCCAAGAACTACGATTACTGGCAGGACGTAATCGGCCTTCTCCTGCCCATTCTTGCGAAGGAGAACATCAAGATTGTCCAAACGGGTGGCCCTAACGACCCAGCAATCGCGGGGGCGATTGACTATCGCGGAAGAACCACAGTCAACCAGTTGGCTTATATCGTGAAACGTTCCGCGCTCCATTTTGGATGCGATAGTTTCGCCATTCACCTTGCCTCCGCGTTCAACATCCCCATCGTTGCCCTCTACAACATCATCCAGCCAGAGAACGCTGGCCCTTATTTCGGCGACAAGAGCCAGCACATCGTATTCAAATGCTATGAACGTCTTGGTCAAAAGCCTTCGTATGCCTCCGACGAAAACCCAAAGACCATCAACACTATTTTTCCAGAAGAAATAGTCGAAGCCATTTTGAAGCTTCTCGGCATCGCTTACGCGCCTGCGTTCCGCACAATCCACATTGGGGATGGTTATGGCCGTATTCAAATCAATGACTTCGTGCCTAATCAAGTGGTCAATGTCCATGACAAGAAGGCGGTTTTGGATGTCCGCATGGATTATCTGTTCGACGAAGAAATCCTTGCCCGTCAGCTACGCGTGAATCGCTGCCGCATCTTCACAGACAGGAGAATCAATCTCCAAATCCTCGCCGCAAACAAGGCCGCGATTGAGGGCATGTTCTACTTTATCCGCGAAAACGACGAACCCGCTTTCGTCAGGGAAGTGGCCGAACTTGGGATTCGCTGTGCCCTTCTGTGTAATTTGCCATCCGAGCAAATCGAGCGCAAAAAGATTGACTATTACGAACACGCCAACATCAACGTGATTCCTAAAATCAAGCCCGAGTTGCTGGAAAAGCTAAAAAAAATCAATAATTTGCATTTTAAATCCTGCCGCAACGTCCACAGCGAGGGCAAGGTTTATGCCTCCCGAGCCTCCCAAATCGCAGGAGTCGTCAAAACTGAGGGTTTCCAGCCCGTCATTGACTCCCCGGACTTCTGGAACGATGAAGCCGAAAACTGCATGTTTGTGGAAATGCTTGACAAAACCCGAAACATACCGTAATCTTATACCATGAGCAATACGCCTCCGAAACTGTTCAAGCGAAACGAGTTTGGTCTGATTGATGACGAATCCATATCATACGTCTTTAACGAAGACGGTTCGGTCAACTGGCGCAAGATGGTCAAACCCGAATTCCTCGTCCCAAACAAACAGGCTTTTGAACGTCGCGGCAAGCAGATTCCAGAATCCATTGAAGGATTGGAAGACAGGGACTTGATTATTCTCCTTGGGGGAATCAAGGATTTGGCTGCGCTTCGCGGCTACAGTGAGGTTAGACATACAGTTCAATCCCCCGCCGCAGATTGCATTATTTCTTCCTGCGCTATTAGCTGGCTTCCAAACTACGAAACGGAAAACCGACCAGTCACTTTTAGCGCGATTGGTGATGCCACTCCATTCAACACTACTAATTTCGGCAAGAACTTCCTTGGAGCCTGTGCGGAAAATCGTGCCTTCGTTCGTGCCGTCCGCAACTTCCTCAAGGTCAACATCGTTGGTCAAGACGAATTGGGCGGGACTGCTGGCCCTACGCAGGACGCTCCTGAAACCGACCAAACATCTGCTACCCTTTTGGCGGTCATGGCCGCACACAACGTATCCTTCGAGAAGGTCAAAAGCACTCTCGTCAAAGAGCAATTCCCCGGAGCCGAGCTATTCACGCGTGTCGAGGATATTCCGAACTTCAAGAAATTCGAGCTTATCGAGCGCATCAAAAAGGCCGTCTCCAACAAAGAGAAGCCCGAACCGGCTTAAATCTGCGTGTAGTAGAAGTAGGTTGTCTGCCTCTCCATTGGAGTCAGAAACGAGTCGGGCGTGGCTACTATCGTCGGCAAGCAAGACCCACCGGCGACTCTTTCCTTACCACCCACATTCAAGTCCACGTAAGAGGAACACTTGAACGTGATGGAGTCCCTTGAACCGAAAACGTATTCCGTGTTCGGCGGGATATTCGCTCCCGGCTGATACCCCCTGCCCAAGAAATACGAGTTGATGAAATTCTCGTAGTCTGCTTTTGGCAGGTTGATATAAAAGTAATTTTTTGCAGGGTCGAACTGTCCCACGGTTCCATTGGCCTTGCCCCCGCCCACAATCTTTCCTGAATCATCAAGTGACGCCGGTAGGGTTTGCCCAAGCATTGCCGCGTTGCTGCCAAGATACGGGGTATTGATTCCATTGGTGGAGAACCAAGACTGGAAAAACTGCGTATCAGCAGTCAGATAATCCCTCATTTTCTGGACAGTGATTACCTCCCCCACTTTGTAAGGGGCGTTGATTGGAGTGATTTCGTTCGTTGAAAAAGCCACGTAACTTCCCACGTTTACATTCCCTTGTGCGTCAACCCTTGTTAATTGACTCGGTTGCGTTACGCCGACGTTCATTCCAGAGGGGCAGCTAATCCATAGTTGTTGAGGTCTAGCCACCAGAATCAGGTTGTCTTGCAGGAATATGCCCGCCCCATCCGAACCGGCAGTAACCATCGGGCGTTTTCTAGGTTCCTTAATGGCCAGAACAAATCTGCTAAGAATGTCCACATAGTAGTCGCTCGTCAGTCCGGGGTCACCGACATTTCCGATGACATAGGCTTTACATGGGGGAGTATTGCTATTGACCCCGTTCAATAGCGGCGATGCGGAATATGCCTTTTCAACTTTTATGTCCATCTTATGTCAATCCTTGGTTCAGGAAATTTAATACTGATGAAGAGTCTGAGAAATAATTCAGGTCTGTCATCAAGATTTTCGGGTTTGTGGAGTATGCCTTGTATCCACTGGCGGTGAATGAAATTGATGAGCCATCTGCCGTCAAAGTCACAATCGCCGTCATTATTCCAGTATAAGGTATCGGATTCACAGTCAGTCCGAAATACAAAGGAGTCTCGCCACTATAAGGTATTACACTACCCGTAACTGGGCTTAATGATTCTGCATTCAGCCCACTAGACAGTTGCCACACGTCATTGAACACGTAATGATTGTGAGTAGAATTTAATACTATGACCCCAGAAGCATCACCAACCTGCATGTCTCCTGATTGTCTTACGAATGAAACCTTTGGGTAAAAGGCCGACGAATAACCGGAACCCGGATTCGTGAAAATCAACCCCTGCAAATAATAACCACTTCCCGTTGCTCCGCAAATTGGGAATCCAGTAAGGTATCCCGCGTCCAATCCCATGACCGGTAAACCGGCAAATGCACTAAACGGGAATCTGACCCCGCTGTCCAGCGTGTAGTCTGAGCAGCCCCCTCCTGTTCCTAAATAAGCAAAAGGTGGTTCCACATATCCAGAACCCTTATCCAAGATTTCAAATCCAGTTGCAATGTAAAAATACGCCGGACTGATGATGGAGCCATAGACAACTTGGTCAACCACGGGTTGTGGATTCAAATACAACCAACCCGATGCTCCGCTTCCGATGCCATTGATTCCAGAAAAGAGCAGAGGAATGGCCACCGGGCACCCAGTCGTGAAAATGTTAAGCCCGAAATCAAAATTTCTAACCGAATAGTATTGGGTGAATTCAGCGTTTGGGCACGAATCATAGAATCCAGTCACAGTAACTTCAAACCCCGTCACATACTCATGTGTGTAGAAAATGTTGGTAGCTGGCAAACCCGGAGAAAAGTCAACATGAACTACGCCCGTTCCGTCAGTTTGAGTAAAAACATTGAACTTCGATACTCTAGCTGCTAAGAATCCCTGCGCCGGATTACTCTCGAACGTCAAAGTGTTTAATCCAGTTACATCGTAAAACAGCGTAGGGATGCTAGGGTCTGGACTTAATTTGGATAGCGATGGAACTATGTAATTGAATCCAGATACAGAAGAAGTGAAAAACGTCTGAGCCACCTGACCTAAGCTTGTGTTCAAGAACAAATCGAACTGGTAAGTCTTGTCGTCTTGGGTATTTGACGTATCGAACAGATTAAAGTGAGACGTTCCACTTGCGAACACCATACCTGAAATTATACCAGATAGCGGAGGCGGAAGGAAGAATGTATTGTCGGTAAATTGGATGTCATATCCAAAAACAAGAACATCCATGTCCGAGTTGTTGGTTACATCTACGGTCAGTTCTCCACCCGGCAGATATGTCGGGCTAACTGAAATCGAAATTGGGATTGCGGGCGTGTATAAGTAAACGTCTGCGTTGACCCCGGATGCCCCGTCCAACGTGACACTTAGTATGTTGAACCAGTTTGGCGAGCAGGACTCTATTCTCAAAGGTTCGCCATTGATGAAAAGCTGGGATTGTCCGCTGACGACCTCTCCGCGCAGATTGAATGGCTTGTCGTATCCCCAAACGAACATGCCGCTGTTATCGTAAAGCTTGTCATTGGTCAGCGTAAGGTAGAACGTTCCGTCCTGCCCGCTTGGGCTTCCGTATCCAGAGAACCCTATCTGGGCCGTGCCTGTTCCGAACAGAAAAAGATTATCCAACTCAAAAGCGAAGCTCTTGGTCAGTGGAAAAACCTTTTTGATGTTGCCTGTTAGATACATGTTACAAAGGCTTGAGTCTTGGGCCGATACTGTTGAGGATGGCCTCCTGCTTAGGTAGCGTCGGCGGCTTATTGGAGAACGAAAGACTTGTCTCTACTCCATTGTCCCCGATTGACACAGTGAAGCTCGTAAGCCCACTGGACGGTGTGACCGAATTGATAAAGTCTCCGAACAGGTTCGGCGAGCCAACGACATTGAATGTCGCAGACTTCATTGGGAAATTAGATTGATAGGAGTTCAATTCGGAAATGAAATTGTGATAGTCCTGTATCGTCTGCAAAACAGTTCCATTGGCATTCCCAGAGTAAACCGTGGCGTAGTTTTTGAAACGCATGGTATTCGGGTCTAGGATTGGCTTTACGTCCGGGTCAATGGTGTTATTGATGGTCTTTACCATTGAAGTGTTGTTCCCCGTCTCACTTACCGGAGAACCGTAGATTTCCATGAACGGTGGAGTTCTCAATTCTCTGCTGATGGTAGAACTCATTAGCCCGATATACTCGAACAGGTCGTTCGGCTTGTTTGAGATTGGGTAGATGATTTTGGTGGAGGCGATTCTGTGAATCAACGATGGGACTGCCTGCAAAGCCTCGTCATAGTAATATTCTCCGTCCAGTCCCTTCTGCTCCATGCTCGTTACCGGGTTTCTCTCCACGGTAATGGACAGGGAACGAGCGTTGTTTCCCGACGCGAATCCCGACGGCCATCCCGCCCACAGAATAGAAATAGGGTCATCAATGTTCGTGCAGGAGAATTTCGAGTCCCCTGAATGAGCCTCGCCACTAAGCAGAAGCCCGGTATTGCAGACCACGGACACAGGGGAATATTTACAGATGTTCGGTGGAACCTGCTTTAACAATTCAAGACGCTGGGTTTCGTATTGCAGGAACAAATTACGGGCCATGATTGCATTATACGAATCATAGTAGTCGTTCATATTGAACGAGATTCTGGCATTCGGGTGTGTCTCGATGTTAGGAACGATGCAAACGTGCAACTTGGCACACTCCTGATGGATTCGACTGTCAGTTCCGACAGCCAAGATACCAATGGCATCTGTCGCCGTTGTGGAAAGGTTGTCCAATTCCGCCTTCAAGTCGTTGTAAACTTCACCGATGTTCGGATGGAACGTTGGCATGAAGTCTTTGATATTGAAGTGCTGGATGCTTTGCGGAAGTTCCCTCTGGATTTTCTGAAGGTTATCAGACACGCTGAACATCTGTTCGCAGACAGGGGAAAGGGCATCGTATAGCTCCTGTTTGTATTGGAAGTCCAGCGTTCCCCATTCGTTACTTAGAGAACCAACATAGTATTGGTTGGAGTCGAACCCGATATTTCCAAGTGACGCGCCCGTGTAAGCGTTAGGATTGAAACCGAGGATGTGATACGGCATCAAATCGTAATATGGAGCGTCTTGATAAATCGGGTAGAAATTCGCTGCTGGCGTGAACGTGTTTACCAATTTAGTTAGATAATCGCCAGAAACACCGTATAGCCCCCCTGTCGGAGTGTCCCATTGGTTAAAGTCTTTGTGGACGAACGGGGGAACGTCAGTAGTTCCAATGTTCAATACCCCGTATTTATACATCGCCCCGGCCCATGTTCCTTCAAAGGACGTGACTTCCTGCTTCAAGTAAGGCTGATAATATCCCACGAAGACCTCGTAGAAGTCCGGGTTGAGGGAAATATTCTGGCTGAGATTTCCTCCCAGTAACTTTCTGATAGCCGCTTCCTTGGCTGTAACGTTGGTAATCTGAATCTGAGGAATGAAACCAAGGGCTGCAAAGTTCGCGTAGAAATCCGAAACATTGTCGTTACTGGTCGTGTTCGGGTCGAAAACACCGCCTTCATCAATGTTGGCTTGGATGGCCCTGTTCGCGCAGTAGATGTCCCTCATATCAGGGTCATATTTCGTCAAGGCAATCGAGATGTCAATATCCTTGAAGTATCTGTTTGTGAACGACGAGAATCTCTTTTTCGTCGCCATGAAATCGTTTGCAAACTGGACGCCGGTTGTCCTGTGCCTGACTGTTGACAGATGATTCTGCAATACTTCCGCAAACAAAGGGGAGAAGTCAGGGCTGTAGAAGTCCAAAGGATGCAAAGGCTGGAACGAGACGAAGTTCTTTACATCCCTAGATTCATTGTTGATTTGACGCGGGCGAACGTCAGCCGTGATAACGGACTGCTTGAAAGTATTTTCGAGCGTGTGGGATTCGCGGTAGTTGCTCAAGGCCACTTGAGAAGACCCGTCAAACTCCGCACCCAAGGTCGTCTTCGGGTCTGCGATTGACATGATTCTCTCAATGTCAATCTGGTTGACCATGTTGAGTCCGATGAAAGTTCTGCCCGTGGTATAGAACTGTAATCCGAAATCCGAACACCAGTTATTAAGCACTTCCCTCAAAGTGCCAACATAATTCTGCATGTATGGCGTTCCCGTCAGCAGGAATCCTGTAAAGGCTCCGTCAAAATTCAGACCCCTAACTCTCAAGGAAGCAAGGAGTTGGTGGAACGTGTATTTCATTTCGGGCACAGTGGAACAAACATCCGAATACATCTGCTCCATTCCCAAGATGATATAACCACCGTTCAGGTCGAAAGTCGGTTGCTGCGTCGGAAGTTCGTAAAGATATTGCCAAGCCGAGAGAGCATTGGTGATTGGGGTTCCGGCCAAGTTGTCGTAGGTCTTTCCTCCAATGCCCACGTAAGAGCCGTAATCAATATCCCTGACCACCGCCCCATCGCCTGTCCATGAGCCGAATTCACAGTCAGGACATACGACCGGGATAATGCCGGACGCCTGCGCCGACTTTATGAATTCAGTTCCTTGACGCTTGATAAGCCCGACATAGATTTTGTCCAGAACGATGGAGTAGTCCTTGAAGACTACGGAAAGGGTCTTCTGGTTTGGTTGAATATCCATGTCGTAACTGAACAAAACAAAGTCGCTCAGAAGCACTCCATTGAAGTCAATATCGTAAAGACTTTCCTGTTCGGTTCCACCGGCCCCGGCCCCGCATTGCAAATCGTTCGGGGAAATATCGAAAACCTGCGGAACAAGGTTGCTCAAGTCCGAATTCGTCTCCAATACTATCTGCATGGAGATTTCTGTAGGCTTATCGCTGAATCCTATTTTGCAATCAGCCTTGAAAATCCAGCCGCCAAAAGCCTGCGAGGTCTGCCAGTTCTGACTGACATACCTGTTGTTCGCCCCTTTGGGGATTATGCTTACGCCTTTGAGTGCTTGGAACGCCATAAATTAAACCGTAATCGGGAAACCGTCGCCATCATAAATGATGTCCCCGTTAATATCCGTCAAAAACGGAAAGTCAACAAAATTCAGATAGTAGCCGTCATTATTATAGACTAGCTGAGTGTTATTCGCTGAGAAAAAGTATTCAGGAGGGGTGCAGGGTTGAACCAAATAATAGTCCTCCCCGCGTGTCTGCAAAACTCCATTAAGCCATATCTGTTCTGAAAATCCCCAAATGCCAGTCACCAAATAAGACGTGGAGTTGTATTGCGCCACTTGTTGAATTGGTATGTCATCCATAGCTATGAAAACAATCTCACATCCAGTTTCCAAAACGCCCGAATTAAACAAAGTCCCAGACACCCCATGCTCGAAATCAATGCCTCTGACAAGCTTCTGGCCATTCAGGTAAACGTCTTGATTTTCGACCAATACACCCGAGGCCGATACCCAAATACCCCCACCACCATCTACAGGAAATTGTCCGGTGTAATACATGGAAATCGCAGGGTTCACGGAGTAGCTCACGGTCAACGTTTCTACTAGAGAGTTATCGTTAAAGACAAGGATTTCCCCGTCTTCTACGTCATAATCAACCCCGGAACTGGCTAAAAGGCCATTTACATAGAGATTTGGATGAAGTGAATTTCCCACGTTTGGCAATATAAAATTCGATAAATTGATATTTTTATATGGCTGGAATTTGTCGTAGTAGTAAACTTCGACTTGACTACCGTTCAAATCATTACCAAAAATACCGTCAAAGCGGGAATATCCCTTGATTTCGCTTTGATTATACCCCAAAACAGATGAGTATGAAGTGAAAGTTACCGCTCCACCAGTAATGACGATGGGTAAAATACGAGTGTCCGTCAAAATCAACCCGCTGACCCCCAAAGTGTAGATACCCGTGACCGTCGTGCTATCTTCTTTTAGGATGGCCCCAGTAAACGTCTGGAAGCCCGTCACGCCGCTTTCATAGATGTTGACGCCCGTTACCCCATTTACCGAGATGAGCCTTCCCGTGGTCGTATAGGCGATTGTGGAGGCGTTTGTGCAGAAAAGAGAGAGGGCTAGGTCATACCTGTCCAAAATCACGTCATCAAGGATGGCGAAATGGTTAAGATTGCCCATTGCCCCGGAATATACGGAATGGTCGCCGCTTGGGTAGCTAATCAGGAAAAGGTCGTCCAAACTCTTGGATAATGGGTTCGTCAGGCTTTCGCTTACGAACGAATTGGTCGTGAAGTCAAAAACCCCGAAATTGACGTATTGATTTTGGGCGATACTCAAGCCAATAATGTTTTTATCCCTGAGTTCTTGGTTGAGAGTCCTGATTTTCCCATTATTCTCGAAGAACAAGCGATTGCTTGAATTGATTCCGAACACGAAGCCGGAAGTGTCATTATGCTCTCGTCTGGAAGTCAAGAGAATGGTGGCTTCGGTAGCTCCGGTATTGCTACAGGCATTAAAGTCAAAGTCGAAAAGGCAATGAAGATTCTGGAGTTCCAAGTCTCGTCCGATTTGAACGGACATTTGGCCGCTGATATTTGGAATCGTTCCGAGAATAACGCCCGGAACCGCATCTAGGTTGATGTAAAACGCCGCCGCGACCTCAATAGCATCCCCTGAAATATCTGTGATTACGTCATCAGAATTATCTTCCAAAGCATCTTCACCGGCCTCAACGAAGGAGAAAGACGGGTCGAATTTGAGGTTCGGATATAGCAGGCTTTCGGGCACGGTCAAATCATAATATGCCAGCAGGCTTCCTGTTCGGAAACCGTTGCCGCTCATCCCAAGTAGAAAACCGCTACAATTCATGCCTCAAACCTCTCAGTATATTACACGCATTCGGCCCTTTACAGACCATACTTGTATCCCGGTGGCCTAATCGAGCTAGGGTTCGAGGAAAGATAGTATCTGGTGTCAAGTCCGAATACGCTGCCGCTGTTTAGGTAAGAGGCATTGATGTCCAAGTCAAAGACCCCCGTGCTGAACCCGCTTTCGGTCAGGAAGAAATTGCTCAATACTTGATTTCCGATTTGGGTGAGAACTTGCGGCCCATTTGAAAGCGCGTAATCCATGTTTCCCGTGGTCTTGAAGCTCGACGTGAGTTTCAAGGTTTCTCGGGTGTTGGTCTGCAAGTCCTGAATGATGTAGTTTCCTTCGATGTTCGCGGACGGCTTAAATTCGTAGATGTTTTTCGGGACATCAAAGCTCGCGTTGAAGGACGACTCGCCAATCCCATCCAAGAAGTCCTTGTCATTGAACGTGGCCGTGATGGACAATTCTGCAAGTCCCGTGTTCTCGTTGATACTGAGGGATGTAGGAATCGGGTTTAAACTTCTCAGAGAAACGCCCATGTTAGGACTCTCGCCCGTAATCAAGGAATAGACGTAGTTACGATAATCACCATAGGCGGTGGTAACGTTTGTCTTGAACGTGTTAAGGAAAGTCTTCCTCAAAGAGATTGGAGCCTTGCTGATGAATTTTCCATTTAAAGAAAACTGCTTTACATCCATCACCCTATCCCATCTCATATCCAAGTCGAAATCGAAAAACCCGTTGAATTCATCGCCGACCCCGGATACGATGCTCGCGTTAATCTGGATGTTGTTTTTGCCGGAAGATTCAACAACATTCAGGTTGTTGATATAGCAGTCGGCGTTCCCGATTCCGTATTGTGACGAAAGAAATCCAACAACATCAAACCCCTCAAGCCCGACCCTCAAGGCTTCCAAATTTGACGTGATTGACGAACCTTGGCGATTGTATTTCAGGCTCATAGTCACATAGTCCGAATCCGGCGATTCGTCTATATCCAAACTGTGAGTGTAAACATAAGGAAGGCTTTCTCCCGAATTATACTTGAAGACTTCCGCCACGGAGTAAACAGATGTAAGTCTATCCAAAGATTCGGACTGGGAAAGCAGAACACCAGAACCAAAACTTACAAACACCGGATTGAATGGTAGAAATCCCGTAAAAGCCGAAACAAATGTTACCGCATTCTGTAACGCCGAATCAAAAGAGTCGCTCGTTACAACACCTTTGGCGGAAACCCTGTGGTTTACAGTAACGGTTCCGTCTTCGTTTTGAACGAACGAATATTCGTTTACGGGTTCGGTAACACCGCTTGGGACATTGATATTCTTCAGCTTCACCGTGTATGGGACATAGGTGTTTGGAAAGAAATGGTTCGAGTCAAAAGAAATTTCCTCAAGAATGACGTGCGGGTAGTCCAAGACCGTGACATGCTCTCCCGTGTCTATAACTGAGAATCTGGCGAAGTCTCCTGAGAACAGGTTTAGGAATTGGGGAATCACACCGCTAATTAAGCCGCTGGTCGGATACAGACCTTTGAGCGTAATGGCGTCCGACACGCCCCAGCGATGCCCATAGTCAATCGCGTTTTCCACCCTGCTCACGAACGGAGTGGGCGAAATCACGTTGCCATTATAGATGACTTGGACGTTTCCCTTAGACATACTTCTTCTTAGTGTAGCTCACCGTCGCGTTCAGTTCCAACTTATTTTCCGAATTCAGGTTGACGACCACGTTCGATAAAAAATAGTTCAGGCCATTAAAGTTCTCAAAAGTCTGACTGATTTTGTTTAACGCCGTGGCATACAAGCACTGGACTTCCGTGACCGGGACATCCAGTGACACTAACTGGTTGCCATCCGGCCTTGTGCGTATGGCGGTGATTGACATTGTTTTGGAACCGGGAACCTGCTGATAGGCATAGTTCACCAAAGTTTCAGGCTTGTTGATGACCTTGTATTCAGTCAGAGAATCCTTCGGTGCAGTTTCCGTCAACTTCATATCCACGTTCGGGAACGTTTTCGTGGCCCCGCTAATGGAAGTCAAAGTTACTCCATATCTCGGGTCATCAGAATATTCGTAATTCGCTGTGAAAACCCTTTTTCTCAAAGGCAGTTTCTTGGTCAGCCCGACAGGATACAGGGAACGCCCATATAGAAAGCTTGCGTAAAATTTATTAGACTGGGTTTGGCTGAAGTCAGACCTCGTGGCGTTATTAAACTCGTCCTTATGTGTGGAAGCCATGTCCGAGTCCACGAAATCCAGCAGGGTCATGGTATAGTCATCAGTGACCTTGACAATACCGTTTTGGTCAACCGTCAAATTCATAACCTCGTCTAGTTTGTAGTCGTTGGCGTAGAGAGGATTGTCCGTAAAGGTCAACGAGGCTTCGGCAGCGAGAGCCTGCTGGTTATACTTGAGAACCTTTTTCAAAGGCGTAGAGAATAGAGTCCCGGCTCCATCCAGATTGGAGAATCCCTGATACGCCCCATAGACATCAGCGCATCTTGACTCGGAAGAACCAATGAGGGCATTAAGTCCGTCAGAAGCCTGAGTAAAATTCTGTTTCCCCCTGACTTTGATTTCGTCTATGACGGTGCTGATGCCATCATTGAACTCGTATCGGGTGTTGGTATCGAAGGTAAAACCAACCCCGGTAATCTTGTAAAGGTTTTTGGTCTTCTTGAAGGAATACGTGTTCTTGAAAGTATCATAAGCTTCCGTGTAGTAGTTCTCTGAACTAGCATCATTGTATTGCCCAAGGTATCCAGACAAAACTCCGATTCCGAGATTCTGCGGCTCAGATTCCTGCATGAGTCCAGAAGCCAAGGCTTGCGCGAATCCCATGTCCCCGGTTCTTAGGGAGAAGCTGATGGAGTGGTTGAGCTTTTGGGCGTCTTCCGCATTCTCGAAATCGAAACTTTCGCTAAACCCATCAAGAGCCGCAAACCCGGATTGAGTGATGTAATTCAGCCCAGTGTAATAATTCGAGTCCCCCGAGCCGATGGACGTTCTGACTTCAACAGTAATCTTATATCGGGCTGTGCGGATTTGTTCTTCCAATGAGTCATAGGAATTTGGAATATCCAGTCCGCGAATAGTTACATCACCCGAGAAATTGGCTATCTGTCCGCTGATACCGGAAGCTATCAACGGGCTTAGTCCGCTGGCGTAATTGGCAAGGTCAGTGGTGACGTAATCATATACGTAGGCTTCGACCCTTCTGAACACGACGGATTCGCCCCCGAAATACTCCCTTTTTGAAGTGTATCCGAGTAGTTCTAGGTTTAAACCTTCCCTATTTACTACGTTCGACATAATTACATGTTCTGATATACGTCAGACGGTGCCTTAGTCTGAGCGGATTTTACCGATTCGAGAATCGCGCTCTGTCTTGTCGTGCGCTTGCCCGCTGGGTCGTTTTCTTTAATTTGCGTAATCGTAATGTCAATTTCTCCCTTGAGAGACTTGAGATTTTCCGACGCCTTTTCAATCTTGCCAGCCACCATCATCATTTGCATGGATGCGTAATCAATAGACCTCGTAACCTGAGAGTCTATCGCCACGTTCGACTGGTTCTGGAACGACGTGATACCCTTGCCGGTGAACAAGTCATTTTGAAGCTTTATGCGACTGGTTTGGTCACTAGCCATGCCGTTTCTTTCCAAAATCTGAACCAAGTAGCCATTCGCCTTATCCTGCAAGTCGTTGCCCTTTTGCATCAGTTCGTTCACCGACGCCCCGCCGACTTCGTTCTCTACTTGTCTGCTGGCAATATCATGGATGCCTGCATCCGACGGAGTATTATAGCCCTGTCTTGCGTAAACCCCATAGGTTTTCTTGAGTTCGGATTCGACTCCGGTAATAGCCTTGGCCTTCATGTCCGTGAACAAAGCGTCCCCTTCGCCAATACCCAAGTCGTTTTTGGCTTTCTTGAGGAAGTTGATTGCGCCGACACCGGCCATTTCTGGGACACCAGAGCGAGACTCGCTGATGTCTTGTCTGAGGCTTCTCCTATAGGAAGCTCCGAAATCCTGAGTGAACGAGCTTACACCCCCGCCCGCAGCAAGGATTCTCTGGTTAATCATCTGCTGCAACTTGTCCTTGGACTCGATTGTAGCCTTGGCAGTCTGCTCCAAATATTCGGTGGATACCTTCTGTGTTTCGAGCAACTGCTGTTGGATTAGCTCTTGCCCCTTGGAACCAACCAATGAGTTCGCGGACTGTCTCAACAACGCGCTGATGCCGGGGTCAGCACCTTGAAGCACCCTGCCTCTTGCATCTATGGCGTTGGCGATTGTTCCGCGAGTCTGTTCCGCGCTGCCGTTAAGCTTTCCATTCTTGAAAAGGTCTTGGGTAATCTGATTGATGATTTGAGCGGAAGTGTTGTATTGCTCGTTTGTGAATGTAGCTTGATTGTTTCCATTAGCCCCACCCTTGGCCCCCGCGAATTCCCCCTTAACCAAGTCCGTCAAACCCTTGGTGAAATTGGCGTTGACGCCAGATAGCGCGACATCCATGTCGGCCCCAATTTTAGCCATCGTGTTATCAATCTCGGTCAGAGCCTTCTCGTCCGAGTTCATAATGATGCCGTTTCTGTTTACCCCACCGCCCTTTGTCAAGCTTAAAGCCAAAGCCCCGGCAATTTCCGCATCACCGTGACGAGCGTTCGCTCCGCTTTTCATTCTCTCGGAAATATTGTCCATCTGCTTGAAGAACGCGTCACCCGCGAATGTCCTCAATTCGTTTTGGAGTTGCTTTAGACCTTGGGCGTAGCGTTCCATTGACTGTTGCTGCGCCCTCTGCTGCCCGACGTTCTGGTCTATAATTTTGCCCATTTCTTCGGCAGCGGTGACATATTTTTTGGTTGCTTGTATGTTTCTGGATAGAATTCCAGCGGATTGGTCATCAAGGACGCCCTTCTCCTTCATATCCGCGATATATCCTTTGGAATCCCCGCTATCCATAGCCTCTTGAGTCATCTTCGTGAGGAGGTTATTGCCACCACCTTCTTTGGAGAACTTCTCATCAAAGATACTTTTCCCGGCTTTGCCGCTCCACAAAGATTCAATGCCGTCTATATCCTTCCTTCCCGATATAAAATTCCCCATTCCTCCCCAAGAAAAAAGAGATTGATTGAATACGTTATCCTTCTTAGTATTGATTGCAATGGATTCTGCCAAATCCGCAGATTGGGAAATCGTCGTCTGCTTCTCCTTCTCTCTGGCATTTTTTTCGTTAAGCTCTTGGAGCGCGGCTTGTCGTTCGGACATTGTTCCAGCACCGGTGACCTTCGTAATGTCGTCTTTGGAAAATCCGCTTGCGACGAAATTATTCAAGGCTGTCTTGTATTTCTCTTGAGCCTTCAATAATGCGGTATTCGTGGCGTGGGAGTCGTCAAGTAAAGTTTGGTAATTCGACATCGCTTGGGCAAGTCCGTTTGACGCAGCATCCATGTTATCAATGCCGGTCAATTTCTCCTGCGCGGCGTCCTTAATCTTCTCTGCGAATCCCCATGCGGCCTTATCAGCGAAATCAATCGCTCCTTTCATCACCACAAGGGCACCCGCTACAAGCCCTGCTGGGCCGGGGATTGTAGCCATAACTTGCCCTGCCGTCTGAATGGTTGAACCAAATTCGCCAAGAGCCTTACCCTTGTCGCCGCCAATCATTTCACCAGCGACATTCATCCCTATTCCCGCACCCATGCCCGCTACCAAGCCGAATCCTTGGGCTTTGCCAGCGAAGGTCTTTTCGTAATTTTCTCCACCAAAGAGTTTTTGTCCGAACGTAGTTTTCTTCTGCTCTGAGATTAACTCGCTTAGGGAAGTGGTCTTTTGCAATTCCGCTCTGGATTTTCCAGAGGCATACAACTTCATGGCCCCTTCTTCCTTCGCCGCCTTACCTTCGAGCATTGTTAGCGCGGATACTTCGGCCCCACTCAGGTATCCCGTCTTAGCCGCTTTCTGATAAAGACCATCAATAGCCTTCATCGTGATTTCGTAAGACTGATTGGTCTTTTCCAAGCGACTGTCGTATTGGGCACTTACCTTTGTAAGCTTCGTGATTCTTCCCTCAAGCTTCTCCATAGCTTCCGCAGCCTGCTTCGACGGAGAAGTCATTTTCTGCAATGCACCGCTGATAAGAGGAATAGCCAACAAGAACTGCATTCCTCCCAAAGCCATCGAAGTTCCAACATCGGCGAAGTTAGGGATGTTACCCTTGGCCATGCCCTTTGTCTTAGGGTCAATACCGGCGCGACGAGCAAGGCCAATACCGTTCGAGAGAGAGCCTTCTGTAGAGTTATAAACACCAACTCCATCCGGGTTCATCGCGCTAACCAATGCGGAATCATGCCCAACGCGGATTTGGGAAGAACTGTATCCAGCCGCTCTTTCCCTATTGATGGCGGAAGTGAGCGGGTTGGAGAAGTTCGGAACGAATCCTTGCGCGAACGAGGTCGCCGCGATGCCGCCGCTGAACAACCCCTCCAATGCACTGAAATTATGAACAATGCTTGGGTCTTGCTTTATGGCGGCACGAAGTTTTTCAGCCAAATGCGGCTGGACACTGACATAGGCATCCTTCCCATACTTCTTACGTGCTGCGTTCTGAATCCAGAAAGGAACCATCGGCGGCAAATCATCAATTCCCAAAATATCCACACCAAACGGAGAACCCAAGGCTCCGGTTTTTCCAGCGAACTTCTTTAGGAACATCGCCTTCTCCGCGTCAGAGAAACCACTGGTTCCATTCTTGATTCTTTCCAAGGTGGAGGAAATATATCCGGGGTCAACCAAGTTCGGGACGAACCCCTGAGCGTGGTGAGAGATTAAGTTAAAAGAGTTATCATTCCAGAAGCCCTGATTACCAGAGTTCATCTGGACAAGCTTCTCGAATTGGGCAACAGTCATTTCCGAGCCGTCAAACCCCTGCACCGTTGCAGACTTTGCCATTCTAGCGCGGGACAACTGAGGGAAGAACGCATTTCCATTATTGCCGAATTGAGGAAGAAGGGTTCCCGATACGCGACCTCTGCCCAAAGCCTTGTAGAACTTCTTGGCCAGTCCCTTTCCACGAAATGCCTTGTTGATTTCAAAGCCTTCGATTTCCTTTTCATCGTTGCCGCTGTATTCAATGTCACCGACTGTTTTCCCACCCATTGTCCCGGTGAGTTTAGTGATGCCGAACTCCTTATCGAAGGATTGCTGGAATGAAAGACCCGCAAGATTCGGCATGAAGCCATTGGCCATCATCAACTTGCCAGTTTCCGCCAGCTTCTTGCGCTGCCCGTGTCCCATGTTTCCGAACACGATGGCTTCACGAACTTCGTCCGGGTTTACGATGCCTTGGCTGCGGAGAAATGACAAGAACTTCGGATTCTGCTTGAGCATGGCGAAGCTTTCTTCCTTGGCAGCAATGTCGCTAGGCTGGGCGTCATTGTAGCCACCCTTGGCGTCAACGATGTGAGGGACTCCGCTTCGGCGGGCAAAGAAGTCCGCTCTGGAATTTGTTCCCAAAACCGAGTTTAGGTCGTGGACTCCTTCAAAGCCCAGTTTCGGCAAACCGGCCTGCAAGAGATATGTTTCATACTCCCTGAATCTGTCGGCGGTTTCAGTAGGAGGAACCGGGCGGTCATGGCCGCGCACACGCTGTCTCCAAGGCAGACTGTAAAGGTCAGACCTTGGAATATATCCGTCAGCAAAGTCGTAAACGGAAACTTGACCATTGTTCGGGTTGACGTAACTCTCCCTGATACCGCGAATCATGTCCGGGTATCCACCTACGTTTGAATACGCCTTGGCGACCCCATCAAGCAAGTGTCCCTTAATTAAATTCTGGCCGTTGGATTCAACATAGTCCTTGAAAATCAATCCGCTTGGAGTGATGGCTGGATGAAGATTATTGAGGGTATAGTTTCCTACCGCCCCATTACGGCCATAGTAAAATCCCCTGCCCTGTTTGCTGTAAACCTTGTTATACTTGGAGAAGTTACGCTTCACATCTGATAGAGTCATGCGGGTAGCCCTACTTGCGATGGCTTCCGCGTTAGGATTACCCTTTAGGCGTCCCATGAACGACTGATGTAGGCTGCTCTCCTGCTGATTGTGCAGGCCGTTGACCCTTTTTTCACCTGTCAGCATTTCCAATTCGGAAATACCGGCTCCTCTGCCTTCTTTGTAGTCTCCGTAGTTTAGGTAAAGGGATGGCTTGTTCGGATTAACATATCCTCCAAGGTCAGGGGAGGAGCCATAGAACGCCCTCTGCTTTCTTACATCGTCATGCAGACGGCCAACATCTTCCTGCTTTCTAGGAATTTTGACAATCTTCTGTTTGCCGCTTGGCAGAGTGTATTTATATACAACCCCTTGGACTCCGCTGCCGATGAATTCCGCGCCTTCGAGCATACCCGGAAGACCTTGGGAAGAAGCGTTGGTGATTGTCTTTCCGTATGGCCCGTAAGCGGAATCAGGGTAGTGACCTTCCGCCTTCATGTTAGGCATGGAATCGAGTCTGTTGATGATTTTCTTTTCTAGGCTCTTTCTGGCGCGAACCGAGTCGGAAATTTTGAAGTCACCGGCATCCAGCAACCCGCCATCAACGGAATCTCCGAAAAATGGAGTCAGGTTTTTCTTGACAGCCCTAACACTTGGAATGTCGAAGTTAGCGTCTTCGACGTTTCCGATTTGGGCCTTTTTTCTGATTAGAGCTTCAAAGATGACGCCCGCCAAAGCAGACATAGCTCCCCTTCCCCCGGTAGGAATTGGTGCCTTGTCCGTTCTTTCTGATACGAACTTTTCGATTTCCGGCAGGAAGTTGACCTTTTCCTTATCGGAGTAGCGGAATACGTTGTAGAATTCGCCGTATTCCCTCGCACCCTTTTCAGCGACAAACAAGCTGGCGACTCTGCCGGTGTGCTTTCTAAGCTTATCTCTGGATGTCAAGATGTCTTCGCGGCCAACAGCGAGATTAGGAACAAAGCCCTTCGAGTAGTTCGGTATAACCGCCGAGTCTCCGTTGGAGCCAAAATTAGGAATCTCAGTCTCCTGAGAGTTCATAATAAATTTGCGGCCACCAATGGTTCCCTTGCCGAAGTGCGCTCTAGGAGCCGCCGCACCCAAGGACTTGGCGTGGGCTTCTTCCATAGCGAACTCGTCAAAGAAACTCGGAACATAACCCGAAGCGGCCCTATACTTGGTTCCCTGAACAGACACGCCGCCAGTCATGCCCGTTTTGGCAATCAAACGCGCAAGTCCCAACTGGGCTTCCAAGGCGGAATTCTGCGCCTGAATATCTCTGAAAACTTGCTTGGCGGCTTGGTCAACCGTCATCGTCCCAGTCTTGATGGACTCCAAGACCTTTGGCTGTTGGAGCAACTGCTGCAAGACCTGAACCTGAGTAAGTTCAAGTTCCTTCGCCTTTGTGGAAACCCCGGTGAATTCTCCAACAGACTTGGCCGCGAACGTCGCAAGGTTCTGGAACAACTTGAGCATGGCAAACGTAATAAACTGGACTCCCGGCCCGCTGATAACGTCTCCAAGACCCTTGAGCAGCCCACGCGCCAAATCTCCGCCCAAGGACTTTGAATCAATGGCTTCCGAAATACCCTTCATCCAGTTCGCGCCCAAATCGGCTCCCTTGCCGAGCGAAGGTGCAATAACCAAGTTTCCAACCTTGGAACCGGCTTGGATTAGGTTGTTGAGGGTGGCATTGAGCTTCGCGGAAATTGTTTCGTTGAGTTGGTTGTTACGGTCAATGACGGATGAAGTCGAACCTTCAACCGTCTTGAGAACGCGGTCATAGACACTAAAGCCGCTTCCCAAGTCACCAAGGACGGCTTTCAACGTGTTAATTTGATAGACACCACCAACAGCTTCCGTGATGAATGACTTCTGGCTTGGGGTCAGCAAGTCGTAGGTAGATGCCAAGTTCTTGAGAACCTGAACCAACGGAAGAACATTACCAGATGCGTCTCTGGTTGTAACACCGATTTGCTGTAAGTCTTCCAAAACCTTCGGGCGTTCGAGACGGGTGAAGATGGATTTGAACGAGTTACCGATTACCGAACCGGAACGGCCAGTGATTTGGGCCGCGCTAGTAATTAAGGAAATGGTTTCGTTCAGGGTGACGTTCGCGTTTTCAGCAGACGTTCCTACACGGGAAATGGCTTGAGCCAAGTCGGACGAGTTGACGGAGAAGTGAGTTTCCGCCGCGCTCAAGGCGTTGATGATTTCGGTGCTTGTTAGGGCTTCCTTGTTGAACGAGTTAATGGCCGTGGTAATGACCCTCGCCGAATCTCCGAAGTCCATACCGGCGATACGAGCAAGAATCAGGGCGTCTCTGGTTCTGCGAAGCGTTTCCGCCGCGCTCAAGCCCTGACGGGCGAACGTGTTGGCGGCTTCCGTGGCAGACCTGAAACTCTGCCCGGTCAGATTGGCCACGTCGAACAGGCTATTGGAGAAGTTCTTGAGCGTGGCGTTGCTCGCGTTGAACAACGTGCCCAAAAGGTTCATTGACTTCTGGACTTCAATCGTCGAGGACAGGAGAGTCTCGAAGGACTTGTGAACGGCGTAAATCGCACCGGCAGAAGCACCGAACGCCAAAACACGGGCGTTGGACGCCTCCATAGACTTGGAGAATTCGGAGGCTTTTCCAGTGATTCTACCGAGAGGTTCGGTAAAGGAATTGGCGTTGATGCCCCTGAAGTTCCTTGGACGACTCAATGCGGAATCAATAGCGTTGTTCAACGCTGTTAAATCCCCACCTACCGCCAATAGAATCTCGGGTGCTGCCATAGTAACCTTTTACTATGGTATATTACACTTTTTTGTGGTCGGTTATCGCACCACGTCAGTATTGGTGATGCTAAGGCCGCTGGTGGCGACTCCCTTGCTGTTCTTGCCGAGGATAATGGAGTGCTGCTTGTCATACCACTCCACCAGCCCTTGAATCGTGGAATCGGCCAAACTAGGCGGCGAGCCTTCGGCTTGGGAGTGGATGTTGTGGCTTCTGAGTCCTCCCATGAGCAAGTTATGCTGGTGGAATGTCAACTCGGAAATCGGCTTGCCGAAGAATTTTTCCGGGCGTTCTTTTACAACTTGAAGGGAGTTAAGAAAGAATGGCAGGCAACTTAGCTGCCTGATATGTTCCTCGCCTATCTTAGTCAGGGCGGCATTGAGGATTTTCTTATACTTGGCAAGCTCTTGATAGTCCAAGTCCGCAAACTCGTCCTCGGAGAAATATTTATGAGCCAGTCCGCTGTCCCTGTAAAACAGTTCTAACAGGAAAAAGTTCTCAACTTCACGGTCTGCGAATTTCTCGCATGTGGGGCCGACAATATCATGCTTGTCATTTACCAAGGAAGCGAGTTCTGTTTTGAGGTTGTCCAGTATGGCTGTAATCGCGCCCTTTTGGGAGGGGATGATGCCTTGGGAATATTTCTCGTTGTCGGCGATGTTCACCTTCAACTGCTCAATCCTGTCCTCCTTATCCTGAGTCCATAGACCCTGTTCGAGCATTTCCTTCTCGCGCTCGTCATTGGTCGGAAGCCCTTCGACCCTAAAGGACAGGGCGAGCGTCCTCTTTCTTTCTAGGACTCGGGCGTAGGACTGTTCGGAGAAGTGCTTGACATAAACACCGCTGTCGTCAAGCGAATAACCATTGAGAATATCGTGATATATCAGCTTGAGATTCTCTATCTCGGTTAATGGGGAAAATGGTTTCACTCATCGGCTACATTTTCTTCAAAGTGCTTGTCGGCGGCTTTGAAGTCTTCTTCGGTAAGCGCGGTGTTGATGTTGGAGAACCAAGTGCTTATCAGGTAGGAAAACTTCGACACGACTTTCTTATCGAAATCACTGTCTCCGTCCAAGGTATCAACGTATGCCTTGTAACGCTCGAAGAAGGAGGTCTGCGGGAAATATTCCTTCTCACCCTCGCCGTGGTAGCTTAATTGCGTAATCCACCATTCAATCGTCTTCTTACGAGCCTTCATTTCGGCTGTATTTTCGTAAAGAGACAGGTAGGAATTTCGGATGTTGTCAATCTCCACCTGAGTCTTCATCATATCCACGAACAGGTCGGCGCGTTGCTGCGGGGAAATGGTTTCGGGTTCCGGTTCTCCTTCCTTCTTCGGTGCGGAAAGGGCAATCAGTTTCTTCTGATTTTCGTCAATGCGTTTTTGCAGTTCAACGATGTATTCCTGCTCCTTGGTAGTAAGGACGCCGCCGTCATCACCGAATCGTTTGGCGACCAAAGTGATGGGCATAATGCCTTCACGGACGTAATCGGAAATTGTTTTGGCCAAGAAGATTTCGGCCAAGTCGTAAAGTTTGCGGGTCGGCTTGAGGATGCGGAATTTGACAGGCTCCGCGACTTTCTCCTTGCGCGTTGCGGTAACGCTAGGGTCGTCTTCCGGCTTGCGTTCGACGGGAACGTCTTTTTCGACAATCTTGTCAACGGTAAATTCGTAGATAAATTTCTTGCTCATAGTGCCTTACGCCTGATTATTCTACGCCAATCTGTCCGGCAATGATGATTTTTTTGTGGGTCACCTTGTTCTTGACGGCTTCATCAAGCTTTTGGGTGTTAATCTGGAAATCGAAGTAGTCTAGGAACGCGGATAGTTGGCGGGAGGTTTCGTTTCCGTGGTCTAGGACTCTCTTGCGTATGTGGTTGTATTTCTCGTCCGAGAAGAAGTTGATGGAGTTGGCGTAGTCTTGGCCGCATTTCTCAGCGACCTTGGCCATCATCAAGTCGTGGTCTTTCTTCTGGTTTTCGAGGTCTTCCAAGAAGCTTTTGAACAAGGAGGTTATCTCCTTGGATGTTTGCAGATAGATAATGTTGTTCTCAGGTGAAACCATACGCCTTATTCCTAAAAGGAAATACACCTGAAAAACAAAAAAGGGAAGCCCCCGGATTGGGAGCTTCCCCTTGAAACACGATTAGGAGGGTTAGATTGCGACTCCGGTGATGGTCGAAGGACTGAAGGTAGCCGTGATGTCTTCGACAGTGTAGTTGTAAGTAACGCCAGCCGCACCGACAGACTGGTTGACAGTGTTCGAGATAAGGCGAGGGGTCGGGAGCGAAACAACGATGGTTCCGAAGTCAACCGCGTCACAGGCCGTGGCCGCAGTTCCTTCGACGACAAGGGTTGCCTTGAACGGAGGCTTGGCAATCATAACGTTTCCAGACTGAACCGCAAGCTGGTTGCCGGTAATCTGAGAACCGAGACACATGATTGTGTCCGTAGGAATGTCCAAGGAGAACTTGGCGGAATTGACGCAGGCAGCATTGCCCAAACCAGTAATGTTGGTTCCGATGGCTCCCGTGAACAAGGAATCCGTGGAGATAACACCGGCAGCAACGAGGTCGGAAGTGACCGGCTGGACACCCGTAATAACAGGAATCTGACCGGCATAGCTTGTGTTGCCAACGCCAGCGGTATTGATTCCGCCGTAGTTCGGGGTTCCAAGTCCTTCAAACGTCAGGTCGAGGGTAACGAAATTGTTCGTGGAAGCGTCAAGGTCGAGCTTCGTCAAGATGCCGTAACCCGTGAAACCGTAAGGTTCGAGGCGAACTTCCGCAGCCTGCGCCGTAATGGAATTTCCGGTAAGGACTCCGACAGCGGTAGCGTCGAACGGCAAAGATGCTCCCAAACCGCCAGAAACGCTTCCGGCGACGAGGTAAGACTTGATTGACATTCTCGTCTTGGAAGGCTCCTTCTGAACACGGGCGGCAGCGCCCAATGTGCCGAATACCAGAACGTTTTCGATTGGATTCGTGACATCCAAGCTAACGCTGTTGATGGGCAGACAATAGAACGCCGGGTCAACATTGCTTCCAGAAGGGAAAATGACCGCGTTCTGCGTTGCGTAAAGTGTTCTTGTCGGTTTTGACATAAAATGATGTGTTCCTTATTCATTCTATATTACAACTGTTAGACGGAAATGTGAACAGCAAAATTAAGGATGGGTGGCCAATGTTCTGACCTCAAAATCAGCAAACATGGTCTTAATGTTCAGCAAATTGAGTTCGTCCCCCTTTGGAGTCAGGGAACTGGTCTTAACCTTCCAGATAATCGGGGTTTCCCCGTGCTGGGGCAGTTGCTCAAAGTTGTAAGGCGCACCCCCGGTGTATAGCCCCATTTGGTTGAACGGTAGGCTGGAATATACCGGCAAAACCTTCAAATTCAGGTTTTTCATTACATTTGCCGCCCCGATAGCGTCATACATATCATCAGAAATGATAACAGCGCGGGCAAGCATCGTATTGTCGTCCAGTCCGGCCAGTCCGAACGGCTTGTTTTCAATGGTCGTTGGACGGATGTAGATAATCGGGTAAATTTCAACATCTTCCTCCAAGCCGGTTGGGGTTTGGGCGTAGAGGTCGTTGCTCATGTATTTGTTTCCGAAAATGAGCTTGTAATCCGTTTGGTCGGTGATTTTGACAGAGAAGTCCTTGAAGGCATAGACTCCCGATAGCCTCGTTTCCGGGCTGGTAATCTTGTGGTTGAAATAAACGGTGCCCTCGTAATGATTGATTCCATACAGGCCGCTCTGTCCGGGGACAATGAAATTTCCGTCCAGCCATACCCCGGTCATCACGTTTGCGCCAGTTATGGATGTGTCATTGACCAACTGCTTGTGGGGAGTGGAATACGCATACATCCCGACAATCTCCGAAGTGATGGAATACAATGCCCCCGATGTATTGGTGTAAGCCTGTGCCTGCTTCAATAACTTGTAATCAAGATAGAGAGCGAGGCTGCTTAAAATTCTTGCATCTAATTGGGCATTCATGTTTGTATGTTACGTCTAAAATTCTTCACCATTTCCGACAGATACGGCGTAGTCGAGAAATTCAGTTCTCTTACCGGCGACGACACTTCAATACCACCGCCAGAGCGTCCCTTGTCCCTGAACCTGAGATAATAGTTCAAACCGGAGTATCCCTTTTCCACCCCGTCTATCCAGCTTTCGCTTGTATAGTCCGCGCCGTATTTTCCGACCACGTATGCCGCTACCTGTTCCTCGTCCGGCATTTTGACTCTGAACGTCCATTGTTTTGAGCGGTATGAGCCGCGTTCTATGTCGAACAAGGACTCCATAAACAACTTTACGTCCCCAATGGGGTCTTCACCTTCATTGAATCCGAAGAAGCTGAACAGGTTCCCTTCCCCGCCCAACAGCCCGCTTGGATTCCCTTCGATTTCCGGCCCCGCCTTGATTTCCTGAGTGACCGGATGCTCGTCAAAATCTCTAAAGAACAACTCCTTCTGCTGATTAAACCTCTTGCGGGCTACTTTCTCTGCCGCGACCCATCCCTTCTCCACGAAGGCTCTGCTGCTCAGAATCTTCTGAAGTATGGCGTTCCTGTCTGCCTTTACTGTAACCGTCAGCATGATTATTGTAGGTTTTGCAGGTAGAAAACATAGTAATCATTCAGCAAAAATTTCTTGGCTCTTGGTTCCCCGACCACCATCCAAGCCCTGCCGTCCAGTTCAATCTTCAAAGTTTTGTCCTGCACGATGTAATCGTGACAGTCTCTCTGAACCATGATTTGAACCATCCCCTTGGAGAAGAAGATGTCCGCTTCGGTTGGTTCTGAGGACATGTTCGTGCGGTAACTCGCCCCGTAACGAACGATGGCATTGAAGGATTGATTTTGAGGGGTATAGTTATAGACGGCCTGTTGCTGCGTTTCTCCGAATCCAAACAGGGCTGTGTTCGGGTCGGGTGTTGAAACGAAGGTCTTTAGCGGCTCCTTATGGACAGTAATCGTCCTGTTTTTCGAGAAGGCTTGAAAAACCTCAAGAAAATTACCGGACAAAATTGCCGCTTCTGCATCTGATACCAATGACATTTAGTAATACCACCTTTGAAAAGCAATCGCGTTATCGTAGGGAGGGAACCTGCCCGGAACGGTGTCGTTACCCGCAACCTGAGACGGTTCAGCGTGATAGCTGCGGTAATAATGAACCATGTCGGTCAATTCCTTCATGGCATCCTTTTTCAACGCGGTCAGCGTTTTAAGGATTTCGCTGCGATTGACTTTCTTGACCGTAAAGCCTTCATCCGAGGCTTCCAAAATTGTATCTGTTTGCAGAGTCGTAAGCAAGGCGCGAATATCTAGTTCCGCCCTGTAAAGCTTATACATCGTTTTCACAATCGCCACCGCAAGCGGGTGAATACGACATGGGTTGTTCCTGTCTCCCTTGAATATTTCATACGTGTTTTCGTCCACGTAGAAGTCTTCATACAAAAGGGTGTTCAACCTGCCAACGTTCGAGCGAACCCAAAACGCAATGGCGGCAAGGCCCGTATCGCTTGGAGACGCGTTTTCCAGATAAATTTCGTTGGCAATATCTACTACTTTCATACTATTGTTTACACTTTATTACTGTCCTAAAATTGCTAGACCACTCAATGTGTTGAGCATTCCGCTCAAAAGGTCAATTTGAGCCTGTAAAATTGAGACTTGGTTAAGCAAGTCTGACGTAACAGCCACCGGATTTCCCTGAACAGACAGGCCAAAAAAGTTACCGGAGCCGCTTACGATACAGAATGCTTCCATTGGCCCAACGCCAAAGTAAATCGGGTCGGTCGTATTAAACGACACGCCAGCCGGTTGAATCAACGTGACTGGCTGGCTTCCGATATAGTAGGGGTCATAAGCCGCCTGTCCCTGAGCCAATGTAAAGGAACCCGTGGCCGTTTGATAAATCGCCGTCTTCCCATTCTGAGTAAGACTAAAATAAGTCACTACCCCCGTTAATGCGTTTAACACGCTCGTATTATCAACGCCAGAAGCATCAAGAATATTGATATAAAGAGGATACGCCCCGCCAGTAGGCTGCGGTTCATCAAGAACAGCTATGCCCAATAGGTCAGGATTGAAACTTGGTTGCTGTAAGAAATGGTTAGGAAACGAAATGTCCCCAGAATTCTCTGCTGAGTTATAAGCGTTGATTAGGATGTAAGGCCCGACGGAATTATTCCCACTCACGTCAAGACTACTCATTGAGTTGTTCTTGAAATTAACGGGAACTTGGACTTCTCCTGTAGAAATTATAAATTTGACTAGAGGACTATTTCCCCAAGGCGACCCTCCGTAATCGCTGGTATCTGCGACTATGAAACTATTACCCGAGACTCCTGCGGTATAATGGCTGAATCCATTATTTCTATATTTCGTGGCAGAGCCAAGAGAAGCCCCGCCGCCAATGTCAATAATGAGCGAGGAGTCCAGCATGAGTGGCTGAGTAGCTCCGTTATACCAACTTTTTAAATGCCCAGCTTGCCAGTTCAGTTCGTAATTGACAGCGCAGTTTAAACTAATACCACTCCCACCCCCAAGCCCGTTATCGAAAGAACCTACATTGATGTTTTGCCCATAGTTACCAAAGAAAATGGGGCCAACCATATTCCCACCGTTTATAGGAAGGAAATTTGGAGTCATCAATGGAACAAGAAAGCAAAATTCGCTGAAATAAACTCCATAAGTAAACGGGCCAGTTTGGGTTCCATTATCCTCTGATTGCTTTAGATAGGCCCATACAATAGAGCCATCGTAACTCGTAGTTTCAAGACTCGTCCTTAACGATAAAGAGTTATCTCCATTGACAGAATAGATGCCCCTGTCCCCACTGGTAGGCTGTGTAAGAAGGACGTTATACCCCGAAGTCAAAGCGGGTTGAATGCCAACCGCAGGGTCAACGATGTAATCAGCGTGTAGATAGACCTCGAAAACTTTCTGAATTCCTCCCCCGCCGTCACTAGACCCCGACGGGCCTTGCACACCGACAACAGAAACAGTTACGTCTATCGGTTGTTTAATAACCGTGACATTTACCGGATTCGTGTTGACCGTGACTTGGAAATCATTCATTATTGCGTTACCTCGGGATAGATTTCTGCGTATCCTTTGACCGCCTTGAAGGTAGAGTCTCCTTGCGACACTTCAATATCGTAAACCGCTTTTGTGACCGGCAGCGCAGAAGTCTGTTCCGGGGTCAGAGAGACGTTCAAAAGTCCGCTGACGTAGGAGCTATCAACTCCCACGGTTAAAGCAACAAGCATTCCAGTGCATCCATATCCATATCGAATTTGACCGGATGCGGCGTAACCGGAAAGATTTAGAGGGGCACCTGTCGCGTCAGCAACGGTGATTTGGAAACTGAGGTTCGACCCTTGTTCAATGCAAATATCATATCGGTTAGCCATACATGATATTACACTATTCTCCTAAAAGGAGATGGGCTTATCGCCCTTCGGCGAGGATTTTGGCAACAGCAGGGGAAATCTTGGTCGGTGGCTTCGGTGGGGCCAGAGGAGCCTTGAAGCCATTCGTGTGGGTAATAAACTCCTGCTTCAACTTGCGTCGGAGAAGGTCGTAGTTGTCGTCCGGGCGGAATCCCAGCTTGCGGGCATGGGCGTGTAAGTCGGACTTGTTCATCCCCTTGAGGGTGGATTCGTATTCTTCCAGACTGTCGGTTCCGTATTTGCTTCTGCCCGACTCTCCCCAAACTTGTTCGAGGGTCGTTGGGCGGAAGGTTTCGACTTTTCCGTCCGTCTGCTTCAATTCTGATAGTTTCTTTTTAGCGGCCATATTTATTGTAATAAAACCCTCTCCAAAACAAAAAAAAAAGAGAGGCGGGAAATCCCGCCCCTCTTTCTGAAACTTGGGGTTATGAGTTAGACTACGATACCGGTGATTGCACGGGCATCAATACAGAGGCGACCTTCTTCGACGAAGCCGTAGAAGCCGACCTTCTCGACGCGGGCACCGTATCCATCCCACTGACCGTCAGGGAGGACGGAGAACGTTCCACCGGATTCAGCCTGACGAGAGACTGGGCGAATGAACGACCCACGGGAGTTGTCAATCGCAATCGCAATCTGGTCGGAGGCGGTTCCAGCCCAAGCGCCAGTGCTGTGACCGGCGACGGACTGACCACCAGTGAACTGGTCGAACAGAGTGTTATACTTCTGGCTCAAGCCCAATTCGACGAGTTCGTTGATAACGACACCGAAGATGGACTGCATACCACCGTTGCGCCAGATTTCTTCACGCTGACTGTCCGTGAGGAACTGGGAGTTGGAGTTCGTCGCAGCCGCATCCGTGCGGATAGGGTTGAAGGCGAAGGCGCGGATTTGCTCCTTGATTTCCGGCGAGACATACAAGTCCGTCGGGCCGTTGGAGAACACGCTCGTCGGCGTCATAGCCGCGTAGGATTCGTTGATTCTCTTGATGCGAGTGAACAGCTTGTTCAAGTCTTGCAACAGGAATGTCCCACCAGTCGCGGACGCGATGGTGTGCGACAGGGTGTTGGAGCTTCCAGTCGGAACAGTCGTGGACGCTTGCGCGAGAGCCATCAAGATGACAGACCACGCATTGCGTTCCTGCTTGATAAGCACTTCGTTGACCAAGCGTTCGATAGCCTTGGAAACAACGTCGAGGCGGTTCTTGCGGGCGTAACGCTTGTTGAAGCTGACCGCGCTGTCGAGGCGATAGGTCTGGAACTTCAGTTCAGCGACACCGTTGACTTGGCTGGTCGGAAGACCACCGGCCTGAGACTGCGCCCAAGTCGTGATGTAGCCTTCGGCAGCATCATAGAACAAGTCGAGTGGCAGGGACGGGTCAGAATCTTCGTCGAATTCCGCATCGCGGTAAATGGCCGAAGACGTGCCGAGGGTCATCAAGACCTTCTTAATGACAGGCCCAAGGAACGCGGCAACCGCTTCCGTGGCCTCGCGGGAGATGCCGAGGTTCTTAGACCCCATAGCCTTGATAAGCTCGATTTGTTCCGGCGTTTCTTTTAGTTTGATGAATGACATAAATTTTTGTCCTTGTGTGATTTAGTGACCGTATTAGACACCAACATCGAAATACACGATGGTTCCACCGTGGGAATCAGTGCTTCCCAGAGCGATACCAACCGCAGCACCAGAGGCGAGGGAACTCAAAGTTCCGTTCGCTCCGACATAAAGCTGGGAACCAGCCGTAATCGCGCCGGTGATACCATTTCCAGTCGTCAGACCGGAGATATGGAACATACCCTTGCGAACAACCGGAACAGCTTGACCGCTGATGCAGGCTTCCATTTCAGCAGCCTTGCGCGGGCGGAACTTCAAGAGTTCGCCGTTTTCGTCGGTTTCACGAATATCGTAAAGCGTCATACCGAGGGCGACATCGCCCGCGTTGGTCGGAACCATCTTCGGCCCCACACCGTAACGCTGCGAGACAACGTTGCTTGGCTGGAACGCGCTTGGCCCACCGAGGAATTCGATTGGGTTCTGAGCGTCGGCCATCCAGCCGTTTCCGGCGACCTTGACTACCAGCCCCCTGTAGATGACAGTGGTAGTGTCGGCTACATAGCCGGACAGAGCATAGACGTTGATAACGTCGCGTTCGTCGTAAGTTCTGAGTTGTAGTAGTTTCTGTGACATAAATTTATTTATCTCCTGCTGGTGTTGCGGAATTCAAATCCTTCTTCGAGAGAGAACGCTACGGCGTATTTCTCAATCAGAGTCGGCTTCTGCCCTGCTGCTGTGTTCGGCAGACCGCCCTTGTCCTTCTTGCCCTTCTCGATTGCGTCATCAATGACCTTTTGAGCTTGGGCTTCGGAAAGTTTCTTCGCTTCGGCAGTTGCGGCATCGGCTGTGGCCTTAGCTTCCAAGGCGATTTTGGCATCGGCGGAAGCCTTAGCTTCGGCGGCGATTTCAGCCTCGGTCTTCTTCTTGAACGGGGTCAAGAAAACGGCCATGCTTTCCTTATACTTTGCGAAAGCTTCGTCGGCTGTGCCCAAGTCCTTGATTTGGGAGGCGATAACCTTGGAAACGTCATCCGACAGAGTGTAAGACGCGTGGATGTCGCTCATGCGGTGATTGAACTTGTCAACCTTTTCCCTTTCGGTCTTCTCAGTCTTGAGAGTTCCGAGTTCGGTCTGAACGAGTTCCAGAGAAGCCTTCATGGTTGCGTGGTCGGCTTCAAGCTGCTTTTGTGCCGCTTGGGACGCCTTCAAGTTTTCCGCATCCTTGTTCTTGTCAGCAATGAATTGCTCGTTCGCCTTCTTCATTTCCTGAGCGACGAACTCGGTAACGACAGAAGCAGTAAGCTCCTTCCAGTTCGTTTCGTTAATGTCTGACAGAGAATTGAGCTTCATAAGTTTCTTGCTATCTGTATTTACAACCAAATTCGATGATTGTGAAATCTTTTTTGAACTTTCTTGGCAATCTTTACAACCGTTTTCAATAACGTTGACTGGCTTGCCAGCGAAAGAACATCTGCATTGACGAATGATTTTACCGCAACTGCATTTATCTATGCTGTGCCCGTGCGATTCCGCAGAATCACAAATGGTAATATCCTTCGATGGAGTGGCCGTATTTACAGCGATTCCTACAACATCTGCGGCTGGGTTTCCAGTAATACCAACACCCAAAGGAACAACCTGCCCAACCACTTTACGATATATAAGTTTTCCGTCTTGGAGCTTGCCTGTCCCACCATTACACTTGAGATACTTCTCAATCACGGAGATGGATTTAGCGTCGGAAACAATCGCGCAGTCTTCCAAATTCTTACCACCCGCAGAAGCTACGGCTACATCAAATTCACTAAAACCAAGTTCCCAACTTGCAGAAACAGTCAAGTAATACGGGCTTGATGGGTCATTGGATTCCTCAATCCTGTCAGTCAATTCAGGGTTTACGACCTTCCAGAATACGCACCCCAAAGTAAGGTTGAACGGAGTAGTCATCTGGCTGGCTTCTGCGCGGGAAAGCGGTTCGTCCGTTCCAAATTTGCTGAATCCAACCGTCAAAATAACGCCGATAAGGTGCTGCCTGTTATGCTCTACGTCAATCGGCTTGTTGATGAAATAGTCGGCCATGTCCATCGCTGTAGCGGTATCAACGATGTCCCCGTTTAGATTGACTCGGTTGATTACGCAGGCATTGAAGGCGGCTGGCAATAAATCAATGTTTCTGGCCGTATCAATGTTCGGGATGAAGGAGCTAAGATTGGAAATGCTTGCGAGCGAAAGGTATTTATCCCTTTCTTCGGTGACAAGTGGTTTTACTGTCGAGCTAAAGCACGTTTTGAACTTAAATTCCATATCTCCCCATCTATTACACGGTAACTACTGCTTTTGCGACCATAAAATCCTTGTAAAGCTTCATTGGAGCTTCAATCAGGACACGGTATTGATTTGTGTAATTCTTACGCTCTCCCAGCTTATACTTGAACTTTTTGGGGACATTTTTTGGCTTGGTCTGTTTAGTAGCCTCGTCTTGGTAGAGTCCATCGTAGTGCGTGATTTCTTCCGCTTTCGCAAACCCGCCTAAACCGGGGTATTCATCAATGTAGAAGTCGGAGTTGCCATACTTGGTTAAATCCACGTAATGTTCCGGTTCCGCTGTAGCCACCGGCATACCGCCCCCCGGCTTTTGAGGGGTCTGAACGCTCTGCTCTTTCTGCTTTTCTGCGAATTTCTTCTCGACATTCTTGGGTTTGGATTCCGTGGTTTTTGGGGCCATGCCCGGAAATTCCTTAACCCAATCCAAACTACGCCATTTGGTATCAGGCTTCTTGGTTGTCTTGCCACCAATGCCATCCACGTAAACCTGTTCATCGGCTTTCGTTTCTAGGGCTTTTTTGATGGTATCAGCGACGGTCTGCATACTATGAATTACACTTAAACCCTCGACCAGCTTATGTTAAAGCTTAGACCCAAGTTGTGCGTCCCATCGAAGAACAGCTTTATCGCCGTATCGTCGGCCCACTGATTGAATCCCGTAGCGGAACCATCTACGACCAACGGAGGAATACATCTTCCGTCAATAGTGTTCAGCATCATTTCAAACACTGGGAACAATGTAGCCGGGGTATTCCTGACTGACGGACTTGGAGAAGGCGGGTAAATGTCTGGATGGGCAATTACCACGGAGGATATGAAATCTGGACTGCCCGGAATTGTAACCCCGGCCAGCCAAGTGAAATTCAGGGCGCGTGACTGAGTATCCGAGCCATAAACTCGATTGACAACGCCGAAGTTCAGAGAAGCATTGAAAATGTTTGTGGTAGAAGGCACCGGACTCGCCGCAACCGTAATGTCGGTAGAAGAAGGGAAATCCGTGGACTGGTTTGGGGCAACCGAATACCCTACAACCGAGGGCGAAGACCCTATGCGGATATTATTCGGGAGAACTGGCGACGATTGACCAAGGACGTTGTAGATATACCCGCAAATTCCACTTGTCTTAATTCCAGCAGGGTTAAACGGAAAGAAACGGCTTTGAATAGCCGGGTCAATATGCCCGCCGCTGGGAGTGGCCACAAATTGAGTAAGGTCGTTCGACGAATACGCAACATAGTCAAAAGCATCATTCAAAGTCGAATGGGAAGGCTCAAGCAATGCCCCAACTCTGGGAGTATAACTCACCCCGAAGTAATTGTTTCCGTAATGAGGGCTTTGTGGAACAAAATGAGTGGAAAGTTCTGTTGATGTGTCCACCGGAATTGGGCCAGAGATAACCTTGATTCCGGCATGAACGATGCCCTGAACCCCCGTCAACTGACCCAACCATCCCGTGCATGTATCGGAAGCCCCGTGGTCGAATCCAGCAGTATTCAAGTTGACGCTGATAGGGGCCGCTCCGGTGGAAGGATACACGTTGAGTCGGTAAGTCACCAAAGCATAGTCTCCCGCGTCCAATACGACTCTGCCAGTAGTTCTCGAAAACGCCAAAGAATGCTCTGGCTTTACGGTAAAAGGAATGGTATCGGCATATCCAGAAGTAGCGATTCCAAGCTCGATTGGAGCAGAGGGGGAAACCGCAAACTCGGTAATGATATTTCCATCGGTAGCCGAACCAACGCCGGACGGAACCCTCCACGTCCTGAATAGAGAAATTGAGTCAAACTGGTATGTAGTTCCACAGCCTTCGGGCGAATAAGAGGCGTCATCGGGAATCTGCATTGGGCTTGCTGGATTGGATATTCCGGCTGTAACTGCTGCGTAAGCTCCCAAATACGAATATTCTGAAATAGGGCTGAAAACCCCCGTGTCGCTATTGGAGGGCGGGGTCGTGCTTGTTCCGAGATTGAGATAACGAAACGTGTCAGCGAAGGCCATGTCGAATGGGAACAGGATTCCCGAATCGGTAATCAGATTATCAATGAAATCTGTATCCGACTTCAGAACGTCCCCGGAACCGAAGACCTTTATCCTGTATTGGCCCTTGAGGTTAAGTTTAGCCTTTGTAATCATTATCTGCAATTCTCCGCATCGCTGCAATCCGCTTCCCACGCCATCGTCATGTAAATATTTACACCAACCGACACCGGCATGGCTGGATAATATCCGCCCCTGACAATCGCGTATTCAGGAAAAGTATCGCTTGTCGGCTGTCCATAGTTGGGCAAAAGCCCCGAGTTTTCAACGTGTAAAAGGACGGCTTCGGGTGGCTGGAACGCCGGAATCACGGGCTGGGCATTGAAATACCCGATTCCAGACCCTCCATTTAAGTAGGTTATAAACAAAGGCGTTGAGCCATCGTAACCGGAAAAGAAAACACAATATTGATTCCCCGGTTGGGTAAAAGAGATTCTTCTGTTGAAATCTCCCGTCATATCGGCCAATGTCTCGAAAAGTCCGGTCACCCTCCAACAAGGGACAAGTCCTGTTCCATGTGGAACTTCGTCATGGTAAAGCATGGGGGTAAATGGCTTGAAGTAGAGGGTTGAGTTCTCAATTTTGATTTTCAGCACCCCGCTGTCAGTATAATCTCCAAAGTTCCCGCCGCCATCAAATGCCTGCATCCCCGTTCCACTTTTGTAAGCGATATATCCCGTGAAGTTGGGTGAGGCTATGGATAAAGAGGCGAAGTTAGACCAGCTTCCGTCCCCGGTTCTCCCGACTCTAGCTGTAGTTAGAAAATACCCGTTGTTTGAACCCAGTGTTTGCCCGGTTACAGACGGCATGGGCAAGATTGAGGAGAAATTGAAGTCAACGACTGGTTGGTTATTCTGCCTCAACACCCCCGACTCATCGTAGAGATACACACCCAATACAGGGTCGTAGTATTCAATTTGATTGAATCCAAGAATGACTTTTTGCCCAAATGGACACGGGGCTGGCCAATAAACATCCCCGCTTTCTCCGGGTGGGGACAGACTATCAAGGGAGTGCTTCGCCAAGGCGACGGAAGGATAGGCTATTTGATTCCAGTAGATTCCAAAAACTTGTCCGAAGCCGTGCGGGTAAACGCCAGTATCCAACGAACCCGTTATGTCTGGATTTAACGGGACACCTGAGAACGGGATTCCGACAGGCTCATTGTAAATAGGCATTTTTGCATTTTAACAGTTGATGGCGTCACCCGAATCGGCCCACCATGTCATTTCGACATTGATACTCAGGATGTTGTCCTGCAACATAGCAGGATATACTCCACCTACGCTAGTTGGATAATTGACCCCGGTAGCCCCAGTAATCCCAATGTCGGGCAGGGCATAATTCGGCAGGAGGGCGTAAACTTCCTTATGGAGCAAATATCCGCTTGGGCGCAAGTAGCCGCTTGTCCCGGCATATTTGACTTGCCCGTTCGTTAGGACTTCACAGTTCAAACTGGTGTTTCCAGTTCCCGAAAGTAACGGATGAGTCAGGTCGGCATATCCGCCCGGAGCCAACCAAGAAGGAAGCCCGGTAATCCCCATGATAAAAAAGTAGAGAGCAACTGCCCCAGTTTCAAATGGCGGAACCTGTGGGTAGTAAACATTGGCCGAAACGGAAGGCTTTACCCCGCTTGGGATATGAGGAATCAATCCAATGGACGGGAACCCCGTGCTGATGAAGATTCCATAGATTTCTCCCACCCCGGAATTGGTAAGCGACGGCAAGCTTCCAGTTTGCCCAAGCGCGTCGTTGGCGTTCAACGATACACCCGGCATTGCAAATCCTGTTAGTTCAGAAGCGTAATAATACATGTTAGCCTCCTAGCTCCGCAGGGTGTCCATACAGGTCGCCGGTTCCCGGCCCTTGAAATGTCCTGTGTGTGAACGGTAAACTCAACGCTGGAACAGTATATGTGGCGGCGTCCACGATTCCGCTGCCCCTGTTGGTGAAGTATAAGCCCGTAATCTCTCGATAGTGAGACATGAGATATTGACCGGAAGAGTCGTAGAATAGACAGTCGAGAGTCGGGAAAAAGTCATTCGTGAAATTCCCGTTGGCTACGAAAGCATAAACCAGAGAGCCAAATCTAGTGTTTTTTCCTAGCGATTGGGCTGGCATGAATGAATGCCTTCTTATCAACTGACGGCTGCGTCCGGTAGTCGGGTATCCCGTGATTGGTAAATTGAAACCTCTGGTCGAAATCAGGGCTTGGTTTCCGTGCGCTGGATAGGCCGGGTTTATTCCTGTAGCGTCCGCATTCACGCCCGGAGTCGCATTGGAATATGTCTGATACTCGTAGTCAATAGGGTCAACGATAGGGGACATGTTTCTAGCCAAGCTTGGCGAAACATCGTAATCGTATATTGCAAACGGTATCACGTCCTGAATGTTTCCTACGTGTCCCATCCTGATGTTGGCCTTTAACGTCTTGGCGGTAAGAGTCGGGATGGTGTTGTTATATACTGTAGGGACAATCGTATTGGTGAAAGTGTAATCAATCTCGTAGGTGTTATTGGCCTGTCCTCTCCAAACCGGAGTTTGGTGGGAGAAACCATAAAGCCCATCGGCGGCATAAGCCGAGGATTCGTCAGACTGCGCCCCCCCGGTGGTAGAAACGTCAAATTGCCCATTGTCCGGGGAAAGGTAGAATCTGGCTTCGTGCAAACCCGTGCAGGAAGGCTCCATAATTGCCCCGTATTGAGGAACCAGAGAGGCACCATTTGCATCAATCCAAGCCAAACCATGATACACCTGTCGGTAGTTTCCGCTTAGTTTCGCCCATTCCCCTACCTGCAAACTCTCGAAGGAAACATCGGCGTTGCCCGTATTGAAAGTCCCACCCGTAAGCGGCTGGATGATATTGCTGGTCAAATTGATGGCCAGTTGGTATGAGACGTAAGCATAGGTGCCGTTTGGGATGGTAACTGGTTTTCTGACACGGCTGAAAGCGTAACGGCCAGTAGGGTCTTCTCCGCTGGAAGGGAATACAGAAAATTCTTGGACTTGCAAGTCCCCGCCAGTAATCAAGGTCGGCGAACCCTCTTGCTGGTAGTAAGGAATTCTCCATGCTCGATAGAAACGAGGGCCGGTAAGTTCTTCCGTGATTCCGGCCCCAACCGCGTAGCCCCAAGGCCCGATATATTGCAGGCTCAAAGCCCCGCTCCAAGAATTCGGATTCACGACGCCGGGGTATCCCGTGATTGACGTGTCGTATCCAAGATTTGTGAGGACGAAAGGGATTGGAGAAGAAAGGCCAGTAGTTCCCGGCCCGGTTCCGTCTTTATTGCCCGAGTTTTGCGCGGTTCCATTACCCAAGGACAGAAACCTGAAACAGTCGGCAAAATTGTATTTGTAGATGTAGGACAGCCCAGTAGGAGTGATGAAATTGTTGAACCAGTCGGTTGATTCAATCAACTTCCCTTCCTTATTGTAAATATCAACCTTGAACTTCCCTTCAAGAGCGTATTTCACGTTCTGTTTAATGTCCATACTATTATCTTACACTTTTTAGCCTTATCTTGATATGCTTCCATGCACGAAAGAAAGGCTGAGATTCATGTTATCGCCCGTTGCGAAGTTCACTACCAGCGCACCCCTGCTGATAAATCCGTCGAAAAACAACATCCCGACAGTCTGCTTATCGTAGCGAATCGAGTCTGTTTTCCCAAACAAATCTACCTCGTATTTCGGGGCGTCCACAAGGATTCCTGTTGCCTGTCCATAGGCCACAGAAAAGGAGAAAACAGGTCGGTCGGTCAGAATGCCGGAAACCTGTCCATAGTTCACAAACGTCGAATAAGTGGGCCTGTCTGTCAGACCCGACTCGATAATCCCGTTTACCAGTATCGAGTAATTCGGTCGGTCATAGAGTATCCCTGATGGGTAGCCAGCCAGCGAATATGAAATCTGGTAAAAGTCTTTCAAACCCCCATACGCGTCACCCGAAAACCTAGTCGTAAATCTTCCAGAATCCCCAAAACCAAAGAAATCCCCAGCAAATACAATGCTGTAATTGGTTTCGTCAACTACCGGCGCGGGCAGAAACGTAATGCCGGTGGACGGGAAATCCAAAATCACGTCCCCGAAAGCGTCTCGGAGGATGACGTAATTTGGGTAGAACAGTTCGTTGCTGAAATTGATGGCAGCATTGAACAGGATACCAGAATAGGACGAGAACAGGCTCCCCGTATCCTGACCCAAGAACAGAAATTGGAGCATTACTGCTTGCTGGCCATAAGCAGACTGGCAATGTAAAGATTGACTCCGTGTTGCGCGGCGATTTCATCAACCTTCTTGGCTCTTTCGGGGTTCGAGCCATCCGGTTTGTCGCAATATGACGCAACGGCTTCAATCCATTTTGCTGGCTCCTCGTTGACCATGATGGTGCTGGAAATACATTCCGCTACTTCGGCTTGCTGCTTGTTTAGCTTCTTGATTTTGAATTTCTTCTTGAGATGACTCTGGACGCCCTCGTCCAAGGTTTGAGCCAAGACCATATTCTCTTTCAACCTGAGTAGGCTATAGGAATCGTCCACGGAAGCCTTGCCTCCCATTGGCCCAATGGTATTGGTCATCTTAGGAGCAGGCGTTCCAGTCGGTCTTCCTGCACCAGCCCCCGCTGGGTCTTGGACAGACGCTCCAACGAGAGGAAGATAATATCCCTTGTCGCGGGCTTCTCTATAAGCCTGCTGAGAAACATCATTTTCTTCCTTGGACGGCAAGACGTTGGTTTCGATGGCACGAATACCGTCTTCCGGGGTCAAAATACCCAATTCAATCAAGCGGGTGTAAATCTTTGAGCGCACGTCATTATCCTTGAGAACGAAGTCCTCGAAATACGGCGTCGGGTAATTTTTGAAGCCCAACTCCTGAGAAATTCTCTTGATTTCAGGGAATAGGAAGTCGTTCAAGAACGTCTGACGGGCTTGGTTCAAACGAGCCAAAAACACGTCGGTCTTTTGCACCTGATTGGCAAACTTCTCACCGCCCAACAAGATGTTGTTCAGCCCGTTGTTAATGTCGCGGTCAACGACCTCGTATTTCTTCGGGTCGAGAATGTCCGCAATTTCAGGGATGACAAATTGAGCCTTGGTTGTATAGTCCGCGACCAAAACACGTCCCACCGAGGCATTTTCAAACAGCTTCTTGAGAGCGTCAAGGTTCTTCTGGTTGATTCCGCCTTCGTCGGGCTTGGCACCGGCTGTAACGAGCAGAATCATCTGCTGCATCGTGCGGCTGATGGCCATGTCCATCTTTTTCAACTCATACTTGTAGTTGAGGTCTTCAAGAACAGGGAAGCCCATCGGCACGGCAAACGGTTCGTAGTCCTGCTTCTTATAGAACGTAATATACATCTTGCCCGGTTGCAGGAACAGGGGAACGAAAGTCATCTTCTTGTTTTCGATGAGTTTCTTGGTGTCGTCCGGCAGAGATTGGTAAAGTTCTTCGTCTTCCGGGGTCTGCGGATAACGCAGGCGCATCAGTTCGTATTCAGTAAGAATCTTCTGGTAGATGGCGATACCGAAGTTAGCTGTTCCCAATAGGCGAACGTCGGCAGGGTTCAGAATAACGTAACGAACCGGCAATTTCAATCCACTGTCTTCTTGCCCCGGCAAAGCAATCGTTCTCTTACCGCCCTTTGGAGCAGCAGCCGGTCTAGCAGGAGGCTGGGCGATGGGGGTTTTCTGCAACGGAGGAACCGCCCCGAACAACTGGGTGATTTTCGCTATATCTTCCGGCTCGACAAGGGAGTCGAAACGGTAAGTGAACACGTTGCCAGAACGGTAATATTCCCTGAAATACCTGTCTTGGAAGGAGAGGATATTCAGCTTCTTGAGCAACGCATCAAAAAACGTTCTCGCCTTCGCCGTTCCACCGCGAAGGTAGATGTTTGAAACCGAGAATTCCGTCATCATGTCAATGACGTTACGGAACTGGGAAAAATTGTAGTAGGCTTTTTGACATAGAATGATTGCATCCTTAATGTCAACCGTGGATTCTCCGCTGCCATATCCCGTGTTAATCTTGAAGGGCACCAATCCATCATCAATGTTCTTATATCTGGCCGTGCGCTCGATAAGACCGGCAGCGTTGCCTCTGGTGCTAGTCCTAGATTCCGAGGACGCCTCAGAAACCATCAATGGCGTGGATTCCACGATGATTTGCTTCTTTGCTGCGCTGGCTTTGGCGGTTTTGAGTATTGTCTTCTTCTTCATGTTAGTTTAGCGCGGGGTAATTCGCCGCGTATGTGCAATAATACACCGGATGTGTTTCCACACCATTATTATAGTCATTTCCCCTCTGAAATGTATAAATGTTGAACATCATAGGGGTGGCCGGGAATGCAGGAGGCACCCCGTTGACGTAGTAAATCTGGTTGTTTGGGTAAAAAGAGACGTTCGTTGTCCCAATTCCGCTGTTTCTAAGCAGGACAGAGAATACCTGTCCCACGGAAACCGTTCCCGAATGGAAGGAAACCTGTAAAGCTGTTCCATCCCCCGTGACATTGAGGTCATACATGTCATAGGTGTCGAAACGGAGCAGTTGGTTCGGAACCATCGAAGTATCAACCCCCGACTGGACGGTGTTGAAGACCTGATTCGTTCCCGCAGGCCCACGCGGGCCAACTGGAAGGGCGAAAACCGGGGAAGTGGTAGAGTTACTGAACTGAAATTGAATCCCAGTAGCGGCACCACCGCTGGTATAACTTTCGATGCCGGTCACAGATATTCCGGTAGGCCCAACAGCCGCAGCACTAGAGAGGTTGACCGAAATCAGCCCAGCAACAGTATCATCGTTCAGTATGGAAAGCCCCGGAGTTGTATAAGCCCCAAGTTGCGTGTCAATATAAACCGTCAAGGCATGTCCATCAAAGGAAACCACATCCCCTTGAAAGTAAGAATCGTATGCACCGACCTTGGCGAAAACCAATTTCTGAGCCGGGGTATAAGACATGCCAGCGAAGAAGTCAGTCGGCTGGTCATAGATTTTCATGTAGATGCCGGTCTTGAGAACCCTGCCCGCACCCGAAGCCACTGTCCAATTAACACCATCGCTTCCCGTATAGAACCCAGTTGGGTAGCTTATCTGTCCAGAAACCTTTGAAATTGAATTGTAGAACGAGGTTGAATACCTATCCGCTAGGCCCATTGGCCCAACTGGTAGGGATACTTCGGAGGTAGTATTGCCGTTCGACAAAGAGAATCGAATTCCAGAAGGGTTGTCTTGGATAACCCCGGTTACACTGACTCCCGTAGCCCCGGTGTTTCCAGAAGGCCCAATTCCACCCGACGGCCCCATAGCTCCACCAGTAGGGATGAAATATGGCCCCACAATGCTGCCATCGGTCAATACAAATCGAAAACCATTGAGGATTCCATCTGTAACGATGGTATCCAGCCCGGAAACACCGATTCCCGTCGGCCCTTGCCCTCCTGACGGCCCTAGACCCCCTCCCGGCCCCGGAATACCTTGGATGCCCTGCAAACCCTGTGGGCCAGCCAAGGGCGCGTAAGAAAGGGCAATGTCCCCAAGAACGTAGAAAGCAGGAGAATCAGCCAATACGGGCGGGTTGGATGGGTCGGGGTTATAGAGGGCAAATCCGTATTTGTATCCCGTTGCTATGGAGTCGGAGAACCTGACCGCTCCGTTCGTCTTCCAGTAGAAGTCATACCCGCTGCCCGCGATTTGGAGCGTTTCGGGGATGTAGGCATAGTCCTCGAATACCGTATTGATGTCAACTACGTTGCCTTGGACGGTTGATAAGGCGGGAGCGTTACCATCATTCCACAAATATCTTCCGGTCTGAGTATCCGCCGTAAATAAAGTGAACAGCAATACCCCGGAATTGGAAACGTCAGTGAGAGGGTTCCCGTTTCCGTTTTGGAATTCCGAACCGACAAACATGGAACGAATAGTGTCGTTCGAGCCATACGCAATGAAGTTGGTTTGCTGGGTAACGGAGTCGGCGTTGTAGTAAAGGGAATTGATGCCACTAAAACCGAACCTGTAACTGAAACCTTTCAGAAGGTTGATGGTAGGCCCACCCAAAGCAGCATCAGCTATTCCATTAACGTGGACATACGGCATTTGTTCTCCCGTGAACAAACCAGTCATCCCATAGAAGCTAATTGTCACTCCTCCGATTTCACCGTCCCTGCCCGGAAGACCGCTTGGAATATAAATGACCTTACCCGTGTTGCCATTGGAGAATAGGAATTGAAAATATTCCCCGGTTATGTCGCTTCCAGTGACCGCTCCTGTTACAGAGGCTCCCGACGGCCCCATGTTACCAGATGGGCCAATGGAACCGGAAGGAAGGGCAACTGGGTTTGTATTTGAGCCATCACTTAGATAGAAAACTACGGAATTGTCTCCGCTCGGAACCGCGCCCGTGATAACCGCGCCGGTAGCCCCTGTAGGGCCGGGGGCACCCGACGGCCCGATGTAGGTGACATACTGGGTGGTTGAAGAAATGATGGTAGTCCCGCCAAGGCCATCCCTAATAATCAAAGAATTGCCGCTAGTGGTGAAAAACTGATTTCCGAAATTGATTCCAGAGCCGGAAGGAAGGGTAATGCTATTGGCGTAGAGATTCGCCCAGTATCCAGAGGTGTCGCCGAGACTTTGTAGTCCCGACTGCAACGGGATGATGTCTTCGTCAAAGGTATAGCCGGAAGGCGTGGGAGTTCCAGCCAAATACTGCTGCAACCACGCTGCCAGTTCCGTAGTGTCAATCTGCCTTAATTTTATGAGACTTGATGCCATACCTTAGCCCGCTATTCTCCATATATTACACTTTTTATACAAAGAACGGGGTGAAAGTCCCAACCTGTTCGATTGGGGCGGTTTTGATGTCTTTGTAGCAACGGAACAGCCAGTTTCCAAGCATCAGGGCCGTGTAACTGTCTTTACGCGCTCGGTTGGCAGACGTGTTTCTTTTTAGATGTTGAGGTAGGTCGAAAGACTGGGTGCCCTTGACCGTTGACTTGACTTCGATAAGGGCGCATTGCTTTTTAACCTGATAAATTCGGTCGTCCTGCGTGTCAATGGCATCAATGATGGTTTCTTCCGGCTTTAACGGGATGCGAAGGGTAGAGTTGGTGGCCCTGTCGAAAGCCGCTCCGTTGGGAGAGATGCGGGAGCCAAACCAAATCTTCTTATAGTCAATACAAGCCTGTAGATGCTCATTCCCCTTTCGGATGAAATCACTGCTGAAATTCTGCTTGAAGCAAATGCAGTTTTTCTCCTTATTGTATTGGTTTCTGGCCTGCTTGACCATCAACTCATAGTCCACGCCTTCCAAATCGCTGTCGAAATCGAAGAAGGTCATGGGATACTGCTGGCTCCTGAAATAATCAGACTCATTACAGGAATCAATAAACTGGAACCCGGCATTATCAATAATAATCATTTCAGGCTTGAACGAATCCATCAGATACTTGAAATACTGGATATGTTCTTTCAAGTCGGCCCCGGCCACGGCATAATTATGAACCAGCACGGCATCTTTTTCTTCCTCGCCCATTTCAAATACCGACATGGCGAAATCGTCGGAGTTTGGAGCGTTGCTGAAACTTGGGTCAATGGAAATCAGGTATTTTCCGTCGGGAATGCCCGTAAGTCTTAGGGTGGGTTCCTGCCCATCGGGAACCGTGCATTCGTGCATCTTTTTCGCGCTGAAATAAGAGTCGGAACCGTCCGTAAACTGAGCGCAGTATTCTCGCTGGAACGAGGAATTGGACTGTCCACCGGCTTGGGCTTCTTCGATGATTGTTTTATCAATCATGTCGGGCGGTAAGGCTTCATACCCAAACTGGCTGATGAAATAGGTGGCGTCCCCATTTTCCTTTCTCATTATCTGTTCCGTCCATTCCAGATAAGTCTTATAAAGGTTCTCGAATGTGAACGAAGCAGAGGACAGGGCTATCATCTTCGAGTTGTTCTCGAAAATTTGCCTATCAGCCTCTCCCATCAGCCCGTCCTTAATCGCGGCGTCTTCGGCTTCACGAATCCTCAAACGCTCGGTCATGTCCTGTGGAGCCACCAAGAACGGCATCAGGACGTTCTTGATGATTTCTTCCGGCAGAAGAAGGTATTCGTCCAAGACAAGGATGTTTGCACGGAAACCACGAATCTTTTCTCCGTTCAACGGAATGGCCGTAATGGAACCTCCATTCACCAACCATTCAAACTGGTCACCACGCTTGGACGGCTTCGTGGAAAAAGCCTGTTGCAAAAGCTGTGCGCCGGGAGACGACACCATCTTCTCCAAGTTACTGAATATGAATCGGGCCGTTCTGAAAGTAGGGCCAGCAATCAGGATTTTGGAATTAGGTTCAAAGATACATTGCAGAAAGCAAAATACACTCGCCACGAAAGTCTTGGCGCAACCACGGCCCCAGACGTTCATGCTGAAATTTCTTTGCAACATGGCCTTGAGGATGATTTCCTGATAAGGGGCCAGTTTTATGCCGGAAATCAGTTCAACTGTGAATCCGATGTTGGCGCGAAGGAACCTAGCTAGGGCGATTTTAGCTTCCTTGTCCTCCATCTCGCCAGCTATCTGTTCCAGTTCGGCGTTTACGTCAACTAAATCGCCTTTTATATACTTCTCAGCCGAATACCACATTAGAGTAGCCCTATATCATAATGATACTGCAAATCAATCTTGCGTATCTGGTTGCCACAGCAAAAAAGCCTCTTAACCATGCTGGATGCCTGCTTCCTGTCTTTTACGAACAAGAACTGGATATGTTCGTATCGCTGAATCAGTTCACGAACGTTATGGAACACAAATTCCGGCGTTGCCTTGGTATTCTTATGATACACCGACTCCAAGGTATTGAACTTGATGGCGTTGGCCAAGTTTTCCTCAACCAACACCACCAAGTATGCCCCGGCTTCCTTGGCGCGAACGATTTCTCGTTCAAATCTTTCCCTGCCACCCGACAAAGTTCCAATAAAATCTCCTATGGACTTTCGTTCAACGTGGACAGCCCCGCTCGGGTCGGGCTTGCTAAAAGAGTAGTCTCCGAACTTCAACGTTACTGTTTCCGTCGGACAATCGAACTCCAAAGGCAACTGCTCTCGCGTGTCAATAAAGATTTTGGCACCGGCATCCCTGAACAAGTCATGGCAGTCCAACTTTTCCACGAATTCATATCGGCTACGAAACCCCATTGAGTCCGTCAGGGCGTAATAGTCCACAAACACCTGATTGTAGTAGAACATCCCCGGCATTTTCAAGGAACGAAGTTCAACCTGCGTCGGAGCGAATTCCAGATGCTTTTCCGTCTGCCTTTTGGAAAGGAGAGCCTTCATGTATTCCGCCCTTTTCTCGGGCGTCTGCGCGTCGAGCCACAAGCGCATGTTCGTTATCGAATTGAAGTCGGTTTTGAAATACTGCTCTTTGTTTTTGAACAGTATTAAACTCCCATCGTGCAAATCCCTTCGCGGAGTTACGTGCTGGTAGTATTCAAAGACGTGAAAGCCATGAGCCTTGACATGACGATGCAAGGATTTGTCGTCCGCGAATTCAGCATTGCATACCAAACACTTAACCATTGAGAACCTCCTCCGGGCTGATACCCATGATGCGGCACTTGACTTCATCCATAGATGAAAGTCTCTCGACCTCGCCCTTGACGACCTCCCTGCGTAGGTTGGCCAGCTTAATAAGCTTCTTACGACTCTCCTCCTCCTTGAATAACTGGACAAGGTTGAGGATACTGGCGTTTTCCCTGATTTGATTCTTGAGACGGTCAGAACGCTTTTCTTTCAAGTCGTTCAAGAGTTTCTGTTGACGGGTGACGGACTGGTTGTATTCCGTTCGAGCCGTGTTGATGGCCTCCACCAAGCTCATGGAAATCTTGACGCTCTCGGGGTTGTCCGTGGCACTATTCAACAGGTCTTGCAGGCGCACGATGACCGCCTGAATATCGGACGAGATAACAACTTCGACGCTCAGGGTAAGGAACTGGTCAACTTCCTCTTGAGAAAGGTCGGACTTGTCATAGGTGTAACGGATGAAGCTACTCTCGAACAAATCCCTATTGGTCTTCGTCGTGTAAGTATTGATTTGGTGGATGAAGCGGTAAGTATTGACGTATCCGATTAGGGCGTTGATTTCCTTCCTCTGGCGACCCGTCATCCTGTCCTTATCAATACCCTCATGGATGAACTTGTTGACTTTCAACAGCATTCTGTCGAACGTGCGCGGCGGTTTGTAAGATTCCTCGTCTGGAACGTCGGCGGTATCCCCGTAAATGACCTTCTTGTCCAAGGTCTTGATAAAATCATTGACTGCACGGGTTTCCCTGTGCAGGTTGGACAGCATCGGGTTATGAAACAGTTCCTTGGCCATGTCAAGGGCATTCATCATGGCCGCATTATTGGTAATGAACTCCTTTTGTGGGTCAGTGAGAACTAATTCCTCAAGCGGTTCGGCCTTGGCTGGTTTTGCGACCAAATTTTGTTCGGCGAGGAACTTCTTGATGGCCTTTCCCTCGTTACTGCGCCCGTCAACCTCCTTGTTGAAAACAGCCTTGGACAAATCCTTGAGAAATGGCGGGGCTTGCGGGTTGGCCCTCCAAAGTTCAAGTATTTGGGCTTTCTGAGCGTCGGTAAGTTGAGTAACTTCTTCCATTTAGTAGATGTCCAGTTCTTCGTTGGCCAAGCATTTCTTGACCTTGGTAATGATTATCTTTCGGATGTTTTTTAACTGCTTGTATCCGGGTGTTCGATTACGCTCGTTGGATATATAGCCCAGACGTTTGGCTAAAGCTTCCTCGGATTCGTTTCTAATGAACAACCCCTCGTAAACCTTGTATTCGAGGGGCTTCAAAACTTCCTTCATCTTCCTGTGAACCGATTCCACGTTTCGTTCCAACGTAAAATCTGATTCGGACATATTATGGACTTCGTTGGTGTGGCTTTCGATGGATACCGGCACCTTGACGTTATACGCTGGCTTCCTACGCTTCTCCCACACCGCGAAAGCGGGGCAATCCGCGCATTGGGTCTTGTAAATAGAACACCCATCCCCCGGTTCAGCCGCCTTGCACTTCAAGCAGGGGCGCGTGAAATTGGAGTAGTTATTGCGAATGATGTTCTTTATCTGACTAGAAATTACAGTCGCCAACCAAGGCTGCAACGGCCTGCTTTGGTCATAGAGCGCCCATTTCTCGTTGATATGAATAAGAAGTATCTGGGAAATATCTTCCCAGCCAAGCCAGCTAAGTGAACTCAGAGTCCACTTATACTTCTTCTTGTTAATCTCCCTGCTAATCGTTTCGTAGCAGTCCTCAAAGGTCAGTTTTGGCTTAACCATTCTTGACGGTCTTTCTCTGTTTCGTTTCGGGCCTTAGCGCGGAGCCTTCACTTAACAGAGCCTTGACTTGCTCTTTTTGCGCCTTTTTGGTAAGCTTTGTCGGAGTTCTAATATCCGGGCTGTCGTTCGGGCCACTGGCGACCAGCCCGCCGATGGTTTCCCTAAAGGCTCTTGGCTTGGCGATTTCAATGTCCAGTCCGTCAATGGTAACGTCAAGGGACTGTGCGTGTAAATATGGGTCGTCGTCGTTTTCCTCGTCATCAGCGATGGGGGTTTGTCCCACCGGCCTTCGGGTAGGAGGTCTGACCGTAAATCTTTGTGGTCGTTCCTGATGGAATTGCTGCTGCGGCGTTTCCTCCACGGGGGCAACCGAAGCCAACGAAGTTAGGTTCGTTCCGCAATGCGGACAGAACTTGACGGAAACTTGTGGCGTTTGTTTACCACACTGATGACAGAATTGCATTTGCATAATTATTATAGAACCCTCATGTTCTAACTAAAATAATTCAGAATGACCTACATTTACCAATCGCTCTCCCAAGCCGAGAAAATCAGGATTTTCCAGAGGTGCCAAGAGCTTCTCCTGAGATATAACCCGGAAAGCGAGTTCGTCGTCCGTCGTAGCTTCCTTTCTAAAACACCTCCCAAGACCTTGGAAACATTGGTAAAACTCTACCGTAATTTTAATGGTAGCGTTCTTCTAAAGGAAGATACACTGATTTTCTTTAAAATTCTTGATATTCAGAAGGGAATAGAAGAAATCTACGCGAAATATGATAAACCATCGGACGGTGTTGGCAATACAATTCTCATTGTTTTTGCTACCTTCGATAGCCAAAAGACAGACATAAAAAGCCTCATTCAACAGGAGCTTCAAGGAGAAATCCAAAAAATATCCTTCTCCCGACGTGGGAAATTCAAAATTTACGACCTTAATAGGCTTGCGGAGAAATTTTAGCCCCTTTTCTGATATTATCCACGGCCCATAATGGTTGATAATTGGTATAATGAGCGGCCTGTAGAAATTGCCCTCTATTAGTTAAATCAAATGCAGCCAAGGGTTTTCTATGGTCTAAGTGCCATTGTCCGTAATTTTCCCACGTCATTCCTTCGGCGAACTGGGCGGTAATGTATTCTCTGAACTCTACGATAGAGCATCCCAAGTCCGTAACCGCGCTTCCTGATTTATAGCCGCCTTCCAAAGCCCTACGGATTCTATTTCTCAGGTTCCCCGCCATTTTAAAATTTGGATTTGAAGACCTTTTACTTTGGATGTAATCAGGATGATTCTCCTGCCACGTCTTCGTAGATTGGATACATTTTTCTCGATTCTCTTTTCTCCATTGGCCGGTTTGCTCAAGATAATCGCCGGGATTGGATTTTCTCCATTTCGCCGCATTGACTTTGCTGACTTGCTTTAAGCGTTGTGGATTTTTGAGTCTCCAATCAGCAAGCCTTTGTTTATCGGAAGCGAGCCTGTCTCGATATTTCTTGCTTAGAATAGCTATTAAAATATGTCGAAGCTCCATACGATTAAGTGTGGTGGGTCAATTTACGCACGATAAACTTGACTAATTCTGAACGCATAATATCGTTTTCATCGAACTCGAATACATGGATACCCTGCATACGACTTTCCTCGTTATCAAAAATTGAATATAGGTCTTCAAATCCACCCGCCCTACCGTTTAAGTCTGTTTGTAACGGGTCGGCTAATATGAATCCACGGGAAAATTGTCCCAAACGGGTCAAAATTGTGACGATTTCCTTACGCGTGGAATTTTGAGCTTCGTCCATGATGATAGCCTTGGCGTTCCAACTCACCCCCCTTGCAAAATTTGGGGAGAAGCAGGATATGCTGCCCTGTTTTTGTAATGCGGATACGTCAGAAGAAATCAGAAGCTCGTTAAGTTTGTCCAAGAACGGCATGTTGTAAAACGCCATTTTCATGTCTGCCGAACCGGGTAAGAATCCCATGCTCGACTCAGAACTTTCGACGGCGGAACGAACATACATGATTTCAGAGATACGTTTCTCGTCCAATAGCTTGAGTGCGGTATAAACGGAGAGAATGGACTTGCTGGAACCTGCTGGCCCTTTGACAAAAAGAATCTTGGTGTTCTTGTCTGTGGCTAGGTCTATGAATTTTTTTTGTTTGTCAGTCCACTTTATTTTATCCCTGAATTGAAGGGAACCCCCGAATTTTTTGCCCTGATAAACGTATGGTGAGTCGTCGCGGCGTTTTTGTTTCATAGGGAGGGGATATAATCCCCAAATACACACTATGTCCGGTTAATGAGCAGGATTGAACGAAACGGTTACCGCCCAGCCATTAGTGACTTGGGTGAAGGTGCCGCCCGTTAGGTTCGTGGTGTAGGCTCCCGTGCAAGTGCTGATGTTTGCCAATGAACCAATCTGGCTCAGTGGAACGATGATTCTTGCGCGGCCTTCAATCCAAACGTTTGTCCCAACCACGCGAATGGTTCCATTTTGGATGGACGCATTCGACAGAATGGATTGGGCTTCTTGCGTAGGAAGAACCGTGGCGCACGTAATAGGGCCGCTTGGCACAGGCGTTAGGTTCTGCCCACCCGCCTTGTCAATTAGCAATGGGGAGGCAGCAATGCCCGCCGCCAGAGCTACACCGATTACAATTTTGGCTAGTTTCATATTTATTTAGTGATTTCGATTCCGTTGATTTCCGGGTTTTCAGTTTCCTTAACGAACTGGATATTGACCTCTCCGTTAGTAACTGTCACCGGAACCGTTTCGACATGGGCAATGTTTCGGCCACCGGCCAAAGCATAAATATCCAAGTGCGACAACGTTCTTCCATTAACATTTACACTGAAAACGCGCATACCGGAGTTAGTAATGCCCTCAAAAGTTTCCGCGAAGTAGAGATGGGCCGTATAGCTACCATTTGGAAGATGGCCAATCCAGTTGGTCATGCTATAGTGTTCGGTGCGGTAGATGATGGGGTCAGTGGTGCCCGCAATGGAAATCTTGCCGCGATACATGCCCGAGCCGCCGCCGAAACCAGAATCCTTGACCCAAACTTGGCCGAGGCTATTGGTGTGGGGCTTCCATGCACCAGCATCCACACGAATGCTTTGCGCTGAAGCGGACAGACAGATAAGCAAGGACAGAATGAGACATTTGATGTATTTCATAATTATTTAATGCTCTTGACGGTGAAACCGTGGGATGCGGGGGTAATCGTCAACAGCGTGACGTTACACGCTCTAATTGTCACAGTATCCGTTGCAGAAGCATAGGCCGTTACAGAAAGACCGTTTTCAATACCCGGTGGGAGTCCCAACATTACCGGGTCGCCAGCGGCAACTCCTGTCACCGTCATGGTAAATTCGTTACAGGAATTTGCGGATACAGGTGCGATTGTGTGAGTAACGGAACCGGAATTGAATCCCTTAAAGGGCGAGCCATTCAAATTAATTTGCCCATAAGGGAAATTAACCGCCGTATCCGAACCGCCGTTCTTAGCCGTAATGGAATGAGTGGAAGAATTGAACGACATGGAAGTATTCAAACCGTCTGAGTTTCTTAATAGATAAGTGTGGAAGCTGCCCGGAGTCAGAACAATTTCTCCATTCGCCCCGCTGCAATCGTCAACCCAATGCGCTCCATCATCCGTCGTGTTTCTGACGGTGCTTAAAGTAGTCGAACCAGATGTCGCAAAACAGCTTCCGTCGCCCACTATCCAAGCAGAGCCAGTCCAACTAATTGTCTTGGAACTATCCGTGGTTAGATAATAGATATTGAAGGACATATCAGCAACAAGGGAAAATTCACTCAACTGATTGTTCGTATAAACACCGTTGTAAGCCGCCAAGCTGTTAGCAAGTCCTGAAATGGTGAAGCTGGTCATTAGAGAAGCGCCCTGACCAATGGTTAAGGTCGGTTGGGCATTAGCCCTTCCCACACTCATAATATCAAACTCGGGGCTTGAAGATGAATGGCTGGGATAGTCGTTGTTAAGGACGACATCAGCCACGCTCGCGTTGATTCTGAACGATTTTTCGTCCCAGTTTTCTTCCGGCTGGGAAGCCCAAATAAAGGAATTGGTCTTGTAGGCCGAGGCTTGGACTCCCAAGGCGAAAGCGTTGGTCGCGCCCAAATCAGAATAAGATTGATAGCCGAACACAAATGAAGTGTCGCCAAAACCTGCGCTGTTCAAACCGCCGACGTGAATGTTGTTGTTGACGCCTGCATAGTTTAATGCTCCTTCTACCACGCAGTTTGCTCCGTCAATTACGTTTGAGCTACCCGAAATGGAACTTGAACTTCCAAAACCCGGAACATGGTCGCTCGAAATAACGTTGCCGTAACCAGAGGCGAAGGAGCTTCCTCCATAGACACTGTTGGATACGCCGCAGACTGTGGCGGCATTGCCTTCCGCGACGTTAAAGCTTCCGCCAACTACCGAGCTTGAATCGTCAGCCGCCGTGTTATCATGTCCGCCCAAAATGGCTTCGTTATAGCCACTGTTGATTACGTTATTGGTGCCGACGAAAATACCCGCATTTGGGGACGAGCTATTAATCTGGTTGGCGAAGCCGCCTGCGATAATGTCGTTGTCTCCGCTGTAGATGTTATTCTGCTTACCAGCTAAGATGGCACCATTCACACCAGTAGTAATCAGGTTGCCGTAACCCGCCACAATGCTGCTGTTATCGGCTTCGACAACGTTGTCCCATCCGGCACCGACAAAACTACCATTACCATAGATAGAGTGGCTTCCTCCGGCTCCAATGAAAGCTCCGACGCCGGAAAGGGTATTGTTCCATCCAGCCATAATTGCACTGTTGATAGAACCGCTGGAAAGGTTGTTGGCTGTTCCGGCTCCAATGATTGAACTATCACATGCCCCATCCTGACCAAGAGTGTTTCCATATCCTCCGACGATAACGGCATTTTCAGAGTCGTTTTGAATTTGGTTCTGGACGCCGCCACCGATGAAGCTGCTTTTTCCATAGGTTGAGTTGTTAAGACCCGCAACCACGGTGGCATCATCATTATGAGCCAAATTGCCTGAGCCGCCGCCGATGAATTGATTGACGCCGTTTTGGATGGAGTTGACATTACCGGCTCCAATGAAAGAACCATCGGCGTTGGGATATACTTCGTTTTGGACGCCGGAACCTATACCGGCGTTTTGAGAACGAATGGTGTTTTGCGAACCAGAGCCGATGAAGGACGAGTCTGAATTAGCACTGGAATCCCCAATTTCATTGCTATATCCAGCCAAGATGCCTGCGTTATCGGAAGAAGTGTTGATGGTATTGACTGTTCCGCCCCCGATGATTGAACTGACACCCGACGCCGTATTATTAATACCCGCGACAATACCGACGTTTTGATTTTCCGCACCATTGTTATCGCCGCCCCCGATGAAGGCATTGTCGGGGGAACTACCCGAGTTTTGCTGGATATAATTGTTTAAGCCGCCGACGATAGAGTCGCCCGCGTGGTTGCCACGAATATCATTGCCTTGCCCGCCGCCAATGAACGAATTGATAGAAGATACATCAATGGTGTTCTGCGACCCATTTACGATACTGCTGGCGACTGATTTAACGGTATTTTGATAGCCGCCCCCAACGAAAGAATCTATCCCATCGTCGGTAATCTGATTCCCGACGCCCCCTCCGATGAAAGCTGACGGAGAACTGCCGTCAATAATATTCTGTTCGCCACCGGCAACGAAGGAAGAATCTCCACGGGTTGAGTTGTCAAACCCAATTCCAATCCCAGCGTTGTTTCCAGCAACAAAATTCCCATCGCCTCCGAGGATGACGCTTCCCAAGGTATCCACTTCATTCTCAAAACCGGCCAAAATCGCAGAATTGACCGAACCGTAAATGTAGTTTCCGGCCCCACCAACAATCACGGAAGCGTCAGAATTATTCGCTGTTTGGTTGTTGTAACCGGCAAATACACCGCCATTGTTTCCTACGACAACGTTGAGCCATCCCCCGCCAACCACGGAACCCGGATTGCTTGCTGTATTTTGAGTGCCGCCTACAACTGAGGCATTGTCTCCGGTTGTGGTATTGTTATAGCCGCCGCCAATAAAGTCACCCGCACCATTGGCGGTATTGTTCAAACCAGCCGCAATGACCGTATTGTCGTTGTAAGTGGTGTTGCCATAGCCCCCGGTAATCGAGTTATGGGTGCCGTTTTTAACATTGCTTGGGTCAACGCCGATGAGTTGAGTCCCAAACCAAGCGGCCATATTCGCAGCCGTTATCTGCTTCATTGTCCCTGAGCCTTGCACCAAGAAGGTGTCAGACCCATCAGGGTTGCTGTAAGTTGGATAAGAAGACCAAGGGCCAGCTTGAACGGAGATAGCCAGCAACATAACCATTGCCAGAACACTAAAAACCTTTTTGCCGAAATTTGCTAAGAGCCTCATATTCGATAATTACACTTTTTTCTGGGATTGCTTGCGACGATAGTTGGCTTTGTGCCTTGAGACATCATCGGGATTCTTTTGCTGCCACGCTCGAACGGTTGACATGATATGGGCCGATTGTTTTGCGTAGTAAGAGTCGTAGTAGCGTTTGTCGCACGTCTTGCAGCGATATTTCAAACCGTCAGGCGTTCCCTTTTGATGACTGAACTCGGAAAGGGGCTTGGGTTGGAAACAAGAGTTGCAAGTTTTCGTGACTTCGGCCATACTTATACTAGGAGGGAGACTGATTTCAACAAGTTTTTGTTCGGGAGGGTGATATTTTAATCAATAAATCGAATTTTATAGTATCCGGCACCATCTGGAAACATCCGGCGCTCATTCGACTTGCCGGATTCTGCCGGAAAGAGTGATGGAAAGCCAATATTGTTGGGGTTTTGGGTGAAATTCATTGCCGGAAACTGCCGGAAGCCCGCGATTTCAACAAATTACCCGGAGAAAACATACCCGCCCGTATTTTTCAGGGGTCAAGAGAAGCATCAGGGAGGCAAGATGATTAGGGGAGAGGATTGGAGGGGGTAGATTTCAGAAAGGGTTGGTTATTTTAAGGGGTGACGTTATGTATTAACCACCCCCCAGCCCTTTTGCGCGTCCCGAAATGGTTTTTTTTCCGTTAATAGGGTAGGGGGTCTGTAAATCGTTGATTATCAACAGAAGATAGTTGAAGAAATCCCTTGCCATGCCCCTTGCGTGTGCTATCTTGTATCCATGAATAAGAATTACATTGCAACCACGAAAGGGATTGAATTGGAGTTTATCGCCCCCACTCCCCGCGAGAGCTTGAACGCGGCCATGAAGTTTGCGGAGAAGTGCGACAAGCGGGGCGTGGCGGTTGTCATCACCACCGCAACGGGTGAGTATGTTTGGAGCAATCCCCAAGCGGGCGTTGCTGGTCAAACCCGTGCGAACGTTACCGAGTGCATCGGCAACGTGTGGCATGTGTGCGTTAATCGTTATGCGAACCTGAGCCAATGGACGGAATACGGTTTGCCCAATCCCGTCCAGACAATGCAGTCTTTCGAGCATCGCCAAGCGGCGTTGACGTTCGCGGCTTTCCACAATGCGGACAGGATTGACATTAAACCCATGACTGGCGAGCCGTTCTATGTGACGGACGGCAAAGCTGGCCGTTCACTGGACTAACACCATGACCATGAACCACATACAAGGAATGGCGAACTACAAGGCGGGCAAGCTGGCCGTTGAAATCTTGGTTGTCGTGGTTGCCCATTCGCGCAACGGTCAATCTACCATCTTACTGCCTGACGGACAACAGAAGCGCGTTGCAACGTCCAACCTGACGATGGTTGAGTAAGCATATAGTGTGCCAATCGCGTTCGGAGCGTGGTTGGCATACATCCTGCTGTGATACGAGTCATAAGTCGTTGATTACCAAGCACTTACGCGGCTCCCCCGCGCAACCCGTTGATACACAACGACTTACACACGCCAATACGCATAGCATACATCGTGCCAATGTGATGATTGGGATGCAAATATACTTGTTGACACGTTAGCCATACGTGCTACTCTATACCCATGAACAATAACTCTGACTTAGACCCGCAGAACCCCGAACACCGGCTCGCACACGTCACGCCCGAAGAACAGCCCTATGATGGCGCTGGCTTCCCCGGCTGTGGTGACGGTTCGGATGACCTCGCCGATTACAACCAGAACGAAGCCAACGACTACTGCAATGAGTAATTATCGTCAATTCACCATACGTTGCGCCTGTGGCGCACTCACATCACGCACCTATGCCCGCCAGCATGGTGGCCGCTGCAAGACCTGTGTTACAGGCATACCCAAGCCCGCCAAGGCCGACGACTGGCGCACGGAGCATAAGCGCAGGACTGGCCGCTGTGAGGACGCGCCCTGCTGTGGGTGCTGTGGCCCGCAGGGTGATGGGGATTACTACGGGGTTTCCGCGCAGGAACGCGCCTTGGATGGCATCTGGTAAATCGCCAGTGTAAGTGCTTGTGACAGAGGCACTTACGCGGACGGCCCGCGCAACCCGTTGATAATCAGGCACTTACGCATGGCACGTAACTTGCTACGCAAAAATCGTAATAAATCGCAAAAATAATCCTTGACATTATCCCAAAAAGGACTAGATTTAGACCATGAATAAGACTTACAAAGTAATAAGCAAAAGCCAAGTTTTCGAGTTTTCCGCTTCCGAGTTCGCCGAAACCGCTTGCCCCGTGCGGAGTGCTTTGAATGCCGCGCTGGGAATGGCCTATAAGCTTTTGGGCTGGGGCTGTGGTTCCCGCGTTGAATGCGACGGGGAATTCATTAGCGAATACTACGTGAAATAAACCTTGACAACCGCATTTTTTTAACCGATACTTGAGGCATGAAAATTCAGATGACAGAAGACCAGTTCCGGCAAATCCGTTCCGCCCTAATCATCGCGCAATGCGAGTGCGAAGGGGTAGTGAACGATTGCAAGGCTTCTAATCTCAATATCCTTGCTACCCTGCACCAATCGCGCTTGAACGACATTAACGCCGCGCTGGAAAACACAAGCTGGGTAATGGTTGAAAAAATCGAAGAAAATAAACCTTGACACGCAACCAATAATCAACTACATTATCACCATGACAAAGAAACATTTCATCGAATTCGCCCGGATTATCAAAGCGCAAGTTGACGCGGCCCAACCCGCTCCCGGTGGCATCAAAACCATTGACATGAACATTGCGGACGACAACGCCCGATTCGCCGCCGAAATGGTTGCGAAAGTCGCCCTTGCCGACAACCCCCGTTTTAACAAAGCTCGTTTTTTCGCGGCCTGCGGACTCAACTAATCAATCACATGAAACGCGACCCCTTTACCGATTCGACCTTTCACTACGCGCCAAGCCCCGCAACCATGCGGATACTGGAATTGACGGAAGCCCGCAAGAAACTGGGTTTCGCAATCACATGGGCGCAAAACAATCTGCGCTGGATGTTGGGTGACGACAAGCCCAACCGCAAGAAGATAAACAAGACCCGCAAAACCATCTGGAAACTGGAACAGAAATTGCAGGCAATCCCCAATCCCTTCGCCGCGTAATCCTATGAACCGCCCAACATCATCGCAAATTCGTTTCGTGCGCCGTGTGCGCCGTGAAATCAACTACTACATGCAACATCCCCGCGCTCAGGCCCGCCCCGGTTTCTTGGCTAGGGATGCGGCGAGGTTTCAAATTGAAAGCCAGTTCCCCGAACACTTCTGTAATCTGTAACCTGTTGATTATCAACGAGTTACGCGGTGCCCCCGCGCAAGTGCCTGAGCCACAACGACTTACGCATGGCACGATAAATGCTGCGGCTGGTTGGCACACGAATTGCTCTAGCAGGAGCCATGCCAATATTTGCCTGAAAAAATAATTCAAAAAACCCTTGACCGTCTAACATTTTCGCCCCATACTTACGCAGTCAATAAAACAATAACAGTATAACAATATATGCAAACTGAAATCAACTCTCCCGCGAACATCGCCAAGCTTGTCAAGGCAAATTTGAGCATCCCCATGAATTACCGCCAGTCGGTTTCTGACCGTATCCGCCTGCGCTGTGAAGTCGTTCGCCGTCGGTTGGCAATGGCGGAATTGCAAGCCACCATTCACGCCGAAATTGCCCCGGCTCTGGAAAAGCACAATGCGGTAATTTACTCTTGACATTGGCCGCGCAATCCCCTACACTCTCCCCACATGAAATTACTATCCCCCAATAACACCAAACTGCTTAAAGGCGAGTCGCTAGGCTACTTTACGCTTGGCTTGTCGCTTGCGCCGTTCAATTTGTCCGGGCGCAATCTTTGCCCCCATGCCTCTGCGGGTTGCGCTGCTGCCTGCCTGAATACTTCCGGCATGGGCGTATTCCCCAACGTGCAAGCGGCTCGTATTGCGAAAGCCAAATTCTTTAACGAGCGCCAAGCGGAATTTCTCGCCATGCTGGAAAAGGAAATTGCGGCGGGTGTCCGCAAGGCTGGCAAGCTTGGTAAAAAGCTGGCAATCCGCCTTAATGTCCTCTCTGATGTTGCTTGGGAAAGGTTCGGATTCATGGACAAATTCCCCACGGTCAACTTTTACGATTACACGAAAAATCCGTTTCGTGCTGGCATGTTCGCCGCTGGCAAGTTGCCCGCAAACTATAACCTGACCTTTTCCCGTTCGGAAAGCAATCAGGCTGACGTTGAAAAGCTGGCCGCGCAAAATGTAAACATCGCGGTTGTTTTCCGAAATGAATTGCCCGCGTCTTACTTGGGCAAGCCGGTTGTTTCCGGGGACGAAAACGATTTGCGTTTTCTGGACGCTCGCGGTGTCATTGTCGGCCTGTCTATGAAGGGCAAGGCGAAAGCTGATGCGACTGGGTTTGTAGTCGCCTAAACGTATGCTTTACTTTTACCTGTCGCTAGGGGTTGCGCTAATCTTTGGCGCAATCTTCCTTTACGAACTGAGGAAACACAAATGAAAATCTACCTACAGCCTGAAACGTGGTGTGAGTTGCTCGGCATTCACATTCTTGACCCGGACGGATGGGACAGAAAAAACTTTGCCGAAGACTGGGCAAAGCCCCTGCTGTTCGCCGACTTCGCCGACAAGTGCAATCATTCGACAACTGACGGGCGTAGTCTGCGCGAACCGATTGAGAACTTTGAGGGACGCGCCTTAGCCGCCCTAATCAGGCGCATTCAGCAAACTTAATCATCCCCGTAACTCGTTGATTACCAATGGGTTACGCGGGGGAACCCCGCAAGTCGTTGATAGTCAAGGGCTTATGGATGGCATGGATTGTGCTTTAGCGGGAGCCGTGCCAAGTGGAGGGAATGTGAATAACTATAGCGAGATTGTTTCCTTGTTTGGTCGTGGCGTTTCGACTATCTTTAACGCATGAAAGCATCAATCCTTATCGAACTTTTACAAAAACTCCCCGCTGACCGTGACGTAATGATTTTGGACGGTTGGAATGGCGGCGGTGAACCACGCACAATCAATTTCCAGACCAATCGAAGAATCACCAAGGAAAACGCCGCAAACGGCGCGGACTGTGAAAACCGTGTGGGCGAAGTGGTTACTGTTTTCGGGTATGGTTCTTACTGAAATCCCTTGACAACGGTTGCCAAACCTGATAATCTTTTCACATAAGTTAAACAACAAACGAAAGACAATAAAATAACATGAATCCAAACCTCCTAATCAGTTCCATCCTCCTGCTCATCATCGGCCTCGCCGTTCTCGGCACCATGCTCGCCAATGGCTACCGTTTCATTCCCACCTACCGCGTGACCTACGCCCCGGCTGATTCCCGCCACCCGAATCTTCCCGTCCAGCGTTACAACGTCATCGGCCACCCCGTTACCCACAAGTGGACTTCGGCGGCGGGCAATGCGGTGTTTACCGCGATTGATACGAGCCGCGACAAGGAATATCTGACGTTCCGCTTTTCCCGCGTCCGCAAGGTTCGTTTCTCCGGTTTCGCGGTTCTGTCGCCGGAAGGCTACAAGACCCACGCCAAAACACTCACCGCACAACCTGCCGCCGCCTAAGCGAAATTAGGCCGTAGTTGACCCGTCGCGTTCGGAGCGTGACGGGTTTTTTCTTTTCCCTTGACAACCTGACGAAACCTGATACACTTTGCCTATGAGTAAGCAAATCTCAATCATAAAATCGGTTCGGAAACAATGGGACTTCAATCCCGCTTCCCGTATCGTCAAAAGCAAAAAGGCTTACACCCGCCACCCCAAACACAAAGGTCAAAATGAACGCTGAAAGATACGAAGCCCAGTTGATGCAGATTGGCAAGAAAGCTGCTCTGAAACATCCCGAAGCCAAACTCCGTGCGCTGGTCAATCACGTTGACAACTTCGCCCTGTGGATTGAAAGCACGATTGAGGCGGCAATCATGGATGAAGTTTGCCTGATGCTTGACGCGCAGGATATTCAATGGGTGAATGAAAATTGCTCCGGTGCGGCCCACAAGAGTAAAATCTATGCCAAGTCCATCAAGATTGCCCACGAAGTTTGGGCGCAGTTGAGAGCGTAACCTGTTGATAGTCAACTGTTTACGCGGGACGCCCCGCGCAAGTGCCTGATAGTCAACGACTTAGAAAGCTTGACAATCCCTTAAACTCTGATACTCTATCCCTATGACATTGGAAACTGCCATGAAACGTGATAGCCGCATTCGTGCCACTTTGGGCGACGGGTGGCAAATGAACTGCATTAAATTGCCCGATGACAGCAACGTCAACGCGACTTGGACAAGGGGCAAGTGTCATATCTCATGCAGTTTGTATGACGATACTGATTTTCATTTTTCGGTTAGCTTGGGCGAAGCCATATCATTTCAGGCGACCCATAAACATCCCCACATGGCCGCTTGCATTGCCCTGAGAAAAGCAGGCGACAGGTTAGCCCGCTGGCAAGCCGATTTGAACACAATTAACCAAGATTTTTAACTTGACAAGCGGTAATCAATCCGCTAATCTCTACACATGAATATTACCTTAGTCATCCCTGACGAAACCGTTGAAAAGATTGTCCGCGCCATCATGGACAACCACCCCGAAGCCGGTATGACGCTGAAATGCCGTGGCTGGGATTATAAGAAGATGGAATTTGAATTTGTGGACACGGAGGACGGCAAAACCTATGACTTGGACAAGGCCAAACTGATTGCCGCGTTCCCGCTGCTGTTCGACCCTACCAAATGGCCCAAGGGTTTGACGCAACCGCCTTTCAGTGCCAACTGGGAAGATTGGGACAACTGGCTTTGTCAGTCTGACGCCTTCGACTTCGACGCCTTTGCCCAACTCGCCGCCTTTGGTGAAGTAATTTACGGCTGAAATTTTCCTTGACAACCGCAAACAATTCCGATACTCTTTACACATGAATAAAAACACCATTCTGGTTTACAAATTGGGCGGCGTAAAATACCGCAAGGTCTTCACTGGCCGCGTGTCCTATGGTTCCATCGAGCGTTTTCTGGTGATGGAAAAACACGTTGGCATTTCCCAGCACCGCAACGTGATTGTCGAAATCGAAAACCAACTCTCCTAATACTATGCCCGCCATTCGTTCTGACTATCTGAAACATCTGGTTGACGTTGCCCGGTTGCCGGAAACCGTAACCAAACTGGTCAAGCTCATTAAGGATTCCGAAGTTGAGTTTGATGCAATCGCCTTTCGTGGAATGTCCGGGGCGTTGATTGCCCCCATCATCGCCATGAAGCTCAAAAAGAATATGCTCATGGTTCGCAAGGATGACGGCAACCATTTCGGCTCCAATCTTGAAGGGGTTGAATCCAGCGAGCGATATATCATCATTGATGACCTGATTTGCTCCGGTAACACGCTGCGAATCATCCGTGAGGAAGTCACCAAACGCATCGCCACGGCTCAATGTGTCGGCGTTTTCCTGTCGCGTGAATCGTGGTCTAACAAACACAAATTCGCTGATGACTTCACCGTCCCGCTTTGGAGTGTGAAATAAACCTTGACAACCCGTAACTAAACAGCTATCCTCTCACCATGAAAAACGAATGTGCCAAAACCCGCCCGGTTTCCAATCCTTACGAAACGTGGTCTAACGGTTCGTGGACGTGGAAAGTCCTGAAACACTATCAAGCCCCTGACAAAGAGGCCGCGAATCCCTTCGCCCGCGTCTTTTGTTTCGTCACGTCCCCCATGTGCCCGGACGGGGAATATGGCGACACCTACCTTGCTGACATCAAGAGCGTGGCCCGCAAGGTGGCATAGAACCTGCTGAAACAAACCCCGTAACCCCTTGCCACAGAGGAGGTTACGCGGGGCGTCCCGTGCAAACCCTTGATAGTCAACAACTTGTGTCTCGAAAAATACTTCAATAAAATTCGATAAATACCTTGACTCAAAACAAAATTCTGTTATTCTTTCTACATCAAAGGCAATCACGCCTGACAGAAGAAAAATAACGAATATGAAAAACAACACGCTCGGTCTGAATTCCAACGTCATCTCCGCAATCCTCACCATCGCCGACAATCTCCGCGCCAACTATCGGACGGTGGGGGCGACCAACTGCCAGTTGCCCCGCAATCCGTTCCCGCTGCAAAAGCTCGTCGTTAATGTCCTCCCCACCCGCAAGGCCCAAGGGATGACGGTCACGCAAATCGAAACGGCAATTCAGGAATCCGGCTATACCACCTACACCCGCCATACCCTCACCCAAACTGTCAAGCAACTCCGCAATTCCGGCGCAATCAAGTTCACCGGCACCGGCCACAGCAAACGCTACTGGTTCTCGCTGTAAGCGGCAAACCTCGTAACCCACTGAGCCACAACGGGTTACGCAGGGGCACCCGCGCAAGTCCTTGATGGACAACGAGATATAGTTCTTGACAATGGTGCAAATTCTGCTATCTTCTAAGCATGACTAAAGAATTACAAGCGATGGTTGACAAAGCGGACGCGGACGCCGCAGCACGGAAGCAGGCTGAATATCACGACTTGCCGCCCGAATTCATTCAATACATTGAATTCGCTGCCTACGAACGCGGCCATTCTGCCGGTCAAGGTGAAGTTGACGCGATTGCCGCGTCTATTGCCTCTGACCTGAAACCCTATATCAAATCCTACACCAAGCGAATAAATCCTTGACAGTTCGGGCCTAATCCCATAGGATAAGTGGAATGAATAAGATTTTCAGAGTGGGCGGAAGTGTGAGAGATACATTCTTGGGCGTCAAGTCCAAGGATATGGATTTCGCCGTTGAAGCCCCTTCGTTTGATTCCATGCGCGAAACGATTATTGCGCTCGGGGGAAAGATTTTCCTCGAAACACCCGAATTTTTCACTATACGTGCCAACGTCCCCGCACTCGGCTCGGCAGATTACGTCCTTTGTCGTAAGGATGGCTGTTATACCGACGGTCGCCGCCCTGAGAGCGTCACGATTGGCACAATCTTTGATGACCTCGCCCGTCGTGACTTCACGATGAACGCGATTGCCGTAAACGCCGCGAACGAGTTCGATGTTCTCGACCCGCACAAGGGGATTGAAGACATTACGGACAGACTGATTCGCTGTGTAGGCGACCCGCGTGTGCGTTTCGGGGAAGATGCGTTGCGCGTGATTCGTGCAATCCGTTTCGCCATTACCAAGGGATTCAGGATTGAGCGCAATACGGCCAATGCCATGCACGGGTTCTGCTGTAATTACAAGCACTTTGCGAACGTCTCAACCGAGCGTATCCGCGAAGAATCCTTGAAGATGTTCGCCGCTGACACGGGCAAGGCTCTGCGCTTGCTGGATGAATTTGATTTGTTCGGCCTGTTGGGTGAGCGCGGGATATGGCTCAAGCCGACAGTTGAGAAAGTTTAAAATAGTTCTTGACGTTCCGGGCAAATCTGTTAGTATCTTTATAGTTGGTTATGGGTGGTATCGGGTAAGTAGATGAACAATGATGCCTCGCGTGGCGTGGTAATCGGTCAGTAGGGACTCGATACAGGCGGTTAAACGCGGTCACAAAAACCAACTGTCTGACCTAGAGAATGTGGCGGGACTTTGAAGCGAGCATGGGCTGTCCCCTTATACATAATGCGCTAGGACAATCCCCAGCCGGGGCGACATTAAACGATAATACGGCATGATTTTTCTTGACAGATTAAAATAATCTGCTAGAGTATAGATGTTGAGAGTGCGGACTGTAGGCAAAATGTTTCAAGACTGTAGCCAAAATGTAGCACCTTCCGGTAAAAATCCGGCGTAGCGGGGCGCGATAGTCTCCACCAATTTAAAGAAATTGTCGTGATAAGACGGGTGCAACTCCCGTCCTCTGGATAACACCGGAGGGGACGGCGTAGGTCGTGACGGCGCTAGTTTCGTAACTCTCTGCAACTCAGGGGGTTACGCGGGTGGCCCGCCGCAAGTGCCTGCGCCTCAAACACTTATGAAGATTGATTCATTTATGCAAAATATTCCCTTGACACGGTGCGATTATTCAACTAATATCTTCACATGAATAACAACACTACGCCCGGAACCAGCACCCGCCTTCGGATTAAGCGCATCATCGCGCATCTCGAATCCATTCAAATCGAGGACACATACAACTTCAAAGACACTGCCCGCGCATGGCTGGAAAGTCAGGGGTTGAAATTCTTTGCCAGCGGTGCCTATAGCTACTGCTACCGCATTGGCCGTTTCGTCATCAAAATCAGCAGCACGGCGTTTAACGAGAAAGTCAAGCCCCTGTTGGACAATCCCGTTTACCGCACACTGACGCCCAAGGTTTACTGGATTCATTCCAAGGGGTATGCGCTGGTCTGCCGTTTCGTCAAGGCAATCCAGCTTGGTTGGAGTTGCGAACATGACACATTCTTTTACGCCATGAAAAGCGAAATCGTCAAAAGGTGTGAGGAGGCGGGCATTACCGTCTGGGATTTGCACCGCGAGAATCTGTTGATTCTGGATGGCTCGCTGTTGCCGATTGTCGTGGATTACGATTGCCTCTATCTGGACATTTAATCCCTTGACAACCGGGCAATAGCCCTATACTCTTACACCATGAAAGACGTTCCGCAGTTACTAAAAGCACTCGCACGGCAGGGATTCCGTTTGGACTATACAAAGGCGTCCACGGTCAAAATCTACCCGCCCGATACCAAGCAACCGTTTTACTCTTTCCATGTCGGCGAACGTGGATTGCACCCGCTACGCAGATTCGCCAAACAAAATTGGAACCTTAACCTCGAAACCTTATGACACAATACCTATTCCCCATCCTGTTCGCCTTCGCCCTGTTTTACCTGCTCATCGGCGCGGTGGTCGGATTCACGGCAATCAACTCCCTCGAAAAACGCGACTTCGGCAACCGTTCCCGCGTTGTCAGGTTCATCGCTCTGGTTGCGGTGTTCTTCTTTGTGGCCTTTAGCTGGCCCGCGTGGGTGGGGGCGTTCCTCTCGCGCTTCATTTAACAGCCAACGTAAGTTCCTTTCGGAGAGGGACTTACGCGGGGTGTCCCGCGCAAGTGGCTGGTAATCAACAGGTTATGGATGCAAAATAATCCTTGACGCCAGCCGTCTAACAGGCTAGTATATCAATATGACTGATTTGATTACCAGAGCGCAAGCCTTCGCACACGCCGCCCATGACGCGGTTAAACAAGTCCGCAAGTATGACGGCACCCCATACTGGACGCATACTGATGCGGTGGCTGGCATAGTTGCTGCTTACGGTGGCACCGAAACCGAAATCGCCGCCGCGCACTTGCACGATACCTTGGAAGATACCGAAACGACTTTCGGGCAGTTGGAGCGCGAGTTTGGCACCGAAATTGCTCTGATTGTGCATGAGTTGACCGACTTATACACGCCGCAGAATTACCCGGACTTGAACCGCATGGAGAGAAAAGTCTTGGAAGCGGCTCGCTTGGCCACCATCGGCAAATCGGCCAAGAAAATCAAGCTGGCCGACTTGTATAACAACACCAATTCCATCGTGCAGCATGACCCCGGTTTTGCCGTCACGTATATCAAGGAAAAGGCCCGCGTGTTGCCCAACTTGGTGGACGGCGACCCGGACTTGTTCAAATACGTGCGAGCGCAGTTGTTGTGCTGCGTGGATGAATTGAAAATTGTGCTTGACAAGCCGGTTTAATCCCGCTATTCTATTCCCATGATTATCAAACCAGTCAATCAAACCGGAGACTCCCGAACGGGCGGTCTGCAAAACATCACCGTTGCCGAAATCGTCAAGCGACTCGGTTTCAAGGCCAACTGCGAAGATGACCCGGACAAGGTTAAGAACTCATGGGGCTTCACCGTGGACGGCGTTCGCTGTGGCGTTTGGGATTACAAGGGCAGTCAGAAGTTCAATGCGTTCAGCACCTTTGGCCCCGCCGAAACGCTCAAGCAAGTGTTTGGTGAACACTACGTTGCCCGATGAAACGCATCGCGCTCATAATCCTGATGGCGTTGGCGGTCAATTCCGCCTTCGCCGAACTGGACTCTCATAAAGTCGTCAACGCTGTCGTGGGTGAGGCGGCGGGTGAGTCCTACAAGTGCAAGATTGCCATTTGCGCCGTCATCCGAACACGCGGCAACCTCAAGGGCGTCTATGGTGGCACGGCCAAGCATATCAAAAGCGAACCCGACTGGGTTTTCGTCCAGACGTGGAACGCTTGGTATGAATCGGACAAGCATGACCCCACGGGCGGCTGCAAATATTGGGGTGGCCCGATGGATAAAGCCTACTTCGAGGGCAAGCTGCACAAAAAGCCGGTGATGACGATTGACCACACCACGTTCTACCGCTAACCCGTTGAGGCTCAAGGGGTTACGCGGAGCCGTCCCGCCTAAGTCGTTAATGGAGAGTCACTTGCGTCGTTAATTTAATTCAATAAATATCTTGACACGCTCCCCGGTTCTGCTATTATTACCCCATGAAAGAAATCACTTTGAACCTTGCGGGCGAGTCAATGACTTTTCGGTATGACCCTGCATTCACGCAACTGGAAACCAGACTGAGTGACAACGAATGGTATCCGGTTAGTTTCGTGACACTGGCCTGCGGGCGCATCCTCTCCCCCGGTGACGTGCTGCTCTGTATCCGCCTGAAAGTTTCTCCCGCACACAATTAGTCTTGACAATCACAACTAATCCCGATACTCTCTACCCATGATTAACACCCCCGAAGCAATACTGGCCAAGCTGAATGAACTGGTCGGTCAAGAAGTCGAAGTCGCCGCTGGCGATGACTGCGAAGATGGAAACGGCATCCATATCCGTCTGCATGGCAAACTGGAAAAGCCCGAAGATGGAATGAACCGCTGGTATGTCCGCGTCCGCGACGGTTCCAGTGGCGCGGAAGGCATCTCCTTCCATGTCTGTCAGGTTGACGAATGCCACAAGCAGGTTTACAACTGGCAAATTTTCCTCAAACAACGTCTGAACGCCCCCACCCTATGATTCGCACCTTCACCGTCTGCTATCCCGGCGATAAATACCATACGCTGACCTGTTCACTGACCGGCCCCGCGTCGGAAGTGCTTGAAGCGGTCTTCGCATGGTTCAACGCGGGTTCCCAAGTCGAGTGTGATTACTTCCTCGGTAATCGTATGCGCTCACTGTCGGTCAATGACTGCGTGAAAGTGGACGGGCAATGGTATCAGTGCATGTCCGTGGGCTGGAAGCCAGTCACGAATGATTACGTCCACGACTTGCACCGCGAAGTCATTCAGCACCCCCATTCCCGCCTGCATAGCGCATGGTCGGCCCTGAATGAAATCATGTGGCAGCGCAAACTGGTGGAATTGGGGCTTGACATGGCTATTCACATCTGATATTCTTTGCCCATGAATAAGAGCGACGAATCAATGGAGTTCAACATTGCCAAGCCTGAGCAAGCCCGCTGGTTTGCTATTCTGGTGAAGGAATTGCAGGACTACGGCGTCAACTACAAAATCAGCAAAGACAGCAACATCGTTTATGTCCACATCCAATAAAGAAGCCCGCGTCCGCAGTATCGTGGAAATCCAAATCCCCAATGGCCGGGGCCGTTTCGGGCAGGAATGGAAATCCGTCAAGGCGAGAGTCCACATGGTTTTGCCCACTCATCTGGTATGCGTCTTGCTTGGTGCGAGCGGTGCCCGCCCCTACCTTGCTGAAACCTACCGCCTAATCAAATGGTAAACCCCAACCTTATCGGCGACCCGGAAGACTTCAAGCGTTTGGAACGCATGAAAGTCTGGTATGCAATGAACGATGGCTATTGGATGACGGAAATGACCATGCGTTTAATGTGGGCATACTGGAAAAAACACTACGGGGAGGACGATATTCCCGAATGTCTTCTGTAAGCCCTTGATAATCAGGGGTTTACGCGGGGCGTCCCGCGCAAGTCGTTGATACTCAGGCACTTACACACCCTCCCATTAGACCCCTATCCAACCCCGTAAAACACCCCATCCCATATTTGGGTATATTTGCGTTTTCATTTGTTATTATTTGCCCCTTATGCAGTTTTCGTGTGTAATATAAGGTATGCAGAAGATTTGCACAAAATGCCACACACTAAAAGAAGAAAACGAGTTCGTCAAGACTAAGAAGACTAAATCTGGCTACGGTGCCCAGTGCCTATCCTGTAATGCTGCTTATTTAAAGGAGTATGGCTCGAACCACAGACAGCAACTCAACGCAAATTGGAAACGATTCGCCGCGCTCCACCCCGAACGTATCAAAACCCACAGGAAGAAATACAGAAAATCCCACGCCCCACAAATCAAGCTTGAAAATCTATTATACCAACGTAAGTATAGAAGCATTCCCCATAATAGACTCGCCCTGAATTTACGACGAAGGCTGTGGGGTTTGATTAAAGACCAAAATACCCGTAAGACCGACAGAACCTTTGCTTTGGTTGGTTGTTCTATTTCTGAGTTGAAGGCTCATATTAGTGGCCAGTTTCAGCTCGGAATGACATGGGAAAATTACGGCGACTGGCATGTTGACCACGTAAAACCCTGTGCCTCGTTCGACTTATCTGACCCCCGACAGCAGAAGGAGTGCTTTCATTTCAGCAATCTCCAACCGCTGTGGGAGAAAGATAACCTGTCGAAGAACGACAGTCTTACGTGGACGCGAACGCAGCCTTGTAACACTCATCCTTAAAGTCCAAATCTTCCCTCTCGGCGTTAGGGGTTCCGAACTCAGCGACTTCCGTGTTGTTGTTCACGGAGCGATAGGACTCACGGCCAATCCCGGCGAAGTCCAGTTCAGCGAGACGCTTGGCTTCCAGCGGGCGGTTGGGCACTTGGGCCTTGGTGTCCTCAAGCTCGTTCTGGCGCATGGTGAGCAGGTATTTCTTGAGGCGTTCGACGCTCGACCAAACCGCGAGAACATTCTTGGTAATCCAGTCGGGGTTGCTGGACGTGCAATTCCAGTTCCACATGGACAGGTATTGACCGTTGGCGTCTTGGGGTGTCGCTCCTTCGATATACAACAGAATCGCGGAGCCGTAGCTTTGATAGGTGATTTTGACTTTGTTCATGGTGTGAGATTATCAGGGTTGATTGTGATTGTCAAGGGAAATTAAATCCTGTCCTTCCAAGCGTTGAGTTTCTGCCAGTTGATTGTCCAGCCACGCCCCGAACAAAACCCCGTATAGAAACCAACCACATGAATGATTTGCTCCTTGCGGCTGACAGGGCATTCAACGGTGCAGGCGGTCTGCATTATGCGTTCGATGTTGTCTTCGTGGACTTCGGGCGTGATGGCCGGGGTATCCCAAAAGGCGTTGATGTAATGAACGAGGTCGGCGGGCAGGGCGGTGTGCATCAGGGGCACGAAATTACGCATGAGAATGTAGGAGCAGTTGTATTGTCCCATCTGTTCAACGATTGACCACTCCCCGCGCATCCAGATGGTTTGACGCTCGCCGAAAGCAAGGTCATAGGAGTCTTTGGGGCGGTGGATTTCGTTTCGGACTTGCAGCCAAGTAATCATAAGTTATTGAAGGAATTGAATGATTTTGTTTTTAGCTTCTTCGCGGGTGGGAATGCCTGACTCGATACGCTGGCCATTAAAACTTATTGACCAAGTGCTGTCGTGGCGCTGAACTACATCAACGTATTTGCCATTGAACTTCCCACACAGGTCGAACGAACCATCGTCCGCTTCATCAGGTTTTGACCATACGATTTTCATGGTCAGAGATTACCAAGGAAGCTAATGGTTGTCAAGGGTAAAAAAGCAAACCCCCGGCACCTTTCAGCACCGGGGGAACTCTCATGTGAGTTTTTGCTTTCTCAGGGTCGGAGGCCGATTACGACAACACAATAATCTTGCCGCCGAAAATCTTGGACTTGAGGAACTTCTTGAACTTGAAGCCGTCATCCACGTCATAGCCCTGAATATATTCTCGGGTGTCCTCGGTGACTTGGACGGTGCGCCACTTGAGGTTCTTGTCCCACGCATTCGCGGACTTGTCATAGACAAACGAGACGGTCTTGATGATGGCCGATGGGTCAATCGGGTTGCCCCACGGGTCGGTTGGTGCGCCGGACGCCTCGAAAGCCGATTGAATCAGGTTCTCGACAACGAGTTGGGCGACGAATTGGCGGGCGATTTCAGGCTCACCGTTCTGACGACGAATTGCGTTGAGCTTTCGCAGCAACGCGGGATTGATGGAGATTAACATAATAATATTCTACGCTGTATTTCTGCCAAAGTCAATTTATTTTGGCGGGTATTTACACCCCTTCGGCCTTGGTGTGCGAACCCCTACACAGGACGGTGGCCGGGGACGTGGCCTTGCGAATCGTGTGTTCGGGCGTCAAACCCCTCTCCAACAGGAATCCGCGTCCGCAGCAGCGGCACAGACCATCAATGCGGGTGGGTTTCTCGGGTGTGGGACTGGTGTTCTTTTTGCTCATATTTGGTTATTCCCTGTTTCGGCTGGGCGGGAATGCGGACAGCACCCCGTTGGTGAACTTGATGGTGTCCCCGACTTCCGCGAAACGAGCGGGCAGGATGACCGTGGGACTGTTGAGGTTCCCGGTGTGAAGGAACGAATAAACCGCCCCATCCGTGCGAATCAAAGACTCCCTTGATACGTCCGAATTGATTTGGCTCTTAGTCGTGACGACTTCGCCGCCGATGAAGTCCGGTGGGGAGCAGCCAACCAGCAAACCAACAACCACAACCCCCAGTATCAATGCAATCTTGTTCATGGGTTACTTGGGTTGGAGGACGGCGCAGTCACAGGGCGTCCCGTGAAAGACGTGGCGCTGGTGGCGCAGAGTGACCAAGGCTTCGGCCTTCTCGCCCTTGTTGACGAGGGGGAACGGCTTGGCTTTCTTGCGGTAAACCGGCTTGGCGAACCCCGACTTGCGGAGTTCCTTGTGACGGCGGGCATTGCGGGACTTGGTATTATTGTTCATGGCATTAAACTATCAGGTTACGCGGTTGTTGTCAAGAAATCTTTTCAATACGAACATTATTGGCGTCATCGTCCAGCCAACGGTCATACCCAAACGCCCCAACAAAAATACGGTATCCATTGAACTCGTATGTTAGCTCCCAACAGTCTTTGGCGATATGGGCTTCCTCGATGAACTTTGCCTTGTCGTCCTGAATCGCTTTTAAGGCGTCTTGTTTGGTCAATTCCATAATGGTCGCTTTACCAATATTTGTGGATGAAATGGGCACCGACACACAACCCGCCAATCACGATGATTGCTTCGACCAGCAGGCTCAGAAGGACTATACCGATGCCGATTGTGACAATCAACTCGATAAGGGTATAGCCCCTCTTGGATTTATTGAAGCGCATGGCTTACCAGAACCACGCGAAGGTGGCCTTGATGACGGGCAGGGTCAACTGGTGGGTGCAGAGCCAGTAGAGGAACACGATGGGCGAGAACAGCCAGTCCACGATGCACCACAGGAAGTTTCCGACGGGGCCGTAACCATCGGCGGCATGAATCGTCCACGCGCAGAGGGCGATGAAACAGTTGAACAGGAACCAGAGTAGTTTATTCATTTGATTTGGGTTGTTTGTTTTTGACGTTACTAAATCTTAGGGTAACTTTCGTTTCGTGTCAAGGAATTACTTGACGATTTCCCACACGCCGCAGCGGTGCCAGTTGACGCCATCCAGCGAATAGGTGTGGTCGAAGATGCGCGTTACCAAGTCGCAGAGGAAGTAATGGTCGTCGCCGCCACGATACTTGGCATTGCTCAGAAGCACGGCAGGCTCCTGAATATTGGAATGCTTCGGGTCAACCCCGATGATGCGCTGAATGCGGTCGCCGTGGCACTTGATGAACGCCCCGACAGGGACTTCACTGATTTTCCAAGGGCGCAGTTCGAGCTTGACTTCCTGCTCGGTAAAGACGATGACGGGGACAATGGTGGGGACGAGGGTGGTGATGGTGCGGGTTCCGTTATGGGGTTTCATTGTTGGATTAGGTTATTCGACGTAGAGGACGTATTTCTTGCTGACCTTGTTCATTCCGAAAGCTTCGTTCTTGGCGCTGGCCTCGCGGGAACGCAGTTCAACCGAGCGGCCAATCTTCTTGCCGGTCTTGGTATTAATCAGGTGGTAAACACCCAAACGGCCATTAAGGTAATCACTGTTCATGTATCTATCCTATAGACTTCTCACCTATTGTCAAGGAAAATCGAGGGCGGTTTCTGTTGCCCAGTCCGCCAACTGGGGTTATGACTACACAGTGTTTGAAACTGCTTTACACAGTTCAATAAATCGAGTCTGACTAAACGTATTTTTCATCCAGTTGATTTCTTTATGCAACCATTGCACGTTACCCGGCTCATAGCCCTTATCGCTGTCTATCCTGTCAAGCGAGGCCGTGACCTGACCAACCGGCGCGTCCAGCACCAATAACAAACCTGACAAAGCGCACTTACCTTGCTGCTTTTCAAACAGGTCTGCCACCTGTTGTTTAGTGACAGTTACCTTAATGCCTCTGGCCCTTGCATTACCCTTGAGCCTGCTCCACGTTGCACCCGTCAACTGCCCTATGCCCTTGCCCAACGCTGCCTTCATAAACTCGCGCTTAAACTCCGCGCATCCACAGCTTTTGGTATTGCCCGACGTAAGGCTTCTGCCTTCGATTATTTTCTCTCGCCCGCAATCGCAACGGGTATTCCAGACGCTATTCTTTCTACCGTTTGCCATCTGTCCCGCATACCCTAGCACGGTCAAATGGTTGAACTTTTTCCCCGTCAAATCTACTCTGTATCCTTGATGTGTCATAACATCAATTACACATAAAAGTAGTCTGACGG